CTTTCCAATAACCAAAGAACTCTTGATTTATATTATAAACATATTTCACAGCCCATTCTGTGGGCAAGTGTAGGCGAGAGGCGCAACCCGCAAACGCAGACGCATACGTATACCGATAACTCGCATCACGGAACCGAAAAGGAGAATCCAGATAAAACCACCCAAGCCATTTATATTGTTTGGAATTATCCCAATCATATTCAACTATTTCACATCGAGTATTGATACATCTAATAATAGTTTCAAGTTTCTTAAAAGCTATATCTTTCTTATTCAATCCACATTCAAGTAATTTGCTTTCATTTAATGGTTCAATTCCGAGTTTTTCGCATGCTTCTTGATATGTTGTAGGAAAATTAGACAATTCAATACATTCTTCTTCTGTAAGAGGTTTATCAGAAAGTAATTCAATATTTGTTGAAACATATTGTACACTATGATTTAATGTATAATAATATTCACTTCCTTTTGGAATTAAAAATTTGTAACATCCAGGAAAAGGAAGTTTCCAAGAATGATATCCTTCATTTATCTCACCATTTATTACTTCTAATTCAACTTTAGGATTAGATTTACCAACTTTATAATAATAACTTTTACATTCAGAAGATAAATTATCATTTAAATTTTTAAATACTATAATATCTTCAATAGCTACTTTCTTTTCAGAAAAATTTTTACAAATAACAAAACACATAATTTTTATTTTTTTTTAATTAAACACTTTTTTTTCTTTTTTTATCTATAAGGGTTATATCTTCATGAATATAACCCAGTATAGCTAATTTTTCAACAAGTTCTTCTCCAAATTTATCAATTAAATCATCCAAATAGCCATTTTCATTTTCAACAATATAAGAAATAGCTTCTTCAAATTTGGTTAAATCACTCATTAATTATTTTTTCATAAACTTATAATTATCCAAATAAATCATAAGGCTCATCACCTACTCCACCTGGTACATCTCTCCAATCTTTTGAAACATATACAACTTCTTTTTTTGAATCATTAGCCATACCTACTATATAACCCTTTTCAAAACCTAATTTTGCTGCATTTATTTCATATTCATTAAAAAGACCACTCTTACACTCTTTAAGAAATTCATTTAAATATTCATCTTTAGTTTTCATAATTTTATCAAATTTAAAACCTCTTGATTAAGAGCCTCTTTAACCATATCCAACATATCAGGTTTTTCACCTTTTGGTTTAACTGCGCCTCCTAATAAAGTAGTAATAATAGCACCATCAAAGCCAGAAATTACATATCCTCCTCCTTCATTCATAGTTTGAGGAAAATCTTTCTTTTGACCATTCACTTGCCACCAAATCCATACAAAATTATCTACAAATTCTTTACTAAATACTTGAGATAATTTTTGAACTGCTAATTGCTGATTAGTTTTTTCATCTTGTCTAGTTGAACCATACCCACAATAATCAAATTGCATGTCAGAAACTACAATTAATGTATTTGGAAACTCTGATTCAGCAATATTAGGATTTTGTAATTTTACTCTAACAATTGAATCAATAACAGATTGAAAATCAGTATTTGAAGGGCAATCTCCCCATTGCATACTTTTTTTTCTATCAACAAAACTATCACCTTGTAATTGTACCCATTCGCTTCTTGATGAAAACTTAATTACCCAGTTATGAAAAGCACCTTCCATCAAGGAAGCAAAATAAATTCCTAAAGATTCAGCAATATTCATACAAGTTGTATTTCCTATTCCTTCTGTCATACTGCCGCTTCTATCAATAGCACAAATTACATTCCTTTTTCCTAATATGCCTTCATTAGCTGATTTTTTTCCTAATTCAACTAAACCAGTGAATTGTTTATCAAATGTTAATTTTTTATATAAAGGTAAATTACTGCCACTATTATTAACTTCTTGACCCAATTCATGAACATATCCTGTAAATTTAGCAACAGGTTGTTTAGAAATCCATTGTTCAAATTTCTTTTCCAAATTATGATTAGATAAGAATTTACCTTTTGCTAAATTAAATAAAGCCTTTCCAGGAATTAAATTGAATTTTAATAAATCATATTTACCAGAACATATCAATCTTTGAAATTCATGAGCTGTTCCTGTTGATTTAAAATTTCTATAATCTTTTTCAGTCCACCCAACTGCTTGAATAAATTCTTTTGCTAAAGAATTAGTATATTTTGCCCATTCAGTTGTACATTTTTTATTTGATCTAATGCGAGGTAAGAATTTTTTGATTAAATCTTTTTGATTATCAGAACTCATCCCACCTTGAATAATTCCAAAAATAAAATTTTTATCTAAATTAATATTATTTTGATAAGCTAAAAATAAAATATTCCATATATCTTTCCAAGACCCTACAACTGGTAATAGCCATAAATTTTCATAAAACATTTTTGGTTGATTTACAGCATACCATAATAGTCTTTTAAAAGATTCATCTCTAGAACCTTGTCCCTTTTGAATTTTACCAATAGCTTCACCATTAACATTAACATTTCTTGTAATCATTCTCAAATAGAAAACAAATTTTAAAGATAATTCTGGATCATAACCAAATAGGATAGCTTGATCATTAAATACTTCATCAATACTTCTTCCTCTTTGAGAAGCTGCAATTCCAAATTGATTAACTAATATATTACCTGTACTTGAATTGCTTAAAGCACCATTGTCTGTGTAACAATCTTTTGATTGTACATTGTTTAAAAATTGATTTGTCATCAGAAATTTATTTTAATTTATTATTGCTGTTTAATTTCTCTTTTTTTTTAGGTATAGAAAACTATACCTTTATCTTTTACAACCTCTTTTAAAATATCTATGTATTTTAAATATTCATTATAATAAAAATCTAAACCATTTTTCTTATTAAATATTTCTTTTGCTTTTTCTTGATAATCAGTAAAATCTTTCAATAATTTCTCAGCCACTATATAATCATAAGATCCTTCATTATCTGCAAAGTTGATAAATTCAACAAAAGGTTTATCTAAATATTCTTCAATATTTTTCCATACTTCAGAGGCTTCTACTCCCAAAGCCATTTTGCATATTTCATTTCTGAAATAATTATAACCACTATATGATAAATGAAAATCAGGTATTTTAAGTTCTTCTTCTATTTCATAGAAGCCTTCTTCAAATTGTGTTAAATGTTTAACTGGTTTAAAATTCAATGTAAATATATAAACTACATTATCTTCATAATTTTCGTCCCTGTTTACATCATTTCTTTTCTTGCCTAATTTATAAGCACTAATATCTAATCCCATTTTTATTTAATATTTCAATACAAAAATACAAATATTATTTTTAATAACCAAATATTCTATGTTAAAAATTCCATATATTTTTTAATATATGGAATTTTATTTATATTAGAATATTTAAAAAATGACAGCAGTTGGCATTGCACCTCCTGAACCACTACTTGAAACAGAAGAAGAAATAAAACCAATCATTTTACGAATTTCTTTAGCAGTAATTCCAATAGTGGCAATCATTTCATCTCTAATTCCCATTTCTTTTCCTACTCTTTTGAAGTTAGTTTCATCTCCTAAACCAAAAAGTATAATGGAAAAAGAACCAAAATTGGATTCATTGGTATATAAATCATCTACCAGTTTCTTAACATCACTTGCTGCATATTTTCTATCAGCATTAGATTCACCATCAGTAATAATAAATACAAGATTTTTAACTGTTATACCTTGTTGTTCAAGATTTTGGCGATATTGAATTGTATTTTCAAGACCTTTTGCGCAAGCATCAAAACAACTAGTCATTCCTCCTGGTTGAATATTAAAAGGCTTAATATCAGCTATAGGTTGAAAACCATTTAATACTTTTACATCATCATCAAACTCTAAAATTTGACATAATATTTTATCTGCTACATGGCTATGTCCCATTTCTTGTAAAAAGCCATTTAAATTATCATTTAGATCTGAAATATATCTATTTACAGAGCCACTCTTATCAATTACAAATGTGATACCTATCACTTCATCTGCGGTTATATTAGTTGGATCAAAATTATTAATTCCTATACCAAAAGAACCGCCATAAGTTTCATCATAATTACTCATATATTTTCTTAATTAAAATTTATAATCAATACTATTGCTAATTTTCACACCTGCTTTTTGAGCATCTTGATAGAAAGCATCTGCTTCTGCATTATTTTGGATTACGTTTGACATACAATCTTCAAAAACAACAACTTTCTTTGCTAAATCAGGAGTTTCACTAATTAAATCTTTTAACGAATTTAATACACAAAAATCTCTCGCTTCTCCTACCAAAATAACTTCATCAAATCTATTTAAAGTTTTCAATAAATTGTGATTAACTTGTGTTTCAGGATAATTTGGTAATTCAACTTCTGCTCTAAATATACTATAATGTTCAGTATACCAGTTTGAACCCTTAAATTCCAATTGGAAAGGAATTTTATATTTTGTTTCCCATTCAATTAAAGCATCTGAAATGTCTTTATACAAAGCCCATCCTTCTGTCCCCATAATACAATGAGGTGGCCAGATCGTGTGTTTTTTTCCTTTCTTTTCAAGTTCTTCCAAATAAGTTACTGCCCCTAATGGGTTAATTTTTGCTGTCCATACACCAGTATGTACATCTTGTGCAGTAATATTTGTAAATACAGCAGGTTCATTTCCATTTTTATCTTCCCAATAAGAAGCATGAGCAATATGATTTGCTCTATGACTATCTAATGTGAACACCATATAAGAAATTTTATCACCATTATTGTGGATAAAATCTGCAATTCTTTTTGCATCTCCTTCCGCACCATTTACACTTAAAGAACCACTTTGCTTTACAAAGTCATTCTGTAAATCAATTCCTAAAATTGCTACTTTTTTATTCATTTTTTTTTATTAATTAAATTTATTTACAAAAATACATATAATTTTCCGATTTAGCAAATTTACAGACTGCACATTGGTTGTTGATGTATCCAATCTTGAAAATCTTTTGCTTTTCTATCTCCTATTTCTTTTTCATAACCTTCTACCCAATCATTTAGCCATTTGAAAACATCAAAATATTTTTCTTCTATAAATTTCTTATCTCCAATATATATTGTATCTATTTTACTTGGATCTCCACCTTGTGGTGAAAAGAAATAATCACCATAATCAATTTCTAATTTTTTTACTACTGCTTTCATAACCCTGTTTGTAATGTATAAAAATTAATATTTCCTCTTCCCCAAATACTTAAATGTTTATAAAAATTTTCAGGTAAATTATGTTTTCTATTTTCTTCAGTATATAAATGAAAATTAATTTCACCAACAAAATCTTTTATTAAAGTAGTTGTCCATGGTTTTGTTATATGATAATCAAAATCAGGTTTTAACTTCAAAACCTCATCTAACAATACAACACAAACCATTCCAGAATCAGCACAAAATTGCCCTATTTCAACATCATTTTCATTTAATAACTCTTTTTCATCATTTTCAAGATGTTTTTCAATTAAATTTAGATGTTCCACAACATTTTTTTCATTTGTTTGAAAAGTTGTACAGCTCCAATCTCCATAATAAGTTTGGCTTATTAAATAAGAAGAAAATCCTAAATGAAATAAATCACCCTTCTTACCTACAGTACCATATACCCTTTCATTCCAATCTTTCTCTTTAATAAAATAACAAGGATCTGTTATAATAATATCTCCTTTAATTAGCATAATAACATTTTTTTTTAATTTCTGACAAATATACTTATTTTATTTTAAATAAAAAAATTATACTCCAAAATAATTATTTATTGCATAATATAAACCCTTATTAAAATCAGTTTCATTGCAAATAGCAACTCCTTCCTCATTACTTTTAACATGAGCTATAACCTTATATACTCCATTATCTGATACACTTCCAATTTCTTCTCCATCATAACTGGAAATAAATCTTCCACCTTTACATTCTCCAGTTAAATATTCATAAACTGTCCCATAAAATTCTTCTTTCATTTCTTTTTAATTTATATTTTTATATTTAATTTTTATTATTAATAAAATACTTCTTCTAATATTTTAGGAGAAATAATTTTATGTTGATTTTTCAAATGTTTTATCAAATCACTTTTATCAGCATGTGCAGAGCCACTATTCCAATTACAATGATAGCATTTTAGAAAAACACTAGCAGTAAAAGCTAATCCTTCTACTAAACCATCATAATCTCTTGAATTATCTTTCATTATTTTGTATTAACTAATAAAACCTTCTCTTTACTATATAATATAATTCCAGCATTTGTTGTTAATATATCATAATCTCCTTGTACATTAATTTCAAAGGATGTTACCTCTTGCAATGTTTCTTTATCTATAAAAGATATTTTATCATCTCTTAGTAATATAACAAACTTATCATTGGAAGTAAACGGATATTTTTCAGGTAAAACAGATGTTTTAATATTATTATGTTTATCTATTCTAAATAATTGATATTCTATTTTATTATTATTCTTAACAGTTAAAATACCTATATTATCTTTTTGAATAACATCTTTAATATTATTTCCTTGGATAGTTATATTATTAAGTTCTTTGCCATTATTATAATATATAATAGCATTAACTCCAATGCTTTGATACAATCCTTCATTTTTCTTAAATGATTCATAATAAACATCTGAAACAGTAAATTGTATAGAACCATTAAATATTTCATCTAAATAAAGTTTATATAATTTATCATTTTTGGTAATTATAAGAAGAATATTTTCATATTGTTTAATTAAATATATTTCATCTTTATATAATTTAATGTTTTTAATTTCATCAAAACATTTTGTTATTTTATTATATAATTTCAAACTTCCATCTTTAAAGCCATATATATTCTTTTCAGTTAATATAATATTTACATCAGGAACTATCTTATTTTCAGATGTAATAATTCCTTTATTTGGTGTTGAATATAAATAACTGTGTTGATTTGTTCTGATATTCAAAAGTGAATTGGAAACAGAAACTTCCATAATCTGTTCAGAACTTTGATTATTCATAATATTAAATAATTCTGTAAATAATAACTTATCAGATATAACTGTACCAGTAAATTTAACAGTTGCAACAGTTTTACCATCCATAGTTATTAGAAATCTTTTATTCAAATCAAATATTTCTTTAAACATATCAACTATATTAGTATCTTGTAATGGCTGATAAAATTTAGGTATTTTTATATTTTTACTTTCTTTAGATAAAATAGAAAGATTATTAATCATTCTATCTTTAAGGTTATTTCCATACACAGAATGAAATCCTTTGTATGGATGTATTCCAGTTAATAAATTAAATATAATGACAGCCAGAGCAAAATAATCGCTATCCTGTGTAACTTTTCCACCAAAGTAATAATCCCTTATATTTTCAAGTAATTTATCATTATGTTTATATGATTTAGTTTCATAAGAATCTACATCAATGAATTTAGTTTCACAACTATCTTCAATCATAATATTAAAAGGATTCAAATCACCAATTATAATGTTATTATTATGAGCAATATTTACACCTTCAATAATTGTTCTTGATATTTTTTCTTTATAATTATTTGGCAAATTTCTTTTCATTGCAAACGAGGAAGAATACAATGAATCTAATGGATAATATTTAGAACCATCCAATTTATCCATTACAAAACCATTTTCTATTCCTGATAATCTAAATAATGGTTTTAAGAATAAATTATTAGGTAATGGAGATAATTCCTGTATTCTTTGAAGAGAAATAGTTCTACCTTTATCAAGATAGATTTTAGCGATATAATTAGGATAACTTTTTACAGGGATAAGTTTCCCTTCTCCTCCTCTTGCTATTTCTTTTGCTTCATCAAGAAAAAATTCTTTACTGTTATCATCAACTAGTTTTAACATAATTTTTATTTTTATAATTTGTTATCCCAAGACCATTTCCATTCATCTTCCACTGGCGTACCATCATGATTTTTATCTTGAATAAAGTTATGTACATAATAAGGAATTTCTGATAAACATATAAAATTCCATATTATCATATCAATATGAACATTATTTGTAATATCTGTTTGTCTGAACATTTTATGAAATTGTTCAAAATCATCCTCCAAATTACTTGTTAAATGATTAAATTCTGTTTCTCCAATAAGCTCTATTAAATGTCTCCATATATTATATTCTTCTGGTCTTGTTTTTGGAAGTGGCATAGATTTACAAGTTATTATCCATTTCAAATATTCAGTAGCTCTTTGATAGTAATTAATTTCCATTATCTTCCTTTTATAATATAATCAAACAATATTTCTGCATATTTAGTAATATCATAAGCATTATTATTTTTAAGCGTTTCAGAAGCTATTTTTAAACATTCCAAGCGAATCATTTTATCAGATGGTGTTTCTTTTTTTATAGAAAGTGAAAGTTGTAAACAATCACTAGCAAGAACAAATTTTTCCATATTTTTTAATATTATTTATAATCAATTAGACCAACCAATGTTCTATCTATTCCAACAACTCTAAAATCTCCATAATCAATTAATACCTGATTACCATTTAATAATCCCACATTACTTGGGAACCAATCATTTGTTAAATAGGATACATTTTCATCTTTTAATAAAATTTTATCTTCTTCTTTTAATATTTCAACATGTTTAACAATATTAAATAGCCCAAAAAAACTAAAAATAGTGGGGCATAATTGTGATTCCTTTGAATCACTATTTCTCCACATTTTTCCCCATTGTTTCATTGGTTTATTTTTAACATAATAAAGATATCTTTTTCGTTCATTAATATTCATGATTATTCCCACCAGAAAAAAAGCAAAAGAAATAGGTTCTTTATTAAACAATCTAGGTATTTTAATACCATATTTGATTAATGGTATTTTTATATATATCCTATATGTTCCATTTATATTATCTATCATTACTTTCTAAATATTTTTTTATTTCATTTAATGCTTCTATAACCACATCCACTGACTTTGGAGAACGAAATTTAAAAATAATTGTAGGATCTTTAACTTGAAATAATTTTCCTGTATTTTCAAATTCATAACCTGGTTCATATTCCTTATCTAAATTAGTAAAAGATATTTTAGTCGTTTCTTTTGTTTCAATATTAGTTAATGGGGAAACACAAATATCTCCTTTAAATTCAGCAATTATTACTGTTTTTTCATGTGGATATTTTCTTTTATAAATCATATTTTCTCAATTTTTATAATAGTAAAATCATCTTGGTTTATACAAGACATTTTTTCCTCATTATTTAACCCTTTTGTAAAAACATTATACAATCTTTTCAATTGATTATCTAAATTCACAAATTGAGTATTATCACAAAAATAATTTCTAGCATCTACTAATTGACCATATTTGTTTTTGAATGTATCAATCCCATCTGTGGATATACAAATATTTTCAATACCTTGTCCTTTTAATTTTGTAGATTGAGAATAATATTTTCTAAATTCATTTGCTTTTACTGTACTTAAATACCACACAGTATCACCATTTGGATCATGAACATTTGTATATTCTCCATTCACAAAACTTACTCCATCACCAAAAAAAGCTATTTCATATTCATCTGTTTCTTTATTAATAACAAGTAAAAGAATTGTTGATAACATTTCTTCATTATCTTTATAATTCATTTCAGATAATTTATGAAATAATCTTGAAATCAATTCTTCTATAATATCCTCAAAATTTATTCTTATTTTTTTATTTATAACATATCGAATAATTGCGTCAAAATTATCATATTCATAAATTAATGATTCATCTATCGCTTCTAATAAAAATTCTTTGTGTTTATAACTTGAAATATCAGAACGATATCCACTACTACACCCATCAAAAACAGAGCAAATTATATATTTCTCATCTTCATATATCATAAAATCATCCTCTGTTCTTAAATCATGATTTGATCCTCTAGTTTGCAATGTTTTTATTTTATATTTATTCATTTTTTATTAATTATGATGCAAAGATAAGTATTATTTTTCATTCTAACAAATATTTATATATGAAAAAATGTTAAATTATGAAATTAACTGAATCAAATATAAGAAGTATTATTGAAAATACTGTTAGAAAAATATTAAAAGAAGAAGATGAAGAAAAAAGAGAAAAAATGAAATTTTCGAGAAATGAAGTTCGTTCTATTTTAAGGGCTGATATGACTAATATGGCAGCATTGGCAGCAGAATTATTACCTGATTGGGAAGACTCTTCAAGAAGAAGTTATTTATCAGCATTTTCTCGTGGAGAGAAAGATATGGATGATAATTTATTTGAAAAATTAACAAGAATTATTCAAGAGAAACAAAAAGCCTCATCTTTAAAATAAAATAAATAACCCTGAAATACATTTTCAGGGTTATTTATTTATACAATTTTTTTTATTTTATTACACATTTTCATTTTATCAATAGCATCATCTTTAAGTTGCCTAATTCTTTCAGAAGTATAACCAGTTACATTAGAAATTTCATCTAAAGAAAACTCTCGCCAGCAATCAATACCATAATATAATTTAAGAATATAAAATTCTTCAGGAGTTAAAACATCTATTAATTCATTAATATTGTTTCTATTCTCTTCTCGTTCATATTTTATATTGGAACTATTTTCATAAAAATAATATTTATTAAATTCATTTTCATTACAATTTGGATTATCTTCTTCAAAATCATTAATTGATGAAACTTTCAAATCATATACATCTGATTTATCAATTATATCAATATCATATTCTTTCTTTATTATATCAATCACTTCTTGTTCAGATGGCATTCTTCCATTCTGAACGAAAAAAGCACTTTTCACTTTATTAAGAATATTATATGTCTTCCCTAAATTAGTTTGTCGAACTAAACTATTATTTTTTAGATAATTATATATTTCTCTATGAATATAATGTACAGCAAAACTAATAAACTTTATTCCTCTGTAATTATCAAATTCATCAATTGCTTCTATTAATCCAATATTCCCTTCATTAATTAAATCTAGTAAAGTATCAGAAGTTGAAAATTTCTTTGCTACTGAGACTACAAATTTCTGATTACATTCAATTATTTTTCTTTTAGCGTTCTCATCCCCATTTTTAATTGCTTCAAAAAGATGAAATTCTTCATTTGCGCTTAACACTTTGAAATCATTTATATCTTTAAAATATAAATTTAATAATTCATTTTTTGGAGTATATGCTTGATTTTTGGTATTTAATGGTCTAATCATTTGGTTAATTAATTAAAAAGTACATACTATTTTTTTGGTTTTAAAATTACAATACTTTTATTTCCTTCCTCCTTGGGAATAGATTCTGGTATTGCAAAATCTTCTGTTAATACTATAAATTCAAGTAAAGATTTTTTGTTAAATTCTTTATTTGCATTTTCTCTACCTTTATACTGAAGAGTAACTTTTATTTTATCTCCATCATCAATAAATCTTTTCGCAGCTTTTGCTTTAATTAATAAATCATTTTTTGCAATAGAAGAAGATAATTTTATTTCTTTTATTTCTTGTTTAGTTGATTTATTTTTATTCTTCTTTTGCTCATATAAGAACTTTTCATAATTGAACATTTTACATAAAGGCAAATTATCTTTTGTAGATATTTGAACTAAATCTAAATTAAGATTATTAGCTTCTTTTTGAGCATTATAATAATTTGTTTTTTGTAAACCACTTTCTGTAACCAAATACAATTCTCTATTGTATTTCAAATCTTCATTAATGTTGTTTAATTTTTCTTTTTTTTGAAAATTCATATAATATAAAAGTAAATCATCACTATCTATTCATTTTTTGTTAAAGGATAAACTCCTGTTATGTATTGATAGAAATAAGATGTTAAATTAAAAATTTCAGTTGTAATATCAGTATCTTTATCAGATATATTATATATTTTTGATAATATAAAAAATATATCACGATAAGTAACTTTTTTAATCTTATTTTTACAACAATTTTGACATTCTAGAATCTGTTTAATGAATAATTTTTTTAATTTGTTAATTTCTTCATTATTTAACTTATTATTTAATTCAACTGATTCTTTATTAATTTCTTCAAAATAAGATGTTAATAAAGAATCAATCAAATCAAAATTAAGCTCCACTTTTTCATCTAACCATATCATAGATAAAATTAATCTTCTACAATTCTTATTGAAATTTCAACTTTTTTACCAAGAAATTTCTCCAATAAAATATGTTTATTTTCTGTATCTACAGAAGTTAATTCAAGGGCAACATCTGCCCCATCTACTTCATCCATTAATTTAATACTTCTGTAATTTTCTTTATCATGTACATAATATAAGGAGTTAGAATCTCCTATAAGAGAAAAACAATTTTCTCCACATTTACAATTTTCTCCACAACAACTCATAATCTTATTTTTTTTTATTTATTATTATCACACAATTCTTTATATAAAAATTGCATTCTTTTTATAATTTTACTATGATATATTTTTACTTTTTTATAAGCATTCTTATTTATATGTTTTGAATTTCCACCAGCATTCCATATACATGAAGATTCAAACAAATCAGAACTAGGGTTATATTCTTCCATAATAATTTCATGTATTTCTTTACTTTTAAGAGGATTAAGTCTATCTTTTAAAGTATATCTTTTTCCTATTTCATGTAATTTTAGAATATTATTACATTCTCTTATTGCAGCAGGAGTAATTTGAAGAATACCAACTTGATTTCCATTACGAATGGTTGCTTCTCCTCTACTTTCTACAAAAATTTTACTATCTAAATAAAGTGAATCTCTTAAATCTTTATATACAGAATCCTTCATAAATTCCTCAAAAGTGGGAGGAACATCAAATATTTCAAATATCTCTTCATCTAATATTGCAGTATCTCTCTTTAATATTATACTATCTACATCACTTCTGTTTACTTTAATAGTATCATCATCATTATAATAAAATGATGATAATAATATAACCAAACTTGCTACTACTAATAATAATACTTTTTTATTTTTCTTATCCATTAATTAAATTTATTTATTATTTTTCAAAAAATATAAATAGTGTGTATATTATAATACAAATATACAAATATTTTTTGAATTTTCAAAAGTTACTTCAAAAGCAATCGTGTTTCAAAAACATCATTTTTATCTTCTTTTCCTAATATAAGAAAATCAACAGCTGGCTTAGCATTTCCAAAATTCTTTTGTGCCCAACTACTTGAACCAAATATACTAGCTACTGATTTATAGGTAAAACGTTTTGCATAAGAAGTTGCTGATTGATGCAAATCTCCTTTTGCAAAAATTACATTCTGATGCCATATAGTACTATCAAAATTATAATCAATATATTCATTAATTTTATTTTCCGTTTTATCATCAATGAAAAGTGGATAATTTTTAAACATTTCAGCACTATCTTTACCATGGCTTAATATTAATGTATGTTTTCCATAATTAATAAAATCAATAAATTTCTGAAAAACGCCAACTGTCATATTATTAGGATATTTAATTTTGAAATATTCTTCTAATAATCTATTTGCCAAGTATCCATTAATTCCATCATGGTTACTATCTCCAACCGAATAATAATCAATGTAATTTGATATTGCACTTCCCCACAAATTATCAATAAATCTTTGTATTAATCTAATATAAAATTCAAATTGTTCTTTATTATTTAAGTTTTGAGGTAAATGATGACCACCACGAGCAGTTTGTTGATTAAAGCCATCTAAACTATCTCCTAAATTTATTACAATAATTCTATCAAAAAAACCAAAACAACTGACTAAATCGCCAATCTTATCTTCAATTAATTTAAATCTTCTTACTACTTCATCAGGATTATAAAAATTTTCATATAAACTGTCATTATTAACCATTGCTCCAATATGAATATCACTTAAAAATATAACTAATGCTCTTTCGTTATTATCAAATTCGACATTTAAATTTTCTACTTCAACATTTGAAAAATCAATGGACTGTATCCAGTCATTAAAATTAACTAATCTATTCTTTAATTCAATATTTTCTTGAAGTAACTGTAAATTTCTTTGTTCAACTCTTTTTAATTTGTCACCTTCAATTCTTTTGAAAAAAAGATTTTCTTTTAATTGAAAAGTTTTATCAATTACATTATCTACAGAGTTCTCCTCAAGAACATGTGGCGCAAAAGGAATACTTGATTTTGTTATTTTGAATATTCTTAATATCTCTTGAAAAGTATAAAAATCTATATCCAATTCTAATAAAATATCTCTTGATACTGTTCTTTGAGTTAAATTTATCCCCTCTTTACTATATAAAGAATAAATCTTATCCATTAAATCTCTAGATATTTCTCCAATTACGAATTGATTACGTTTATTACTAACACCAAATTCATAGTGATCAATTAAATCATCTTCATTTCTTATAATGATTCCATAAGGAGTATTATCTATTTCTTTAGAATCATTTTCTCTTCTGCTGTTTTTATTGTTATTCTTTATTTCAGCATATAAAGAAACAAAACTATCATATTCTTTTTGCGTAATATTATTTATTAATAATGCTTCTTTTCCTGCACGTCTAATATAATCATAAAAATAATCATTACCTACATTTAATGAATCACATAATTCAGAAATAGTTAAATTACTATTTAATCCAGCTTTTAATTCTTGATAAATTTTATCATAAAATTCCTTTGTTCTACAAGTTCTTTTTGAATCGTTCATTATTCAATTTTTAATTTTTTATTCTTTTTCAAATGAAGTATAATTCCATACTCCATTTAAACTCTCTTTTCTTTTGTAAATGCCAGGATTAACTCCTGCTTTTGCATAAACTAAAAGAATTGATATTATTTCATCTAAATTATCTATAATGTAATTATAAACATTCCATGCTTTATCTTCTAATTCTTTATCCCATTTCTTTCCTTCAAAACTTTTTTCTGTCCCAGAAATAAAATTATCATATTCTCCCCATACCATTAATACATTTTGAAGTACATCAGAATTATAAAATAAGTCTTTACTTAAAATTTCAACCCCAATAGGAGTTTTTTCTACTTTTATCAAGCCTAAAAGATCAATAATATCTTTTGTTAATTCAATTTTAACCATATATTTTTATTTTTTTTAAAAAGGAGCAAGTAAACTATTCAATTTAGATTGATGCTCTTTTTCTTTATTTAGTATATCAATTTTATCTAAAAGAATTGTGCATTGAGAAAGATGTTCTCTTTTTAAGAGTAACATTAGTTTTTTATCACTTATTTCTTCATTACTCAATTCAGAATAATAATCTGCACTTTTCTTTTCATTTTTTAACTCACTTTTAAGTAATGCTATTTGTAAATCAATAATATCATCTATTATTTCTTTTGTTTCCCAACTTCTCATTTTTTATTATTTTTAATAATTTCTCTTTTAAATTCTCATTATAATTTATGTAGTATAATTTAATTCCATTTTTTTCACATAATTCTTTCTTAATTTTATCATTATTTTGTAAATAAATTAAATTTTCTTTTGCCTTTTCAATATTTATTCCCCCAAATGTAGTGGGTTCAAAATGTTGAATTCCTTGACATTCAATAGCAATTCCATAATCTGGAAGATAAAAGTCCAATTCAAGTAAATATTTATTTCTTAACCAATCAAAGTGTTTTTTTCTTTCATACTTTATATTTAACCCATTTAATATATTAAAACTTTCTTCTTCTAATTTACTAGATATACAATATGGACAACCACTTTTATTATGCAAATGATTTATAGAAGTTACATAAAAATAATTTTGACATTTATTGCATCCTATTAATATCTTAGTACGAGAATTAACATATTTACTTTTTGAATAATTGAATTTTTCTCCATGAATTTTTTTCACTTTTTCAATCCATTCTTCTGTTGTATATTTATACACACTTTTACATTTTGAACAATTATGATTATTTAATAAATCATTTGGTTTAATCCAAAATTCACCATGTTTTGGGCAAATAATACAAACTTTTGTTGAATTGTTAATGTATTCTACTTTGCTATAATCATATTTATTATCATGAATGTGTTTTGCTTTTTCTATAAATTCTTCTCTTGTTAACGTTTTCTTTATAGAAGAATTATTTTTTCCGCATTTTCTACAACCATGCTTTTCTAAATGATCATGAGGTCTTTGCCAAAATTCACCATGTTCAGGACATATTATACATATCTTTGTATTTGCATTAACATAATTTATTTTTGAATAATCATATCTATCTCCATGAATTTGTTTTGCTCTTTCAATAAACTCCTCTTTTGTTAATTTTTTAGGCATTTTTTATGATATTTATTTATTATAAATATCTCATCAGTTCATTTTTCAATTCGCATATCTTATCACACAAATCATAAATAAGATCTATATAAGTTTCTTTAGTAAAAGAATCATTTATTTTATTATCACTCCCATTTTCAAAAAATATTGCAACCCATTCTTTATTTTTTATTTCCTCAAGTATTTCTTTATTTGACCAAACCATACCTTTTTAATTTTAATCAAATATATATTCTTTTATTGAAAAATCAAAAAAAATTATAATTTACTTTCAATAAAGTTCTTTTTCCATATTCTATATTTCATAATTTCTCCAAAGCGACTCAATTTTACTTTTTTTGGAATTTGTTCCTGTTACAGTATTTATTTGATAATCATATCTTTGCCATCTGTTTTCTTGAACTAATCTTTCTTCATATAAAGGATTATTATAGCCACATAATAATATTTTTGCTTTTGAATTGATTAATACATCCATCAAATGTTCTTGTTGTTCTGGGGTAAAATCAACTGCATATCTTGTAGAAGTTCTTGTATCCCAAGTATAAGGAGGGTCAAGAAACATAAAATAATCTTCGTTTTGTCCATAATGTTCTATTAATTCTGTACCATCCCTATTAAGAATAAGAAATTGTTGTATTTTTTCATGTATTTCAGTTAATCCATCTATTGTACTTAACAAATCACTAACTGATTTTGATACTCCCCTACGAATACACATATTTTTCCCAAAACTTTTATTATTTCCACTGTAAGACATTCTATTAACAATAAAAAAATGATATGCTCTATCTAATAAAGATAAATCAGTTTTTAATAATTCCAAACTTTCTTTGAAAATATCTTCTGAATAAAAAATAATATCAAGTTTTTCTTTTAATTGAAAAAATAAATCTTTATCTTGTAAAACTGTAAATATGCTATAGATGTTTTTATTTAAATCATTTATGATAACAGAACATTTTTCTTTTTGAATATTCAAAGCTACTACTGCTGAACCACAAAAAGGTTCAATGAATGAATTATATTCCTTTGGAAATAATTGATATATTTCTTTAAGAAAACCATTAGAACCTTTACCACCAAAAGATTTGATCATGCTGTGTTGTATTTTATTTTCCATATTTATTAGGTCTTTGTAAAATTATTGCTAATTCTTGCATTTTATCTATTTCTTCTCTTAATTCAGGATAATTTTGCCAATCTTCATCAGCATTAGAATACTTACCTTCCCACCATTCATGAGCTAAACGAGGATAAACTCCACCAATTGTTATATTTTCAATATCATCATAACCATTTTCATAGCCATCTACTAATATCAATGTATCATCTTCATAATTAGATAATAATTCAATTAATTCCTTTTTTGTCATTTTTTATATTTTTCAATTATTTGTTCATAAAAAACTAAATGTTTTGGGTGAGTTTTATCTTTTAAATTTTCATAAGTCATCCAAGCAAATTTATCATTTTCAGGTATTGTAATAAACTTTCCTGATTTAGAAGGATATTCAATTTCTATTTCATTTGAATAACATTTATCAGGATCTAAATTCCAATAACATTCTTTTGCAAATGCTATAACATTCTTTTTTGTAGATTGTTTAATTTTTCCCAAATATATGGGTAAAGAAGAAAGAAGTTGTAATGTCATATCACCAGTTTCTTCATAAAATTCTCTATAAGAAGCTGTCCATGCTGCTTGAAGTTCTGAACATTTATAACCACTTGGTAACATATGATAATCTTTTTCTTCTATACCGCCTTTAGGAAAATACCATATATCATTATTTTTATGAAATGGACCACCAGGATGAGCTACAAAAAATTCAAGTTCTTTTGTATTACTTCTTTCTCTAAACAATATTATTCCAGATGAAGTTTCCATTAAGTAGGGAAAAATTCAGTCTTAATTTCATTATCAACTACTTCTAGCTGTTCTTGACCATCATAAACAGTCCCTTTCCATTTACCAACCTCATTCGATAAATCATAAACATAAGTATCAAAACCATCTTTACCATGTACTAACCATTTTTCAATTAGTTTTTCAATTTTATTCCAATCACCTCCTGCAAGCCCTGCTCCAAGACGAGGACAGTGTACAGAAATTGGAATACCTTTTTTTCTTTCTTCACTACAAAAATCATAAACTTTCTGCAAACATTTTTCTAAAGCATCATATCTTAATGGAATATCATTTCTTATATTAGACATAATACCATCTTGTGCAATCATATTTATTACATAAGTTTTAGCATAATACTTATCAACATCTAATGCAACTTTTTGAATATTACCTAATTGAAAAGCATCATTTCCTTTAAGAAATGCTCTTTGACTAAACCATTGTTTATATAACATTTCAGGTTGTTTCCATTTTTTACTTAATGCTACTACAAACCCACTACCCCAAGAACCTATTGAATTACAAATATGAATAATAATTCTTGTACCACTTTCAACACAAGGATTGGTTGCGTCCCCTACTTTATAAATTAATTTTCCCATTTTAAAAATTTTATAAATTTAAATCTATTTTTATATATTTTTTCTTCTTTTATATATTTTTGTACAATTGTTGCATTTATTCTGTTTTCTCTTGCTAAGTCATTAATTGTTTTATATATCATATGAGTATTATCTTCAATATTAATTAAAACTACTTTTCTTTTATCATAAAAACATTTAAAAACTTCATCTTCCCATTTCATCTTCATAACAGTATTATATATACTTACATCTTTTCTTTCAATTTCATAAATGCTTTTAAAATTTTTTACTTTATTTATAAACATTTCTTTATTATAATCGCCATATTTTGAATAACCGCCTATTTGTCCAGTTTTTACTTTATTAATAATATTCCATTCTTCTTTTTTATATTTATCTAAAAACTCACCTTCTAATTTTGCAGCTTCTTCAACATCAATATAATCAGTTAACTGAATTGGATTAGGGATTTCAATATTATTTTTTAGTGAAAAATTATATACTCTTCCATTTGTGTGATGACCTTTGTTTCTATTATTAATATTATAAGTTAAACCAATATAAGCACTATTTAACTCTTTAAATTCATAAACATATATACATCTTTTATATTTATTTCCCCATATTTTCATATGTTCACAAACTTTATCCAACCATTTATGTGATTTAGCTGCATCATATGCTTTTGAAGAATTTTTATAAAAATCTATACGTTTCTTATACTTTAATGCTTCACTTAAACACATTTCAAATGTCCAAGAAATTTTATCTTGACATTTTTTACACCCTTCTTGACCATTTTGATGCTTCATTGGGGATTGCCAAAATTCCCCATGCTCTTCTCCATTTTCATCTAATTCATGGCAAATTATACAAACTGGCATATGATTATTTACATATTCAACTTTTGAATAATCTTTTTTCTTTTTTTGTTTTAATAATGATTTATTTACAAAATCTTCTTTTAGTAATCTTTTTGTCATCTCTTATATTTTATACATAAATATATGTATTAATATTTTTTATGTGGCAAAAGATTTTTAATTTAAAAATTAAACAAAAAATCAGGATTTTACTCCTGACTTTTCATTTTTAATTTTATTGATTAACTACTGTTGAAGTAGAATCTGATACATTTACAGTACTATCAACAACTACAATTGTTGAATCAGTATTTTCACCAGTTCCTTTAACTCCTTTTGTAGAAGGTGAACAACTTGCTAACATTGCAGTAAATACTACTGCTAAAATAAGAATTTTTTTCATTTTTTTTTATTAATTTATTATTTTATTTAAAATTAGGACTTTTCTTTAATTTTTCAAGAGTTTTCCTATCATCTTTATCAATTTCTTGGGATGGAAACTTATATTTAACAATTAAATAAGCATCTCCATTTCTATTTGAATTTCTCATTGGTAATCCTTTTCCAACTAACCTAAAATGCGCTTCATTACTAGTATTTCGTGGAATAAAAACTTTTAATTTCTCTTTTCTTATACCAGTGATTTCAATATCTGAACCTAAAATTATATCAACAATGGATATTTCTTTCATCAAAAGACAATCATATTGTTGTATTTGCCATTCTCCACTGTCAATATTTCCAACTACAACATTTAAATCACCAGGAACACTATTCATACTTCGGGGTAAATGATGACCTCCACTTGCAATTATTAATGAATCTCCTATTGTTACTCCTTTTGGGAATTTAACAGTTATAGATTCTTCTGTTTCCTTTAAACCTGTTCCTTGGCAATAAGAACAACTATTACTAATCACAAATCCTGTTCCTTGACAATAAGGACAAGGAGAAGATTGCTGCATTATAAAACCACCTCTTTGACTTGTATTGATTATTATACCAGCACCATTACAATGAGGGCAAGTTGTTTTTTCTCCACCATTACAATAAGAACAAGGTCTATTTACTTTATATTTGTATTTCTTTTCACAACCATTTATTACATCATCAATACTTAATTGAACCTTAAATGTAACATCTTTTCCTTTATACATTCTTGGTGATCTTGAAGTATTCATATCAAAATTACCACCAAACCCAAAATGATTACCGCCCATAAAATTATGCAAAAATGTTGCTAAATCATCATCATGAAATTGAGAAAAATTAAAACCAGAATTGCTTCCAGTCATATCATAATTTCTTCTCTTATTTTCATCTGATAAGACTTCATAAGCCTCTGCTGCTTCTTTAAATTTTTCTTCACATATTTTCTTTTCTGCCTCAGATTTCCCTTGTTGCCTATCAGGATGATTTTCCAATGCGTTTTCTCTGTATCTTTTTTTAATTATTTCATTAAACTGTTCTTGAGGTAATTTCTTTTCTTCTTCTGTAACATTTAAAACTTGATATAAACTTTTTTTAGCCATAATATTCCCATAAATTTAATTTTCCTTTTATATTTTCAATTGGCTTATCAAACAATATAGGATTTTCTATTATCCAATGCCAACAATCTTCTTCTGCCCAAATAGATCTGCTATCTCTAACACAATCTATTAATGTAACTTTTCCTAATATACAAGAAGTAGGTAAACCTTTACAATATTGTTCAAAGCCATATTTATTTAGTATAAACTCCTCAATATTATTATTTTTAATAAATTCAACTATTTTTCTTGTTAAATAGCCATTATTCCATGCATCTGTTAAAGTTATTAAAGGTTTAGAAGAAACATGTATTAGTAATTCTCCTCTATAATTCGTTCTCCAACTTCTATTTTCAATATCCTTCCCATAAAATAATAAAGTACTCCAGGGTTGTTTCACAGAAAGCGTTTTCATAACTTTATTTATTTTCAGATGAATTATCTGGTATGAAAGTATTCTCTATAATTTCTATTGGTGCTGTTGTTTTTAACAAAAAATGATTATCTTCAAATATATAATTTGTTCCTTTATCAGAATCATAAATAAATGCAGAATTACTTTTTAATGTATCAGTTACTACATGTTCAGCAGAATAATAAACTTTATAAATCATTATATATGTTCCTTTTTCTTCAGAACAGGAAATTATAATTAAAAGTAATATAAAAATAAAAATTAACTTTTTCATATTGTATCTTTTGATGTTAAAGTATAATAAATATTATAAAATGGTATGTATAATTTAAATGAAAACCATACATTTCTTACCCAACCAGCTATGTAGCCAGCTATCCCATAAGTAATGAGTTCAATAAGAAAACAAACTAATATAATTTTTTCAAAATTATTCATAACTAAAATTATTAAAAATGGTAATGCAAAAATATAAATTTATCTCTACATTACCAAATTTTTTAGCTTAAAATTATCATTTTACTTCCTCGAAAGGAACATCTTGTACATCAGATGATTGTGAATTATTGTTGGAAGCTGCTCCAGCTTGTGAATTCTTCATCAAATCATCAAAATTAAATCCTTCTCCAAATGGATTACTACTATTTCCTTGATTACCATTACTTTGTGAATATAATTTAGCAGATAACTTTACCCATATATCATTCAATTGTTTTTCAAGAGAATCAACTTTATCAACATTTTTATTTTTAACAGCTTCTTTCAATTCATCCAATATTGGTTGAAATTCTTTTTTATCATCTTCTGTTAATTTATTTCCAAATTCTTCAAATTGTTTTTCAGTTTGAAATATTAAAGAATCGGCTTTATTTAACTTTTCAATTTTAACTTTTTCTTCTTCATCTTGTTTCTTAAACTGTTCAGCCTCTTTTTTCATTCTATCAATTTCATCTTGAGATAAACCACTTGATGCTTCAATAGTAATATGTTGTTCTTTTCCTGTTCCTTTATCTGTTGCAGAAACATTCAATATACCATTTGAATCGATATCAAATACAACCTCAATTTGTGGTGTACCACGTCTTGCAGGTAAAATTCCATCCAAATTAAATACTCCAATTTGTTTATTATCATTAAACAATGAACGTTCTCCTTGACAAATTCTAACTGTAACCGCTGGTTGATTATCAACTGCTGTAGTAAATATTTCTGATTTTTTACAAGGAATAGTTGTATTGGACTCAACTAATTTAGTCGCTATTCCTCCCATTGTTTCAATAGAAAGGGAAAGAGGTGTTACATCTAGTAATAAAACATCTTTTACTTCCCCTGTAAGAACTGCACCTTGAATAGCTGCCCCAACTGCAACAACTTCATCAGGATTTACATTTTTAGAAGGAACTTTTCCAAATATCTTTTCAACTGTATCTTGAACAGTAGGAATACGAGTAGAACCTCCAACCAAAATAACTTCATCAATATCAGATGGCTTCAATCCAGCATCTTCTAATGCTTTTTCGCATGGTTTAATAGTTGCTTTAATTAGATTATCGCATAATTGTTCAAATTTAGCACGAGTTAATGTTTTTACTAAATGTTTAGGTATTCCATCTACAGGAATAATATATGGTAAATTAATTTCTGTTGAAGAAGAACTTGATAATTCAATTTTAGCTTTCTCAGCAGCCTCTTTCAATCGTTGTGCTGCCATTGGATCTTTTCTTATATCAATTCCTTCATCTTTTTTAAATTCATCTGCTAACCAATCAACAAGAACATGATCAAAATCATCACCACCTAAATGTGTATCACCATTTGTTGATTTTACTTCAAATACACCACCACCTAATTCAAGAATAGAAATGTCAAATGTACCTCCACCTAAATCAAATACAGCAATTCTCTTGTCTTTATCTGATTTATCTAAACCATAAGCTAATGCTGCTGCTGTTGGCTCATTTATAATTCTTAAAACTTTTAAACCAGCTATCTCACCAGCTTCTTTTGTTGCTTGTCTTGAAGCATCTGAAAAATAAGCAGGAACTGTAATAACAGCTTCTTTTACATCTTGACCAAGATAATCTTCAGCAGTCTTTTTCATTTTTTGAAGAATTATTGCTGAAATTTCTTGAGGAGAATAAAGTTTTCCATCAATATCTACTTTAGGTAGATCATTTGTACCTTTATCAACTTTATAAGAAACTCTTTCAATTTCCTTTCCAAGATTACTATATTTTTCACCCATAAAACGCTTAATGGATGAAATAGTTTTTGTAGGATTAGTTACTGCTTGACGTTTCGCAGGTTCTCCAACTTTTCTTTCACTATCATTTATAAACGCAACAATTGAAGGAGTTGTATTTCTTCCTTCATTATTTGGAATAACAACTGTATTATTCCCTTCCATAACTGAAACGCACGAATTAGTCGTTCCAAGGTCTATTCCAATTACTTTATTCATATTTATTTAAATTTTACATAACATTTTACAAATTTCATACCAAAACAATTATATGACAAATTGTCATCTCCAAAACTGCCATTTTTTCTTTTTCATTCCTTCTTTTTCATATGTTTTTATTTGAATAAGAAGTCTATCAATTTGTTCATTTTTTTCAATAAGCAATTCTTTATAATCATTTTCCTTTTTATGCCATTCTTCTAATTTATTAAGATAATATTTTTGACTTACATACAATCCTATTTCACAAAATCTACTTTTTTTAATTCTAAAAAAATCTGCTTTATCTTTTTGAAATTCAAAAATTATATCAGAATATTCCATTTTTCTATTAGGAGTATCTAACATGGCATCAACAATAGTACTTGCTCTATTGATATCAATTAATTCTCTTATAAAAGAAGAAGAATTATTTCTAATTTCTTCCTCCCTTAATATATTTGACAAATCCATAATTTAATAATTTATTCTTACATTAGTTCCATCTTTTTTAGTTAAAGTAATACCTTCAGAATCAAAAATTCCTGATATGATATTATCTTTTTTAGTATGAATATCTGTAATCCATTCCAATTCCCTTATCATAGCTTCTTCTTTCTTTTCTCTTATCATTTTGAGTTCTTCATCTGTATATCTTGGGCAACCATTTAACCAACTTTTATAATTTACATTATTTAATCCTAATTGATATACTTCAAGAGAATAATCATACCATTTTAGAAATTCTTCTTTTGGAGCATTATTATTTAAATCAGTAATCATATCTTGTAAATCTACATATAAATCGCCTATCAATGCAATAGTTCCAATATCACCAGCAACCCATAAATCTTCTTCATATTCATATTCATGTTTTCCACAAAAAGAAAATAGAATCCAATTACAGCAACCTTTATATTCTTTGTATTTTTCTTCAAAAAAAGTTAACATAACATTTATCCTTTTATTATTGATTAATCAACTGCCAATTGGCATTATAAATTTTACTACTATCCATACTAATTTTTATGGTTTTTATTGGTAAAGACACATAAGAAGCAACTACTGTTCCTCTTTGCTTTTCTCCACTCATATAATATGCTGTAGCAATATAACCATTCGCTATAGCTTCTTTTGAATCCCAGTGGTTTATATTATTTTGAATATCATAAATTTTATCTATTGGAACTTCACAAGTGTAAATATAAGTTGCATGAGCATTTGATACATCCATACCACCACTACTTCCCCAGAAATAAGCTCTTGGAGTATTATCTCCTCTAAAATCAGAAGCAGAGTAATCATTAGAAGTCATTCCTATTCTCACATATCCATCAGTAATTTTTTTAGAAGAATTATGTGTTAATATAGCATTTCCATTTTCTTGTTGAATAGTTGCAAAAAGTTCTTCAGATTTTTGTTTCTTTATATCTTCTGGTTCTCCAAAAATAGCATGTTCATAATATGAATTTTTGTATTCTGGTAAAAGTGTAATAAAATTTTTTAATTCTCTATAATGAGGAAGAGTAATTCCTGATCCATCTTCTTCTGAATTATACATAATTGCTCTTTCAGCATATTGATTTATATTATCTGATTCAGGCACAGTTGTATCAATTAAAACATAATAATCACCAAGTGCAAATTTTACATCAGAATCTTTTATATATCCAATTAATTTATACCTACCTTCTGATTCCATAAGAAGACCACCTTTAGAAACATCATATTCACATAAAAATTTAAATTTATTTCTATAATTTTCCATAAAATAATTTGTATTAATATAAATATTCTTTCAAATCTTTTGCAAAATCAATTTCTTCCCAACAATCCATCATATTTCCATAATGCCCTTCCACAGCCATTCTGTATGGTTCAAAGCAATCACTAAACTTATCAATAATTGCTTTTGGAGTCAGATTAACATTTTCTTCAATAAAAGCCTTAATTTCTGGTACTAAATGTTGATTTTTATTCAATTCTATATTAATTGAAGATGGATTAGGTATTCCAATCATATAAGATAATTCTACCTTACAAGTGTTTGCTATACCACTTGCAACAATATTTTTAGCTAAATATCTTGCCATATAAGCAGCAGATCTATCTACTTTTGAAAGGTCCTTTCCACTTAACCCCCCTCCACCTACATTAGAATAACCTCCAAATTGATCTACTACAATTTTTCTTCCTGTTACTCCACAATCAGATATTGGACCGCCAATTCTCCATTCACCACAAGGATTAACAGTTATTACAAGTGTTTCATTATTTTTAATATATTTTTTATAAATTTCTGAATCAATCTTCATATCATTATTCAAAATAATATTTTTTATCAATTCTCTATCATATGTTAAATCTCCTTGTTGCATTGTTGATACTAATATCGATTCAACAATAATATGTGGGCGTATATCATTAAATAATAGCATTTCATTATTAAAATAATCAACAATAACTTGTGTTTTAGTATCAGGACCAAAACCGAGATGAGTTTGTTTACTAATATATTGACAAATATGTTTAGCAAGATAAACACCTAAAGGTAAATATTCCTCTGTTTCATCTGAAGCAAAACCAACCATAAATCCTTGATCTCCTGCTCCTATAATATCATTAGATTTATCAACTCCTTGATGAATTTCAAAGGATTGTTTTCCAATTAAATTTATAATTTTAATATTCTCTGGTTGAAGATTATGATTTTCAGGAAATGGTAATTTTTCAAATACACTTCTAACAACAATATCATAGTCCACTTTTCCTTTTGAATTGATTTCTCCACCAAGAACAACAATATTATCTTTTACTAATACTTCAATTCCTGCTCTGGTTTTAGAATCTTCATACAATAATTCTTCTAAAATTGCATCGCTGATTTGATCAGCAATTTTGTCAGGATGTCCCCATGAAACAAACTCACTTGTAATAACTTTTTTACTCATTTTTTTATTTTTTTAATTATTATTAAATGAGATTTATTTTTGCAACATTTTAGCATTTTTTAAGAGGTTGCAATAGTAATAAATCCCCCTTTTTATTTTCTATTTTAATTTTTTTAACTGGTTTGCAATAACTCCTGTTACAATCCAATCATAATCTATAGCATCTTCACATTCTCCATTATTCCATTCTTCGGCCCATTTTTGAAATTCATTTAATCCAATTTCTTCAATAATGATATTTTTAATTTCATCTGGTGTATCATTACAACCATTATTAGCCAATTCTTCTTTATAATCTTCTAATAATAAAATTACTATTTTTAATAATGCACTTTTATTCATTTTCTGCTATTTTAATTAATTTTTCAATTCTAATAGGAGCAGTTGTTTCTATAATTACTGTTTCTCCATAACTAGCCTTTTTATCTCTAACACTTAATTTATTACTTCCTCTATAAGAGGTTAAATAACAAGTATCTGAAATAGTAATTGTTTTTGTTGAAACCATATCAGAATAAACTATGCTATATGTTAATTCATATGTTCCATATGAATCTGGCTCTCCACATCCACAATCACCACATGAAATAAAAATAAATAAACTTAAAAATAATAATACTTTTTTCATTTTATATCTAATAAAAATTTATAACATTCAATTAATTTATCCGAAATAGAAGTTGCTTTTGCTGGATTATCTCCTAATTTTGCTGTATATCTCTTTTGACCATTTACAATAGCAAAAACAGTTTTAATAACCCAACTATTTAAATGTTTACCAGAACCTTCTCTTGATACATCATTAGTTAAAAATGTTCCTACTCCTAAATCCCTTCCGATTTCATCTTTTCTGTAATTTAATAAATGATACATCAAATTAACAGAATCAATTCCATTAGAATGAACTACCTTTTTACTTACTGGATTAATTCCTAATTCACTATATTTAATAATAGCATTATCAACATAAATATCTGTATTTGGAGCAGAATCTTCTCTCATTCCATCATATAATTTTGCATAAAATCTTGTAAAAGAATGTTGAAGAAATGATTGTGTAGTAAAGGTATCTGTCAAAGCTACCCCAAGAGAACCATTAAATGTTTCAGCCCATTTAGATATAACTTGATAATTAGCACTCTCTACACCATATACAGCAGCAAATACAGAAAATAATTCATGTGCCATTGTACCAAACACAGGCAAATCATATTTTTTAGCAAAATAAAGATTTGATGTGCCTTTTATCACACCATAATCAATCATTTGCATTATAGCTAAATTTTGATTTTCAAAAGAATATCTACGTCTTGTCCCAAACTCAAAAACTTGAATTTTCTTGTCTTTCATTTCTTGAAATTTATTTGAATTTCTTGCTGATATTTCACTAAAATTAAGCACATGTTTAACATCAAATGTCAATTTTCCATAGATTTCATTCATTACAGCTAATAAAAAACATTCAAACATAATTATCTTAGCCCATTCACCTTCATAACTCAAAGATATAGATTCATAATCTTCTTTTGTTGAATCTGAGCATCTATTAATATGTAATTTGATTAAATCAGGGGATAATTTATATGATTTTAAATATCCATAAATAAAATCAAAATTTATCCAATTTTTTGTTCTTGAATAAAGAAAATCTAATTCTTCATCTGAAAATCTTAAATCTTTCCAGGAATCAATTTCTTCCTTTAATGCCTTTCCAAAACCCAATGGAAATTTGTATTCCCCTCTTAAAAATAATTCTTTACCAACAATCAACTTGTCAAATTTCTGATCAACAATGAACTGGAGCATATTATAAAAATATAGATCATTGTCCAATAAACTTTTAATTATCATTTTTTAATATTTTATTTAATTCATTAATTATTATATCATAACTTTCTATACGTCCTTGTATTAAACCCATATTATAATCTGGTTTAAGTTCTTCTTGACATCTTTGTATATAAAGTTCAAATTCTGTTTTTGCTTTCTTTAATATTTCAATTAATTTTTTAATTTTATCTTCCATATATGCTAATTATAAAACATTGCAAAGATACAAAAATTATCTTTATCTACCAAAAAAAATCCTGACATTTCTTATATCAGGATTTTTTAAATGAAATAAATAAAATTATTGAATTTCAATAATACGAGTATTTACTGTTGTTATCTCCTTTTTAGGAGCATAAATATAGAGAATTCCGTCTTTATATTCACTCTTAAAATTATCAATATCTACATTTTCAGGAATAGTGAAAATTTCTTCAAAAGACTCTAAAGAAAATCCTTTTTCAACTTCTTCTTTCTTTTCATAAGAAACAGTTAATTCATCTTTCACAACCTCAACTTTGAAATTTGCTTTATCTGCTTTTGGCGCAACAATTTCTATTTTCCATTCATTTTCATCTTCAATAACCTTTTCGTTAGCTAAATTAGATAAAAAGTTACTTTTGTTCCAAATAACTGGGCTGCCAAAAACACTAGGAAAAATTTCTTCAAAAACCTCACTTAAATTACTTAAAATTTCTTTTTTTTCTAAATTCATAATTTTTATTTTTTAATTATTATTATTTACTAAATATCAATTTATATGCCATTATATAAAATATGCCAATTTGTCATAAAAATTATTCATTAAAACTTCTCCAAGTAGACATATCTTCATCATCATTATCATAATGATAACCTGTTGTTTCATTTCCCCAAAATCCTCTGCCACTATTTTCTTCCCAGCTTTTTACTGTTGGATAACCATCCAAAGCATCAGTAGAAAATGGTTTTTCTTCATTATCTTTATTTTCCATTAATATAATCTTTTAAATTATTAGAAATATAACTGAATTCATCTTTAACAATATTTTCACATCTATCATTTCCTAACAATGAATAAGAATTAGCCACTAATTCTCTTTTAGAACTTTTTGCATGTCTAATTGCTAATTCTAAACCCCTATCCACATCAAAATCATCATCAGGATGACAGATAGCATGCCCTAATTTAAAAACTGTTTCTTTTGAAATTGCATTAGTACTTATATTTACTTCTTGACCACTTATTTGAAAAGCAGAAACAAAAGTTTTTTCAACCTTTCTAGTACTTCTTATTCCAACTATAACAATTTCCCTACCATATCCATTATCAGTAACTGCATTCCCTACAGCATAAAATAACTTCTCACCTTTCAATTCTGTTTTTGTACCATCTTTTTTAAGTTGATACAATTTGTTGTCTTCTACAACATACTTTACTTTCCTGCTCATAATTTTTATTTTTTTATGTTTCTAATTGTAACTCTGGCGAAAATCGAATCCGCATCCTCAAATTCGTACTTTGAAATTCTAATCCATTGAACTACAGAGTCATTCTTTATTTTTCTTTAAATATCTTGGGGAACAACCCCTTGTTGAATTTTTATTCAAATTTCCATAATTATCTGTTAAACAATGACAATTGGGGCATAACAATTCTAAATTATCTTCTTTACAATTTGTACAATCACCATCTATATGATGAACTTGTAATGGTACTTTATTAGTTAATGGATGAATTTTATCCCAACCACATTTTTCACATTTATTATTATTTTTTTTAAATAAATAAGTTTTTATATGCCCAGACACGCCAACACCAACTCTTCCACTGATATTTCCATTTTTCCATTGTTTAATATATTCTTTGCCTATATATTCGTTTTGGCATTTAATACTACAATAAACGTTTCTCTTTTGTTTATATTTAATAAATTGTTTTCCGCAATTTTTACAATTTCCATAATTTTTTAATGATACATCTCTATCAAAATGTTCATTAGCATTTTTTGTTCGCCTATTCCTTATAGGTAGATCTATTCCTCTTCTATATGCAGCTTTTTTTATTGCTACCCCACTAACTCCATATAATCTACCAATTTCTTCATAACTTTTTTTTTCTATTAAAATTAAATTCTCCAATTCTTCCTTAATATATCTACTCATATTAAACTTTTAATATAAATAGTATAATAATTAAAAAACGAACCATCAAATGAAAAATAAATTTATTTCTGTTCTATTCATTTTTATTCAATACAAATATACAAACAATATTATTAATTACAAAACAATATTTTCTTCAATTCTTTTTTTAGCTATTTCAAAGTATTTTTCTTCTTTCTCTATACCAATATATTTTCTATTTGTTAATTTAGCTGCCAAACATGTTGTTCCAGAACCCATAAAATTATCTAATACAATATCATTTTCATCTGAATAAGATTTAATTAACCATTCACATAATGCTACTGGCTTCAATGTAGGGTGTAATTTACCTTGTTGTTGCCTTGACCATTTTTGAGGAAAATCTAAAATAGTAGAGGGATGTCTTGTACCTTTATTATCAGTTATAACTCCTTCTATACCATATTTCATATTATTCACTTTATTTGGTGTCCATTTTCTTTTATAAGGTTCTCCTTCTTCCATTTGAGGATTATATTTAGCAGCACTTTTACCAAATACCAATATATATTCATGCTTTTTAGCTGGCATATATTTACATGTCAATGGTGAACCATTTTTTGATTTTTTCCAAATTAAATCATATCGGTATAACTTTTCATTAGATAAAGCTAATCTATGAGCAAATATACCAGAAGCAAATATTAATATATTACCTTTTGATTTAATTATTCTTTCATATTCTTTCCACAATTTATCAAATGGTAAATTTTTGTCCCATTCAATATTATGTAAATTGTAAGGTGGATCTATAAGAATTAAATCAACAGATTTATCATCAATTTGTGACAATAAATCAAAACAATCACCAAGATAAATTTCATCTCCTTTTAACATTAACTTAACAATTCTTCTTCTGTTTCAAATTTAGGCTCTCTAAACTCACTGATACAAATATCACTATCACATTCACCAACATATTCTTTTGCTTCATTATCTGTCATATCTTTATAGTTATGATGAAAGCATTTATTTAAATATCTAAATAAAATAGCAGCAGCATTTCCATAACTTTTAGCTTTAAGATATATTATATTTTGACATTGCCCATGAGGATTATAATATGTTACAATATATTTTTTCATATATTTTCAATTAAACCTTCTGTTAATATTCTTTTTCTCCAATAAAATTCATATAAATGTTCTAAATCAATAAAACCGTCACAAGATTTAGCTAATTTCGCATCAATGCCAACATCTACACGTAAATCAGTTGATATATCATTAAAATTGTCAAGATTACCATGTACATGTCCATGGCACATCAAAGAATTTCTGTGCTTTTGATACCAGGAAGTACAAGGATAATGTTCCATAAAAACAATAAATTCATATTCTTCAAAATAAGGATATTGTTCTTTTTTGAATCTAACAGTTTTCAAATCATCTATACTTTCAAACATATTGTCCAATCCTTCAACTGCTTTATCATGATTTCCAATGATAAAAAATTTATTGCCATTTAATTTATGTAATAAAGCAACCGCTCCTACTCTATTTTTCCAATAAAAATCACCTAATATATAAATTCTATCTTTTTTACCAATAGTGTCATTCCATTTATCTCTCCAAGAATCATCATGCTCATGTATATCAGTAAATCCCCTATCAGTATGCGTTAAAATACCTGGATGAGAAAAATGTGAATCCGCAGTGAACCAAATTTTTTCTTTTGAAAGAACATTATCATTTCTTAATTTTTCTATTTTATCCCAATATTGTTTAGACCAATCTTCACACTGTTTTAACTTATTTTCATATATTTCTTTCTGCATCAGAAATCTATTTTCTGTTAATTCAATAGGATTATTGATAATAAACCAATAAGTATCAGAAGTATAAACTCGATACTTATTTTTATAAGGATAAATTTGAAATCCTTTCTCTAATATATCAGGTATAAACATAAAATTTAACTAAAATAACAACAACTATTTAAGACTGGAATTAAAACTAATTCTTTATCTTCTTTTTTTTCTATTTCTTCACTCTTATCATATTTTTCAATGATAATTTCATTATTTATTGTATAATCAAAAAAGATTTCCTTTTTATTATCTTCTGCTATATTCATTTCCTATATAATTTAAAACATCACTATTTTGTGTTCCAAAATACATTAAAATATCTTCCCAATTATTAACTCTATATATTCTATCAGGTAAATTATTTACAAATAAGTTATGTTCCCTATTAAACAATATTCTTTGTCCATCGAAATATCTAAGATTTTCAACATAATCATCTATCATATAATCACCTTTAATCAAAGATTTATTTTTACAACTTATGAAATTTCTAATATCAATGTGGGGAAAATATTTTTCCAAATATTCTATTTTTTCATAGATATTTTGAGGATATGCACAATAACTTAAAGGATATATTTCATAATATTGAACTAATAATTCAGTAACTTTAATAGAATCTTCAGGTGGTGTTAACATTTTACTAAATAAACCAGGAGTTTTTAATAACTCATATATATCTTCTTTTGCTTCTGGTTTAACAAATTTATCAACTTCCCACTCAGTAATATTCATATAATTAAGATTATCATTATATTTCTTATTATATAAATCAATCCAAATTTCTTTAAGATCATTTATTACTTCATCTATATCTAAAAGAAGAGTTTTTTTCTTCATTTCTTTTTCAAATTTGATTATGAATTTGATTTACTTCTCTTAAATAATTGAATTTATTATTTACTTCATTTAATACTAAAGAAGTAAATGCTGTTTGAGAAGCACTATCACACAATCCACCATTGAACGTTATCATCTCTCCAATTGGATTAACTCCCAATATAGAACCAACAGGAATTTTATTATATTCTTTAATAAATTCATATCGTTTTCCTGCCAAATCTTTTATTTCTGCTTTTTTCATAATATATTTATTTTTTTAAGTTCATATTCAACTTTTTCCCAATCCACATAAGGTCTTAATTCCATTTCTTCATAAATTAAAGGGCATCCAAGTGCTGAATCATCAATATAAAGATTTGCATAAACTTTGGAAGAATCTGTCCATTCTTTTTGCGTAGGATTTTCATTTATCCCATATAAAGGAATTTCATTCTTTTTAAACCAATCAATAGCATCTTGAAGTGTATCTATTGTCTTATTTATTTCTCTAATTTTATTATTTCCATCTACAAAAGTATATCTTACCTCTTCTTCTTTATGAGAACGCATAGTATATAAAATTAATTGATGACCTTTTTCAACTAATTTTTTTAATACAGAAACCGCACCTATATCTTTACCAACCTCTGGATAATCATGAGTAACAACAGTGCCATCAAAATCTATAGCAATAGTCATATATTATTAATTTTTAATTGTTTATATTCCATATATCTTTATAATTTTCAATACCATTAAATCTATCTAATGCCATTTTCAATTCATGATAAACTTTTTGATTGGGATGTATTCTATTTTCATAATCTAATTGAAATGTTTCTTTATCTATCCAATCATAAAAATCATTTAAAAATAAAGCAACTGCCCCTGAACGACTTATTCCTGCATAACAATGAATCAAAAAATCTTTATTATTATTTTTATCAATAAAACCAATAATTTTATCAGCTTGTTCTGTTGTAATTGTTTTGTATACAACCCCATTAGAAAATATTAAATCTTCTTCAATATCATCAAATTCTAAATTTAATACATTAGAATGTTTTTCTTTAAACCAATGTTTTGTATCAACTCCATGTTTTTTTATTATATATTCTTCATTACAGCTTTTAGTAGCAATAATACTAATAAAAGCAGTATTCCTTTGTTCTTCTATATTATCATCTGTAAAATTATGATTTTTCATTAAAAGATCAAAATCTGATTGACATAAAACATGTACTCTATTTAATTTTTCAAGCATAACTACCTGTACTTTTAATATCAATATCTAATACTTTATCACATATTTTACAAGTAATTGTGGTAACATATTTTCCAGTTTCTAAATAACCCCCTTCTTCATAATCTTTAGTAACTTTTGTATCAATATGAGGACAAATTTCTTGTAATTGCATTTTTCTATTATATCTAGATATTAAATGATAATTTAATTCTTTTTCTAATCTTTTTATTTCTTCATTATTATCTTTAATAGAAAAAATTAATCCTTTATATTCAAGAAATTCTGTTTCAGAATTAAACAATTTTTTCAATTCTTTTGTTCCCATATTTTATTTTTATACATAATTCAGAAAACAAAGATAACAATAATTTTTCAATTAAACAAAATTATTCTTCATCTTTCCAATAACAATATAAACATTGATGTTCACATCTATTTGGTTTACACTTAATTATCTGTTTTTTATTGTTTGGACATTGACATTGTTTTCTTTGTTTACCATCACCAATACCTATCAATTGAATTTTATCTTGAATACCTAATATATTAACATCTTTTTGAGAAACACATCCACAAGTATCAATATATCCTTTCCATCTATCATTTATATTTTCTGCACAACTTTCTAACTCAAAACCATATAATACCTTTTTATGTACCAATTGTAACATTGCATCATCAATCATATTTTGAGGAGGGTTAAAACTATTATAAGGAATTGGAATATTATTTTCATTAAATCTTTCTTTTACATGCTTATACATATCTAGAAAGGATATTCTAACTCTTGGTATTTTAATTCCACCACAAAAATAATCAATTACTGATATAGCAGTTTCAACTCCTTTTTTTGTAACTATAATTGGATCAACACGCAATACTACTTGTTTCAATGGAAATCCTTTAGATAATAATAAAGCCAATTTATCAAAATTCTTTACTTTATCAGGTACAAGTGGTTCTAATTTTTCTCCTAAACCTGTTACTGTTAAATGAAGAATACATTTATCTTTATTTTCAATTAATCTATCAATAAGACCATTTGATAATCTTTTTGTAATAATTAGATTCCCTACATATAAATTATCAAATGAATCAAGATTAAAAGATATTTCTCCTGTTTCAGTTGTACCAAAAAAATTGTTATTCATTCATTAAATTTTATTATTTTCATATCCACACAATTTTTCCACAAAAGTTACATTGATCTTTTTCAATTATAATTTCTCCAACATACCATCTATCTTCATCATATTCTTTTTCAATAACAGAAACTTTATGCGTTTTATAAGGAGAATGAGGACAACACTTTTTTAATTCTTTTATACCATCTTCCAATAAATTAACCATTATTTTATGTTGTTCTACTTCACTATTTAATTCAAAGTTTGGATCTTCCAATCTATGAATAATATCATATCTTAATTTTCTAAGCATATTTTTTTTTTATTTTTACACATAACCCACTGTCCATTCAGTAGTCAAATCACATTGTTCTGCAATATCATTGATAGTATTACATAATAAATGAATTGTATTGATTAAAAACTCATTTGTTTTATCTTTAAGAATTTCAGTTCTTTCATCTTCTGTTAATTCTTCAATACAAATATTAACCCATTTTTCATCTCTTTTTACTCTAAAATAACAACCTGTAATTTCTCTCTTTTCCATAAAATTATATATTACTAGTTTTCTTTATATATTCATTAACTGCTTTTTCCCATACTTCTTTTGGATATATTCTTCCATTAGCATAAGGTTCATCAACTTTTATTGTATTTAATAATAGTTTATTTTCAAATTTATAATCTTTATTTGGAATAAACAATTTTTCAATTGGTTTTTTTGTTATTGTAGTATTCATTGAATTTGTAACTTCTTTTTCAAAAATTATATCAAACTGTGAAGAGGGTAAATTATATTCAGATATTATTACTTTATGCCCTCTCTGTGCCATATAAGTACAAAAAGCATAGAATTTATTATAATTGAATTTTGTTGAATACTCATATTGCTTTGTATTAAAATATGGCGGATCACAGTAAATTATACATTTTATACCATCTTTCAAGCATAATCTATTAAATAAATCAATGTAGTTATTACATATAAAAGTTATATCATGTAATTTAGAAACTTGAGATAATGTGTTTCTTATTTGTTCATCAATATAATTCCTTTTATCTGTTTTTCCAGAATAACCACCTGAATAAAATCTCCCATTAAAAGAAGCCATAAAACCTACAAAGCCTATAATAGCATAATGAGTTAAAAAATTATTATTATATTTTTCATTTTTATACTCATAATATTCTTTCCGATAATAATCATACACATCTTTATTTATAAAATATTCCCATTCATCTTTACTTTTCATTTTCATATTTGTAAAGCTAAGAACACCTTTTACTAATATAAGATAATCTAGAAAATTATCAATTTTAGGAAGTTCTTTATCTTCATATTCAAAATGTTTTAAACATTCCCACATGGCAATTAAAAATGGATTTATATCAGAAGCAATTTTTTTAATTCCTTCTACTTCTTGAATAACAGCTAAAGAACCACAAAATGGTTCTATATAATAATCATATTTTTCCTTATTTTCTAATATAATAGGAAGAATATCTTTTACAAGTTTCCTTTTAGACCCCAGATATTTCATACATAATCACCATTGAACAGTTCCATTTTGAGTTTCATACTTAAATTCTATATTAAGATGTTTACAGAATAATCTTAGCATATTATCAGTAAACATTCTTTTATCAAATGAGCTCCAATCAATCTTTGTTGAAGGATCATTTAATTTATCAATTACCTTTTTAATTAATTCTTGTCTTTTCATAGTCATTTATTCTTTTCTCTGCAATACAAAAATACTCTTTTTCTTTTTCAAATCCAATAAAATTCCTGTTATTCATAATACAAGCAATTGCTGTTGTACCTGAACCCATACATGGATCTAATATTGTATCTCCTTCATTAGTATATGTTTTAATTAACCAATCATATAAAGCTAACGGTTTTTGTGTTGGATGTAATTTTCCCTCTCTTTCAGCAGTTACAAAATATTGAATACTTCTTGGATATCTTAATCCTGTATCATTTTTAACAAGAGTAGCTTTTTGATTTCCGTATGCCATTGTATCTCTTAAAGCAAACCCCTTATTATAAGGTTCTCCTTCTACCATTTGAGGATTATAAGTGCATTGTTTATTATAAAATACAACAATATCTTCATGTGCTTTCATTGGTTGTTTTTTAGCATTAAGATATCCACTTGCTTTGCTCTTTTCCCAAACCAAAGTATATTTGAAATCTTTGTAATTAGTAGATATTAAATAAGCTGTAAATGGCATACAAGCTGTTGTTATCAAAGGAGTAGTATCTTTTCTTATTCTTCTAAATTCTTTCCAAAATTCATTGAAATCAATTACTTTATCCCATTCATTTCTCTTATTTAATGTTCCATAAGGAAAATCTGTTATAACTGCATCAATACTTTTATCTTTTAATGAAGAAAAACCTTTTTCACTAAACATATCACAATTTTTTAATTCACACATAACCATTTATTTAATATTAAATACATTATATATAAAAAAGAAAAAGTAGCTGTTGTGTATATAAAAGCAATAAGCAAATATATCAATATCAGAATATATAAAAATCCAGAATGAATATTTTCTTTAAAAAATTTGATAAAATCTTTTATACACAATTTCATTACATAAAAAATCAATATTAAAGATATAAGTAAAAAAAGAAAAAAAAATGTAATCATAAAACATTTATTAATTTTTGTGTAACATCAGGTAATCTGTACATACTATAATTTTCTCCTCTTAAATATATTAATCTTCTATCTATGACTTTTAAACCAATATTACTCAATGGAATTTGATAAGCTGATAATTGAATAATATATGTTGAATAAGGTGAATCTAATAAATTTTCAAATGGATATAATAATTTTTGTTCTTGAAAATTTTTGAATAAATCCTTATTGGTTTTAAAATCTCCTAAGATCAAGTTTTGGCTTAATTTTTTACCATTATCATAAACCATTAATAAATCAAATGTACCTGAATATTCTTTTTCTTCTTCATAAACTCTTGCTTCTGCTAATAATGGAATATAATTAAGTGGTAAATCGTTAAAAAATCTAATCACATTTTCTTCTTCTTGATCTAAAGGAATTAAATTACCATCTACTAATTCTCTATCTATTTTGTCATATTGTTCTGTTAATAAATAAAAACAATTCTCACCCATATTGTGATTTTTATGTCCCTTATCAGTAGATTCTTTATTTATTTTTTTCCATTCTGTTAATATTTCTTTAACAGTCTTTTGATAATATTTACTTTCAGGATTATCAAAATTTCTTTCAAATGTTTCTTGCGCCTTTTCTTTTTGATTAAAAGGTATTTGAAAACGATGAATTAATTTTGTCACACTCTGTAATTCTTTTCCATTCAAAAAATACTGGTGTGTATTTTCTTTAAAAGATAAATCTTTGAAATTATTTAATATATAATTTCTTAATGCCTCAACATCTTCTCTTTGATTAATAGATAACCACTTGTCTTTATTTAAAACTTCCATAATACAAAACTATATAAAAAAAATGAGAAAAACAAATGCTCTATTCATCTTTCCCATTTAGTACTATTATCGAAGAAAATGATAATAGGACAAAATATATGATAATACTTTATTTATAAATAACTAGCAAAATTAGGAGTTACACCCCTTCCCCATTTTAAAATATCAAAATTATTCAAATCTTGAAAATGCCCAAAATCATAAAAATTGGATAATTGAAAATCATCACGAGATTGCCATAAATTTTGATACATATCACCTCTGGAAGAATATAAATTATGTAGATGTTCTCCTGCACCATTAAGTTGATCTTTGGTTAAATCTATCCCATCAGGATAAGGAAAATTGTTCACTAAAGTTGCCATATTTGTTTTATATTTATATAGTATAAATATTTATTTTTTTAGAAAATAAGTTATTATTTATATAAATTTAAGAGATGGGAGTTGTTTATTTAATTCATTCAATTGGAACAGAAAATAAAGATGAAAATAATATAATAAGAGCTAATTATAAAATTGGATGTAGTAAAACTAATGCAACTAAACGAAAAGATACTTTACAAACAGGAAACCCTAATGAATTAGAAATTACACATGTATTTAAAACTGAACATCCATTTAAATTAGAAAAAATGCTGCATAATCATTACAAAAATAATCATTTATTAAATGAATGGTTTGAATTAACCAATGAAGAAGTATTAAATTTTATTGAAATATGCAAAAAACATAATAATACCATTATTTTTCTTCTTGAAGCAGAGAATCCATTCTTTTAACAAATTTTTCTTTAAAATCCATTTTCAAAATAAATTCCTTTATTATATCACCATGACATTTTAATGGATGACAATAACATTCAAGATAAATTGTTTCTCCATTTTTATATAATTCATGCAAATTATTAATCAAATTAAAGACATCTTTTTTTGTTCTATACCATTGAGGTAATAATTGTTCATATCTTTCAATAGCTTTGTCCCTACTATCAACAACAAAATGGGCTAACGTTTGTTTATCTTTTATATGAGTAAAAGGATTACCTAAAATACTATTTTTACCTCTTCCAATATAAAAATTATTTTTATCAGATTGATGAGATTCAGTTTTTTTATTATATACTATTATTTGCCCTGACATTTTCTTTTATTAATTTTCTTTAATAAATTATCATATAAATTTTCAAGTTCATAATAAGCTGTATTATAAATGTCATTATACCTTCTAATTACTTCTTTTTTTCCATTTTTATAATTTATAATTAACTTAACAAAAAGAAATCCATCCTCTAATTTCAGAGAAGCTATCTCATCAACATCAAAATAAGTTTTCATATTATTTAATATTTTCATCAACAAAAATACTAAAAAAAATTTTATTTCCCTAATATTCCTTTTAAAAGTTTTGACAAAAAATTAAGAATTATAGTTATTATGTTATTAGATTGCGGTGAATTAGTATTAATTGTATTATCAGGTAAAGATGGTGGTGTTAAAGGTTTTACAACTGTTTCATCATTTATATTATTTATTTCATTACTACTAGAATTATCTGGTATTTCTACTGATGGTTCTTCTTTAATTTCCAAATATGTACCAAATAATTGCTCATCAATTTTTATAAATGTATCTCTAATACATTCTTCAAATATTTTATTAATTTTAGGATCTTTTAGTAATTCAACATCATTCTTGTTATCTTGAAATAAAAATTCAAGTAAAAAAGAATAACAATTAACAGTTATAACAGTGAAATTAGCTGTTTTTAATCCTCTATTTTTTATAGTTGGAAAATCTTTTACTAATTCAGATAACATTGTATTTGCTATATCTTTAGATTTATTATTTCTATCTGTTATATAATTTTCAAAACCAGTTGCTGTCATCCATTGATCTCCCATTCCAGCAGCATTATTATGTAGAGAAATTAATATAAACTCATTTTCCTTTCCTTTGCATAAAGCATTAGTGATTGAAACTCTTTTAGATAAACCTATTTCTTTATCAGTATCATTACTATAATAAACTTCAAAACCTTGTTCTTCTAAAAGTACTTTTATATTTTTACACCTTTCTCTGGACCACATCCATTCATAATGTGATTTATCAGGAGAACATTTTCCTACAACATCATTACCATGCGCTGGATCAAGAACTACTTTCAATTTTCTCTTTTGCATTTTATTATTTTTTTATATCTTATATTAATGGAGCAACTCCTTGTAAACTGCTTAATTGAGCAGTTGTAGCAAGAGAATTTATATTAATTGAGGTTACAGTATTATCATCATTCATGAAAAGATACTGATTTCCACCAATTTTACCAATAGCCATTTGTCCTAATTCAAGTTCAGTGGTTGTTGGTATATTCCCTGATAGTATTAATTTTAAATTTGTTGGGATTGTCATAGCAAAGTTTTTAAATATTATTTCTTGATAAAAAATTCCTGTTCCTGCAAATATTTCTTCAAAATCTATAAACCATAAATAATTTGGACCTTTTCTGCAATATTGTCTTAAATTTTGATAATATACTGGAGCAAATGCTTGAACAAATTGTTGCGGATTAGGAACTTGTACTCCTAAAACAAGAGTTCCACCATCTGCATTTAATTCAAGCCTACTAAATTTATTTTTTGCAAATGCAGGAATAGCATTCGTTATTAAATCTTGATATTTGTCTGATATTTGTGATGTTAAAAAACTAGAGTTACTAAAGCCAGAATTATATGGGCTTGTTCTAACAGCATAAGCAGCCATATTAAAACCTGCATTTGTATTTTTTGAATTATATTCAATAATTATAGCCCTTCCTCTATTAGTTCCAAGTTTTAAATCAGCCACAGTAGAAGTATCATGCCATGTTAATCCAACATTTGATAATTCAGTTTGTAATTGAGCAATAAAGAAATCATCATTATTTGTATTATCAGGAAGTAATTGTTGACTATCTTCCCTCATAAATCTATATAAAACTACTTCACTTGGATTATTTTGCAAAAATGTTTTTACATCTGTCATTACACTTTGAAAAGTAAGACCACCTAAATTATCAACTCCATGATACATTCCAAAACTACCACTACTATATCTAACCCTTAAATCAAGAAATCTAACTCCTACACTTAATTGATCTACTATGGAATAAGTTTGACATTTTGATAAAGAATTAGTTGTATTATATGTAGAACTATCATGAGTACCTGGAATAGATAATTCAGTTAATGATTTGTTGTTATCCAAATAACTCATCCATTTGTTTAATTGTATAGTAGAAATGTCCATATTTATGAGAAACTTTTTTTTCTTTATATAAATATTTTAATTAATAATACTATTTATATAATAGAAATAAATAAATTAAAAAAATAGAAAAAAATGGCAGATTTAGTAAAATTTAAAAAAGGAACTACTATGGCTCCAGCAGTAGGCTCTCGTGATGCAGGAACATTTTATGTAAACTTAACAGATGGTATTTTATCATTAGAAAATCAAGATTGGTATACAGGTGGAGAAGGATTTGTAGATGCAGAAATTACAGTAACAAGTAACACATTATCATTAACATTCACAAAAGCAGATGGCAGCACAGTTGATGTTCCTGTTATAACTGGAATAGATGGAAGTGCAACTACTACTACAATTGCAGGTAATGGAGATATACAAGTTGATGTAGTTTTAGCTCCAGATATGGGATTAAAAGTAGATAGTGGAAGCAATGGTTTAGCAGTTGCTTTATCCACAGATACTGGAAATGCCCTTAAGTTTGGAACTGATGGAGGATTATTTGTTTTACCTTCACTTAATGTTGAAAATGGAGAAACTGTTGCTTTAAGTTTTAATAGCACTACTGATAATTTAACAGCAGAAGTAATTACAAGTGCTACCCCAAACAATGCAGTTGCTTTATCTGCAAATGCAAGTGGTTTAACAGTAGGATTAACACTTGGAGCTAATACAAGTACAGTTGCCTTAGCACAAGATACAACAGGTTTGACAGCTAATGTAATATTAGATTCAGCACAAGGAAATACAGTTGCTTTATCTTCAGCAACAGGTTTAAAAGCAGCATTAAATATAACTACTAGTACAACTAACACAGTCGCTTTAAATCAAGGGGCTAATGGATTATATGGAGATGTAACTCTTGATGCTAATGGTGCTTTAACAGCAGCAGGAGGAAATGGAGTTGCAATATTAATTGATCCATCTACTGCAAATGCAGTGGCAGCTAATGATTCAGGTGTTCTTTTATCAGTAGGAGCTAATGGATTATCAGCAGAATTAATGTGGGGAAGTTTCTAAAAGAAATAAAAATATAATAAAAAAAAGACTGAAAAAATTCAGTCTTTTTTTTGTATTATATTAAATTGATGGAGCTACTCCAAACTAATTACTTCATATATTAACTTCTTTGATTTATTTGAAATTTTCATATTTTAATAGTTTCAAAATATTCTTTATTTAATTCAATACCAAAATAATTCCTATTTAGCTTTTTAGCAACTTTACAAGTGGTTCCAGATCCTAAAAATGGATCAAATACTAAATCTCCCATAAATGAGTAATATTTAATAACTTTTTCAGCTAATTCATCTGGAAATACAGCAGGATGTAGCTTGTTAGCTTTTGGATGAATATACCAAATATTATTAGTTTCATAATCATCCAATATTTTACTTTGTTCAATAATAGATTTATCATATTGTTTCAGATTCCAATCAATTAATTTATCAGTCTTTTTTCTATAAACTAATAAATATTCAGTTATTATATTTGGCTTATAAGTTAATGGTTTTCTACATTGAGAAAATATCCCATTTCTATTTTTTACACTCGCTTCTGGCTTAACCCAGATTATATCATCAATAAATTCCCATCCAATATCTTGTAATAATGGATGTAAATCAAATGGAATTGGATGTCTTGTTGATTGATGAGAACGAGATAATCTCGGAGTTATAACAGGAGAAATATTCAATACAAAAAATCTTCCCTCTTTTGTAATCCTATGAACTTCTTTGAAAACATCTCTTAAAAATTCAAGATATAAATCATAAGTCGCATATCGGGAATAACTTTTGGTATTATAGTAAGGAGGTGAAGTGAAACAAAGATGTATAGTTTCATCATTTATTTCTTTCATAATTCCCAAACAATTCCCATTAATTATTTGATTTTCAAACATGAATAAATTTTACTTTATTTTTAAATACAGGATCTATTTTTAAATCTTCTACAAAATCAATAGGCATTACTATTCTATTTTTAAAAGGAATAATATCCCATTCCTTACCAATATATTCAGCATCTTCATCATAAGTGGCAATATGACTATCTTCATAAACTACAAGCCATATTATTTTAGAAGAGCATTTTTCTTTTTCTTTTCTCCAAAGAAAAACCTTTTCTATTTCATTTAATTTGTTTTTCATTTAAATAATTTAATACTTTGAAAAGACATCTCTCAAAACAAAATTCATATTCATCATAATCTAAAATATAAGTGATTAATATATCAGTTGTTTTCTTATATACATAATCAGAAAACTCTCCAATATTTATAGTTCCATAATATATTTTTTCTTTTTCATCAACTGAAATATTTTCAATTTTTATATCCACATTATATTTTTCTCTTAACCATTTATATAATAATGATTGAGTAGGAGATTCAAATAAGTGAAAAGTACAATCATCATCTTGTGATTTATTTCTCCAGAAAGTTCTTGCATTAAATCTTATCTCTCCTTTTCTAAAACTTTCTGGATGATTCGGATCATTATCATAAACATAGTCCTCACCATATGAAATATAGTTTGTACTGCTACCATTAGTATAGCCCAGTTGTTTTGCTAACTGGGCTACTTCATAACTGATTAATCCTTCTTCCAACATATCAATAAGCATTTACTAAATCATATGCTCTTTGAACTTTCTTGAAAGCATCACCGTCCATAATACTATCAAATTTCTTTTCTTCAGTCTTATAACTTTTATTATTTTGATAATAAGTAGTGAAACCATTAATAACCCATAATCCAGTCCCTCTCCACATGGTTTGCCCAACACCACAATCTATTGTATGTAACATATTTTCAATATTATTTTTACTTTTTGTAGAAATATCCAATTTATCAAGATTATACTGATTTTGAACAAATTCTTTTACTTGAGCAGGCTCTAAAAATGTACCAGCAACAATTCTTTTAACATCATTTTCATTCAATTTAATATCTTCCAATTTTGCTAACTGTGAAGTTAAAGTTTCAATATATACTTGATGTCCTCTTAATACACTCAAAGCCATATTCAAATTATCTGTATTTTTCAAATCCAATTTACCATGAACATTCTTTGTATGCTTAAAATAAATTTTATTTTTAGCTCCTGACAATGCCATATTCAAAGTATTATTACAAACAACTCTTGTTGGAGTAAAAGTAGCAATTACAGCACCTGAGCCATCATGTGCATTGGTAAACAAAATGTAATCTTCAATTATATCATCACTTCCTTTAATTTTAACAGGATTTTGAAATTTTGCACTAACAAAAATTCTTTCACCATTTCCTAATACACCAGCAGTTTGAATATAAGGCTTATTATTCCCAACATTTCCTTCAATTCCATTCAAAATATCCTGAACAAATTCAAATCCTTGAAGATTTTGAACTACTTCATAACCACTTCCAACAACTCCTAAAACATTATTCAAATCTTCACGAACAGTACATTGGTGAGTTTTGATAATATCTTTCATATCAAAAACTTCATTCAATGGTAAACCATTCTTAATTCTTTCAATATCTTCATTAGTAATTCGTAACAGATAATCTTTTCTTACATTATAATTAGCTCTTACTTCATTAATAGCTTCCTCAATTGTCAAATTAGGTTTATTAAAAACTTTACCAAGATTATGCCAAGCAGGTTGTGAAGCTGCACTTACAAAACTGTATTCTCCCTCTCTGTTCTCTAAATTATGTGCCATATTATTAAAAATTTAAATTGTTATTAATTATGGAACAAAGATAAGATAATTTTTTCTATTATACAAATAGAAAATGTTAATAAATTAGATAATATAAAAATTTTAGATTATTTAACATTTCAAAGTAAGCACGTATTTAAGGACTCGAACCCTAACCAACTCATTTGGAGGGAGTTATGCTACCATTACACCAAACACGTATATATTTTGTGCGCCATATCGGAATCCAACCGATGTCCTGACTTTGGAAGAGTCGCATAATAAGCACTATACGAATGACGCATTTTATTTTTTTCTACTACTTTTTCCTGCATAACTATCAGTTTGAGAATGACAATTAGGACAAAGTATTTGTAAATTTTCTATTCTATTATCATATCTATTGCCATTGATATGATGTAGATTAGTCCTGAATTGAACAGGAATTCCATCGTTCAAAGCGATGTGTAATAACCATTATACCACTAATCTATAAATTAAAAAAGGCTTACATACTTTTAATAGTAATGTAAGCCAGAGCCACCATTTGCGAAGGTTATCCTTATATACTTACATACCATTATCAGGAACATTGCCACAGCCTTGTCCAAATTGTTGCCAACCTTGTTGCCCAACTAATAATATGTTTGTATTTTTTTTCATTTTATTTATATAAATATCACATTATTTCAAAAATAATTCATTTAAATAATCCCTTACAACTCTTTCACTCAAAGTAGCAGGTTCAGGATTTATAAATACTCCTTCAAAAGTAATCCTGTGTTCTCTACTCATTGAATCACCCTTTGTATTTGTTTCTTGACCTAATTGTTTTGACTTAACGAAATCTGTGAAATATTGTTGAGTTAAATCATTTACTTTTATATCCCCACCAAACTTCATTGTTACATTTCCTCCTTTATCAACATATTCTGGTGTTGAATCAGGAGCCTTTGATAAAAATGAATCTTGATCAAATTCTTCAGTCCATTCTAAACCTTTTTGATAAAGTTCATTAAAATCCATTTCATTTCCTTTTCTATTAAAATTCAAAACAATAAATGATTTTTCATAAACCTGTCTTTCATCTTCTTCTCCTAAATTTTCAACAAATCCACCATATACAGGAATAAAAGAAAAGCCACTATTTTTTATTGAAGCTAATAATTTTTGATAATTTTCATTATTCAATCTTCTTTGTTCTTGTTTCTGTTGTTCATTCCATTCATTTTCCACTCCTCTACTTGCTGATATAATTATATAACCATTATTAGAATGTTTTCCTAATAATCTTTGTACAGTCATCTCATCAAGTCTATGTAAAGACCATGTATTAGTTGTTGAACCTTTTATTTCAGAAATAAAATTTGGTCTTTCAGAAGTACTTTTTTTTGAAACAGATTCATTAAGAATCCCCCCCCCCTTATGATTACAACTACTTGATACACTTCGTTCTTTTTCCTTTCTATCACTATATTCTTGAAAAGTCTCTTCTTCTTTTCTTTCAAATAAAAACTTTATTTCATCTAAATTCTTCATTACTTTTTTATAATAAATATCTAACTTTTACTTTCTTCTATTATCTCTGAAATAATCTAATAAACTTATATCTTTCCAATTTACCCTTTCATTTTTATTGCTTCTTGAAGTAGGAGCAAACTGTTTAGTTACAGCATCCAAATACAAAGTTGAACTAAAATCATCTCCTTGATAAAATTTATCCCACAATTTCTTAGGCAATTTAGATTGTAAATTAAGTTGACTAATAGATAAATTATCAAAAGAAATTACATTAGCAGTAGTTAGAATATTTAATATATTGTTTTCCCATTCTTTAATATTTTCATTTATTTTATTAGAATGACTATTATAATATTTTATACCTCTTCCAAATTCTTTATAGCCCAATAATAAAAATTTTTTGAAACCAATCTTTCTTAAAATATTTATTATTTTAGTAGAATGCAATCCTATAATTAAATGAGCAACTGAATGTTTATAATTTACAAAAAATAACTCTTTTTCATTCCATTCACATACAGAAGTAGGAATTGATATGCCTAATCCATAAATTAATTTATTATCTATTAAATTTTTTAATAAATCATAATAAAAAACAAGATGATTTTTATTAACTGTTAAATTAGGAATTAAACCTTGTTTTTTACATCTTAATAAAAAAGCAACTAAATTTGGATGTGATAATGGATTACCTCCACCTAGTGCAATTTCAACTCCTTCTGGAATATCAAATAAAATATTACTTAATTCAATTAAATTAGCATGTTTTCCATCTTTATTTGATTCCTCATGACAAAATTGGCACAATTTAAAATCACCATTCTTGGTTATCTTTCCGCCTTCACAATAATTAGTAATTTTAATATCCATAGATGTAGGATAATCAAATAATAATGGTTTAGTTTCATCATATTCCATTACCCTCGTTCCATTATCATATAATGTAATTTCAACATTACCATTTTTGTATGATTTCAATATCTCCATCTCTTAATTTTTTAATATATTCTTCAAGATAATCATATAAACTTATTTCCTTTTTATACCTAGAATGTTCATTTGTTAGAACAGAAAAAGGTAGATAATCAATAAATTCTTTTATTATATTTTTTTGTTGTATTATCGAAATCATATATTATCCATCATAACCATATCTACCAAAAACCACAATTTCATCTCCACTTGGAGTAGTATGTGAATATTGAAATGTTTCAAGATATTCATCATTTTCCCAATCTTTATAAGTTTGAAAATCATAATCATATCCTTCATCTTCTAAATATTCATTCATTTCATCATTAGAAATAAGATTTAATGATAATATTTCATCTAGATTTTTATAATAAACATCTCTAAAAATATATCCATTTGCAACTTTTTTGGCTTTATCTTTAAGATAATTTAAATAATCTTCTTCTGTATATTGCTTCTCTTTAACAGGAACTAATTCATCATTACTTCTGTCAAAAATAAATTCACCTTTTTTCCACTTCTCAAAATCTTCTTTTGATACAATTGTAAGACTATGAGTGCTGGAACTATTCGTTTCAAAAACACTAATTCTAATTTTTTTCATATTATATATTTTTAATTTAATAACACATATTTTGCAATATAATATATTACATATAACCATCCTAATAACCCATGAATAATTACCCATCCAATTGAATGCCATTTCATTCAACTTAATATTACAGCAATAATAGTCCCCCAACCTATACTAAAAGAAAAACAACCACATCCACAACTAACTCCACTATCTTCATTCATAATTAATGATTATCATTATCAATTATTAATATTGAATTTTCATTAAAAATGAAATTATAGAAAAATTCTTTCAATTCTGAATCATTTTTACCTTTAATTTCATCTGCAATCATATCAATAGATTGATGATCAATGTAAGAATCTTCCCAACCTACTTTAAAATTGAAAACAACTTCTGCATCTGTTTCTTCTCTCAAAACTTCTTTAAATAATTCAATAATATTATTGATTTCATCTAATGTAAAACCATAATAATTTTCTTCATTGTCTTTCGCAGCTTCATAATAATAAGTTAAAGCTACTGCAACATAATTTACTTTTGTTTCAGCACCCTCATCATCTTCTAAATACCAACCAAATTCACCACCTTTTAATACAAGATTGTTATTTTCATCTATACAAGATTTTAATCCATATCTATCTTTTCTAAATGAATCTAAATCACCTAATGTAATAGAATGAGAACTTGAACTGTTTGTTTCAAATACAAATTTTCTGATTTTTTTCATATCTTATTTAATTTACAATACAAAGATATGAATAATTTTTTAAATAACAAAACTTTCTTATTTTTGGTGTGAGAGGGGAATCGAACCCCCATAAAAACCTAGAGCCACAATCTAGTGCCTTAACCAATATTAGCTACCCACACAGTGTTCAGTATAAGAATCGAACTTATATTACAAGAATATCAGTCTTGCTTCCTAAACCATTAGAAGAACTGAACATTTTTATTTAATTATTAACCACTTTAGGGTTACTTTTTCTCCATTTAATTATAAATTCAACAACATCTTCAAAATTTACAAATGCAGGATGAGCAAATCCTTCAGGCTCATACCAATTTTGCATCCAACTTGTTTCAGTTGTTGGTAATGTATCATCAGGCAATGTCAAATCTACCACAAAAGTCATCCTCATTGGTTGAAAGCATGACCAGGGTATGTAAGTATCTTCCATTACTCTAACTCCCTTTACAGTTGTAAAAGAACGCTGAATTGTATTACCTTGTTGATTATGAATTGCTCTATCCTGAAAAATATAATCACCATTTTCCATTAAATCACCATTTTCATCTGGTTTCAAAGCATTTACTCTTTTTTCTTCTACTTCATCCAAATCAAACTCTGGTTTTTGAAAAAAATCTTTATAACTCATTTTTTAATTCTATTTCTTTCACGTTTATTTCTACACATTTTACATATATTTCTATTTTCATCTCTTTTTCCTTCTCTTTTATATACAAATTCTATTATATCTTTTTCTATTCCACATTTATTACAAACTTTGCTTTTTATTGTATTGACAAATTTTTCATGTTTAATTTTATTCAGTTTTAACAAATGTTCTTTTAAGCCATAATTATACTTATGAACATTATCAAAATGATTGTTTTGTAATGTTTCCACTTTTAAATTATTCAATCTATTATCACATTTACATCTATTTCTATGTGAAACCACTAAATTATCTAAAATCTTAGTGGGGTTAAAAGATTGAAAGATTAACCTTGAAACATTTATAGATATACTTTCATTATTTATAGTAAAGGGACAAGTTAATCTATCATCTTTACCTAAAACCTGTTTCCTAATTTTACTAATTACTATTCTTGTCCCAACTCCATTACTGACTTCTCTTTCACAAGTTTTTATCCTCCCCATATTGGATACTTCATAATAACCATCAAAATCATAAGCATCTACCCATATTTCACCTGGTAAATTATTAATATCTAAATTATTATAAACTAATTCTATCTTTTTCATACCATTTATTTTAATGATACAAAGATAAGAAAATATTATCTAATATCAAAATTATTCAAGTTAATAAATGCTAAATAAGTGGACCTATGGAGAATTGCACTCCAATAACCACCTTGCAGGGGTGGCATAATAGCTATTATATGATAAGCCCTTAATTTAGAGCTGTGTGAGGAAATCGCATCCCCATTTTTGGGTTACAAAGCCAATGTAATACTCTTATACTAACACAGCATTTATTTTTTGAATTCAGTGTTGGATTCAAACCAACGAAAAATAGATTTGCAGTCTACCCCATTATCACTCTGGCAACTGAACATATTGTACTTCAAGTAGGAATCCAACCTACACTTCTGTTCCCAGAAACTTGAGCCTAAATCAAGCGGGTCTAGCAATTCCCCCATTGAAGCATTTAATTTGTGGGATAGGCTGATACCGCCTCAAGCATTTCTGGTTTTTCAGACCAGCACATAAACTTCTATGTTACTATCCCTTATTATCTTGCGGAAGAAGTAGGATTCCAACCTACGGAACTCGAAAGTTCACAACTTTTCAAGAGTTGTACAATAAAGCACTCTGACATTCTTCCGAATTTATTAATTTTATCATTTCTTTTGTATGAACAGGTAAACCAATTTTTTTACATCTTTTTCTTATCATATTATCGGATACTCCATAATATTTACCTACTTGTAAGAATGACCCAAATTTTTTAAATTTATTTATTAATTCACATCTTTTTTCATATAAATCATTCTTAACTTCAATATTTAAAATTTTTATTTCAAAATTTTTTTTCAACAAAAAATTTACATCATCTATACATTGTCTTTTATTACACCAATTTCTAAATGTCCCTCTATCAATTTTTTCTTTTTTACATAATTCTACAAGTGTTGTATAATTTTTTATATAAGATAAGATTTTGTTTTTAGTTGGAATATTATCATCAATACTTTTATTATAGCAATTGATTGAACAATACTTTTTTTGTGTATCGTTTAACTTTTTCTCACATATTCTGCAAAATCTATCTTCTCTTATTTTATTATCTATATTTTTCCCACCATAGTTATGTGTTTGAGAATGACAATTGGGACAAAGTACTTGTAAATTTTCTATTCTATTATCACTTGTGATACCATTTTTATGATGCAATTGTAAAGAAATTTGTTCTCCATTCCATTTACTTATTCCACATATTTCACATTTATTTTCCTTAATCCCTTCTTTAATTAATCTTTTCTTTAATTTATTTACATTGGTGTATGATGAATTTTCAACCATAATTTCTTGTAACGTATATCGCTTTTTATTAGAATTTTGTGAAACTCTTTTAAAATGAGATATATCTAAATTATTGTTTTTTATTATTTTTTTTATTGTTATATAATTACCATTAGTAACAGATATATTTAACTTTTTACAAACCTCTGAAATACTATTACTCTCTTTTATTATTTTAATAATTAATTCTTCTCGTTCCTTTATCATAATATTTACATTTATATATAAATATCGCATCGAACTAAAAAAGTATAGTTATTAAGAAAAATATTTTTATGTGGATTAGGCTGGACTCGAACCAGCGAAAGCCCGAAGGCGAGACAGTTACAGTGTCTTGGGATTGCCACTACCCAACTAATCCATAATAATTTATAATTAACCAACAATTTCAAAGAACTTTTGCGGAGAGCAGTGAACACGATTCACATACATTTAATTGTACAACTCGCTTAGCAGGCGGTTCCTACACCTTATAGGTTTACTTTCCATATAAATTAAAAAAACCTGAAACTTTTCTTTTTTATAGATTTGTTTCAGGTTTATCCTTGCCAGGTTAAGGTAATTCTTTTTTTAACTTGAAACAAAATTATCATAAAAATGATAAGTACAAAAGGATGTTGTACCAGCAAAACTAATCGCTGATGAACTTCCAAGACAATATGTACTACTAATTTGTTTCATTTTTTCTATTTTTTTTAATTTAACTTTTCAAATTTACAGGAAAGAATAGGATTTGAACCTTTTCAAAAAATTTTTACAGAATTTTCTTTTAACCATTTAACATTGCTGTATCTTTCCTTATTTTTTTCAGAAAACACTTTTTTTCTCCCATTGAAAATTGAAAAAATGCTGTATGTTTTCTATTTGTTGCGGTGATGGGATTTGAACCCATGTGACATTCTGGTTATGAGCCAGATGAGGAAAGCCAGACTCCTCCACACCACGATCTATTTTTATATCTTATAAATATCTTATTACTCTACAAAATTACAATTTATTTTTTAATTATCCAAATTTTTTATGTTAATTTTTTTGTTTGTAGAAAATTCATAAAGAAGAAAGAAAAAACAAAGTATAAGTAATATTTTTAATCCATCACCTAATGGTGCTTGCTGACCAATTCCATCACCATTCCCTGGTCTTCCACCTGGATCTGATGCTCTGAATAATCCACCATAATTATCTTCTGTATTTTCAATTTTCTCTACTTTTTTTTCTCCAAATAAACCTGTACTATTCTCAATTACATCACTTTCACTTTTTGTTTTATAAATAGCTGCTTGACTTATGTTCATTATGAAAAATAATGATAATAAAATAATAATTCTTTTTTTCATTTTTATACTTTTTTGTTGTATCTATAAATAGATAATTATATCGCAAAAGTACAAATTATTATTGAATATACCAAATTTATTCTTTTCATCTTTTACAATACATAAAATGATTTTTATCACTTTTTGATAATCTACAAAGAAAGATAGAAAGAATTACCACATTCTATACACTTACAATAAATGTCCTCTTCTTTATTCAAAATATCTAATTCATATTTATCTAGATAATAATCAAAACTTTCTTGGCAACATGGGCATTGAATGTAAATACTACCTTCTTCTTTTATTTTCTCTAAATTTTTTATTTCATAAATAAAACTCATTATGCTATTTAATTTGAATTAAATCACCAGAATCTTTTGATTTTCTAATATATCTCATTAAAAGAATAGCTTTTTCATCTACAATAAATGTAGTTGAACCAACATCTTCTTTATCATTCATATCTACACAAAATTGATATGTAGTATTTCTTTCTATATCATCTACCCTATAATACAATCTCCCTGCAATAGCATGAGTTAATTTAGCTCTTTTACTATTATCAATTACATCTTTAATACTAATTTCTTTCATAATTTTCTATCTTTTTCAAAAAATGGGCAATTTTTCTTTATTAATAAACCTCTACATATATGTAAAGCTGTATATCCCAATGATACTAAAACTTGATTTTTTGTTGCAACAATATATTCACCAAGTTCATTAACACAATAAAAATTATTATTAAATTCACTTGCAAATTTACAACCTATACAATACTTCTTACATTTATTTTTGTTATCCCAAAACATTTTTTTTTATTTTTATAGTTCCCCCACCAGGAATCGGACCTGGTTCTTCTGTTTAAAAGACAGAAGCTCTAAACCATTGAGCTATGAGGGAGTAATATCCTTATTCCCAACCTCACAGCCCATATTAACTGTGAGGTCAGCTACATTTTCGTTTTATTTTTAATTTATTACTCATATTATTTTCACTTATAATTCTTTTCAAAGTCCCTTTAACTTTTTTAATTATAGTCGGATAAACAGGATTTGAACCTATGATCTCCTGCGTCCAGGGCAGGCGGGAACGACCGAGCTTCCCTACTATCCGAATTTTGTCTGAGTAGAGAGGCTCGAACTCCCGACATCTTGGTCCCAAACCAAGCATTCTTCCTACTGAATTACACCCAGAAATAGCAGTCTATAAGGGAGTTGAACCCTCGCCACCAGATTGACAATCTGGCATCCTAACCGCTGGACCAATAGACTATTTTTGCAGAAAGTATTGGATTTGAACCACATCTCCTTCCCACTTGGAAGGCACACTTACCAGATTATGCTATACTCTCTATTTTTGCGTACCCAGAAGGGATCGAACCTTCGTAGTCTTGATTAACAGTCAAGTGCATAAACCACTCTGCCACAGGTACATATTTGTAGCGCATAGGGTAATCGAAACCCTCTCCTTCGGCTGAAAACCGCCTGTTCTACCACTAAACTAATGCGCCATATATTAAAAACACAAAACCCTGATAACTTTTTTAATTTTGCTATCAGGGTTTGTGGAACGTATATTTGAGTAAATGTTACATATATACACAAAATCCTTTTAGCAAATTATTATCATCTTCAAATGGTTTTTCATTTGAATTACAATTACTATTGGGTTTATAACTAACCTCAACAAAATTATTAATATGTTTACTAAATTCTCTCATTTCTTTTTTTTCTTTTTTTAAGCATCTGTTCCCATTGCTTTTTTTGTTTTTACTTTTTATTTATGGTTCAATACCCATTTATAAGTTTTTTAATATAAATATACTATTATTTAAAAAATTATCAATATTTAATAAAAAATAATAGGTCATTGCACTTTTTCAAAGGAGTATATACTAATTTCAAACGTTACCCTCTACTCATAGATATATGACTTACTGCCTATTACTCTAAACTATATTTTACAGTGCCAATATTCAGTACCTGAATCTATCAATAAAACATAATTTATAATGCAAAGATACAAATTTTATTTTTAATGACCAAATTTTTTATGTTAAAAATTATTGATAATTTTCTGTTTGTATTATACCAAACTTTGAGAAATATCTTAATGGTCTCCATTTATGTTGATTTACATAAAATCCCCACTTATGATATGCTTTTCCTTCAAATAACAATGTCCATGCACCTTTTTTTGGAATACTCAAGTAATGTTGTTCAGTTGCTTTTGAAAACCATATTGATTTCTTCATATTGAAGAAATTTTTCCAAGAATTAAAAATACCTTCAACTGGATACTCTACAGTATTTGAAATAAACTTTCTCTTTATTGAAGATTCTGGTGGTAATTCAACTTCAAATAAATGAGTTGGAGGTAAATTTTTCTTCCACATAAGAGGTTTAACATTTGTATATTTTCCTTTTAATACAATGCTTAACAAATCACTTGAATGATCATGAAAATATCTATTATCATCTGATTTAATCCAATGATGTATTCTCATTGAATATCCAAAAAATATAAATGTCCACCTTATTAAATATGGATTATCGTTATAACCCAACTTTTCAGCCCATCTTATTTGGAATATCTTAAACTTATCAGTGTTATTTGAACCTATCATTTTCTTTCTAAATAAAGTCTTTTGACTAGTTTGAAATAAACATCTTTTTTATCCTTTCTGGTATATCTTGAACAATTATGTTTCTTTGAACAAGAATCAAACATATTTTTTTCTTGATAACAACCATTTAGAATTACAATCCATTTAGATTGATTTCTAAATTGACAATAAAAACATTTGTTATAAATAACAGATTTGACTTCAACTATATTTTTTCTATATTTAAATCTTTCACCAATTTGTCTTTCTCTTAATGTTTTCATATCAATTTAATTTTTTTTGTCAAGAGGGTGGGAATTGAACCTCAATTACTCATTCTACTTCAAGCATCATAACTTGCAAGGTTTGCAACCCCATTCAGTTTGTATTCACTTTTTTCAAACTTTCACAGCACACCATTCAGTCTTGTTTAAGAACATTAAATTGCAATTTTACATTCCGACTGCGCTCTGCCATTAAGCTACCTCTCGTTATAATTTCAAATAACACTACAAAGATAAGAATTATTTTTGAGTTACCAAAATATTTTGTATTAAAAAAACTTAATATTCTTTTTTTAATAAATCTCCAAAAGTAACTCTTTTATTTTCTCTTCCTTTATACAATACTTCTACAAGTTCTTTTTGCTCTTTAACTGAACGACTACCACCCCATTTTTTTCTATCCTCATTTGTAAATCCAATTTCCTTATATTTAATTGGTTTTACTTTATTTAGATGTTTCTTTCTACTGGTAATATGTATCTTTCCACATTCTTTACAAGAATAAGCATATTGTTCACTATTATTTTTCTTTTTATCCCATACTGATAATACTTTATTTGCTTCTTCAAATGTATTATATGATACTTTATCTCTACATTCAAATTTACTTTTCATTTACATTCTTTCACTATCATTTAACCCAATCCCACCTAATGATACTGAAATAGCTTTTTGTTTAGATTCAGTTGAAGAATAATTATTATCTCCACCACAATTCCAACCATATATTTCCAAAGGATAAGGTTGATTATTAAATAGAATATCAACTTCGGCTTCTGGATTAAATAATTGTAATTTACTTATTAATTCTTTTACCTTTATATTCATTCCCAATTTTTTAATAAGTTAATCAATTCTCTATTCGCTAATATTTTGGATTTATTATTAAATAAAAATTTCCATTCTTCAACTTCTTTGGTATCATATTTATTCTTAATTTTAACTTCATTTAATTCATCAATTACTTTAAATTTGAAACCATTCCATTTTAATACCATTTCTTTCCATTGCTGGTCATCTAATTCATCATCTAATCTATTAATACAACTACTCATTTTTTCTATTTATTTTGCTTTCTGGGGGAGATTCAAACTCCCAACTTTTCGGGTAGAAGCCGAAGGTTCTATTCAATTGAACTACCAGAAAATGTGGATGAGAATAGCAGGCTCGAACTGCTGACATAAAGTTCCCATTTTTAAATATTGCTGAACATTTCTTATTCAAGAAACTTTTTATAATACCTTTGCTCTACCAACTGAGCTAATTCTCATCGTAGCTATGACAGGACTTGAACCTGTACCTCCTTTACAGGAGAGGGGATTTTAAGTCCCCTGCGGCTCCCAATTACGCCACATAGCCATATAAAATTAACAATATAATAAATATAACATTCCTAACATTACTAAATAATGTAGCATTTGGTCAATACCAACAACAGTCCAATAAATATCTTTTGATGGATTCAGATTATATTTATTATTTAGAAACCATTTAGAAATATCAAATACAAAATGTGTTATTAGTTCTCCAAAAAATATTACTACAAGAATAATATAAAACCATATTGTATTCAAAAAACCTGGCATATTTCCTATTGGAATAATCCAAGATGAAATTAAAATTGCAAATATTTTATACAGAGATACAATACTTGAATGTAAAAATATCCAATTTCCAGATGTATTGGTTTTATTAACTTTTGCATTAACTACTTTTTGATGAAATGGAACAAATTTACTCCAATCTCCAATAAAATGAGCTAAAATTAATAATCCTAATGTTAATAATATTGAATATAACATATTATATAAAAATTAAAAATAAATCTTTACCTTTCCCAACCATAGCTACCCGATACTCCAAGCGGACTACGCAAATTCTTCTCCTTTGCCCCTCATTTGTACCACTATACAGATTTATGTACACCTTGATGTAAAGATTTATTTTATGATATCAGGAAAGAGAGTTTTTAGAGAAGTACTCATTTCTTTGAGAGTTGTTTTCCACCTATTTTAGATGAAAGCTCTCTTCCTCATAGTAAAATTGTAAATAGAATTTTAATTCAATTTGCTGTACCTTTCCTATTGTTGGGGGAGAAGGGATCGAACCTTCGACCTCCAGGTTATGAGCCTGGTGAGCTACCACTGCTCTATCCCCCGATTTAATTGTTGGAACTGGGGGATTTAAACCCACGGCCCTCTGCTTGTAAAACAGATGCTCTAAATCAAGCTGAGCTAAGTTCCAATAAATTAAGGTAAATATAACTTACCATAAAGTCAGGGTCTAATCCAATGAAAACTACCCTAATAAAAAAAAATGTTCCAGAGGTTTTATAACATTCATGACTATATATAAAACATGTTAGATATGTAGTTATATTACATGTAAGGACTTATATTATCATTCAACACTTCCCTCACCTTGGTATTGAACTATTCACTTTAACTCAGTGAACCCTATCTTTTTATTTCAGAAAACACTTTTTCTTTCCTATGGTTGAATTGATAAAAAATGCTGTATGTTTTCTTAATCCTCTTCTCTGCCACTTATTTTAATCTAAATAAGAAATCTTTGAACCCCTGGACAGACTCGAACTGCCGACCCCTTCGTTAACAGCGATTTTGATTGATATTGCTGAACATTTCCTACCCAGAAAACTTCATTTTAAGTACTCTAACCAACTGAGCTACAGGGGAACCTTATCTAAAAAAATGAATAAAGCTGTACATCTCTCACTACATTTATTTGAAGTATCATGTTCTTACTCAGTTATCACTTCAACACTAATTCATTTGAATTACACTGCAAAGATATAAATTTATTTTTTAATTTCAAAGTATAAAATGTTAAAAAAATATAATTAATCAATATTTATTTCAATAAATAGTAGAAAGTATGTGTAATTGTAAATCCAAACCACAAGTTCAACAAAGAACTACTTCACAAATACAAAAACCAATTCAAAGACCTTTTGTAAATAGAAGTGGAAACAGACGTGTAATTATTAGACAAAAATAATTTATTGTCCTGCATAAGAACTTTTTAATTTTCTTTTTTCTGCTCTTTCAGCAGCAGCAAGAGCTTTTGCTTCTTTTTCTTCTTCCTGTATCTGTCTGATAACAGCATATCCATTAAATATAGATAAAACTGCTGGTTCTCTATACTTCAAATAAATTGTTTCATTTAAAGAAGTACCATTATTACCACCAATAGTAATTTTATCTTTTTCTGAATCATATTCAATAGAAGCGAAAGCAGATGCTAAAATCAATTTTTTATATTCATCTGTTAATCTTTCAAAAGCTAATTCATAAACAGTAACAAGTATTGTACCTTCTTCCTGTGTTAAAAAATCAGTAACAGGATTGCCTTTTGAGATTTTTACTATTGATGGAGATTTTGGACTACCAGCATATTTAAAATTTAAACCCATAGAAGCAAGACCTGGAACTTCATCTTTCATAACTTGTTCACATAATTCTTGTATGTCTTCTGACATTGGAAATAGTTTCATTTTTTATAATATTTAAAATTTATAGTACAAAGATAATTCCTTTTTTTCTTATTTCAAAATTTATAGAAAAAAATATTTCTTTATTAAATAAATCACTTTCCAAATATACACATATTTATATTAAAATAATAATATTTCAAATTAAAAAGTTATGGCAGTAAAAAAAGGAAATTTTGAAATTGTAATGGAAAAAAGAAAAAAAGAGTTAATTGGAAGAATAGAAAAAGGAGAAGAAGTGATATCAAAAAGAGAATTAACAATATTAAATGAAGAAGATAAAGAGAAATATGAAAAAATAATTGAAAGAAGGCAAGGATTGGCAAGATATTATAAAAATAAAGAAAAACTTATAAAAGAAGGTGTTATAAAAAGAAAAAGAGGAAAATATCTAAAAACTTATGTTTGTGATGAATGTGGGAAAGAATTTAAGTTGAAATACTTAAAAAAAGGAAATGAAGTGAAATTTTGTTCAAATGAATGTAAACGTAAATACCTTGTAAAGCTAATGAATGAGGCAAGAAGAAATGGCTTTCATATTGAGAAAAAGAAAAAATCAGAATGTAAATATAGAATAATAGTTACATTAAATGGTAAAGAAAGGAAAAAACTTGGTAGATATTTTGATAAAAAAAGTGCTATTAATGATTATGATAAATTTATAGAGGATAATAAAAATATCATTGTATCTAAAAAATATTCTCAAAGGAATGATTGGGAACGAAAATATGAAATATTATTATTAAAATTGAATGAAGAGGATTTAGAACACTCAAAATTTCCAAATGAATATGGAAAATTAATTGAAAATATAGTTGAAGCTACTCACGATTTAGATAAAACTGAATGGGGTAATAAAAAAAGAGAAATAAAAAAGTGGATTATACTAAATAAGCAAATATATAATTATGAAGAAGATTATCATGTATATGGTTATAATTCATTTAAGAGAGATGGAAATAGGAAAAATATAACTTTCATTTTAGATAACCTTATACTAAATAATAATGAATCAAAACAAATATCTATCTATAAAAATAAACTACTTATAAAAGATGATGATCATATTTTTGATATGATCATTGGAACAAATAAAAATGTTATAATTGATTTATACAATAGAATTGAAGAAATATGTACAAAGAAAAAAATAAATTACATAACCTTTTTGGGATTTAGTGATGGGCCATTAAGTAGCGATTTTACAGAAAAATTAATTCAAGAAAAAACAGGATGGGATATATCAAAAATAAAAAAATGTATGTCATCCAATTAAATATTTATAATAAAAATAAGCACATGAAGAATATAATTAATGAAATAACAAATTCAGTTTTAAGAAAATTAAATGAAGAAGAATTTTATAATGATAATAAAATATATTCAACTCCTAATTTAAAATTAGCTGAATTGATTTCCAATGCAATAAAATCAGAGGCAGATGCAATAAGAATTTATTTGAATTTACTACAATATACAAATGATGAAGAAGATATTAATATTATACAAGAATTAATTAGTGATGAAGAAAATCATAAAAAAATGCTTGAAAATATTATGAAAAAATATAATAAAATTCCATCAGCTAAAGACTAAGTATTTCTTTCATTTTTTCTTCTACATTATCATTATAATTTATATAATATAAGGAAAGGTTGTTCTTTTCACATAATTCTTTCTTAATTCTGTCATTATTTTGAAGAATATTAAGTTGCTTTATACCTCCAAACCATTTTCTTTCTTCAAAATGTTGTCTTCCTTGACATTCAATAGCAATATTATAATCTGGAAGATAGAAATCTAATTCTAATAACTTTTTATTTTTTAACCATTTAAATTTTCTATATTCATAAAAATATAATATATTTTTACTATTTAGAATCTTTTCAACAATTATTTCTATTTTAGATTTTTTACAATGAGGACATCCTTGCCCTGCCATATGTGCATTTGGAAGCTGCCAAAATTCATTATTACACTTTTTACAAAAAATACATACTTTTGCATTTGAATCTTTATAGTTTACTTTAGAATAATCATAAATTCCAACATGTCTTTTATTAGCTAGCTCAATCCATTCATCTTGTGTATATTTTATACCCTTATTACATTTAGGGCACCCTCTATGTTGTGTTAAATGTGTGTGATTAGTAGGAGATTGCCAAAACTCACCATGCTCAGGACAAATAATACATACTTTAGTATGAGCATCAATATATTTAACTTTACTATAATCATACTTATTTCCATGTATTCTCTTTGCTTCTTCTATCCATTCTTCTGTCGTCCATTTATACTTTTTTGAACATTTAGGACAATTATTTTTTCCAACAATATGATTATTTGGTTGCATCCAAAATTCTCCATGAATTGGGCAAATTATACAAACTTCAGAATGCTTTTTTATATAGTTTACTTTAGAATAATCATACTTATTCCCATGTATTTTTCTAAATTGTTCAATTATTTGCTCTTGTGTTAAATTTTTACTCATATTTCAAAATTATGATATTCCCATTCATCATCTGTCATGTAATTAATAAAATCGAAATTATTTTCATTAACAAGAAATCTTGCATAATTATCTGAATCAAAATATAATGGATAACAAGTGTATTTATAAGATATTTCTTTTCCTATAGGAATATTTCTACTTTCACTTCTTTTCACTCTTGGATAGCATTGATCATATCTATCTACCAAATATCTATTAAATTTTTCTCTTTCTTTTATTGTCATAAATTAATCAATATATTCATTACCATTTTCATCTACCTTAATTTCTAATCCTTTATCATCACTCTTATAAAGCATAAATTTAATTCCAGCAAGATGCATATTTACTTCTTCCTGCGAAATAAATTTAGATAAAGGAATATTAGGGTTAAATTTTTTGAATAAAAATTCATCCAATTTTTTCAATTTATAAGATGGTAAACCAATTCTAATTTCCATATTTGATAAATCATATTCATCAAATTTTTCATTCAATACTGTTGCAATTTCAAATATATCTTTTTCAGTGGCAAAATACTTTTTCATTATCCGAATAAATTAAAAAATTTATTAACTCTTTGTTTCCATTTATATAACTTATCTACTTTTACTTTTTTTGGAATTAGAATTTCACTTTTTATTTGTTTTCCTAAATCAGTATTTCTTAACTGATAAATAAAACCATTCATTTCACTTTTCAATTGATTTTCAGATAAAAGTTTATCTCTATCCAACCCTTTTAATTCTTCCAAATAATCAACCATTTTTAATCATGTAATATTTGTTTAGAAGAAGATAAATTTATCTTTTCAGCAATATCAGAACTATCTACATATTCATAATTAACTTGTTCAGATTTTACTTCTAATGATTCTTGAAATGAATGAATTAAATAAACTAATCCTGCACCAATAAAACCATCTAATACTATATAAATTAATTTATATAACCATGTTTCTGGAAAACCATTAATAGTTAATAACATTGTAAATTTAATATTGGATAATACAAAAATATTCAATGCTGACAAAAATGCACTACTCCAAAATCCCATACAAAAAATGCAAGACAAAGCATCCTTTAATCCAACAAATTTAAATAACCAATATAAAGGTTTTAATATTGGTGGTTGTTTAAATACCAACATAAAAGCAAGTGAATATGCTAACAACCCAAATATTATGAGAATAATTAAATCAATCATTTTTTTTACTTTAATAAATTATTTTTGTTCCTACTAATACAGATAGTTTCTTTTGTTTAGATAAATTTGATTTTACAGAAAATTGTTTATTTTGAATATTATCAATTAATTTCTTTTTAACATCAGTTTTAATATTAACATTCTTCTTACAATTACAACCCATATTTAATCTGTTTTAACAGAACTATTATCTGTATTAATAATTTCTTCTTTTTCAGTTTCAACATTCTTTTTTCTTTTTTCTTTATACTTAAATGTTAATGTTTTCAATTCATTATATTCTAACTTACCAAATAATTTTGTTAATTCCTCTATTTTTAAAGTTAATAAATTCCTTTTTTTTTCAATAGAAGAATTAATATCAATTATTTTTTCAGCATGTTTTATTAAGTCTATAAAACCAATATCTTTTGATGTACTGAATAAATAGTAAATTTCATTATCTCCTTTTTGTTTAACACATTTAATTATTTGTTCATTTACAGGAACATTATTAGGAAACCCAAATGTAGTATAAATAAAATTTGGAGAATCTGATTTAAAATCAATTTCAATTCTTGTAAGTATTTCATTTACCCCATTAATATTAGTATTTTCTTTTTTCATTCCAAGAAAACGATTCCCAATTTCCTCAATATGTTTTTCTAAACTATCCATAATTCTTTAGTATTTCATTTAACTTTTCTTTTATATTATCATTATAGTTTATATAATATAAAGGAAGATTATTTTTTTTGCATAATTCTCTTTTAATTTTATCTCTTTCTATTCTTTTATTTAAACCATTACTATCTTTTTTTTCATTCACTATTAAAATTAAAATCCTTTTATTAAACAAGTTATAAAATATGAAATTGCTAAACCAACAAATAAAAGTCTTAGAAATGGTATTTGATAGGGGATTACTCCATTTTCATTATATACTTTTCCATCCATTATTTCTCTGTTCTTTAATATTTGTTGTACAAATAAATATCCTTCTTTTAATAAAAAAAGAATTGAAAATATGAATACAAATATGTTTATTTTTTCTACCATAAAATTATCTTTTACTTTTAAAAATAAAAAAAGACTTGAATTAATCAAGTCTTATTAATATAAACTTTTAAATATTTTATTTAATATTATATTGAGCTCCAATACCAAGATAAATATCTGGTTTTTTATTAATAAAACCATATCCAACACCTACTTGTGGTCCAAAATGAAAATTGCTCCAAAAACTATTTTTCTTTTTAAAAACAACAAGAGGTTCTATAGGAGATTGAGATTTTGAGCTTATATATGTTTGATAAACATCATCATAAAGTTTTTTATTAACAATAGTGAATGTATCACTTAATTGAAAATTAAAACCAATGCTATCAGGTTTCTCTTTCGTATATACGCCTATATCATAATTAAAATATTGATTTTGATTGGAATATAAAAATTTAACAATACTGTCATTTTCTATTTTTTGAGTAGGCTCTTTTAATACAGTATCTCTTTTTACTATATATTTATATTGAATAATGGATTCAACATTTTTATCATCTTTATATTTTTGATATAAAGAATCATTTATTTGTTTTAAATCAGATATTTGAGAAGCCTGATAAGTAATTGTAGCTCCATTTTCTTGATCTATTTTATATATATTATCTTTTAATGTATGAACATTATTCCAATAATAAAATAATAATGCAATTAACCCAACAATTAGTACCCATTGTAAAATGTCAGTTATCTTATGAGTATTATTTGAAGTAGTTGATGTAGTATCACTCATTTTTATTTATTATAATATTTTATTTAGGTATTGGAATTCCTTCCAATAATGAAGTAACATATGAAATAACTTTCGTAATATTTTTATTAATTAAGTTTTCATCTAATGTTTCTTTATCAGATTCTATTAATAATATACCAGTAGGTAAACTTATACCTTCTATTTCATAAAAATAAACAGATTTTGCACCAGCTCTTATCAATTTATCTGTCATTCTAGAATTATTATTTGTTGATAAATCAGGAATGAAAATAGAACGATTTTGTCTTAATTTAGCTAAAAAATCACCATAATCTCCTGTTCTTTGATAATAAAAATCATCACTTATATACCCTATAGATAAATCACTATTATTAATTTCTTCATAAGTTGAACTAAAATAATAAAAAGGTAATTTATTAACATTTTTAGTACTATTATGAAATTCTAATATTAAAACTCTAGAAGCATTAACATCAATTCTTAATTGACTTAATAAGGATGGTATTAAAACATCAGCTTTTTTTCTTTTTTCAATTCCATCTATTTCTTCTTTTTTATTAGCTTCATCAATTCTAGTAAATTCTTCTTTAACCATTTTTGATGGTGGATTAATTATTTCTCTAATTGCAAATACATATACAAGAAAAGCCATAGTAGCAAAAAGCAAAGTATTTTTACCATATTTTCCTATCGCTTCCATTAAAGAGGTAATTATATTTTTGTTTTTCCCAATAACTTCTCCAACATTTTCCATACTAATTAATTTTGGTTTTTTAAATTTATATCAATCATTTTTTTTGGAAATTTCTTTAACTTTTTGAATGAAATTTCCTATATTTTGTTTCTCACTAATTCTTTCTTGTTCATTCAAAGATTTTGTTGTATCTGAAGAATTATAATTCCATAAATCTTTCATTCTTGACATGTTTTCATTTAATTTCTTTTCATTTTTATATTCAAGAATAACAGCTTTTTGTTTCAAATTATTGTTCCATTCAATCAAATATTCATTTTCAGAAGCATCTTTCATATAAAACTTATTGCCATTAACTTTATATTCTTCTGGTATTAATGAAAACATATGACTTTCACATACAAAATTATCTTTTTTAAAATTTAATCTTTTTAATTTAGATTCAAATTGTTGAGAACTGTCATCTTTAACATCTATATATATAATTTGAAGATTTTCTCCATTAGTATTATTAGAACCAGAACCTGCATTTTGTATTAAATTTGGATAATTCTTTTTCAACCATTCAGCATATTCAAAAAGTCTATTTCTTTCATCAAATCTTACATTAGCACTTACATCAAATCTTCTTTTACCTGATGCGAAATCAGGAGGTGTTACATTATTTAAATTAAAAGGAATATTTGAACCCTTTAATATATTAAGTATCTCTTGATACTTTTGCACCATTGATTGATTATTAGTTTGCATTTCATTATTTCCAAAACCCCACTCATTTAAAATTCTACCTTCTTTCAATTTTTTATTTTCTGTTTGCATATTATTATTATTATTTTGTATAACTCGATAATAGCCTGAATTTATTCTATCATTAACTTCTCTTGTTGAATCACCTGACATTTCATCATATTTCAAATCTTTATAAATAACTTGACCATTTTCTATTTTTGTTATTAAATATTTACCACCATATTCAGGGGTTTCCAATATATCACCTACACTATAACCAGCAGGTTGTACATTTGGTGTTCCTTGTGAAAAGTTAGTAGCTACATCTAATTCTCTTAATATCTTTTTTTCTTGTAAGGCTTTTTTGAAATTTTCCTTTAATAAAGAATATTTTTTATTTGAAGATTCATCAATAAAATTAAGTTTTGTTTTATCCTCATTTAATCCTGTTAATTTCAGTTTTAAATTATGTTTTGTTTCAGTAAATATTTGACCAATCTTAACTTTATTTTCATGAACATGATATGCTTTTAATGCATCTTCTGCACTTTCTTTTGAATCATAAGTTTGTGGCCAGAGTTTACCAGTTTTATTAGATACTACTCTCCAATCATTTCCAACTTTTCTCACACAACTACCATTGCATTTACCTTCATTAACTGATTCAAAAGCACTTTCTTTATTTTTTGGTGTCCCTGTACCAGTGGCTATTTTATCACCAAATTGGACAAGTGATTGATTCTTACCACCAATTCCAAGGTTATCATTATCAAACTTATTCATTTCTTCTGCTTTTTTTAAAAATTTTTTATTACCTTCTGTAGATACCCCACTTTTATCATCAATATCTTCTTCCAAATCAGAATTTTTACCCATTATTTGAGCTTGAACTCTTTTTTTAAAAGGTTCTCCAACAGGATTAGTATATTTTAATCTTTCCATACCCATATTATCTCTATCAGCGGCTGTTTGAAAAATACTATCTTCAACAGAAGGATTTCCAGTATCTTCTGTTAATCCACCATCAAAATCTTTTGCTCTTTTTTGAGCATCTTTATAAGATTCTGTATTATTTTTTTTATTATCTTTCTCAACATCTTTACCAATTACAGGTTCAAATTCTTCAATTGATTCTGCAATGATTTTTCTCAATTGTTCTACATTATATAATTTATTCATATGAATATTATTGTCATTTTTTTATTTAATATGGTCTTAAATATCTATTTTGTACAGTTAAAGGTAAACTTACCATAAGTTGTTGATACATTAATTTATTTATTTTATTCTTATCAATTTCCTCTTTTTCATATTCCTCATCAATTTCTTCTTTAACTTTACAAAGTTTATCTAAAGAAGAACCCTGTATATCATAAAAATTACTTACCATTTTTTATTATAAATAGTTTATTGTTTGGTATTAAATTGAAAAATGTTCTATATTATTATAAGAGTCATCAGAATTTGCAATATATAACACATAATCATTATTCTTTCTATTATTAATAGCCTCTTCTTTTGAATTATAAAAATTTAAATTGCTTTTATATTCATCCCAAAGTTGGGGGAATCTTGCAAGATTACATTTTGGTTGTGAACTTGAGGTGGCAAATTTTAATCCTTTATTATTCATAATATTATCATTTATTTTATTTATTAAATTATCTCTCTTTTCACTTTTTGTATTTCCAATAATTCCCATTGTTAATGGGCTATTTTGAATTAGTTTAACATCATCTATACTAATTCCTGGTAAACCAGCTATTGGAGATAAAGCCTCATTAAGATATAAAATTAATTGACTATTAATAACAATATTATTAGTTTGAAAATTAAAATCCTTCATATTATCATAAAAGTACATTTTACCAGATTTATAAAAATTAGTGTTTGTTAATTCTTTTATTGCTGTTTTGTATCTTGGTTTATAATCCTTTATATACTTCTTGAAATTATTCTCATTTTCAAGTAAAACATCTATCCTTATTATATATTTACTAATATTATCAATAGTATCTTTTGGTGATAATAACATATCTTCCATTTCAGTATATCTCGCTAGTACACTTTCTCCTCTATTAACAAGATCAGATGGTATTGATTTTAAATCTTCTTTTCTTCTATTTTCTTTACTTCCCCAACCTTCATTTCCAGTACTACTGTAATAATCATATGGAACGCCTTTATATTTAGTAGATAACAAATTTCCATCAAATGTTATTCTTGCACCATAATTATTCATTTGATAACCAGTATCTCCTTTTTTTGTTCTTGTAAAAGAGAAACGATAAAAATTATCATAAGGTTTTTCTGCATGATGATGACTTACCATTTCATTACTTTGTAATATTTCAACTAATCTATCTGGCGATGTAAAATGATACAAAATAGAACTTAAACCTTCTTGTAATTTTGGTTTATATATAGGGCGACTTTGAACAGGAAAAACAGGAGTTAAAAGTGTATTTGACCCATCTAACCCCGCTCCCCCAACAGAAGTTGCACCTGCGCCAGTAGCCCCATCTTCTTCCAATTGTTCTATATCATTCTTTTCAAAAAAACGTTGGTACATTCTTTTTACTGAACGCTGAAAATTTTTTTTTGGTATTTTATAAGATATATCCATTTTAACTTCTTCTGGATTATCCTCATTTAACTTTTCATCTTTTTCTATAATACCTTTCTTTATTAAATATAAAATAAGTTTTGATTTTGAAAAACCTCTTAATTTCCAAAAATCATCTAATTGAGAAGTAACAGGATTAGATAATAGATCTCTCAAAAATGCTTTTAATTGTGATAAAAATTCATAATAAGTAACTTCTCTATTATCTTCATTAATAATCTGTCTCAATAATTTAACTTGTTCTTCTTTTATAATTACTTTTTTACCTTTTATTTCTTCATTAGTATTAAAATTTGCTCTTAATCTACCTATGTTTTTAATATATTTTTTCAATGTTTTATCTAATAAATTATTAACATATTTTTTGATATATTCTATAGAAGGAGTATCTTTTTCTGAAAAATCATTATTATATAAATAATCTAAATCAGCATGACCTTTTATTTTTGTATTGGGAAAAACATAATACATAACTTGCTCCCAATCATCATCATCATAAGCATTAATTTTACTTTGCATATAAATCAAATCATTGTATATGTTATATAAAACAGTTTTATCATATGGGGTGCCATTTTTCATTTCACTAAATGATTGTTGTGTATATGATTGTATTTCACTATCTCTACCATAATATATTAACGCTCCCACCTTTCTTGCCTCTGGATTGCCTGAATCTTCTGCATTTCTTGCATTTACATCTAACCTTGTAAATGGGACTTCTTTATTATTCTTACCTTTTATATAAAAATCATAAATATGATTAACTTCATGGGTTATTATATCTAACAAACTATTATAATCATTTGAGAAAAAATAAACATTTAAAGATATTGCAGACATTCCTCTATTAATATAATCTTCTATTGAAGTATCTTCTTTATATGTAAAATCATATAATCTATCATTATAAACACCAGGAAAACGAATATGATTAATGTCAGCATTAACTTCATTTTTATCTTTTGTTAAATATGAATTAACCCATAATTTACCTATAAAATCAATATCTTGCAGCATAAATGCTGAATGAGATTCATTTCTTTTTTTCCATATTTCATCAGCAACTTTTTTTGCTGTATTTTGTACTTCAGAAGAAACACCCAATTTCTCATTTAATAACTTTTTATTATTAATTTTGTTTTCAAACATTGACTTACCAAAAACTTCATCTTTTTGATGTATTTCTTGTGCAGTAGCTTCCAATAAAAGTTTATCTGAAACTATTGAATATATTGTTTCATATATATTATCTTGCATTAATTTCATTTAAATCTATTTTTTATAAAATAACGATTGTCATATTGTAATTTAGAATATTCTATAAAAGCATCTCCTATTATTCTTTTAACAATTTTTTCAAATTCTTTTGACTTCAACTGTTTATCTAACCATTCTTCAGTTTCTTTCTTTTCTTTGTTAGTCATTATTAAATACTTTGTTATAAATATCTTTAAAACAAAAAACGCATAGCATCTATAGCTTGCGTTCTTTGATTTGTTTCTCTCAAATGAGAGATCAACTCAATTTCAATATCTCATTTAATTTTTCCTCCACATCATCATTATAATTTATATAATATAAGGGAAGATTATTCTTTTCACATAATTCCTTCTTAATTCTATCTCTTTCTTTTACATTTTTATATTCTTGATTATTGTTTTCAAAAAATGTACCTTTTGAATAGAAATGCTGTCTTCCTTGACATTCAATAGCAATATTATAATCTGGAAGGTAGAAATCTAATTCTAATGGCTTTTTATATCTTAACCATTTAAATCCTCTATAATTTTTTAAAACCTTTACTTTATCATCCAAAAATGTGGATACTTTTACCTCTAGGTTACTTTTATTCATACATTTAGGGCAATTATTTCCTCCTAAATGATTATCAGGAGTTTGCCAAAATTCGCTATGGAGAGAACATATTATACACACTTTTGTATAATTGTTTAGATAATTAACTTTGGAATAATCATACTTATTTCTATGAACCTTTTTTGCTTTCTCTATCCATTCTTCTGTTGTATAATTATAATTATTAGTACATTTAGAACATCCAAAACTGAGAAGATGACTGTTTGGTAATTGCCAAAATTCTCCATGTTCTGGACATATTATACAGACTTTTGTTGAATTATTTATATAATTTACTTTACTATAATCATATTTATTGCCATGTACTAATTTAGCTTTTTCTATAAATTCTTCCTTTGTTAATTTTCTCACTATTAAAGATTCTTGGGATTTAATTTCTTTTCTACTTCGTTTATTGTCCATTCAGATTGGAATATTTGTGAATGACCATATAATACATTCAATGTTTGAAGTGTTTTATCATTCAAATTCAATGATTGTGTTGATATATAAAGTCCATCTCCACCATTGGAAGTATCAGTTGTCATAATAAAATTTAAATTTAAATTTTGTATTTTTCCTTTCAATGTAACAGTATTATTTTTTTTATTAAGAACAAATGGATTTTCATCAAAAGTTACATTAGGTAATTTTTGACTTAAAGTTTCTTTTATATTTGATAGTATATTTGGGAAAGTACTATCATTAATAGGAACTTCATCACTCTGTGTAGTATTACTATCCATTGATAAATCTTCTTCATTTAATTTAAAAATTTTGTCCAACATTTTCCTAGTTGCCAAATCTTCTGTTAATATCTTTATCATATCATTACATTTTAGCTTTTTTTATTTGTAATTTTTATTTTTGGAATTATGCCACTTTGTTGTTTTGGTGGAATACCTTCAGCTAAAGGTCCAGCTTTATTTACATTTTTTTTGGTTAATTCTTCCTTTTTTATTTGTTTAACATCTTCTTCTGGAACAACTTTAACAATTTCAGGAGTTATAACTTCTTCTTTTTTTTCTATTTCATTTACTTTTTCTTCTTCCATTTCTTCTTCATCACTATTTTCTTCAATTATTGGTTCTTCATTTTTTAATATTTCTTCTACTTTATCAAGAACTGCTGTTCCAGGTCTATGATATATTTCTTCTACTGTTGGTTTAATTTCTTCAGTAGTAGTTAATACTTTCATCTTGCTATCATCTTTTTTTTTATCTTTCATTTCAAAATTAGCAATTAAATCTAATGACAGTAATGATAACAAAGGTACAATACTTCCTTCTAATACAGATAACCAAAATTTTGATTTATCAATGTCCCATGCTTCATCAAATATTATTTTTACAAATTTTTGCCAAGTTTGAAATAATTGCCCAGTTTCATCTATAAAATTGAAAGAATAAAAAACATTCCCTAATATCTGAACAAAAGTTACAATAAAAAATGTAAGCCATATATTAAAAGATTTACCCTTAGAAAATATTAATGCTAATAATGTTGAAAAAGCTGCTACTTCAACTCCTACACTTAATAATATAGCAAAACTATTAGGATTAGCAATCTCAAACCATCTTATACAGTGATTAATAGAAATAAAAATAGCGAATAATATAGGTAGTGAATAACAAGATTTTAATAATGTTTCTCTATTTTTATTTATCCAGTTTAATATCTTTCTCATAAAACATAAATATTATTATTCTCTCTTTTTTAATTCCCTAATTTTTTAAGTTCACTATCTATTTCCGTTTGTCTATTTAAATCCATCATTTTTCTATCAGTAGATTGTATCATACGTTTTTCTGTTCTTAAACCCTCAATTTGTAATTGTTTAGATAAATGATCTTTTGTTACAAGTGTATTTCTAATACTATCTAATTGTAATATTAATTCATTATTTTGCTTAACTAATTTACCATTAGTTTTACTTTGAGAACAATTGTTCCACACAATCAACAAAAACAAGACACAAAGTATGTGTATCATATAATTTTCTAAAAATTCTTTAACTTTATTCATTTTTTTTCATAAATTTAATTCAATATTATTTTCCAAACATTTAGCTCTTAATTTCATTAATGCTTTATCTTTTATCTGTCTAACTCTTTCCTGTGAAATATTTAATTTAACTGATATTTCTTTCAAATTTAATATTGGGAAATCATCTAATCCAAAAGAATACTTTAATATTTCACTTTCCCTATCATTCAATATTTTTATTAATAAATTATCAATAATAGTTTTATAATAATTTTGTTTTTCATAATCAATTTGTTCATCAATTATATCAAAATCTTTTTTTTCTAAATTTATCTCTTCGTCATTTTCAAATGAATTTAATATTGAAGTTTCTATTGGATATTGATTTAAATTATTATCTCGCCTTATTTTATCTTCAATAAAAAATCTAATCCAATGAACAGCATAAGATGACAGCTTATTATCTCTTTTAGAATCAAATTTCTCAAAAGATTTTAATAATCCATAATTTCCTTCTGAAATTAAATCCGAAAATGGTACGCCTCTATCTCTATAATTTTTTGCTACATGTACAACAAATTTTAAATTGCTATTTATCAATGTTTCTCTACTTTTTAAATTCCCCTTTTTATAAGATTTAAAAAGTTTTTTTTCTTCTTTCAAAGTTAGGGGTTTAAACTCTTTAATTTTGTTAAAATATGTTTTTGTACTTTCATCATATTCATTTATAATCATTTGTTAAAAATTAATACTTTATTCTTTTAGTAAGTGTTATATTCTTCTCTTATTAACTTTTTCATTAAATCATGACTTCTTTTTTGCTGTTCTATTTCTTTATCTGAATAAATCCTAATATTAGTTTCTATCATTTTACCTCTATCAGATTCGCCCATCATTCCTTTATCTAATTTAATTTTTGTCAAAACTTTACCAATTTTACTTTCAAATCTTTTAATATTATAATCAATTAATTGTTGTGTTCTTTGTAAATTAAAAGTTACATTATTTTGATATAACCATTGTATCATTTCTTTGTACCCCAAATCATTTTGATTAATATTATTAAATAATTTATAAGCATCTTTTAATTTTAACAATTTTTTATAAGTTTGTGACTGTTTATAAAACATATCAAATTCAAAATCAGAACGATAATCTTTTTTTAACATTATATTATATAATTCTGAAGCAGTAGCATCCTGTTCATATTCATTTAAATAAAATAACCAAGATAATAAGGATATATAAATATTTTCTATATCGCCATTCTGTAATGTTAATTGGGCTAAATCATATAAAGAATATTTGTTTTTATATTCTTTTGAAGAAAAAGAAGATTTCGGCTGGGTATATTTATCATTTTTTAATTTTTGATATATTTGAAATAAATGTTCTATTTCATGAAATATTGAAGCATATAAATAATCTATATCACTTTCATTATTTTCACTAATAGAAACATTTATATTTAACTTACAACCAATTATTAAACCATTATTATCTAATGAGACATTTGTTGAATCCAATATAGAGGAAGAACCGCCACCATCACTTTTAACTCTATTTATTTCTATTTCTAGCTTACCCACAAAATCAAAATTATTTAAATGAAAATCTAAATACCAATGATTTTTTAAATGTTTTTCTATTTCTTGGGTTACACTAATAACATGTTCTGATACCGATAATTCCTCATTTATTAGATATTCATATTCTTCTTTTAATAAAATTTGTGTTCTTATCTCCATCTTATTTATTAATTAAAATTTCTTTATCATTCATAATATCATCTACATTTTCAATTCTGAAATTATAGAAATTGTAAGGATTAATCACCTCCTTATGTTCAATTTTAAAATCAGATAATGTTATAATTGAATAGCCATGATTGTTAATAGACTCCCCAAATGTCTTCTGGATTAAAGATCCAGGATAATACATTTTAACTCCATCCTTACTTGTTAATAATTGTTTTTGATGAATATCCCCCATACATACGAAATGCAAATTTTTGAAAATATCAGAATTTATCCCTTTTGACATTGTAAATCCTATTTCATTTTTACTTCCAATAATTGGACCATGAAATAAACCTATAAATATCTTGTCAGGATTTTCTTCTTTAATTTTTTCTATATCAGGTCTTGAATAATTATCAAAAATAGAATATAAACACCAAATAACACCTTCATCTTCAATACAACCAGATTTATAACCTGTTATCATATCCATATATGATGTATTTTTGAAATCAACTAGATGAAAGAAAGGAGTTATACTATCTACTCTTTCCATATTGTTTCTTACTAAATCATGATTTCCAGCTATTACAATAGTTGTGCCAAGATTATCCAATTCTTTCAAAAACCATGCACCAAATATTTCCATTTCATTTGTTATAGTGAGAAAATTATCAAAAATATCTCCTGCTAAAATTATTCTTGTTTCTTCTCTATGTTTCTCAAGAAATGGTTTTATTTGATTAATAAAATTAGTTAAAACCTCTTTGTATTCTTGATGTTTTTGTAAACTCTTAACATGAATGTCAGCACAATGTATTAAATATTTAACCATTTTTATATATCAATTGCAATATTATTTAACAAAATTTTATCTATTTCATCTTCACTACAATATTTAGAAATCATTCCTATTATCCCATCTTCATGTAAACTGCACATAATACTACCATAGAAATAAAAACAGTTATGTTTTTTATTATATATACTCAAACATTCTTCTCTATTATCCCCTTCAATTATATCATAAGGGGGATTAAAACATAACTGTGGGTCTTCCATTAAACCACCAACCAACAAACCTACTAAGTATTTCATTATAATTTAATTTTACTAATATTATTTTCCTTAATAATCGTTATTTTCTTATCAAATAATTGATTAAATACCTCACTATGAGATATAACAAATATAAATTGATAACTTTGACTTACTCTCTCCAACAACTTATATAATATTTCATAATTTGTTTCTCCTGTTCTTGCAACCACCTCATCAAAAAGACAATAATTGGGAACTGATATAGTTGAAAATTTAGATAACACTGAACGCAATGCTATTCCTGACAAAGTTGATTCATATCCAGAAGAAGCCACAAGATTAGTTTTAACTGAATTTCCTTCTTCATCATATTTGATAATATTAAAAATTATATCATTTTTATCATTCATTATAATCTCAATATTAAAATCATCAAGGTCAGATATTAAATTATTTATTTCAGCATTAATAATTGGTAATACTTTTCTTAATATTATCTTTTTAATACCATTTTTACCCACCAATTCAAGATATAATTTATAATGCCTTACATAATTTACTTCAATAAATAATTTCTTAATTATATCTTCTTTATTTTGAATATCTTTTTTCCAAGTTTCAATATTCTTTTCTTCCTGTGAAATTGATTTAATGATACTATCTCTTACATTCTGTTCAATCTTTATTTTAGCATTTAAATTATTGATATTAATATCTATTTTATTATTTTTATCAATATCTTCTTTATTCTTTTCATAATCCTTAATCAATTGAATAGTTTCTTTATATTGACTTGTTGTATTAGCAATATCAACTCTTACTTGTGCTAATTTAAGTTCTAATTTTGTTTTTTCATCTGCTTTTTTTATCTTTTCTTCTATTTCAACATTTTCTTCTTCTAATTTTATTTTAAGTTCATTTTTAATCGTACCTTCTTTTATTAAAGAATTTGTTTTCTCTTTATTTATATTAATATTTTCTTCTATTTTAGATATAGTTTCTTTATCATATTCTCTTCCACAAGTAGGACATTTTTTACTGCCTTCTAAACTTTGATTTTGACCTTTTAGATTATTTATATTGGCTTTAATAGTAGCAATTTCGCCAGTCAAAGTATTAATTTTTATCCTATTAGAAGAAAGAAGAGTTTTATCTTTATCATTATTTAAATAATTTTTTAATAAATCTATATCTTTTAGATATATTTCTTCTTTTCCTCTTAAATTTTTCCCTTCTGTTATTAAATTATTTTTTTTAGTTTCAACTGTTTGAATATCCAACTTCAATAAATTATCATCAATTTTGTTTTTTGTTGTTAAAATATTAGATTTTTCTATTTCATATTCATCAATTACTTTTTTACTTGCTTCAAGATTATTATTATAATTTTCAATAGATTCAGTAGAAGTTTCAATATTAACTTTCAAATCAATATTATCTTGTTGTAATTGTTCAGTATTATATTGATTAGATAATAGTTTTGGATTAATTTCTTTTAACCATTTATCTTTTGCTAAATTCTCCTTATTTTCTAAAGGTAAAAGTCCTGTCCATCTACTAAAAAGACGACCTTTTTCTGTTGAGCCAACATTAATCAAAGAAGATAAATTTTCACTATTTGCAAAAATAACTAGATCAAAATCAGTTTCTTTTGGTAAACACTCCTTTATTTTTTTATTTGTGTTTATTACATTATCACTTTCATTTTTAACAATATTCTCATCATATTCTTCCAATGGCTCATTTATATCCCATATACCATCAATAATCCTATAATATTTAACTGATGAAGATGCTTTTGATTTTTCTGTTCTCTTTTTAGGACGTGTTACTCTTCTTTCAATAACAAAATCTTCACCATCTATTGATAAATAACATCTAACAAGTATTTCAGTTTCATTTGGTAAATATAAATTAAATAAATCATCTAATGTTTTGGCTTTTGTATAAGAGCCATATAAAGCAAATTTAACAACTTCAATCATTGCAGTTGTTTTTCCTGTTTTATTTACTGGTTCTCCTTTTACTAATATTAAGCCATTTAATTTAGTAAAATCAATTACATTTCCCTTCCCATAAGATAAAAAATTGTCAAATTCTATCTTTTTAATAACAATTTTTCCAAACTTATCATAAACATCATAATCAATATTAGTATTAATTTCATTATCTATTTCTACAATCTTATTAAAATCAATATTCTCTATTCCATTCATTTTAATATATTCTTCAAATAAATGTTGTTGAAAAGCAGGCGATTGAATATTATCTATAACTTCAGATTTAACAGAAACACTTTTTCCATTTTCATCCACATTAATAAAATGTGGTGTTACTTTAATGTGATTTTTAGGAATATTATATTTTTTACTAAATTGATTTTTTATTGTCAATTCATTATCACGGCTCCAATTAAAATTATGCGCTTCCCAACTTATATTAATTTTCGCACTTCTTGGTATTTCTAACATAGAAAAAAAATTTTATACTTTTTACAAAAGTACATATAAATATTCATTAAAACAAATATTTATAATTAAATATAATATACCTATGAAGAAATTAACAACAGAAGAATTTATTGAAAAAGCAAAAAAAATTCATGGAGATAAGTATGATTATTCAAAAGCGGAATATAATGGAACTAATGAAAAAGTATGTATTATATGCCCAGAACATGGAGGGTTTTATATAACACCAAAAGTAATTTTGAGAGGGGGAGGATGTCAAAAATGTGGAGGAACAAAAAAATTAACAACAGAAGAATTTATTGAAAAAGCAAAAGAGACACATGGAGATAAATATGATTATTCCAAAGTAAATTATATTGATGCGCATACAAAAGTATGTATTATTTGCCCAGAACATGGTGAGTTTTGGCAAATTCCAAATAATCATCTAAATAAAGCAATATGTTATAAATGTGGAAAACTAAATATGGGTGAAACTCAACGGTCAAATACAGAAGAATTTATAGGAAAAGCTATAAAAATTCATAAAAATAAGTATAAGTATAATAAAGTAAAATATATTAAAAGTAATATAAAAGTATGTATAATCTGTCCAGAACATGGTGAATTTTGGCAAACACCAAATACTCATTTAAGTGGATGTGGATGTTCTTTTTGCGACATATCAAAATTAGAAAGGGAAATAGAAGAAATGTTAATTTCTAATAATATAAACTATATTTATGAACAAAAATTTGAATGGTTAAAATATAAAAAACCATTAGAATTAGATTTCTACCTTCCAGATTATAATATTGCTATTGAATGTCAAGGAATACAACATTTTGAAGAAGTTAAACATTTTAAAGGGAAGGAGACTTTACTTCAAATTAAAAATAGAGATAAAATAAAATATAAATTATGTAAAGAACATAATATTAAAATTTTATATTATTCTAAATCAATAAAAATTGAAAATATATTTTTTGATAAAAATAAGTTGTTGAATAATATAATTCTAAAATAAAAAAATCCTGATATCTATTAGTATCAGGATTTTAATCCTTTAAAGTAAAAAAAATATTATATTGTTATTTCCAAACTATTCTATATTCCATTATTCTTCATTTGATTGATTTAAACACTCATTTAATCTTTCAAAATAAAAATTTTTCAAAGAATTACCTATTAATTGTTTATTAAAAAGTTCCTGATTATAAACATCAATTTCTCCTATTCTTTTAAGGATTAAATTTTCATCTAATACATCATTATTATCACGATCACTACTTACCCCATTAAATTCATTAATATTGAATACATAAAAGTATCCTGATAAATCTTTATGATAAACATATAATTTATCATCTTTTTTTTCAATTTTTTCTATCATTTTTTTTTTATTTTATAAAATTATTTCAAAATTCTTCTCTTTCTTTTTTGCATATTTTCCATAATTACCATTTCTATCCCATTATCATAATGTTCAATTTTTTGGACATTATCTATTTCTATGTTTGAAATATCAGATGTTATAATTTCTTCTTCTTTTTCAATTTCAACTTTTTCCTCTTTTTTTATTTCTTTTGACTTCTCAATTACATCACTTTTTAAACCACCAGGCTTATCTCCATATACTTCAATAGTATATTCTTTCTCCAATAACTTATTTATAAATTGAGGAATATCTTCAATTAAATTTAATTTGCAATATTCTTCAATTTTTTTATATAATTTTTCTTTTATTTCTATATTCATTTTCTTTTTTTCTTATCCAAAGAGTTATTCCCAAAGAAATAAGTGCTATTACAATCACTCCACCTATACCAATTAATGCCTCTATCATATTTAAAAATATATTATATCACAAATATATAGCTAAATCTTGAAATATACAAATAATACATTTATTTTGTATACAAAAAATAGTATTATGAATGAGCAAAAAATAATTCTTGGTCTTGATATATCAACAGCTACTTTAGGCATCACTTTATATAAACATGAAGTTGGAACGCCATCAAACAAAGGTGAAGTTATTCTAATCACAGGATTAGTATTAAAAGCACCAACAAAGATGAAAGGAACCGAAACTTTATTTATAAAGAAAAAACAGTTTGAGGAAAAATTAAAAGAATTAAAATTACTGGTTAAAACAACCTACAATAAAAATATTGATATATGTATAATTGAAGAACCATTAATTAGTAGCAATAATATGTATACCTGTGCTACTTTATTGAAATTTAATGGTATTATATCAAGTATTATTTATGATGAACTTAATATAGTACCAGAATATATCAGTAGTTATGATAGTAGATATTATGCTTTTCCTGAACTTGTTTCAGTACATGTTTATAACAAAAAAAATGAAAAAAGAGATGCAAAAGAAATAAAAAAAGCAATCAAGAATGATAAAGTGGTTCTATTTGGTAGTTATCCATTTCAGATAGAAAAAAAACAAGTAATATTGAATAAAATAAGTGAACAGTTCCCTAACATTGATTGGTTATTTGATAAAAAAGGAGAATTAGTAAAATCAAATTTTGATGGAAGTGATTCGCTTTGTTGTATTTTAGGATATTTGAATAAAAAATACTATAATTCAGAAAAATTACAAATTGTTTGTTGTTCAGAAGAAGAAAATTATATTGAATATGTAACTTCTTTTGGAGGACAAGATAATTGGAAGCATATAGTAAAATGGGAAAATGAAATAGATTAGGTAGATTAAGAAAATAATAGTATCTTTGCCCTATTATGTGGGATAAACTATTATACATATTTGAATCATTTTTAGGTGAAAGCAAAAGAGGCATTAATGAAAATTCACAATGTCAGTTTGATTGCCCAGAATGTGATGATGGTAAATTTAATCTTGAATGTAATTTTAAAAAAGGCATATTTAAATGTTGGTCATGCCAAGATAATAGTGGAAAATTATCTACTCTTATAAAAAGATATGGAGATCAAACAATATTTGAAGAATATAAAAAAGAAATTGATAATATCCGAACAAGTAGATTATATATTTTAGATAAAAATGAAAATCTTGAAGATTTAAGTGTTGGAGAAAATCTATTTGAATTACCTACATGTTGTCAAAAAGTAAATGTTAAAAATTATAAACATAAAAAAGCCTGTGAATATCTATTTGAAGAACGAGGGCTAACTGATGAAATAATAAAAAAATATAATATTTACTGTACACAATTTGATTGTAATGATTGGAAGATGAGATTTAGAATAATAATTCCTAGTTATGACAGATTTAATCAATTAAATTACTGGGTAGGTAGGTTATATAAAGAAAATAATTATCAAACAAAATATCTAAATCCAGATAAAAATAAAAAAGATATTATATTTAATGAATATTTAATTAACTGGGACGGAGATATAAGATTATTAGAAGGTACATTTGATCATATAGTGGTTCCTAATTCAATTCCAATTCTTGGAAAAGAGCTTGACAAAACTTTTTATCTATTTCATCAATTAATGGAAAAAGCTAATAGTATCACTTTACTTGGAGATGGTGAAGCATTTAATGATTGGTTAAAAATATATAAAAATTTGAATTGTAATAAACTAAAAGGAAAAATTAAAATTGTAAATTATAATTCAAAGGAAGATCCTTCAAGTATATTTAAAAAACAAGGAAATAAAGGAATTGCAGAATTATTACATAGTTCATACAAAATACCTGAATTTAAATTATTAACTTTATAATTTAAATAATAGGTAAAGAAGATGTTGTAGTAATTTTTCCTCTTTCTCTAAAATAAATATTATCCATCTGGTCAAATGGAGAAGATAATAATTGTTGTTGCATAGCTGCTCCCCCATTATTTTGAAGATTATTAACATTTGCTACTTGACCACTAAACTGCTGGGAACCAGTTGATGAAGCAATATCGTCTACTCTTCTATAAGCTCCTTTTGTATAATTTTCTCTCTTCTTTAAATCATCTGTGTGCCAAGTACATTTAGAATAAAACGCTTTTCTTGCTTCAATTACTTTTTGAACAGCTTGAGAATCAGCATTAATAATACCTGGTGCTGTTGATTGAGTTGCATTAAAAGAATTCATTAATAATGAATTTAGCCCTCCAGGACCTGCATTATATAAATGATCAAAAAGTTGTGCAGTAACTTTTCCATCTGTATAACTTTCAAAGTTATGCCCATTCCAATAATTTTTTATAACTCTTGAAATAAGTGAAGAATCTAAATCTGTATTTCCAAAACTATAGGGTTTTTGGGAGGTTGCTTTTCTAGCTGCTCCAGAACCTCCAAGAGAAGAAACTAATCTATTGATAATTGCCCAGCCATCCCAGTCTTTATTATAAGCCTGATTTATACCTTTATATACTTGTGCGCCATTGTTATCAATTCCATAACCACCTTCTTGATTCAATGTTAATTGAATTATATCATTTTGTGCTAATGACATTTTTGTTAATTAAAAAATTATTTTGTACCTTTGTAAATAAATATTTTAAATTATTTTTTATATGAGCAGAACTACATTAACTTTATTATTAATTGCAATATATATACTTATTTCTTTTATAGGAGTTTATTATAAATTAAAAATAGATGGTGAAAAACATCCCATTGATTTTTTCTTTTCAAATTTTAAAATATGGAGAAGATATATTGGAGGACACTGGTATAAAATTCAATTATTAAACAATAATAATCCCTATAATGTTGCAATACCAACACAAAAAGCATGGGTCAGAATTGATGATATGCCTTTCCTTACCTTAAAAAAAATAAAATATTATGTTATTCAAGAAAATGATTTTTAAGGTGTATATAATTCAATTATTGTTGTTGAAGGTATCATTTCTTCAATATAATGTAAAATTGTATTATTAAATTCATTTAATTTATAATCAGTACTTGCTCTATAAGTAAATTTTATATTTTTTGTATTTATAATTCTGTAAAATTCTAAATTATTAATACTACTATAATCTACAGTTCTTATATTTATACCTTTTTGCCATCTATATATATTACAATTTTTTCTATCAGTTTCTGTTTCCATATTAACAAAAGGTAATTTTTTTAATGCAAACAAATTATAAGTAGATGAAATAGACAATTTATTATCTGTATTATTATATACTCCCCAGCATTTTTTAGTATCCAAAACTTGTTTTATCATAAAACCTTTACCAATCATATTAAGATATTGTGGTTTATCTTGAATACATTCAGGAGAATTATCAATTACATATTTAAATAGCCCATTATTAGGTATTACTGGTAAAATGCCATCATTTATTGTAGTGATATTATAACCTATATTTTTCAAATAAGAAATACCCATATCATAATCTCCGCCATGAGGATTATTTCCATCTGTAATATCTTTTGTATTTTCCAATATATAAAAATTTATTTGAAATATAGGATTGTAAATAGTAGTTCCACCATTTGTAATTGTAACACTTTGTATAGCCCCATTATTAACCACAATACTTCCTATTGCTGTTGAATTTGTTCCTTGAGCAACATGAATCGTTCCTGCTGTATATCCTGAACCACCACTTGTAAGTGTAACATCCAGTATTTTACCATCAATTGAAATCGTAGCTATTCCTGTAGCATTATTTCCACTTCCAGTTTGTGTAAGGATAACTGTATTAGATACTCCAACAAAATCTTGGTTATTAATACTGTAATCATATCCAGTTTTTGTCATATTAAACCATCCTTCTATATCATTAAATGAGCTAAGATTAACCAATGTCCAATAATAAGTTATGTCAGTTATAACATTACTGTTATTAACAAAATATACATCCCCAATTGTTAAATCACTTCTATTTAATCTATATAATTCATCCAATGTATTAGCCATTTTCAAACTTCTAAAAGTTTGTTGATACCATTCACCAAATTGTTGATAATACAAAATTTCAGAATTTCCTTTAAAAACAGGAACCCCATAAAATTTTCTTATAACACCAGTTCCATTACATCTTGGACACATAGCCTTTTGACCATCTATAAATGTAACTCCTCCACCTGTATTTGTTACTGAATCATAAGTTCCGCAAACAGGACAAGTTATAAAATTTCCATAATAAAATCTTTCTACACATAAATCATGTAAATCATCAGGATCATCATATTCTGCTTCACTTTCATTTGATAATTCACCTTCATAATATACAGCTCCATTCATTGTATAACTTCTTTGTTTATTAAGATAAGCTAAATTTTCTAATTCATCCATATAAACTGTCGCCCCACCAGTAGATGTATAATTTGGAACATTATATACACCAATAAATGAATCTCCATTATAATAATTAACAGCATTATATGTTACATAATAAGAAATCCCAACATTAGCCAATACTCGATATATATATCCTTCTTTTATTTGAGTATTTGTAATATTTACTTGATCCTTAAATAAATTTAAATTATTGCAGCCATTTGGGGCACAAAAATTTGAAGCATTTGCAACATAGATAAATTCTTGAATATCCCAATCATTTCTATCAATACCAAATAAATTCATCAACATTTCAAGACCATGTTTTGTTCCTTTCCACCTTGTAATATAAGGAGAATTTAATAGTAATCTTCTATAAAATTCCGTTTCAAGCTCATTTATAGAATAACCTTCTATATGCCCATAATATAAATTATTTGTTATATTACCAATGTTACCTGAATTTACTAATGACAATGATCTCCATCCTTCATATTCTAGATTGACTTTTAAATAAACATCTGGATAATTGTCTTTTTCATCATATGAAAGATTATTCATAACCTCAATTCCACGAATAAATTTTTTTAACTCATCATAAGCCCTTCCATATATTCTTAATATCTTATTTATTCTACTTCCACCTATTATATATTCTTGTGTTTTTATTTCATCTATAATTCTTTCAAATGACCAATCCATATTCTTTATAGAATCATGAGTGAGCATCCTATATAAATTGTCTGTTTTAAAATTATCAAAAAATTCAGCAGCATTTATTAATCTGTCCATAAAATTAACATAATCTAATGAAGTTACATCTATATTCCATCCATCAGGTGTTGTCCATGTAAATATGTTATCTACATAATGAACTCCTGTTTCATCTTCATCAGGTACTTTAAAATTAGAAGTATATCTTGGATTTGTATAGGTACTCAATAAAACTGATTGAAAATCATTTAAATTTTGAAAAAATAAATCAATAAAAGATTGTTTAGGTTTTATATGATATGCTGGTGGTAAGGTATTAAGAGAATCACCTGTTGAAGTTTTACCTGAAACTCTGCTTTCAATTCTTAAAAGTGTACAAGGCTCTCCATTAGCATCATTATATATATAACTTAAAGTTATAGTTAATGTATTTGGATCAATTACATCACATTCTGTGCTATCATTATTTTTAGAACAATTAAAAGTAACGACATTTAATAATTTTATATAAGGATAATAAGCATTACTTCCATCTAATGTAGAATTAGGTGCATCAGGTATTTTATAAAAATTACCTGTAAAACTACCATCGTTTGTACCAGCCCAGCCTGCTCTTTTTACATATACATACCAGTAAGTTTGAACAATACTGCTAATATCATATCTACAATCTACCAATTGATTCTGTTTATAATTAACTATCCCACAAGGTTCCAAATAACCATTAAAATATACAGTTTTAACAACTTCATAATTCTGAAATTGTTTTGATAGTATTTTAAAATTTAATGGATCAGCATCAATTTCTTCTGTTTGTAAATCTAAGTTAAAAGGATTACTTAATTCATAAATTGTATTATCTGTATTTACTCTTATCCACAAACTTCCAGGAAAAGTTTCAATTATATTTTCAACCGAACTTCTAATTAATTCTATTAATGAGCCAAAATAAGCAAAACTAGTTAATAAAGAAAAATCTAATTTCAATTTTGCTTCATCATTAGTTGTATTTGATGTATCTGTATTATCTTGTACATTATCAAACACTAACTCATTATAAGTCCAAAATATATTATCTGGATCTTGTATTAAATCTCCACTATTTAAGGATGGTTGTATCCAATTACCTGTACCATATTTTTTTGAAGCATTTGAATCAGTATTAAATATAATTTTAAAATTACCTGTATCTACACTTTGTCTCAAATTTGTTTGAATAGTAGAATAATCAGTTTCAAAAATTGTACTTATATTTCCATCTAATGTTTGATGCCTTTGTCTATTAGAAAATAAAGATCTTGATATTAAAATATTATTGTTTTCTAGCATTTTTTTTAATTTATTTTATAATAATTATACCCCACTGAATGTATTTTGATAATTTTCATTTCTATTAATAGTATTTCTTAAATTTCTTCTAATTTCATATATTGCCCTACCAGTATAACTATCCTTTTTCTGTAATATCTCTACTTGATTTACAATATCTTGATTTATATTATATGTTGTTAAAATCCCATTATCCAAATTTAATGCCTGATCACTTGATAATAAATCAGTAATTGTACTACTATCAGAATCTATCATTTCTACTTCTACTAATATAGGATTAAATTTTGTATTTGAAAGACTTATAGTTTGCCCTACTGCACCAATAGATGGAAGAGCGTTTGGTCTTACTACAGGTGCAGAAGAAGGGCTAACTGTCAAAAATATTAAATTTGAATTATCATTATATCTATAAGAAATACTTTTTTGACTTGTATTAGATAAATTAGTTGCTACTGGTTCTACTAAACCATTGCTTGTTATAATTTTAAAATCATCCAATTTATTTCCATTCTCATCAAAATATGAAATTTTCCATCCAACTAAACCCTGATTTTGCACTACAAGACCTGTAAAATCACTTGCTTTAATAACAACTCCTCTTACAGAAGGATATGCAGTTAAGACAGAAGGAGAATCAGTTATAGTTCCATATATTTCTTTAGGTGCAATTAATATAGTATAAATTCCCTTATTTGAAAAAATAGTTAAAGGTAAATTTAAATTATACACACCATTAAGAGTAGAACTTACTGATGAAGTAGCTGTACCCTGTACATTAACAGTCTGTAACATTTCAACTGGATTTGGATGCTTCATAAAACCATTCCCAAAAGTATTATCTATTGAATTTCTTGTTGGTCTATAGCTATAATAAACATCCACATCAATTGCTGGATCTACTACTGCTATCGTTTTTGTCCCAACTAAACCTACTGCCATATTATTTTAATTAATTATTATTATTTATTGTAAAAAATCCCCCATTATTATAACTGTATAATTGTGCAAGACTTTTTATTTCACTTAACTTTAAATGTTTGTCCCATGCATAATTTATTCCCCTATCTACAAAAACATCACTTTCAACATAAGGAGAAAAAACTATATTATTTTCATATTCTAATTTAGATTGAGGTGCATAATTTAATATTTCTGGCTCACCTTTCAAATAAATATTATTGTTATCTAAATTAGGACTAGTAAAATTATTTATTGTATTAGAATTACTTATTTGATATGAAATAAATGGTTGTTCTTGAAAATCATAAACATAATTCCCATTATTATCAATTTTATATCTATGATAAACTTCTGAAAATTGTATACCATTATTAACTACTTTATTATTTACCATAGCTTCATCAATTGTATATTGATATAAAACAAAATCATGCCCAATTTCATTAATATTAAAACCAAAAAGATCTGTTAATGCTTGTAAACTTTGTAGAGTAGTTGTTGATGAAGTTACATCTATACCATTGTGCCAAAATGTGAGAGTATCTTTTTTATACACATCAGATATATAACTTTGATAAATTCTACTAACACCATTATTATCAGTAAATGTTTCTTGATTAAAATAAACATTAGTTTTAAAATTGCCAAATGGATCCCAAAAGTTAGTGAATGAAGATTTTCTATATGATCTTAATGTAGCTATTTGACTATCTATTCTTGCTTGAACTAGTTCTTCATCATTTGAAGAATAATTATTTTTAACATTTCTAATCCAGTGTGTATAATTATTTCCATTCATTATTAATGAAGTAGTAAAACCATTGCTATCTTTATTAAAATTATCAAAGTAAATTATATTTTCTAAAGGATTTAATGCACCTGTGAAATAATATTGATTATTTAAACTGTCAAAAGGTAAAGAAGAAGGATTTGTATCTTTTAAAATATAAGTAAAATCATTAAATAAAACAACATCCCCTACATAATATCTCTTTCCTAGAACCCAATCTTCCACTGGATTAAATGAAATACCTAAATCTTCAAAATCAGAAGTAATTAAAATAGGAATTGAAATGGTAGGATTTTTATCCATTACATAATTATAATTTGTATAAAATGGAATAGTTATAAAATTACAATTACTGTATAAATTATAATAATTAATTGCACTATCATATATAAAACCTGTAACAATATTCCTTACTTCTGAATTTGTATCCCTTAAATCATTGGGTAATGAAGTATTATTATTTAATATATAATTTGTTATCAAATCAATAAGTACCATAATTTTATTTGATAATAAAACATATTCATGAATAAAATTATTTACACTAGTTGTATTTCCAAATATAATAAGTAAACTATAATCATTAGTAAAATCAAATGGATAACTTGTATTAGTACCACATGCAGCAAGTATATAGTTCAAAAATGATGATTGCCCAGTGCTTAATGGTATGTATTTTGGTAAATTGGTAAATAAAAGATTTGCAGAATATTTTAATAAAAAATCGCCATCACTATAATAATATTGATCTATCAAATCTATGTAATCTGTAATAAAATTTGCAATGTCCAACTTACATTCTTGACATAAAAGAGTAATAAAATCTTGATATCTTACAATATCATTGTACATTCTTCTAATCTGGCTATAAGGAAGAATAATATCATTATTTGAATAATATGGATTATATTGTGTTATACCATTACTTCCATTTCCTTTTGGTAATATAAAATCAGCCATAACTCTACCAAATGGATTAAAAGTTAATTCTTGTGTAATATCACAATTTGGATTAATAATCCATTGACCATTTGATAAAATATATAAAGGTATATTATTATATTCTGGAATATTATTTGACCATGATGCTGAAGTTAATAAACCATCAGAATTCAAAAATCCATTGAATACTTTTACATTTTGGACTGTATTCAAACATTGATAATCTGTTATTTTTATATTTCTTTTAATTAATTCCATGTGATTTATTGCACATTTGCTTCAAAAAGGCTTATTGTCATTATATCATTATTAACTGATATGCCCCATTTACCTGTATTATCCATATATTTTGAATTTGGATAATATATAAATTTGTCTAAGATTTTATTATAAACAACTGAAAATTTAATATAAACAAAATTCAAACTTGTAGGGGTTACGCTATCAGGAATATCAAAAAAAACATTATTAAGAGGACTTCCAGTAGTTGTTGATCTATTAAAAAATAACGTCCTTTTTCCTGTCATTGCATTATTAAATTCAATCTTCATAAAAATATCAGTTGGTATCAAATCTTTATATTCTTGCCCGAAAAGATAAATATAATATCCTTCTGATGAACCAGTATATGAATAATTAATTTTCTTAGTGACATCTCTTACAATTTCTTTAATATATGGATTATAAACATAAAAACTAGTATTAAATCCTCCTGTTGGTTGACCTGTTGTTGCATCAATAAAGGCTTGATTAGTTATTGGATTTATACCACTCATATTATTAAGATTATTTACATAATCAGCATACATCATATTTGTATCAACAAAAACAGTATTATAATGCTCTAATAATTGAACAGTTGGATTTTGCATATTATAATAACTTAATCTAAGAAATGTATTTTTTAATCTCAATTTCTGATATTTAACATCTTCATCTGTAAAATTTAAAATAGAACTACCCCATTTTGTTGTATTTGGATAAGTTGTATCACCATCATCAAATTTTAACCTAAAATTAATACAATTTATCTTCCTAAATCCACTAGGTTGAGAAGTATCAGGATAATATGGTTCAAATCTTATTCTTTCATTATCAATAATTGGATTTATAACTTTTGCTATTTCAGCTTCAAAAAAATCTCTATCAATCAAATCACTTTGTTGTACATTAATAGAGAAATTAGTTTCCATATTAATTCCAATTTGATAACTTCCAAATTCCTTCCAAAAATGAACTGTATTTAAATCTATTTCTTTATATAATATATCAATATTTTCAGGTAAAATATTTAATACTGCTAAATTTGTTATAGTAAAAGTGTAAAATAAATCACTTTCACAAGGAGGATCAACATTTACAATAACAGTTTCTATTTCTTGAGCAGGAAGTAATGAAACAGGATCTGCACTTATATTATATAAATTATCTGGATTATTAACAATATATACTACTGCATCTGTTGAAAATGAATCAAAAGAAGAATTACTTGTTCCTTGAAATAATTGATTTATAGTATAAGTATTTCCATTATAAACTATACTGCCTTGGATAACTTTATATGTTTTTCCTTCTTCAATAGAACTTGCAATATTTGAATTAAACCAATCCTGATTCATCCAATATTCATTCATTAAAGGAATTGAACCATCTGGATCAGTAAGACTAGGTAAAAATAAAGAATCAGGGTCTAAAAAATCTGGTATTAAAGTTGCTATTAATTTATCTCCTGTTTTTAATTGAGCAAGAAATATATTATTAATATCCATGAAATAATCAGTGGTAAATATATAATCACTTTTATCATCATTATATCCTCTTTTTAATATATTAACTTCTCTATTTAAATCAAATGAAAAAATTCTTAAATAAGTATCATTAATAGGTACATTTCTTATATTAGAGTTTTTAGATAAAAATGTCCCACTTGAAGCAATTGCATTTATTTCTGATACATCTATTAAATTTTGCCATATATTACTATGAGTTTCTTTAATTTGAACAATTCCATTATTTATTTGATAATCTATGCTATAATCTGAAAAAGTACTTATATAATCATAATCAGGTAATATATGATTTACTACTAGTGTTGATGTAACAGTTCCTATGTCTTGCCATTCATTACTGTCATCAATATATCTCCATTTTAATACAAAATTAACATTAATACCTATTTTTATCTGATTTCTTAAATATACAGAAGTATTTAAAGCAACATCAATATTATCCTCATCAGTAACATTAATTAATGTATTATCAACTAATAAATGTGGTGCAGTTAAATAAAATTCAAAAAAATTATAATCTATATTATTATAATATAATAATAAATTATAAATTTTAATTTCTATTTGAGGATTTGAATTATTTATTGTATATCTTTCCATATATTAACATTGCTCATTTACTTGATTATAAATAGAATTTTCAAGATTAATTTTATCTCCATATATATCATTTGGAAATTCAGTATAAATCATTCCATGTTCTCCAAATGGGTCTTGTCTTTTCAAATAAAATTTAATATTACTATCAAGATAAAGATGACCATTAGTGAAAACATGTTCAAGAGAAGTTGTATTTATATCTTCTCTTTCACCTTCTACTAATATGTTTTTCCAAACATATCTTCCATTACCAATATGTTGAGAATAAGAAGGAACATCTAAGCTAAAATATCTCACTTGAACATTAGTTCCATTATATAAAGTATCATCATACAAAATCAAAAATTTATATTTATCTTTAAGATCAATTCTAACTGTAAATATCTTATCATAATGCTTATTATTATAATCCCATTCTATTCTAACTAAATCTTCAGAAATTAAATGATGTATAGCAATTGTAATAAAACATATCTGTTTTAAACTATTAGAAGTACCATTTCTAACCCATGAATAATCTTCTTCATTCATTTCACTAAAATCTATCAAAGCAAAAGAAGTTTGATTTAAATTATTTGACCAATTTTTTAATGGTATTCTATTATGTGCTTGATAATAATACCCCTCTGGTCTTGGACCGACATTTAATAATCCTCTGTATATAAAATAATTTGAAGATGTACCAGTTCCATCACAATCTCTATTAATAGTATTGGAAAAATATCTTCCACCTAAAGCATCATATTGAAAAGTTAATTGTGTATGTCCACTAGAATCTAACCCTTTATCATTGTCATCTTGATATATTTCATGAAATTTAATTACTCTATCTCTTTCATCAAAACTTTCTCTAGTTGCAGTATTAAATCTGTACATAACAGGGGCTAATACAATTTCATTCATTGTATACTTATTAAATTCAACAATGTCACCAGATATTTCAATATCATTAACATTAGAATCTAACGAATTAGGAGAAACTGGAAATTTTAAAATAGGTTGTGTAGTATCTGTATTTACAGTTATAGTATTAACACTTAAAATATAAGGTAATGATGCAGTCAAACTTGGAAGAACTACATTACTTCCTCCATTTTTTTGTAAATTATGTAAATAAAAAATAGAAGGATAATTACTTATAAAAGTATTTAAATCAGCAGGTGAAAACCATAAATTATTATCAATTAAATCCTGTAATTCAAAGCCAGAAGAAATATCACCCCAATATTGTTGATAAGTAGCATTTTTATCACTATTCTTTATAATTGTTAAATATAATTCAGTTAATGGTCTTCCAAGATTATCTGTTAAATATTTTATGTCTAAACTATCTGTAAATACTGTTTGATTTATTTTATCATCATATATATTACTAGCAAATGATAAACCATATGATGAATTTGTAAAATTAATATTATTACTTCCTAATTTATCATCAATATTATTCAAAGTAATCTCTTCTGATTCAAATTTCCAATTTGGAAGTTTTCTAAATTTTCTAATATAATATTCACTCCTTATACCACTAACTATCCTTCTTAATCTACTTTTATTAAAATCTGTTAAGGTTAAAACATTATCATTTCTTACATTAAAAGTATAACTATCTATTATTTTTGTTACTTTATATGTTCTCTTTATTGTTTGAGTTTCAATTTCAATTGTATCATCAAAATTTAAACCATTATTATATGCTGTTTGAATTTGTAAAACTGGAATAGAAAATGTATTCCCTGTATCACCAACACTCAAAAAAGAAACATATAATATTGGAATACCATTTATATTATCACTCTGAACAAGAAAATGATCATAATATGATTCAAATGGATATGTTATTATATAATTCCAATTATATTCCATCGAAAATCCATTAGTACTTTCACCACTAACAATTGGATTAAATGAAAACATTTCACGAGTTGGAAACATATCAATTATATCACAATTATTCTTATTCACTAAAAAAGAAAGGGCAGAAGTTTCTTTTGTATAAGGAGAAGTTGAAGTAGCTTGAGTATATGTTATTATTTTTGATGGATTTCTAAAACCAACCCAACCATCATATTCAATTAAAGAATTAGTAATAGCAGATGGAAATGATATAATATCATCCATTATATAAACATATAAATTATTTGATATATCATCTAATTTTATTGCTCTTTTAAATAATTCTGTCCTAAATAAATAATTATCAAATATATTATATCCACAATAATAAGTATATGGTTTTTTTGCTGAAATATTAGGATTTGAAGTTTGATTATTAGATGGACAATAAACTGCATCTGTAACATAATTATAATCATTAACTCCAATAACAGTAGTTCCAGATAAAATAGGTTTATCTTCTAATCTATTTTTATTTTTATCTAATACAATAGTTACTGGATTAAATAAAACATTGGTACAAACAGGATCAATAGTAAGAATTAATCTATATAATGTACAATCATTTCTTTCTTTTACATATTGATCATATAAATTAATTGTATTTTTTATATCAAATTCATCAATTACATTATAATCCCTATTAAGTGATATACCCATTTGCATATCACTTAAAGGAGAAGTTATTGAGGTTGCTGTTGGTAATAATATTTCCATTTCTTACATAAATATATTTAGATTATTTTATAAAAAATTAGAAACTACTGTAATTACATAAGTATTACTAATAACAGGAACATCATCTTTAATGCGAACAATTACTTGAAGTTGTTGAGAATTTGAAGTAATTGATTGTTGTCCTGTCCCACTTACTATTTCATAACAATTATTATTTGAAATAGTTGCATTAATATTAATAAGATATCCTCCACCTGATATTGTAACATTTGGTGCTGATGTATAACCAGATCCATGATTTGTTATATTTATAGCTGTAATTTGACCATAAGTTGGAGATGTTGAAACTGTATCAATAACAGCAGTTGATGTTGCTGTTACATTCCCTACTCCACCTGGTGCTGATATTGTAACTATTGGTGCTGTTGTATATCCAACATTTGAAGGATTATTTACTGTAATATTTGTAACCTGTCCTATTGTTGGGGAACTAACTGTAGTATCAATAACAGCAGTTGCAGTTGCATTTCCACTTGGTCTTGTAGTATAAGTTGCTGTATAGGCAAAAGTATTTGAATTAAACGCAGGAGTAAAAGTATTTGGGGTTGAGGAAATACTTAATGATGATAATACAGGATCACAATCACAGCAATCAGGCAGTTTACTTTCATCACCTATACCTAATCCTAAAAACTCATCTTTTGTTATCGTTCCACTTGTAACTGGTTCGCCTTTTAAAGTTTTATCAGAATTTAATTGAATACTACCAATAAAATCTAAACTTGCAGTATAATATACAAAAGAAGTTGGAACATTAGTACTTCCAATAGGTCTAGTTCCATAAGTTCTTTCCCCAGTACTATTACATAATGCACATGCAATTTCATCATTTGGAGAAATTCCTTTAAACATACTTGTATAAAGGATATGAGTAACTCCTAATACATTTGAAACAGATATTCTAATTATTTTAGTTGGATCTGTTGTATCTACACTTACATTATTAAATGTATAAGTGTTATCATTTGTTACTAGTTGTACAATTTCAGTAAAACTGGAATCAGCAATAAAAAAGTCATCTGCTTCTATAGTAGTATAATTTAGGTTATAATTACCTTTATGTAATTTAAAGGTATATCCAAAACTTTGTAAAATGGAATAACCTACAAAATTTACTTTTATATCACTATCAACAAATGGCAAATCTAGTTCAATTCTATTATACGATAAATTAATAGGTTGTGAAAAAGTTCTCACTGAATCATCTTTAACCGCAATTACATAATACATATCAGTCATGCCAGATTCACTATAAGTAACATTTCCATTAATATTATCTGTTACAGTTCCAGGCTTCTTAACATAAATTTTATTTGTTATACCTGTATTTGTTAAAATTCTTTCTGGTAATCTATCAATAAAATGACTATTTGGTGGTGTTGGCATTAGATCAGAATAAATTGCCTCAACAACATCCAATGAGTTAAAATAAACTTTACTTGGATCTGAATTAATAGTACCTGTTAAAGGAAAAGTATTATCTGGATATAAAATTTTCTCTGGCAATAAATTAACTGTACTGGCATTAATTAGATAAAAAGTACTAGTAATAAGTGGTAATGTTGTAACTGTAAATGTAGCAGTATTGCTAATATTAGGAATACTATCATTTGTACCACTATCTATTACTAATATTTTTGAATTTATTAAATCAAAAACAGTATTTATACTAATAGTAATATCTTCACAATCATTATATTCATCTATTATAGTAAAATTATAAACTAATGGCATTATATTTTGCCCAAAAATTGTATTAAACCCTCTTATACTTGGTAAAGTTTGAGAAGTAGTCCCAAACAAAAAAATACCTGGACTATTAGTATTCTCCATTGAAAAACCTGTTAAATTAGGAGATACCTGTGCAACAAAATTAAAAACTGGATTGGCATCAGTTCCACCACTATCATCATAAACAAAAGATAAAGTACTATTTCCATGACCATCATCATTTATAACATGACCATTAATATCATAAACTGCTCCATTAAAATATATAAAACTGGCATAAGTTTCTATATTTATAGGAATAACAGGTGTACTTGAATCAATAGAATAAAGATAATAATTAGTTTTACTAGTTGTTATTCTACACAATGGCAAATAAAATTTCAATTGTCTATCAAATAATTGAAAATAAACAAAATTTTTATATGGAAATGTATAAGTAGAAGGATCAGTACTCCAATTATTAGAGTTTATAGCATACAAATTAAATATATCAATTGCATTATCATTTTCACTACCAGGTACAGGAAAATTATTTCTGTAATCAAAAACATATTGATTAAAATTATCATTCCATGCATTTCCATCTCCATTATTTCCTATAATTCCTGCAAAATAACCACCCATTTTATACCCAGTAGGAAGAGTAAGATTACTACCATTTACTATTAATCTTCTACATGTAAAAACAACTTGACTTGTACCATCCAATGCACTTTCATTTGTCATTACAGGAAAAGGATTACTATTATTATTCAAGAAATCTTGTGCTTGAGGAGCATTAATTTTACCAGTTGCATTATTACCAGAACCATCTTGTCGAAATGAAATTGGATTTAAACCATCAAGAGTTGTATTAACATAATCAAGCCCATAAGTATTAATTGAAGTTACTTGTGTTATCGCTCCAGAAATAGCAGTTATATTCACTATCATAATATTTTCACTTGAATCATTACCATTTTGAATAATATCAGCAATTCCTGTTGTATAACCAGTTCCTCCATAATCAATTGATATTATGGGAATAATAGCAGTTTTTCCAAATAAATAAGTCTTGTAAACTGGTCTAGTACCCAAACCTGTCAAATGTATACTTATATTAGAACAATAACTAATAAAAGTGTTTTGTAATGCTTGCTTTATATCTGCCATATTTTCACTTGTTATCATTTCATCATTATAATAACTTTTTAAGGTATTAAGAGTAATATCTCCACCTGTTAAATATTGATAAAAATTCTGCCACCATATATCAAAACCAGAAGATATATTATTAATTGTTAAATATTTAGCACGTATATTACTATCACCAATTATTAATTCAATTGGAGGAACAACATCAAAAACTTCATTTATTTCTTTAGAATCATTTTTGCATGGACAAGAAGAAGGACAATTATAATTATTTTGTAATATTATAGTATAATTACCATCCCAAAGATATATTGTAAAACTATGTGGTTCATTAAGTACTCCTGTTGCTGTTGAATTTGTTCCTTGAATAATATTAACTGTTCCTGCTGTATATCCTGAACCCCCACTTACAACTGTAACAGTTTGTATAATCCCACTATTTACTGTTATTGTTGCTGTTGCTGTTGAATTTGTTCCTTGAATAATATTAACTGTTCCTGCTGTATATCCTGAACCCCCACTTACAATTCTAAATACATTACCACTTGTTGATATTGCGCCAGTATCAAAATAATTAGCTATTGCTAACCAATCAGGATCACTACTATTATAAATTTTAGTAGAGGGAAGACCAAAAGTCGGTCCACCTGTGTTAGGATCTGTACCAGTTCTAACTTGTCTTGTAATTGATAAAGTATAATTTTTCAGAAGACATCCTTTTTCAGCAATATCACTCAAATTAGATATATTTATTTTTCCCTTATTCAATAAATTAAGAGAAGTTTGATGACCAATATAATTATTAGGATCATCACCTGTATTATTTGTAATAGATTCCGTTGTATAATCAAAATTAACAATCCCAAAAACAGGAATATTTATTTCTCTTCTAACATTAACACCATTCTCATCTTTAATTGTTAAATAAAAAAAGCCGCCATTTGCTAAAATAGTACTATAAAAATCTTGAGGAGAATATGTTGGACTTGAACTTATTATTAAATTTGTTTTTCTTAGTTCTGGTGAAGGAGTAGGAGTTAATGGATATAAAGTTCCAAACATATCCTCTAATTGAATTGAATAACTTCCAATAAATTCTCTTATATTAATGCTAATTATAACAGGAATTACTTTACTGCTATCACAAGCGCAAATTAATGCTCCATTCAAAACTCTAGGTTGAACAATAAAAGGAGGTTTTACAATCGAAACACATTCACTATAAAATCCACTTCTAAATTTATCTATTGCTGTTTTACCAGGTCTTATTCCAAAATAAAAATAAAAAGAATTTATATATCTAGGTAAAGTATAATCTATTGGAGAATAATATTGTAATTGGCTAGAATTAGTTCCAAACCTAAAATCCATATAATCTGAATTTTTAATTTCATTAACATAATTAACTTGAGTAATAGCAGAATTACTTATAAAATATTTTAATTTTCCATCAAAATTTTCAGGATAATAATATTTAAAATTATAAAAATATTTACCTGAAATAGAAATAATATTATTTTTTTCATTTGTTCTATTATATAATGGTATAGAATTTAAAGTAGCAAACATCTGTCTAACTTCAGATTGAATTAATTCATTTTTTTTCAAAATCCAGCCATCAGGCGCAATTACAATACCATCAGTATTACAACTATTAAATTCAATATCAGATTCATCCAATGATACACCAACTTCACATATTCTAGTAACATTAAAACAAGACTTTGGATATGTATCTGATCCTGTACATCCAATTCCCATAAACAACCCGCCAGAACTTTGCTCATATTTTCTTCCATTAATACCACTTGTTGTTACTTGATCATCTCCTCTATGTCCCCCATTTCTTCCCCAATTTATACCTGCTGCTTCTGTGTAGGTTGAAGTATTAGTACCTGTGTTAGTTGGATCATTTGGGTCATCACTTTGTTCAACATTTTGACCAGTATCATACATTGGAGAAGGTAATTGATATGTTGTTGAAGGTAAAAATTTATGTAATGGAAATATACCATCTATATCACAATCATTCATTGAACCTAATAATATAACATCAATAGTATATAAAAGAACAGGATAAGGATTACCATTATTAGTTCTCATAATTGCTGGAATATAATAATAATGTATATTATTATTTTCATCTGTTACTTGATTAATATATCCCTGACCTATTGGAAAATTACCACTTTGTTTATAACAATTATTATTTTTACAATCAGAATTTGAATTGGCTGAATAAGACCAGCTATCACCACTACTAATTAATTTAACAATACAATTGCTAAGTAAACGAACATTACCAGCACCTCTACTCCACAGCCAAAATCCGCTATTTGTAGCAGCACTTACATCATTATTATATAAACCACAAAATGTAAGAGTTTCACTTATAACTCTAGAACCAAATAATCCTAAAAATCTTCTTTTTTTCTTTTTCTTTATTTTTGTTTGAAATAAAGGTGAATAAATTGAGCCATTTACCCAATCATTACCAAAGTCAAAATTATATACATTAAAATCATCAGCCAAACTTGTTGTTACACAATCTCTAATAACATCCGTATTTGTATATTTTCCTCTTGCTGCATTTCCATAACAGCCAGGATATAATGTTTGATCAAGATAAGTACACCAACCACTACCTACACTAATACAATTAACTGATCGAAAAGGATGAACTCCCAAAAATCCTAAGTTATGAAGCCAACTTAAAAATTTATTTAAAACTGAAACAATATTAATTACAAAGTCTGTTAATAAACATAATATATTAAATGCAATAGGCATTGTTATATAAACAGTATTGTATGGAAATGGATTATTTTGACCATAATCATTAATTGTTTTAATCCCAATAAATTCTCTATTACGATAACTATTTATTAATTGTAACCTTGGAATATATGATTTAACACTATATACTTTATTCCAAAATAAATTGACGAAACTAGTATCTTTTGTAGTAACTCCAAAATTAAAATCAATTTCGTTTTGAATTTGTGGATTATGTGGAATTAAAAATTCTCCTCTTTTTTTACTAAATCCTTCATCACCAACATTATCTAATGAAAGTCTAAATCTAACTTCTGCTCTTGTTGGAATACCTTTATTTGGATTATCAGTTGGAATCAAATTACCAAACTCATCAGTTGTTACATAATCTAAATTCATTGGTATTTGATAACAAAAAACCCCATCACCATCTATTAATCTATTTCCTTTAATTTGAAACTCCTCAATAATACCATCAAAAGTTTTCCTTATCATTTCAATTTTACCTTCTCCTGTAGTTAATGAAGACATTCTTCCAACAGCTTTTTGTACTTTGCAATTTTTTAATATTCCAGCTTCTTGTGTATCAGTAAAGATAGAACCCATAAAAATACATGTAGGTTCAAATTTATACTGAATATTTATATCACATCTTGTAATAGCAACATTAGTTTCACTCTCATCTCCCCAAAATGGATATACAAATACATTTTGATCCTGACTTATAATTTGTGTTAAATTATTTAAATTACTATCTGTCTTAAATTGGGTTGAAGATTGAAACTGTTCCACATTATATCCCTTGTAAAACATATCACGAGGTTTTTGTGATAAAATACCAATGTCACTTAAATCTATATCAACATGTAATAAATTATTATTAACAGGAAGACCATATATCATATAATCTCCTGCTTTATTAGTAACTGTTGTATACTTATAATATTCATCAAAAATTTCAAGAACACTATTATTGTCTAAAACAAATCTTTTACTAGGAAATGTTCCAATTACTTGATAGCAATCATTTAATTTAGTACTTGGTAATAAATTATAACGAATATTATTTATATCTTTTGTTTGTAATGTAGTGTAAGGATAAATAAGATATTTTTCAAGATCATTAAAAGTTGTACTATCAGCAGGAATAAAGACTGATATTTTAGCATTTTCTACACCAATCCCCCCATTAGCTTGAACTCTACCAACAACTATTCCATAATCTGATGTATATAATTTATAAAAATCTTCTTGATTAATTTTTAATGATAAAATTTCAATAAAACTATAATCTCTATCCAATTTAACAGAAATTTTAGAACTTTCTGTGGCATTTGACTTTACCTTTATTCTATATGATTTATTATTTATCTCTGACATTGAATTCTACATTATCTGCTAATTTTTTATATTTTTTAAACCAATATATTGGAAGTTTAACTGTTAACTCCTTTTTTGAAAAAATATTCCATATACTTATGAATAATAAAACAGGAATCAATATTATAAATACTAATATTGCAATTATTGAAGTAAAAATAAATTTTCCAATAACTTCAAACAATTTACTTATAATTGAAAATAAAGTCACTCCTTCTTTTTCAACATTCTCTTTTGGTTTAATATTAGTCGCATGATTTTTAAATATTCTTTCAATTTTTTGAGCTTTTTCGACCCCCTTACAATTACATCCCATAACAATCTATATATCAATTATTTTTAACTCTTATTTTTATATCAACATTTATATTTCTTACTTCAAACATTGTATCTATATCAGCAAAAAGAATACCTTCACTATTTAATAAATCAACTTGAACTCTATTTGTTCCAGCAGTTTGACTTGGCTGCCATATTCCACCATTTGTAAATTGCCCTGCAATAATAGCTTGACTTATTCTATTTTTTGAATATTCATTATCAAATATATTATAAACCCTTATTTCAATTAAATTGTTAATACCTGATACTGACAATATTGATTGATTTAATTGAGAAATGTATATGTTTTCTCCCATTTTTCGTTGATTAATATCAAAAAAATCTTGAATTGTTTCAATAATATTTTTAACAACATCATTATTATTAAAAGCCTTATTAACAATTATATCAGCTTCAATCTGTAAATTTACAATTTTACCAGGCTTAATTATAACATAATCAGTCATTATTTTATATTCACTCAAATAATTACTCATATTATCAATTAACGTAGTACTTACATTATCAGTTAAATGACCACCTTGATCTATACCTAATATTGAAATATATATAATATTATTTCTTTCTATAATTCCCAAACGGAATGGTGTACCATATAAAGGTGGCATTTTTTCAATTCTATCCTTATAATCCTGAATTGTAACGCACCTATTTTGAGCAAGATTATTATATTTTATCATATATCTAACTTCATCATTAGATGGTTCATCTCTTCCTGAAACGGAAGGAGAAGTATTGGTTATAGTAATTGATCTATCTACATAATTTTTCCAATAAGCATCATCACCACTTCCATCTCCAATACCTGGTATATCAATATTTCTAAAACTTAATTGATTAATAACATTAGAAGCTACATTAGATTGCACACCTCCACCTATCCTGTATTGAATGAACATAGTCCAACCAGGATTTGGCAATACACCCATATTATCATTATTAATAATTCTTCTTATTTGTTCTTGTCCAGAGCTTAATATGCCATTTGAAAAATAGCCATAATCAGAACCAGCACCAAATATGATTTTCATAAATCCTTTATCTGTGTATTCTGTAATATATTTTTGTCTAATAGTTTTCCATGAACCTGGTACGATTGAAACATTATAATTAGTTATATCAAGAACAGAAGCATTTGTAGGATTTGTTATGGGTGCTGTACCTGTTGTTACACCATTAATACCAAAAAACTGATTGTTAGAATTTGCTGCATAAGTTCTCCCATTATATGTAATTACAGGAACATTTCCACTTGAATTAATCATATTAATACTGTAACCAACACCTGGTCTTATATCAGCATTGTTAATAATACTTCCACTTGGAACTGTAACACTTGTTATTATGCCACTACTATTAACAACTGCAATTCCTGCTGCTGTTCTATTTGAACCTTGTGAAATTATAACTGTTGCACCATTTGTATAGTTTGTTCCACCATTAACAATAGTAACTGCTGTTACAACACCACTGGCAACAGTAACCGTTCCTGTTGCATTATTATCAGAGCCTATTTGTGTTATAGACACATTTCCTGTTGTATAACCAGTTCCACCATTTATAATCCTGACATTTGAATTAACAGAAACACCATTAAAATTATTAGATACTTCATGTGGATAGTTATCAAATCCACCAGGTATTTGTTCTAAATCAGGTAAAAATAATTTATCTTCCAATAAACTATCCACTTCAAAATATTTCCATGTAGGCAATCCATCACTTGTAGAACTGCCATCTAAAAACTCTTGTTGTAAAGAAAAATCTTGATTAGATGGAGTATATTGAAAGTTAGTGCCCTCTTTAAAAATTATAGAATCTATTGATAATACATTTGGTTCAGGTAATACAATTTCCATAAAAGGTACTACCATAAAATCATCTATTACAGTATTATATATTTTTGTTTGACTTCCTGATAATACTTCCAACTTTTTAACAGTATATCCAGTTATCGTTCCATTACTATCTCTTTTTGGAATAATTTGTCTATTACTAACTCCACTTTTACTAAACTGATTTGAAAAATCTGAATCATCAATAAATTCAAAAACTCTACCATTTCCTGTTGCTTGTGATCCTTTTCTTATAATTGGTAAATAATTAACATTTGGATTAAGATTACTATCCATAGGTACATCACAAGCTATTTCACATTCAACCAATGATGCTTTTTTGCCAGGTATTTTCAATCCTTTTGTTCTAGCAATTGAAAATAAACTTCTTCTTAACTGTGCTTGGTCTATACTTGTTTCTTGATAGCTTCTATCTATATAATTTGATAAGTTATCCCCAATTGAAGCGTTTAAATCAATAAACCAAGCTCCTACACTACTATCATTAAGATTATTCAATATATCAGGATAAAATAATTTAGTAAAATTCAGTAATTCGTTTTGATATTCCTCGAAAGATCTAGCTAAACCAGAAATGCGTTTAGTTGGTACTGTTGTCATTATTTTATTAAATTTAATATTTTATTCATTTCACTTTTAATATTATCATTATATTTAATATAATATAAAGCTAAATTATGATTTTCACATAATTCTCTTTTTATTTGATCTCTATATTTTATTTTTTCATATCCTTTTATGCCACCAAATTGTTTTATAGCTCTGAAATGTTGTCCGCCTTGACATTCAATAGCAATATTATAATCTGGAAGATAAAAATCAAGTTCAAGTTTCCTATTAGTTTTTTTATTTTTTAGCCAATCAAAATCTTTATACCATCTTTCAAATTTAATTAAATTGATTTTTAATATATCAACAACTTCTTTTTCTATCTTAGATTCTCTACAAATAGGACAACCTGAATTTCTACAAATAAAATCAGAATAAATAGGATACCATTCATAACTATGTTTATTACAAAACAAAATCAATTTAGTTTTATTATTTTTATATTTATTTCCAATAAAGCCTTTGAAAGTATAATTTAATTTAGTACATTTATCATTTATTTTATTTATAACATCTTTTTCTTTTAATGCAATACCTCCTTTGCAACAAGGAGAATTAATAGAACCATTTACAAAATTTGTATAACTAACCTCCCATTCATATTGATGTTTATCACAATAAATTAATAATCTATCATCCCATTTTTGATATTCATTTTTTTCATTTTTAAAACATTTAAAAATGTATTCTTTCTCTTTACATTTTTTTTCTATTTTTTTTCTTGCAAGTGTTTTATCTATAGTTTTATTCTGTATTTTACTTTCATTCCCACAAAATTTACATTTTCTTCCCCTAATAAAATTAGCATATGTACTTTTCCATTCATGATTATGCTTATTACAATACAATATTAAATATGTAATATTCCCTTGATATGAATTATCATCATTGGCAAATCCCCTAAATTCATAATCCATATCTTTACATTTATTCAATATTCTATTTATAACTATATTTTCATTTATTTTATTAGCCATAATTATAAACTATAATTTATTTGATCTTGAACAGTAAAATTGCCTTGATTTATATCATAAGCTAAATTAATAGTTACACTCCTATTTTCTGCATCTGGAATAACATCTAATGTAGTAATACTAACATTAGGGAAATATTTAGAAATAACTGTTTGCATTTCTATCTTAATATCACCAAATGTTACATCATCATTTGGTTCAAAAATTTGTCTCATTAAATTAGTACCAAAATCAGGATTTCGTAACCTTTGCCCTTTTGGTGTAAATAATAAATGCATCAAATCCTGTTTTATACCTACATAAGGATCAGAAGCTAAATCAACATAAAAGTTTTCAGGAGCATCAGCCGTAAATGGAAAATTTATAGAATAATATTTTTTAGTCGCCATTCTATTATACTTTTGTTATTATAAATATTAAAAAATATATTTTCAAAATCAATAGTTTAAAATAAAAAATGACCTATTTTCACAAATAAGTCATTCCAAGAGTTTAAAAAAATCTTTTTATACTATAATCAAAATGGTACTTCCTGGTTAAATTGTTTTTTACTTGTATTTCTTAAAACTTCATTTTGTATTTCTTTATTTAATTTATCTGTATCTTTGTTTTGATTTTTAAATAGTTCATCAAGATTATCAAATATTTCTTCAACTTTTATTTCGCATGTCCCATTATTAAAATAACAACTAAATGATTTCCCACTTTTACCTTCTCTAAATTTGGGTATATATATAGTTGCTCTATCTTCATCCTTATCCTTATTAGTTTTACTTATTGAAAGAACTATATGGGCCACTTGCCCTTTTCCTGCTGAACCAGAAATCTTATCAAGTGTCATTAACATACCTTGTGCTGTTTCTTTTGTTCCTTGAGTTGTAATCACAACAAGTGCATTAAAATCATCAGTTAAATTTTCTAATTCACGCATCCTAGCAGTTTCTCCTGTCCATTCACTACTTTTAGTATTAAGTTTAGGGCTGAGTAAACATTCAAAATAATCAATCAAAATAACATCTGGTTTAAAACCAGATTGAGTTACATTTTTAATATAATTTTTTAATTGAGATACTGTTAATTCACCTGTTCTAAATTTTCCTAACTTAAGATTTTTTTCTAATAATTCCTTATCTTCATAATTTGAAAGATGTTCTTTAACCAAATCTACATATTCTTTTTTACTCAAATTACGTGCTTCTATTCCAGTTATCTTTCCAAAATGTTTTTTTCTTATGGCTTTAAACTTATCTTCAAAAAATATTTGTAAAACTTTAAATCCTTCATAATTATTTTTTTCACATTTATAAGTAGCAGCATTTGCAGCTAAAGTACTGCTAATGGTAGTTTTACCAACACCTGTTCCTGCCGCAACAACAGCTAAATTACCTTTTATAAAACCTCCTTCTAAATATTCATCTATTTCTGGAACGCCCAATGGAATTCTTATATCTTCTTCTTCTGATAATGTATTTTCCAAATCTTCAAAAACAGTACCCCATATTTTTTCTGTTTTACCAATATTCATCGTTTTTTGAAGTTTAGTTTCAACATCAGTCTCTTCAATATCAATTCCTTTTTCCAAATATTCTATGCCTTCTTTAAATAGTCTTAAAAATTGTTGTTGTCTAAAAAACTTAATGCCATCTTTTTTAATTAAGTCAGCACCTTCAACAGAAGTTTTCTTAATTTCTTTAATAGTTTCTCTTATTTCTTCCAATTCTATGCCATTTTTAATAAAATTAGATAATTGAATAGATAATAATTCATAGGATGGGATATAATTTTGTTTTTCAAAAAATTCTTTCAAAAAACCAACTATAACTTTTAAATTTGAAATTGTAAAACAGTTTTGATCTATAAATGGAAGTAATTCTTTGAATAAATCATTATCATCCATAAATGCTTTAATAAGTTTAAACTGAAAATCTTCTCCTAAATAAGCTAGATCCGTTCTTCCTTTACTTTTATTCATTTGTTTAATTAAAATTTTACTTTTGAACAAGTATCTCTAAAAATTGAAATAATTTTAGGAATTAAATCTTCTCTATTCTCAAACATTTTTTTTCTTAATTCATAGCTTGATTGAGATTCATTTACTCCTATATACACTTTTTTATTAGCTATATCAACACTAGAACGAACAAAAGTAGGATAATCATCTGCTGACCATATCTTTGTAATAACTGGTTTTCCTTTTATTTTAAATGAAAAAGAAAATTGATTTTCATAATCATGTAAATATGTTTTTATTCCATTAACCATTTTTGGTCTATTATAAAAGCCCGTAACTTCTGTTTTTTCTCCTTTATTATTAGTATAAAAACCATTTTTTAAATATGTTTCATATACACTTTTTTCATTTTTAATAGGAATAAATTCAGGAGATTTTTCTAGATACACCCACATATCATTATAATCTACAATAACTTCTTCTCCATTACCTCTTACTCCACTTATTAAAACAATTTTATTTCCTTTTTCCTGTTTTTCATTATCTCTTGAATAACACATATTAAACATATAAATTCTTGTTTTACTTTTTAAATCATCATTTATAAGTTCTACTATTTCATCAATAGCATATTTTAGATCAAAACTTCTAATTGAACTATTATCAAAAAATCTTATATCAAATAATCTCTGACATATAATATCATCATTTATTTTAAATAAAAATTCATAATCAAAATTTTTGTAATCTAAAGGAACGCTACTTTTATTATTCAATACCACATTTTTATCTTTAATATCCATTTTTAAATTCTTTTTAATAGTTAAACATTCATTTTTTATAATATAACTAAAATATATTTTTTATTAATATTTTACAACACATATATCAAATATTTTCATTAAAAAATAATAGTTCATTATCAATCAATTTTTTATATGTTGAAAAAAAAATTGAAAATTTATTACCCATTAAATCCTGTATTTTATTATTAACTATTATCTGATATAAATTTTCCATACTCCTTCCCTCTGGGTCTATTGGAATATGTATTAGATTATCCATTTCTTCTTTTATTGAATTAGTTAATAATGGATTTTTCAAATTAATTATTTTCTCATTTATTTCATAAACTTCATTTCCTTGTACTCCATCTGTAACTTTATTTAAAATATTATCACATACTGATAAAGGTTTTTGTTTTGGTTTATTTTGTAATCTTTGTTCATTTATTAATTTAGCAGTATCAAAAATATAATCAAGTGTAATAGGTTTTTTCTTTATATCAGGAAATAATTCATATAAAGTTTTTTCGCCTAAACCTTTTATACCTTTTATATTGTCAGAAACATCTCCAGTTAATATCTTTTTAAGTACTACATTTTCAACTGGGATTCCTTTTATTTGTTGAAAATTACCTTTATGTAAAAACAATTTTTCAGTAGGTTGATATATACAAATATTTTCATCTATAAGCTGGGTTAAATCATTATCCCTACTAATAATATAAATTTTCTCATTTGGCAATTTGTTCAAACAATAATAAGCTATTAAATCATCTGCTTCTGTTCCTTCTTCATCCCATACCTGACGAACATATAATTCTTCTAAAATCAAATGAAGAACTAATTTTAATTCTTCAAATTGCTTTCTTTCATTATCTATTTTATTTTGCTTATCCGTCTTTTCTGAATAAGATAAAACCTTTTTTGTAAATGCTTTTAATTGTTGATCATATTCAGAGTAAGATTTATCTCTATTTTTTTTGTAATCAGAATAACAATTGTATCTAAGTAAACCTGACAAAGAACAATCCCAAAAGCAATAACAATGTTTGAAATTTCTCTTATTCATAAGTATTTTAACTTGAAGAAGAAATTGAAATATTGGACCTACTAATTTACCATTTTCGTTTAATGTAGGATCAGCCATACATACTTTCAAAAGTGAAGTCCCGTCCAAAAGTAATGTGTAAAATGGATCTTCTTTTATCTTAATTCCATTATCAAGTACTTCTTTTTTTATTGGTTGTTGCATATTTTTTACTCTTTATTCAACAAACTTTTTTCATACTCTTCTTTGGTTGGTAATAATGCCCAATATGCGGTTAGTTTTTCTGAAATAGTTTTCTTTGTTTTCTCATCTCTTGGTTTACCATAATTTGGGTTATTACTACCACTCTTTTTTGCGCTCATTTTTTGCCTTGTTTCTATTGAAGGTTCTCTAAATAATCTTTTAGCCATAACTTTTCATTCTTAATCATCACTTTCTTCACTACCCAATTCAATTTCACTATTCTCATCAAATTCTTTACCTCCAGATAATTGTCCTATTCTTCCAAGTAAAAATTTTGCGTTTTTCTTTTTATATTCTTCTAATTTATCTGGCGACCAAAATCCATGGGGAGTGCAAGCAATTTTACCTTCATAAGTAATATCATTTACTTGATTTTTTTCTACTTTTATCTTTGTTTGAGTACCATAATAATAAGTATCTCCAAGTGATGTTGCTTTTAACTTTTCAACTGAAGCAGACATAATACCTCCCATATGAACAATTAAACGAGCTCCATAATAAAAACTTTCACCATTTGAATTTTTAACTTGCGGACCTCCCATTTGCATATTATCTATCCAAACTTTATTAATTGCAATAAATGTCATATAATATTGAGAAGTTTCCTTCCTTGAAGAAGGAATTCTATTATTTATTAATGATTTGAAGCATAAATTAATTGCTCCTGCATCATACATCGCATTAATAACTTTAGCTGTTGCTGATTTATATGAAATTATAGAACCAACAGAATCCCATATACAAACAATATTCATAGGTAATTTCCCATCTTCTTGCATATCTCTATATTCATTCATTGAATAAGCAATATCTTCAATAACTGGAACTCTTCTTGTTGGAATTTTTTTCCTTTCGCCTGTTGTATGATCTATATTCCCATATTTTTCAAATAATTTTTGATTATCATAAAAAATAAAAAAACCTGTGTGATCAATTACTTTTTTAATAGTTTCACCAGTTTCTTCATCAATTACATCACCCCATACTTCTTCAAATTCCATACCCATCATTTTTGCATGATCCCAAGGAAAATTAGATTCTGTTTCATATATAATTGGTAAATCACCTTGCCTCTGTGCTTCTACAATCGCATGAATTTTAGCAGTACTTTTTCCTGTATTACTTTTTCCCCTAAAAATTGTAAAAAAGCCTTTTGGAACACCAGGTAATTTAACAGATTCTTCAAAGGCTTCTGGAAAAATATACCATTCCAATTCTTTATCTTTTACACCATTTAAATTATTTTCTTCTTTTAATTTATTGACTATTTCTAATTTATCTAAATTAGATATTTTTTTAAAATCATCAGCACTTTTTTTCTTGGCTGGTACTGGTTGTTTTACCATATAATTCTTCGTATTTATTTGTTATATATTCTAATTTTTTTCTTACATCTTCATATTCATTCTCACTCAATAACTTTGGATTAAGACATTCAATTTTTGTTTTAGTTCCATTTCCCATAATAGGAATGAAAAATTGTTTACATTCTTCATCTTTCAAATTCTCTGATACCTCTTTCATAAATTGATATATATCAGAACTATCAATCGCTCCAATATCTATATAAAATACTAATATTAATTTTTCCATAATTTTTTTATTTTACATTTTTCCATAACATTTTCTACATACAGTTATATAATCATAACCTATTTCAATTTCTTCACCTTCTTTTACTACATTGCCATTATTATCAATTCGTGCATTTATAATAGCCATTTCTCCACATTCACAAATAGTATCAAATTCTTCAAGTTTATCTGCCATTTCAAATAAACGCTTTGAACCATCAAATAAGTGTGTTTGAAAATTAGTACGAAGTCCATAACAAAATATATTAATATTCAAATCATCAACTATTTTAACAATTTGATCAACTTGTTTGGAAGATAAAAATTGTGCTTCATCAATTAATATATATTGTATTGGATTATCTGAATCTAAACTATTCATTACAGATGAAATAGCTTCAAAAATATCACTATTTTCGTAAATAGTTATACATTCCCTTTGTAAACCTGGTATCCTAGATTTAATAATATTAATACCATTTCTATTATCAATACCAGGTTTCATACAAAGAAAATTTATATCTTTCTCATCAAAGTCATATGCTTGAATAAGAAGATTAGCAGTCTTTCTGCTTCCCATGCTTCCAAACTTAAATACAAGTTTTGCCATAAAAACGTAACAATATTAAATTAAAAAATTAAAACGGTAAATCATCTTCTTCATTATGATTTTCAACAACATTAGAATAAGTTTCTTCTATTTTTTCAATTTCGTCAATTTCAGAAGTTTTATTGTGTTTGGTATTATAATCTTTTTCATCTATCCATTCATCACTTTCTTCATCATAAATAGGATTACCACCTGCATTTTTAATTTTGTCAAAGTCATCTTTATTTGTCCATACTTTAGCTTCTTTATTAAACATAGGTGTGCCGCCCATAGCAAATATTCTTAAAACATCATATTGTTTTGGTGTAAAAACATCATACCATCTAACATCATCAGTAAGCCATTTCATACCTTGTTCTTCATTTTTTGAAATTGGAGTTTCTCTTCCAGAATCAGTTATTGAGGTAATAGTTACAACTTCCTTTCCATCTTTATTAATGCTTTTAGATAATTGAATATTTAAATCTTTTCCTTTCTCCAAATCAAAAATTGAATATACTCCATCTCCAGCTTCAACACTTTCTTTATTTCTTAATTGATCTAGTTTAACAATTCTATCATAATTACCACCTTTAGTAACATCATTAAATTTCCAAAATTTTACCCCATCTTGTTCTTTTCCCCTCTCAATTCCTCTCATTATCCATTGATAAACAACACGATTTTTTATAGCTTCCATTCCAAAAGATTTCTTTTTTTCTTCTGTTATAGCATTTTTCTTTTCACTTAAAAAACGAGCTTCTAATTCACAGAAAGGACATTCTTTACCCAATTCAAAATGTTCAATCCCTTTGGTGTGTCTGGGGCAAATATAATAATTAAATTCTTTCCCCTTTTTAACTGCATGAGCAGCTACTTTAATAAACATAGTTGTAAAACCATCTTCTAGAATAAATGGTAATGGTCTAAACACAACAATCTTTTCTTTTTCATTATTTTCTAATCTTAAACTATTTGACAAATAATGATTAACTGAAAATTCTACTTTTTTGAAAAATTTCTTTTTTGTTTCTTCTTTCTTTTTTCTATCTTCTTCTTCCAACGCATAAAGCGCATCCATCATTTCCCTTGTGGGATTAAATTGTGTGTACATTTCTTTCTTAATTTTTTTTAATTATTCACAGTATGAAATCTCATACCAACTATTCATTTTTCTTCAATAAAAAAGTTACAGATTTATGCACCAGTCATGGCGTATACATAAACAAAGGTCTTTCCATATTTAACCACCTATAACAACTTGTAAATTCAATTATAAAAAAGTTATAAATCTGCACCAGACTGGCGTATACACATTATGTAATATAACATATTTGTAATTAAATTAATAAATAAACACAAACATAATTCAAGTATTTTATTACTATTCCTCTATTTTTTATTATTTTCAAACCATATAAAAATTACACTGCGCATATATAATCTATACTTCTTTTTCCCTGTCTATCCCATACTGATTCATCATAATATGTAGTCTGAACAGTTTTGTTTAACCTATCTTTCCAAGGACTTAATTTTTTCACCATTAAACGAATAAGGGTATATTTAACCTATCTTTCCAAGGACTTTTGTTTAAAAAATAATAAATTTTCAAAGAACGAACTATCAAGCCTTACAATCCATCGAACAGTCCAGCTTTCTTTTACCCCAACCTAGAAGATAAATCTTCCTTTTTTGTGACAATTCTAAAGTGATCTTAATATATTCAATATTTTTATCAGTCTAAAAGGGCTGTTGGTATTTCAATCATTATTCATCTTTCGATTATTGATTGGAGAGCCATCTTTCTTAAATTATACAAGCAAATCTTATTACCTCCTATATAACCCTCAAATGGTAACTGCTGTCTTCAAACGCTTCACAGATGTCAAATTACACTTTTATCAAAAATATATTTTTATTTTTAAAATTCAAAATTAATAATCTAATAAATCAGATAAACTTTTATTAAAAGTATTATCATCATCAAAAGATTTATAAATATCATAATTATTTCCAGTTTCTGAATCAATATCATTTTGAGTTAATACATATTCTCCCTTATCTTTATTAACATCATTATTAGAAATAATATTATAATTAGGATTCTCTTTTGCTTTCTTTTCCCAATAATCATCAACTTTTTCAGAAAATGGAAAAGATTGAAGGGAACGTAAATTTAAGGTTTCAACTTCAGTAGGATTTCTTTTAACAATCTCTTGACCTAGATTTTGTATTTGTTTTTCTGTTTCTTCTGATTTACTAATTACATCATCCAACTTTTGTGTTAATTTTTCAGCAAAATCTGTAAATTGCTGAAATTTTGTATCTAATTCTTGTACTTCATTATGAGTTTGTTCTTGTGTATCTACTAAATCTGTAATCTCTATTTCTTCAACATTACTATCATCATCCATTTCAATATCCTCAATGTTATTTTCTCCTTCCATAGGAGGCATCGAATTATCTTCCATTCCTTGTGAATTTTGAGGAGGAACTTGTGAATCTTGTGGTAATTGACTCATTGGTGCAGCATCTCCTTGTGGATTTTGTTGTGGCATTTCCCCTCCTGATTGATTACCAGTATCAGGTAAATTTCCTCCACCCATATCTTGTTGAGGTGGTAAATTTTCTTCACCTTCTTCTGATAATGTATTAGTATAAAACGAATATTCATTCAAAAGTTTAAACCTTTTTTGATAATTTTCAACTATTTTTTTATCCTTTTCCATTTTATATTAGTCTGAAAGCAAAATCTTATTGTCCTCAGTAAGAATAGCTTTTGAACTCTTAACACGTTCAATTAATCCTCTATCTGTAGTATTTTTTACTCTTTTAATATCTCTCTGATTATAACTATTCAACATTGGTTTACTTAATAAATCATCTAGCCTTTCCAATATTTCTTGATTTTCATTTAGATTTTTCATAATATTTAATTTTGTTCATTTATTTCTTCAATTTCAGATACAGAAGGCTCTTCAATTGCATCTTCTTCCTTTTTCTTTTTTCCTATTTTTTTAACAGGTTTTTCTTCTTCCCAATTAGTTACTAATGAGTAATCTGTTGTTTTAACTTCAATAGGAGCAATAACAGATCCTGCTTCACCAGCTCTTTTTATTACAACAAGTTTATTAACATATTTAGGTTTGTAATCTACTTGTTTTCTCTTCTCAATATTATTTAATCTACTACCCATCTTTTATTTATTATAAATATCATTATTTACAAAATACTTTGCTAAATCTTTTACTTTAACCAAAGTATCTATTTTTAAATTATTATTTTTAATCAATAACAGCTTATTTTTCAACTTATCCCAATCTATTTTAAATTGCTTATAATTAAAATTACCTTTTTCAATATCCTCATTATTTAATTCAATATATTTATTCAAAGCATTTATAGAAAATAAACAAGAATATTTAACATGTATATGAATTGGCTTCCCATAATCCTTATGTTCAAGAAATTTATCACACTTATCAAATCTAAAAGTAATTAAATATTCATCATTATTCCCTTGAACATTATAAAGATATATATCATTTTTTTCTATATTATATTTCTTTTTAATAAAAGAAATAAAACTTTCAATTTTATTCACTTTAATAAAAAAGGCTAAAATTATTTTTTCATCTAACATACTAACTGTTTTAATGTTTGCTTTTTCCTTCATTACAAACATTAAACAATTTTTACAATATTGAATGCAAGTAAGGAATTATTACTTTGTTATAACTAACAACTTTCCAAATATTCATTGATATAAAATCAGTATTATAAAATATATGATTAAATTTATTCTTATATAATAATTTAAGTATTTTATCTTTACTAACTCCTATATATTCCAAATCTTCTATTGAAATACCAATAACATATTTTTCATAATATAAATATATAAATGAACTAGCATATATATAAATATGCTTATCTATATCAGACTTAATCAAATTAATTAAATTCTTAATTTTAAATAATGAAACTTTAAAAATATCAAAAAAGTAATATTCAAGATTATTCAATATTATATTATCTAATATTAATCTGTAAAAAGCAATAATATCTTTATCATATTCAACTCTCTTTTCATTCTTTGTAAAAGTCCAAAATAAATTGTCTTTTATTTTTTTATCTAATATAGATTGATTAGGAAATAATCTTTTAACTAATTCCCAACCTACTATCAATGTAGGAGATGTAATATTTTCTGGTAATTCACTTGTAACAAATATAAAACTTTCATCATTTAATAACTTTCGCCCTTTGTCAATAACTATATTTGCAATTTTCATAAAACAAATATATTATTTTTTTATCAGAACTAAAAAATTAAGTTATTCTATAATATTTTCCTTCAATACATTTACTATTTTTAGCATAGGCAGAACATACTATTGGTTTATTTGGATAATCAAAACCTATAATAGCCATATGTATCCATCCTCTATAATCAGTTGTAAACTCTCCTGTCGCCCCTTCTTTCAATAATTCACTTATATGCCCTCTATCAGGAAATTGAGTTCTCAAATATTCATACAAAGTATTATTTTTAGCCACAAAATCAGCACCTGACATTCCATTTTTGAATACTGTAAAATCAGCAGCCTTACCATATCCATGAAATGTACTTGTATTACCATTATCTCTATGTCTCCATACTGAATGTAATCTCAAATTATGATCATCGCCCCATGTTGTCTTAATATAATCCCTAACTTTATCCAAATATGGAATAAAAACTACATAGTGATCATAAATTTCTTTAGGCATTTGTCTTCTTGCAGTTGTTCTAACACTTCCTGTATTAGACATCATAGTCGCTATCATTTCATATAAAGTATAATATTTACCAATTTTTACATCCATCAAAGATTCACTGACATAATTATCATCCTTAATAGCAATACTACTTGGTCCATAAATACCACCAAATCTCCTATACTCTTTTTGTATATCAATATTACTTTTTGCTCCAGATGTAGCATAAGCATTATACTTATAATCAACACTTTGTATAAATTCTCCAAGATTACTACCATCTTTACCAATAACATTTTGAAATGAAAAAGCCTGTGTTGACATATATGGATATATAGTACTTTGTCTAATACCTGTAAATCTTGTTACCATTCTACCAGGTGTAATATTATGACTCATTTTAAATATCATATAAGCACCAGTAAAAAGATATACATTAAATAATTGAAAATACATTAATGGTTGTATCTGGGCGCATCCCATCATTTCAATTTCAACCATATATGCGTTTGAAGCATATATTGAATATAAACTTTGACCACTATTCATTTTCTGAGTTCCACTTTCTACTGAAGTATGTGCAATTTCTAATTGTGCATTAATAGATTGTTCAGTAATAGTAGGATTTGTATTAGTTAATTGTGCAATTTTGAAATAAGATTGATTTTGCTTACCATAAGAAACTGCAAAACAAGGCAAATGATATGTTCCATTATTAGCGCCAGGTGCATTACATACAGTTTGACCATTATCTCTATATATATGTAAAGCATCCGATTTAAAATTAGTAGTCCCATCATCAGGTATTTCAGAAGGTTTTCCTGTATATATAGCTGTATAAGAAGGGAATTGTTTTACCCATGTTTTATTTCTATATGGAATTGGCTCAAACATCTTTTGCAAATTTTCTACTTTTGTAAAATCAATGCTATTAGGAGTTGGAATAAACATCATTTGTAAATCAGAAAATAATTTTGATAAAAATGAAAGAAATGTAAAATTAGGATTACCCTTTACTAATTCAAGTATATTCTTTAATATTTCTAAATTAACAATATATTCATCAGATATATCTCTATAAAATTTATCAATTATTTTAATACTACCTTCCATTATATTATTTAATCCAGCAGGTGGAGTTCCATCTTGCCTCCCTAAATAAACTTCCATTAAGAAATCATTCTTTGTGGTTGGTTTTCTACACCATTTATCATATAATAATCTAAACTTTTGATACTTTTCAATATTCGCATCTTTATTTGATGGTGTTTTTATAGGAAGAGAAGGATCTTCATTTTTTTTCACATCAGGCTGACTAACTCCTAATAATTTCCTTAATTCTTCTGATAAATTTGTTAAATAAGACGTTACATAAGAAGTTGATATTTCAAACTTAATGCCAGGTTTAATATTCTTATCATTATCATAATTGAAAATATCAAAATAAGTGTTTATTAATAAAACATCTTGTTTATATAAATCCATTAATAAATTAACACCATCTGAGCCAATTTTATTTATTAAAACAAAACCCTTGTAATTTGAATTACTATTTGTTTTTATAATAAAATTATAACTATTGAAAATATCTACTCCAAATATAGTTTGTATTTGTGCAGTTGTTATACTGTCAGTTGTACCAAATGAATCATAAGATATATTAAAATTCCCACCAACATCAAATAATCTAAAATTCTTTTCTATTAAGGGATATTCATTAATAGCCCAATTCTGAAAATAATCAATTATTATATCTACAACACTCGTTCTAAATTTAAAAGTATAAGTAGTATCTCTCTTAAGAAAATCAGTAAAATTCCATCCTGGTATAAGATTTGCTCTTATTGAAGTATAAATGTTTGAAAATACTTTAGTAGTATCATCTCCCTTAAATAAAAGTGTATTGGTTGCTCCGCCAGTTTTTATAACATCATCTTTATCTGTTGTTATTGGATCAATTCCTTTATATATTTCAAATTTACTTCTCCAAAGATATGAACCAATTAATAAAATAGCTATTTTTGGTATTCTTATTATTGAAGGATTATTAATGTTGCCAATTAAACTATTTAATTTTTCAATATCAATTCCTAAACAATTAACAAATAAAGCTGCTTTAGCACATATACTTCTCTCTTGTTCATCTTTATCAGTAAAATTATTTAATAACAATTTATTATTCTGTAAATAATAAATTTTATCCCCAAACAAACTTCTTATATTCCCCTTATTATCAATAAAACTTATGTTTTGTAATATATAAGAAGAATAATCACTATTTCTTAATTCTTTTAATGTAACATCAAGATTTTGACCACTTTCATAAAATTGTATAGCAGAAGTACTAAGATTTAAAAAAGCATTGGAAATAGAAGTGCTTTTTGTTCTATTTTCATCAGTTATCATAGGAATAGTTCTATATGAATTATCTCCTTCCATAAGTTTTGCTTTATTCTTATAACTTGAAACTGTAGGTAAATTACTATTAAATAATGAAACTGAATCATCAACCCCTAAAAACCAAAGTCCAACTAAAGTATGCCCAATATCAGCATCTTCAGTACTTACTTTATCTTTCAATCTATCAATATCTTTTGTATATTTTTGAATAGAAAAAAAAGCATTTTTAGCCCCACTCCAAGTTGTTTCTTTATTAACTAATAATGGAACACCAGCATTATAATTAGCTTGACCTTTAGAAACTACTTTAATCTGTTCATTAGCATTATAATCTCCAACTAATGCAGAAAATAAAGGTAAAACTGAAAAATCTATATTACTTTTTCCAACTATAAAATCATACACATAATTTCCACCAGTGGAACTAGAAAAAACTCTAGCTAAAGGATGAAATACATCTGATTTATCTGTAACTCCACTTAATTTTTGATCTATATTAATATCAATTAAAAATTTATTATTAGAATCTCTATTACCTTGCAATAAAGCTAGTATTTCATTTGAAACTGTATCAAGTTTAAAATGAGCCATCATATCCTTATTATTTCCAAGAATATTATAAATGTTTAATGCTTCTGCTTTTGAAATAGCTTTTATAATTTCATCAGAAAGTTTTTTTCCATCATATGTACTTAATCCAAAGAACATTCTAATCCCAATTTGAGTTACAACATTATAAAAATCAGAATTAGCATCAGAAGTTTTAAAAACATTATATGGATTATTTAAGTGAACCCCATTATTTACAATTTTAGCACTTATATCAAATGGATTAATAGGAAACCAAAATGTATCATCATAAGACATATTAGAAGAAGCTCCTAATTCATCTTCTCTTTTTCCATAAGCAGTTAAGGAATCTGTATATAATGTTATATATTTAACTTCTTCAAAATCTTCTTTATTAATAACACCAATATTATCATCTCCAATCCATGTTTCTGTTTTCTTATCATCTTTCATAAAAATATGAAAAAATGGAGGTAAATCTATATTACCTGTATGAGTATTTAATAAGGTCTGATTTTCAACATCTATAATACCTCTAAATTTTGGATTTGAACCATTTCTAGGATTTGTATTAATATAATCAATACATTTAAAATAATCTTGAAAAAAGGTTTCAAAATGAGCAAAAAATATCTTTAAAATATTCTTTATTGTTGGTCTAAATGTTACATTTTTCTCCATAACAGCATCTAACTTGGATTGAGAAGCTAATGCACCATCAGTTCTTGTTTTATCTATTAAATCCCTTGCTTTTGTTCTCGAAGTAATAAAATTACTATAATCTAAACTCAATATATCTTGATTTAATATTTTTTCTTCTTTTCCTCCAACACTTACAATTCTATATGCCTCTTCAACATCAATTTTAGTAAGTTCTCCATGATTTATTATACCACAATTAGCTTCACTATCACCAGGAAATACAAGTGATGAAATTTTAGTGCCTGCTTCAGAAGTATTGTAAACATTTATAGCATCTTTTAAACTTTTCAATGAATCTTGATATTCTTTATCACCATTTAATAAATTTTCTAATTCTGATACAGATGGGACATAATATTTCACAATATTTTCAGTATCTCTATTTCCACCTAGTATTCGATTTGAAACAAATTTATTACATTGAATTATATAATTTTCAAATGTTACATATGCTGCATTAAGTAAATCTAAACCATTGTTAGCTACATTATAATCTTTTAAATCAGCATCAGTTTCTAACTTTTCAGCCATTGCAACTGTAACTTGAATAGTATGTTCTAATTCAGGTAAATTTGGAATAGGAACAGTTCCATCTAACTTAAATCTTCCATTATTTACTTGTTCTGCCCAATATGTTTCACCACCATATTTGTTAAAAGGCGCACTCTTAATAAAATCAAATTGAACATCAGCAAAAAAAGCATATGTATAACCAACAAATTTAGCAACAATATCAACATTCCCTGTGTCTGCATTTAATGTGCTACGAACATCCCAACATTGCAAGTCATAAGTTACTGCATCTCCATAAAACCCTTTTACCTGTAATTTAAACAATGGATATGGAATAGTAAATAATGCCTTAAAAAAACTACCAGCAACTTTGCTTTGTACATTATACGCATACTGTGCAGGATTCATTAATGATAATCCTCTAATATCTATAAAATTAATAGTAATTTGAGGTAAATACCATGAATCGTATTCTATATTTATTGAAGAAATACCTAATGCTTCTTGTATGTTACCATCTTTTGATGAATTATAACTAACATCACTATAAAAATCAGTTAAAACATTCAAACCGCCAACATTTTTACCACTAAAGAAACTAATTAATTTTCCTGCATTTTTTTTCTCACTTGGAACCCATTCAATACAAAAATATTTACCATCTGTTTCACCCTTTTCTTCTGGAACTGTAACCAATAATTGAACTGATATTGATAAATCTTCTGGATGATGAACAAGCCCTTCACCCATACTATCATTTGGATCCCAAAAAATTATTTTATTATTTGTACTTGGTTGTGTAGCCATATTTAACTAAATCCGTATAAATTTTTATATCTATTTAATTTATTTTCAAAACTATTTAATGCTACTTCCAATGGATAAGGAATACGCAATATATTTCCATCTTCAATTTCAAATTCCATATTAGCTAAATCAGGATTAGCTAATAATATTAACCAATCATAGTTTGAATCTGCATAATATTTATATGAAAGTAAATCAAGTCTAGTATCTCCAAGTATGTATTGTTCATACATATCAGTATTTCTTTTATCTATTTTAAGATAAGGCAAAATTTCTACCCTACCACTTTCTGCTACACCACCATATCGTAAATATGACATTTTTTTATTTATAAATTAATATTTTATTCAAATTAAACAAGTTTTATTTTTATGGGTTTAATGGATTTCTTAAAGTTTATGGAACAGCAACTGGATTAGGAAGGGGTAATGGTTGTATCGGTCCAGCTTCTATTTTCTTTGGTATTCCTTTTGCATTTACATAAGTAAATGGATCATACAATTCCAAATAATTATCTAAAACTAAATCATTGGGATTTAATTCTTGTTCTCCATTTTCATCTCTTACTTGTGTATTTGTATTTGTACTTCCATATTTTTTTTGTGTTCTATTATAAATTATATCAGATCTATCATCATAAACTGATTGATTAGCATAATAATTAAATGTAACAGCATTTTGTAATCTACTAATTGCGCCAGATAAATCTTGTCCACCCATAAATTTAAATGACATAGATACATTTGCAAACATTGGCTGAACTCCTATGCCTTCTGGATTTAAATCCCATTGAATAGCACCATTATTCTCAAATTCAATATTCAATGATTCAATAAATACTCTTGTATGATAAAAGTCTCCAATTCTTAATACACAAACAGGTGGTCTTCCAAAAGAGAGATTGGTTGCTGTTATTAAATCAGCATCAGTAGCACTCACAGTTGGTCCTTGCCTTGTACACTGATGTAAAAATCCAAGCCTTGCATTAAACCCTTCAGGTGAAGTACTATGAAATGCAGGTACAAAATGACCAATCTTTTCTTTCAAAGTATTCATTAATAAATCAGTATCTTTTTCAATAGCCTTAAAAAATGTTCTTTCTTCATCATATCTTAATCTACCTCTTCCACCATTTATTTTATAAGTTGTACCTACATTAAAATCTCGAACATTATTATCAGCTATAACTGTATTTGAATTGATATTACCACCATTTCCCACTTGTGGAGTATCTTGTATATTTTGTGTAGCAGGAGGGTTTATTACAACTTGAATATCAGCATATCTTCCTCCTTTTGAATTTGTACCTGAAGAGCATGCTGGAACGTCTGCTTGCACTGTTTTAGCTGCTGGGCCAATGATCCATTTATCTGTATTGGTAAAATCATTTAATATTTTCTTAACTGTAGCAGGCTGTCCTGTACCTTTATTTGGATTATCAACATCCACACTTTTTCCTCCTAATGTTTCCTGAATAAATTTAAATAAAGTTTTTGCTCTATTACCAGCCAATTGCGAATTATCATCATTATAACCATCTGTATTAGCATATCCTGTAATATAAACTTTAGTCGCATCTACAAATAATTCAATTAAATCAGATTTAGGAGGCATAGCCATACAATCATCATAAAAAGATTTAAAAGAACGTCCACCATCAAATTCCTGTGTATTTAATCCATTGTTAGTTATATCCCAATAACTATAACCCATTTTATATTTTACTCTTGGTAAAAACTCATCTAAATTTCCTTTTCCTCCATAATTAGATACTTTATCTGTAACAGTTCTATTTACAGCCATACCTATTAAATTGTTAGAATCATCTTTTATTTGTAGTGTAAGACTAAGCCCACCTCCACCTATAACAACTCTATTATTTTGTGTAGTTTTTTTAGCAGAACACAATAAATTTTTTACAATTTGCCCTGATGCTATACTTGTCATTGTTGTTGTACTTGTATTATAGTTTGATAATGTCACATTACCACCCATCTCATATCCAGCTCCTTTTCCATATATGTTATTTCCATTACCTTGATAAACATATGTCAAGGCAGTTGTTGCACTTGATTCATCAACTCCACTAAAGTCATTAGGATAATATACTCTTGTTAAAGTAGTTTTCTTTTCTGGAATTTTTTGAGCTGGTTGAGAATCTGGTGGTGTTTGATCTGGTTCAGGATCAACTTTTGTTGGTTCTGTTGGTGGAACAGGAACAGCATTAAGAGGAGCTTGTTCATTTCCTGCATTATTGGGATTTTGAAAATCAGGAATATCACAACCTGCATTCCATCTCAATAATCTTTGCTCATCATTTTCTGCATCATTATCTTTTAAAACCATATAATCCATAAAAGCTGAATGATCAACTATTAATGTAAATGACAAATTACCTGTTCTAGCTGTATTTACATAAGTATAAACAGGTTCTCCTCTACCAATAAAATCTTCTTCATTTATTTTAACATTTGTAGCTTCACTAAATTTCAAATTATATGGAGCAAACCACATTAATCGTCCACCATTTGGACCAATCTGACTTGCACATAAATTATTTTCCAGTAAAATATCTTTCCAAGCAAGATTTTCTATTGAAAACATATATCTATGAACAAATGTATCAGTAAAACCATTCGCAGTTTTAGCTTTCTTCCAATCACTATAATATGGAGCTATTTTAACAAATCCACTATCTAACAAAACAGTATTACGTGTAAAATTATCTAAATATGGTCTTATAGCAGTAATTCCAGGTAAACTATGTAAATCCTTTAATTTCATTGGCTCTCCTGGTCCATCTCCATCTTGACCCGTCCAAAATGGTCTGATGAGATTTGACAATCTTCTATATTGATTATGCCAAGTCCAAACTCTACAATAAGGATTATCATATCCAAGTGAATTCCTACCAGTAAGTTTTTTATCCCAAAAATCTTTTGTTAATAAATTTCTTCCTTTTGACATTCCCCACATTGGATTTACTGCTGATTGAATACTTGAAATACCTTCACTAACATTACCAAATGCAGAGATTATTGTATTTATTTTACTATTTCTAAACAAGCTCTGTGTTTTATCCAATAATGTATTGTTATTCATTCCTGTATTAATATCAAAGCCATAATAAACGCCATTGTTAATATCAGTATAATTTATGTCTGGAAAAATCTTATCAAAACCAAAATATTCTATATTATTTGAAGCAGAATTAGTACCTTGCCATCCAACTTCCATCCATGAACCTGTTCCTTCTTCATTGCCTCCTGCATATCTTTCAGTTTCTCTTTTACCACTAAATTGTGGTTGATTTATATTTCCTATATAATCTCTTAAACTTTCTAAGTAATCTTGTGATACATTTAATGCTCCTGTTTTAATTCTACTATCATTTTCATATCCAGGTCCAAATTTATTTATATTTAAATGTTGATAAAGAGTAAGAACATTTTTCTTTCCAGTCCAACTAATTAATTGTTCATTATTATGTTTCCTATCAAAAATTTTTATAGTATTATCAAGAAAAAAATTTAAATTTGGAACTGTTACAAAATTATTACCAACTACAAGTTTTCCATATAAAGCAGATACTGAATCAGCATTATATAGTGAAGTTGAAGAAGGCAATTCTATATATTTACCATCATTTTGACTAGTAGCTATTCCAATTCCCACACTTTGCCCTACATTGGATAACAGATTACCTAATCCTAATCCACTTGCTACTGTGTTAACAACTCCACCTAAACCTGTTTGACTTAATATATCATCAACTATACCAGGTTTATTTGTAATTGAATTTGAAGATATATCAAAATCCGTATCATCTGATTTATCCCAAAATGTTAACTTCCCTTTTAACCAATTTACACCTTGATCAACAATATTTTTTTGAGTTTTAGCTAAAGTATTATTTGCCATTGATATGGCAGCAGCTTTCATACCAAATTTACCAAGTGGAGTATCATCACCTGTTGCTGTTGAATATATTCTTCCTGCTAATGTTTGCTGTATATCAAAGTCAGATACAACACTAACATTTCCGCCACCAAGTGATAAACCTGCTCCATTCCCAGAAACTATTCCTCCAATAACATTTACAAGACTACTTGGAGTTCCAAAAATACTATTGGTATAATCAAGATAACTATTGAATTGATTCCTTTTAGAATCTTTCCAATTACTCATTAAAGTAGCATCAGGATTTTCTATTTGATCCCATATATTTGGTATTTCGATTACATCTCCTCTTTTATCCCATTGATTTTGATAATTTCCTCTCCTTACATTTCCACTATATCCATCACTTGCATTAACAATATTCAAATTGGATGTTAATGTTAAAATATCCGAATGTCTATTATTATTAACAGAATCACTTGGAGAAATATATTCTTCAATATCTGGAGTAAGTGTTTGACCATTAAAAACTTGTTGTGGATATAAATTATTGTTTATTTTTAACAACATTTGTTGTCGTATATATGGTGAGATCCTATTTAAACCTGTTAATGGCATATCTTAATTTCTATTTCAAATAAATATAATGATTTTCATTTTTAATATAAAACAAAAAAATCCTGATAAAAAATCAAGAAATTTCTCCTAGTGGACCAGAGAACCTAGAAATATATTTAAAATATATTTAAATAATTTTAAAATTAATAAAGGTTCTCTGGTCCTTTAAATATAGATTTTTTTTTGAAAAAAACAAGAAAAATTAAAAATTATTTATCATTATAATAATATCCCAACACTTGATTTTTTTCAGATTTGTATTTTCCTTGATAATTTTTATCTTTAACACTAGCACTTATAAGATTTGTCAAGTTTCTTACAAAGGTTGGATCTTTTATAATTTGACTTATATCAATTTCTTTTCCATCAGCTTCTAATCTTAATGTTCCATTTATATTAATATCAAGTGGCTGCATTGAAATAGATTGAGCATTATTATTATAATTTGGTGTTTTTATGGAAGGAGTATTCAATGAAACAGGTTTAGGACGGAGTGCCATTTCATGTGAAAGTTTTAACTGATCATTATTCATAGTCCACAATGGTCCACCAGGTTTTGTTGCAATAATTTTGTCATTTGGATGAGTTTTATACGTTTGTTGTCCTCTTTTAATATATGCAGGAGTTCCAATATTTTCATCTGATAAATCATTAACAACTGTATAATTTCTAAATGGATCTTTTGTATCAAATTTGGAAAAATCTACTTTTGCATCTTCAAGTTTTTCTTTTTCTTTTTTATTCAAATTATTAGAATCTATTTCAAACTTACTTCTTAATATAGCTTCTATATTATAAGCAGATTTTGCTATTTCTTTTATAACTAATAGCTCATCATCAGTACTGTTTATTGCATCAACAAAGTTTTTTTGTGCATCTATTTTACTATATGCTTTTCCTTCATCAGTATTTAAATTTTTTATTCTGTCTTCTTTTTTATCAAAAAAAGAACCTATCCAACCACCAGCTTTTTTTCCTAACCATCCACCAGCCATTCCACCTAAAGCCATACCTATTGGTCCTGCCCATGACATTAATAAAGCTCCTGCTGTTGCTCCTATAGCTGCTCCTGCTGTTTTGCCTATAGCTGTTCCTTGCATTCCACTGTCTGATTTGAAATTTCCTTTTTGATATTCATCAAATGCAGTAAATCCACCTTCAAGTAAACCACCAGTTACAGCTCCACCTACTTTTGCTATTCCTTCTACAGGTTTTATTAAACCACCAAAACGACTTAATTTGCCTAATTTAGAAGCATTACTAGCAACTTCTTCAGTTGCTCTAATTGTTCCTTGTGCAGCATTTGCATTTTCAGCTACTTCTCCTAATACATTCCCTCCTCTTGCATTACTTAAAAATTCTTCACCTCCACGAAAAGTACGAACAAACTTGCCAAGTGTTTCACTACCCGCACTACCATAATTTATTCTTCCCCCTTTTGAAAAATTTTGTAAGATAGTTTTTAATTCTGGGTTAGCTTCCACAACTTCTTTTGTTAAACCTTTCCCAGATTTTAACATATCCTCAGTTATTCCAACTCTTCTCATCGTATTCATGATACGAGTTGATGGTGTAATAGCTTCTTCTACAGCTTCAGTTGCCCTACCTGTATTTCTTCCAAATCTAAATAAATTTCTTAATCTTGATCCTCTACTTGCTGTTGCTGCTTCTTCTGCTGTTGCTGATTCTGGAAAAGGTCTTGGTTTAAAAAATCTATTTTGTATTGCATTATTTATAAAACTTCCACCAATTCTACTACCAGCATAAAGAGCAGCAGCTCCTCCAGCTACAACTCCTGCATGTCCTCCTACTGCTTCTTTTACCCATTTTAATTTATCTGTAATACCAAAAAAATTATTAAATTTTTGTAACCAACCAAATAATTTGTTATAAATAACTTCACGAATATCACGAATATCATCTCCTATACCTCTTGTAGTTTGAGCTATTTCTATTATATTTTGTTCTTGTGGTCTTAATTGTTGTACTTGTTTAGTATCCAGTTCACCAATTGCTTTTTCTATAATTTGTCCTTCTTGTATATCTTTACCATATTTGCCACTTTTAACATCTTCTGCACTTGCAGCTACATTAACAACAGCTTCATCTTTTCCTGTTTCTTTATTTGTTCTAACTCTTGCTTTACTAAGCATCCAATCTTCATCTGATTCATTAAGCCCTACTTTTTTCATTTGTCCTAATAAACCAGTATCTTTCAATAAATTTCTTATATTAGTTTGAACACTTGTTTTCCACATTTCATCAAAATCAACTCCCAGTTCTTGTGCTGCTGCTTTCATTCTCATTTTATCAGCAGGTGATGCTTCATAAACACCTGTTTGTCTGTTAAGATACATATTTTTTGAAAACATATCTTGTAATCTTTTTCCAAGTCCTTCAAAATCAGAAGTTGCTTGGTAAAGCATATCTATTGGATTAGAACCTGATGCAAAACTACCACCCAAAACATTTAATTTTGCTGATGCTGTTATTGCACCTTCTAGCGTCCCTAATTTGTCAGCAGCTTTTCCAACTTCTTGAAGATTTAATTTTGTTGTTACTGAATATGCTGCCATTCTAGATAATCCAGTTATTCCATCTTTAAATGTATATCTATTTGCAAGATTTAAATTTTGTTGAACAGTTTGTGCTGTTTTTTGAATATCAACTCCATTTTTTAAAGCATCTCCTGTAACTTTATTCATATAATCACCAACACTAGATATACTTGCTCCCATATCATCCATTGATGATGCAAATTGAACAGCAGCTTCATTACTACCCATAATTTTTGAAATTGCTACCATATTCATCATAGCATCTCGTGAAATTAAACTAGTTCTTCCTATTGCTGATGTATATTTACTTTGTAGTTCTAATATATCTTGTAAACTACCACCAATAACTGCTGTTTGAGAAGCAGTAGCATACATTTGTTCTTTCCATTGTCCTAGTTGTTCTTTTCCAAATCCAAATTGAGAATTTATTTTAGATAATTTATCATCTTGTTCTGCATAATTTTTAACAAATCCTGAAACTACATTCCATATACTTTTTCCTACTTGAAGTAAAGAATTATTTCTATCAGTTCTCTTTTTTTCTTGATCATCCCATTCTTTTTTACTCTTTTCAAGTCTTTTTGCTTCTTCTTTTTCTAATCTAGCACGTTCTTTTTCTGTCTCATTTATTTCATCTTCTTTTTTTTGTCTTTCTTTTCTTTCTTCAGTTTGTTTTTTTATAATATCTAATAATTCCTGATTAGTAGATACTTGTTTTTGATTTTGGTCTAATATTTTTCTATTTAATGGTACTAATTCATGCATATATTCCAATCTTTCAGCTAATTTGGTAGTATTCTCTCCCATAGCATCAAAATTGAACATAGCTTGTTCTTGAATTATATTATTAACTTCTTCTTTAAATTGTTTTAATAATTCAAGTTGCTGTTCTATTGTTTGTTTTTGAGTAGCCATTTTTCTATATTTTCTTTATATAGGTATAAATATAATTTTTTATGTTTTTTTAACATTAAAAACTTGTGTATATTAATATAATTTCTTATCTTTGTATTGTGATTGATAAATTAATGATAATTATAATAAATAAAAAAGAATATGCAATACATTTATAAAAATCCATTAAATGAAAATGGTAAAAGTATTATTTTTCCTGAATATTATGTAACAGAAGGAAGTAGCCTAACTTCTTGGGAATATTTAAAAGTTATTTTTAAAGCAATTTTGATCTTTATTCTTGCTCTTGGATTATTTTTATTAATAATAAAATTAATCCCAGAAAAAAAAGAGAAAATTAGATATTTTGATGGAACAACAGGTTATATATTTAATAATCATTCAATAAGTAATAATATCTCATCTACATATTTTTTGGCATAAAAAAAAAGAGTATTAAATTAATAATACTCTTTATCTTTTAACATTTTGTGCCATATCTTGTACTTCTTGCATACTTGTTCCAGAAGTCATATTTTTCATTCCTTTTTCTTCTTCTTCTGTTCTTTGATTATGTCTAATAATCATATATTTTCTTTCTTGGATTGGCATTAATGATATTTCATCCATAGAAAATTTAAGAATAGAATGAATACCTTCAATTTCATTTAATAGCTCAATTTCATAAGAAGGGTTAAAAAAAGTTAGTAAATAATGACTGGGTATTAATATCGAGAAAGGGCTGTATAGAGCCTCCTCCAAGACTCTCTGGTTTTTCAACAGTTACCCTCATATCTAGTGCAGGCTCATTTTCATCTACATACTTAATGAAATTCTGTGAATCAGATATAATCATATTTTCACAATATGTTCTTATTTCATCCCAATCTGTAATCCAAGTATCTTCATCTTTTGGTTTTACAGCTTTCACCATCATAACTACCAGTTCACTTACTACTTTTCCTATGAATGGAGTTTCATTTACAGGAATTCTCCCTTTCATTTGATATAATGTATTAACAAACTTATCAAGAATATCCTGTTCATTTTGGTCTTCTATTAAATCTTTATCCAATTTATCAATTTCTTTAATTAAATGTTCAACAAATTTCTTTTTTTCTTTTTCTTCCATTTGTTTAACTAATGACAAATAACGCTTTTCTTCAATTCTATTTAAGAAATTGAACTTAATTAAATCACCTGATTTTGGCAAAGTATAATCAAACCAACCATTATTATCTCCTTTAAGTTTAAAATCAATATATTTAATTTTAGATAAATCAACAGTGGTATCAAATTCTTTTCCTGTTTCAGGGTCAGTAGCTACAATTGGAAATTCTGTGCCATATCCTGATGCTCTTAAAAATAACATAATTGCATCTCTATCTCCTTTACATAATAAATCTGGATCAAAATTCAAATCAAGAATTTTATTTTTAAGTAAAATATCAACAATTAAATTATCTCTAAAAATATTTGGTTGAATCATAATATTTTCATCAACCAATGTTAAATATCCTATAGGTAATCTCCCTTTTTTTGAAGCATAACATTCACCTTTAGAAGGTAATTTTATAATATCATATTTTTGTTTATTAGTAGAAGAAATATTGAATTTTAAATCATCATAAACAGGAACAACTTTTATATTTTCCTGTTCTTTCATTTTTTCAATTATTTTTTTTTCATTCTCAGGTATTTCTCTTTTAATAACTTTATCTTCTTTTTCAACTTTATTTTTTTCAGCTACTTTTCTTGTTTGTTTATCGTTTTCTTCTTTTGAAATACCTGTTACTGCACTATTTACAGGTTCAATATATGATGAAGTACCTTTATTTATTTCTTTTTTTGGAACATTTACACCTGTATTTGTTAATTGTTCATCTAACATATTATCAATTATTTTAAAATGTTCTTGATCAGCTACCTTTTTATTTGGATTTGTAGCTTTAATTGTATTAGTTTCATCAATGGTATCTTGCATCATTTTTTTGCTTTCATTCAGCATTTTTATATATTTCTCTCTTTGTGTTTCCATATTTTTATTTATTATTTAAAATTTTATTCATTTTTTCTTCCACATTATCATTATAGTTTATATAATATAAAGGAAGATTATTCTTTTTACATAATTCCTTCTTTAATTTATCCCTTTCTTGTATTCCTTTTAATGTTTCTATTCCTCCAAACCAATTAATAGGTTCAAAATGTTGTTTTCCTTGACATTCAATGGCAATATTATAATCTGGAAGATAGAAATCAATGCTTTTTTGCCCTTTTCCATTTTTTAGCCACAATGGTTTATATTGATAAATATAATTTATATTTTCTAATAAACTACTAACTCTATTTTCCAATTTAGATTTATTACAAAAAGGACAACCTTGCCCTCGTAAATGTTTATCAGGAGTTTGTAAAAATTTACCATGTTCTGGACAGATTATATATATTTTTTTCTTAATATCTTCATATTTTACTTTTGAATAATTATATTTATCACCCTGAACTTTTTTAGCCTTTTCAATAAATTCCTCTGTTGTATAATTATATGAATTACCACATTTATCACATCCATAACCAGTTAAATGATTATTTGGAGTTTGCCAAAATTCACCATGAATAGGACAAATAATACACACTTTTGTTTTATTATTAATATAATTTACCTTTGAATAATCATATTTATTTTCATATTTTAATATAGCTTTTTTGATAAATTCGTTTGTTGTTAATTTTTTTGTACCTCCACATTTAGGACAGCCTTGTCCTTGTAAATGACCTAATGCTATTTGATTAAATTTACCATGTTCTGGACAAATTATACAAACTTTCGTTTTCCAATTTACATATTCAACATTAGAATAATCATATATATTCCCATGTATTAATTTTGCTTCTTGAATAAATTCTTCTGTTGTTTTTCTTTTGCTCATTTTATTTATTGTTAGCAACAAAAATAATATTATTTACATAGATAATATATTTATTAATGGATAGTTTTTCAATTATTTTACAACCTTTTAAATAGCCTGCTGTTATTGTTCCATAATTATTTATTGTTTCAAATTTCAAATCTTTTATAGGTAATTTTTTAATTTTTTCATTCATTGGCATTATACCATTTGGTATTGATAATAGCTTTCTAGTTAATCTTACCCATATATTAAATTGAATTTCAGCATCCATATCAATATTTTCAAAATCTATTTTCATAAGAAAAGGGAAATCACAATTATTTTTATAATATTCAATTAAATTTCCTAATTGCAATTCCTTTCCTTTTGGATTATACATTGTAACAGGAATTGGGGATAATACTTTTTTTTCTAATTCTTCATTTTTATCATATTCCAATTTTATATCTGATAAATAATCAAAATTTTCATTATTTTTCAATGTTTCAATAAATTGTTTATCTGCTTTCAAATAATTATTTATTTCTTCACTTTGATTTTCATATCCACTAAAATTCCACAATATATGGTCTATATCTTCACTTACTTCTTGTCCCTTTTCATTTAAAGAATCTATTTTTAATTTAATATTTAAATTATAATCTTCCTTTTTTTGATTTTCAGGAACAAATCTTTGAAATGATTTTTCATTTTCCTCAAAGATGTAATGTGAAATAAATAGAGTTGTTTTCACTTTTTTAAATTTTACATAAAATATAATTAATTCAATATATTATTCAATATTTCTTTCATTTTTTCTTCCACATCATCATTATAATTTATGTAATATAAGGGAAGATTATTCTTTTCACATAATTCTTTCTTTATTCTATCATTATTCAAAGTATATTCAAATTTTTTAATTCCGCCACAATATCCTAATGGTTTGAAATGTTGTTCACCCTGACATTCGATAGCGATATTGTAATTTGGGAGATAGAAATCTAATTCTAATGATTTTTTATTTTTTAGCCATTCAACTTTTTTGTATCTCCATTCATATTTAATCTTTTTAAATTCAAAAATTCTTTTTATTTTTTCTTCTAATTTTGATTGATTGCATGATGGACATCCACTTCCATTCAAATGGTCTTTTGGATTTTGCCAAAATTCTCCATGAATAGGACAAATGATATATACTTTGGCATTTGTATTTTCATATTTAACTTTTGAATATTCATACCTATTTCCATGGATTTGTTTTACTCTTTCAATAAATTCTTCTGTTGTTAATTTTTTACTCATTTTTTTTTACTCATTTTTATAAATCTATTCTTCTTTTTAATTCATTCATCACTTTTTTTGGATTATTGTGTATATCGTTTTCCCAGAAACGCAATAAAACAAAGTTGTTGAAGGCAGCCCATTTATTCTTTTCTTCATCTCGTTTTACTTGTCTTTTCTGATTTTCATAGATTGGTCCATTTGGATATTTTTTAGGATTTGTATGAAAGTAATCACCGTCCACCTCAATTAGTAACTGAATTTGTTTTTCATTTTTAGATAATATAGCAAAATCATATATAAAACCAATAGGTGAATAAAATTGATGAATATATTTCAATCCTAATTTATCTAAAAATTGTTCTTTGAAAAGAAATTCTAATTTACTTGATGTAACATCTAAATTTTGTCTGGTTATATCATCCTGTTTTGATATTTTGTATTTTTGATATACCCAAAATTCAACTTCTTTTCGTATGGGAGTAAAATTTTTACCTCTTTTTTTTCTTGAAACTTTTTGTTTTGTATTTTTAGTTGAAAAATTTTTTTCTATTTTTTTTTGCTGTAACATTAAAAAATAATATCTTTGTAAATAAATAGATAAAAGTTTAAAATTATATGAGTGTAGTAGCAATAAGAAGATATGATTTTGAAATAGAAATAGCTTCAGATTCAATTTCATTAAGAGGTGATAAAATAATGTCAGACAAATCACAAAAAATATTTTTATTTGGTGATTTTGTTGTTTGTTTTATTGGTGAATGTAGATTTAAAAATTATATAACTTATTTATTAGCATCATCTGAAAGTGAAGAAGAAAGAACATATATAGAAAGAATAGATGAAATATATGAGCCAGTTGAATTAGCAAAAATTGTGAAAGAAATGGTAAATTCATATTTAAATTTTTATGAATATTCTAAAAATAAATATGGTTATTATGATTTAGAAGCTGAAATAATATTTGTTATTAATGGTGTTATATATAATATTGTTTTTTATGATGATAAACCATTTGAAGTAAGTATTCTTACTAAAAATTTTTTTGCAATGGGTTGTGGTGAAGAATATGCTATGGGAGCAATGGCTAATGGAGCTTCTCCTAAAACTGCAATTGAATGTATAATACCACTTATTAATAATATTGGAGGAGATGTTAAAGAAATAATAATACCACTAGAATTACCATTTTAATATTAAAAATATGAAAATAACAGAAGAAGATATAAGAAAAGATATTATAAAAGATTATGGAATAACTTCTGAATCATTTTTTCGAGAATGGCTGAGAAACAAATATAATATTCAATTAATTATTTATCCTTCTCTTGAATATGCTGATGATAATAAAAAAATACTTCATGAAGATAGAAATTTTAAATGGGAATATGAATGGGAAGTACAATATTTTGAATATTGGAAAGTAAGAGCATTAAATGAGAGTATTTTCTTTGAAAAATATAAAGGTGGTTATTCTAATTATGAAGAAGCATTTGAAGATGGATTAAAAGTAGCAATAGATTATTTAAATGAATTAATAGAAAATAAAAATGGATAAGTTAAAGTTTAAAAATGCACAAGAAATTAATATTGAACTTGAAGATACTAAAGAGACTCTTAAATTATTGGAAGAATTACAACAAGATCCATTAGAAAGAGAATTTTCTATTTACAAACATGGTATATCTCTTTATCATAATTCTATAAGAAATTATCCTGTAAAAATACTTGATGATATAAGATATAGAGATATATTAATTGAAGAAGCAAAGAAAAGAATAGAAGAATTAGAAATACTTTTTAAGGAAATATAATTATGGAAGAAAATAAAGATTGGAAAGGAAATTCAAACAGTATCTGGAAAACAGGTGGATTTAGTAATCATACTGATAAGGAAAGACAAAATGAAGATTATTATGCTACCAGTCCTGAAGCTGCTGAATGGTTATTAAAAATAGAAGATTTTAGATTCATTAAAAATATTTATGAGCCTTCTTGTGGAGAAGGACACTTATCAAAAGTATTTGAAAAAAATGGATTTAATGTTATATCAACTGATTTAATTGATAGAGGATATGGACAAGGTGGAATTGACTTTTTTGATGTTGATAAACAATTTATTATTGATAATAATATTCAAGCAATAATTACTAACCCTCCTTATTCATTAGCACAAAAATTTGTGGAACATGCTTTAGATATTATTGGAAATGGTAAAGTTATGATGTTTTTAAAATTACAATTTCTTGAAGGAAAAAGCAGAAGAAAATTATTTGATAGAGGAGTTCTTGATACATTATATGTTTCTTCTTCAAGAATTATGTGTGCTAAAAATGGAGATTTTGAAACAATGATTAAAGGTGGCGGAAGTGCAATAGCTTATGGATGGTACTGCTTTTCAAATACTTATACAATACCACAAATAAAATTTTTTAATTAACAAATAATAATATGGCAAGAATAACAGGAACAATTGATATTGATTTTCAAACTGATGAATTAATAACACAAGAACAATTCAAAGATTTCAAAAGAAAATTTATTAATACTTTAATGGACGATTTTGAAAATCAAGTTTTTGATGCTGCTTCAGATTGTGGGTTTGAAGCTGATGAAATACATCCTATTTTATTGGATTATCTGGAATGTGATTTTGATGAAGATGAAGAAGAGGATGAAGAATAAATAATATGAAAGTTACAGTAGGTAAATCAATATATATTTGTGATACATGTAAATATCATAATTGGGAAAAGGGTACATTATGCAATTTTCGTTTTTGTAAATTTCATTGGTATAGAATGTATGTACTTCCAATAAAATGTGAATATTATATTGATATTAATTCTAATAAAAATGAAGATTATTTTAGAGAAATTTATATGATGTGTGTTGCTAAACCATTGTATTATAGTATAAATTTTTTGAAATATTTGTATTTATCAGTAAAAACATTTATAAATGATGAATATCGGTATTTTTACCAATAAAAAGGGGTAATCTTAATTAGAATACCCTTATTTTTTATTAAATATTTGGATTTATCCTAATATTTATATAGAAAATACGTTAATATGAAGAAAAAAACTACAGAAGAATGGATAGAAGAAGCCAAAAAAGTTCATGGAAATAAGTATGATTATTCAAAAGTTGAATATATAAATTCTCATACTAAAGTATGTATTATATGTCCAAAACATGGTGAATTTTTTATTGAACCAAACCAACATATAGGTAAAAAGAAAGAGAAACAACAAGGCTGTTCAAAATGTGGCAAATTATTTTTAAGTAAATTATTTTCTTCTTCAAAAGAAGAATTTATAGAAAAAGCTAAAAAAATACATGGGTATAAATATAACTATAGTAAAGTGAATTATATTAATTCAATTACAAAGGTTTGTATAATATGCCCCAAGCATGGTGAATTTTGGCAAACTCCTGGTAGTCATTTACAAGGATATAATTGTCCTTTATGTAAAGGTGAAAAATATAAAAAATTGTTCTCTTTTTCAAGAGAAAAATTTATTGAAAAAGCTAAACAAGTTCATGGGGATAAATATGATTACTCAAAGGTGAATTATGTAAATAATAAAACAAAAATTTGTATAATATGCCCCAAGCATGGTGAATTTTGGCAAACTCCCTATAATCATATAAATAAAAAATCTAATTGTCCTATATGCTTTGAAACTACAATGGAAGAAGAAATTAGATTAAAGCTACAAGAAGAAAATATTAATTTTATTCAATATAGTAAATTTGATTGGTTACAAAATGCTGAAAAAAGTTATCCTCTTGAATTAGATTTTTATCTCCCAGATTATAATATTGCAATTGAATATCAAGGAAGACAGCATTTTGAGGAAGTTAATTTTGCAGGAAAAGGTGAAGAATGGACTAAAAATGAATTTGAAAAAAATATTAAAAAAGATGAATTAAAATATAATTTAGTTTCAAATAATGGAATTAATATATTATATATATTTAATCAAAAATATTTAATAAAAAGTCAAAAATATAAAATTTATAATAAAAAAAATATATTTGAAAATATTGAAGAAGTTATTAAAAAAATAAGGGAGTAAAAAATTACTCCCTTAAATAATTAATAAATATTATATTATGCTGTTAAGTCATTGAGTGATACACCAGTAGGGCTGATGATGAAGTTTATTTCTATGTATTCAAGAATTCCTTGAGGTACAATCCAAATTGCTGCTGGTAAGGTTCTTGCTTGTTGTGCTTCAATACTATCTTGAACTTCAATTCTGAAATCACTGATACCACGATTAGATCTTACATCATTTAATACTGCTGTACAATTTGATATGAATTTATTTTTAACAGTAGCATCATTTGGAGTAAATATCAATTGTCTATTAACTCTTATAATTAAATCACGTATTCTCAGCATCATTCTTCTAACACCAATTCTGGTTAATGCTTCTTTATCATTATCATAAGAAACTTTTAAGTTCTTTTGACCCCAGATATATATACCATCTCTTGCATAAGTTTTTATAGGATTAATTCTTCCTGTATATAAAATATCTTCATCACCTATTTTAGTATTTATTCTTGCATTGATAGCATTTACTCTACCACGTTGATCACCTGCTGGTGGGAACCAAGCATAGGAAGTATTATCAATTAATGCTAACAATCTTACTACATCTCTTGTTGGTGGTAAAAATATTGTTTTATTTTCATTAGAATCCATATATCTACACCATGGATAATAAGTAGCTACATAACTTGAATCAAGTTCTGTTCCTTCCAGATTATCTACAACATCTTGTGGCGAATACATCGAAGCTACAGCATCAGTTGCACCAAATGGTTTATCAGGTGTTGTTGCAATATAAATTGCTTTTTGATGTGCTGGATCTTCAATCATTTCTATTCCTTCACTAACAAGTAATGTATCATTTACATAGTCAATACCTGGTGTTGCAAACACATTGATTGGAGTTTCAGCAGGGTTATTAAATGTCAGCATAGCTGCCCAAAAAGCATAAAAATCACTTGTTATTCCTTTTTCAGGTAAATTTAATAATTCATTATTTGTAATCCATGAAAAATGTTCACCATGACCTGTATTTGGATTAATTTTACCTTTGTATCTGTTCATTTTGAAATCATCAGAAGTAGTTCTTGATGTTCTGTAAATATCCCATCCATCAAATCCACCATACATACAGAATGTGAATTTTCTTGTAGTAACATCTTCATAAATTGTACCTGTAATATCATCACCTGTTATTTGTGGTGCTTCTCCACCAGCTCCTACTGTATCAACACTAACAGTTTGCCAAGTAAACATTCCAAGAACAGGAGTAGTAGGATTTGTTGTACAATCTACACCAGGATTTTCTCCATCTACTAATGTGAAACAACTACTAACTCTACTATCTAAGTGGAAACCATCAGTAAATGTTCCATCACTGTAAGCACTTCTTCCTTTGTATGATATAATATCAGTATCAATTCCAACCAAATCAGACATCCCAAAGTATTGTCTTTTAGTTTTTATTTCTTCATTAAGAGTTACATTATATGCTAATGCAGGTTTTGTTACATTTTCATCAACTAAATCTCTTACAGGATAACCTAAGAAACCACAAGGAATTGAAAATCTTATATTATCATTTTCTGCCATTTCAACCATTACATATTTTGATACTATTGGTGTTGAATTATCAAATGAACCAATTCTATTTAATATATAACTACTACTATCTGGATTTAAATTACATCTTAAATAGCTTTCTAGAACTGTAACAGAAGCATCTGAATCATTAAAATCTCTAATAATAACATCGAATGTTAAATTATCTGGATCAATATTTTGGATACTTATTTTAAATAATGTGTTTGCAGTATCTCCATCTGATATACTATGGAATCTAAATAATTTATGAACTTGATTATTTGCAAATGTACCTATCATTTGTGACACAATCCAAGGAGAAGAAGCATATCTAAATGATTCAGTATAATCATTTAAATCTCCAATTACTCTTTCAACAACTGTTGTTCCTCCATTTGTTTTTATTTCATAAAACAATTGTTCATTAGCTACAAATACAAATCCCCAATAATAACCATCAGTATCAGGATTTTTTGCTGATGCACTGTCTAATTTTTCTTCAAATATTGTTCCATCTGTTGTAGTAACAATGTAATGATAATTATAAGTTACTTTACCACTTGAATCTACATCTTCTTTAACTACCAATATTTTCCCTATATCAGTTGTTCCTAATGTATTGAAGGCTTTTGTGCTTGTTTTACTGTAAGTAGGGGTTGTTATAATTGTTATAGTTTCTTTTGCATATTCAGTTATAAGAGAATTACCATTAACATCAAAACCAGTGTATAAATATCTATTACCAAGCATTGATTTTGTTACTGATTGATTTGGAGTTGTTAATATTGAAACTACAGGCTGAAACATTGGTATAATTGAGCTTTCATTAAGTGTTGATTCTAAAGTAGTAGAAATACCTTCTATAAAATTCACTGGATCAACTCCATTTTTAAATACTAATTGTTGAAATGCAACATCATATAATTCTTCAATATAAATTGGAGCATCATTATCATCAGGTGTTCCACCTATTACATTATATATATAATTTTTTTGACCTGGATTGAACGAAACTGTAAAACTAACTGTATCACCTGCTGTTCCGTCATTATTTCTTAAAGTTACTGTTAATTGAAATGTTCCAAAATCACTTGGTGTAGAAGGTATTCCAGCAACTTGTGCTCCATCTACCCATGTTCCAACTTTACCACAAGTAAAATTAGCTAAAGGAATTGATGTTGGTCCTATTGTTACATCATAAACATCCCACATAAATTTATCATAATCATAATTAGTACCACAATATCCATAAACTGTTAATTGAGGATTTACAGCAGGATTTTTTGTAAAAATAGTTTGACCTGCTACTCCAAAAAATCTTTGCCCAAAAGTATATTGTTTGGAATTATATGTAATATAATCAGTAGGGGTAAGTGGGGTAACACTACTTTGATTAGCTCTACCAACCACATATTGAACATTTGCCTCGATACTGGCAACAGGGGCAGAACTAAAACTTGGATTTCCAAATGTTTTTACATAATGTCCTCTTGAACGAATAACTGCTACAAGCATATCTTTTCCAATGCCACTTCCTATTGCTTTAATTAACCATGCTCTTCCTGCATTATATCCTGATAAACCCAATACTCTTGTTACTATAAGTTGATTTGATTCAGTTAAATAATCTTGGGCGACATAAGGTAATTCATATCTTGGATATCTGCTTCCTTTATATATTTCTGTTGAAGTTCCACCAAATGTATCTGAATATTCACGCCAGTTTGATACAGAAATTGGGGAAAAGGCTGGGCCTTTCAATGTTTCGCCAGCTAATCCTAAAGTAGTAATACCAAATGTATTATTTGAAGTCTTTAATTCTGTTTCTTTTGTGTAAATTCCAGGAGAAACGTGCAAACCACGAACTGTATTTAAAATAGCCATATTAATTTGTATTTTTAACCTATTATTTTAATATAAATAGTTTATTGAGTTAAAAAGTATTGTATTATTCTTTGTCTTATCGAAAAATTAATTATATCTTTGTACCTGTGTTGAAAGAAACAATCGAAATTGTCGTAAATTTAAAATCCCCTCACTTGTGAAAGTTAGGGGATTTGTCTTTTATTCTAGAAAAATATTGTATTTTCGCATTAACTCTGAAACTATAGAAATTACATCACTTTGATTTAAAACTGAAAGAGCTTGTTGTTTCATATTCATATCATAAACAACTAATTGTTTGGTTTTAACATTATAATTAAGTATAAGGTATACATCTATCCCTTTATTATTTTTAGTAACCCCCGATATTTGAAATGTTTTTATTAAATTTGGATTCTTCTCAGAATTAGTTGTTATAGTAGTAAAGTTTCTTAAATTAAAATAATAATCATTTTGATTATATGTAAGTATTATATTAATATTTTCAAGCCTTCTTTTAACTTCTGTTTTAAAGTTATTTAGTAAATTTACTGAATTTACTTCCCCCTCTTCTTTTAACATTTTTGTAACAATGTTTTCAATTACTTTTCTTGCTTCTTCTTTTAAAACAACCATGATTTTATATTTTTTATAATTTATTATTTTTATTGAAGTATTAATGTAAAACTATCTTGTATTGAATCAGGAATTGAACCAGTTAATTCAATATCTCCATTCATTGATATTATTATTGGAACTGATATTGGATTTCCTAACAAAATACCTGTTATATATTTGTTTATAACAAATGGTAATGTAATTGGTATATTTCCTATTACTGTACTTGGTGCAGTACCTGGTGTAATATTCATATTAATCATTACACTGTTCCCATTAATATAATAATTAACATTTCCATTCCATACATTATATCCCAATGTTATTTGACCAATAGTTTTTTCATTAGTTGGTAAACCTGTTATTACAATACAATTATCTGGATTTGCATAATTTAATTGAATTTCACCATTTAATGGATTATATGTACCATCTATTAATTTTGCATTGTTTGCTGCTAAATCAATAACTGGTGTCATTTTAACATTTAACTTTGTTCCATCATTTTGTTCCAATCTTAAAGTATCGTTAAATACTTTTAATGCAGTTGCAAATGTATTTTCTACATTATTGATTGTTACAGTTGTATTATCATTATTAGTTAATGTAATAGATGGAGAAGTATTATTTATATTTCCATTGTTATTGTATGTTCCTGAAAGTATATATTTGTTTGGTAATTTTAATGTCCATGATTGACCATTTTCTTGTTTAATATATAAGTGTGTGTTGTTCATAATTTCAACTTGACTTATGTATTTAAAATCAGTTTCTTTATAAATTAAAGTAGTATTTGTCTTTCCTTGCCCATCAGTTATTGTCAATGTACCAAAATTTTTATCAAATATCATTGTCTTGATTGATTGATCAATATTCCTAAACCTTGCCAAAGGAACATGTAATGTAGGAGCACCTTCCACTTCAAGTTGTAACACATCATTTCCAACTATTGTAGCTCTTTTGAGATATTTATCATGTTGACTAGTACAATCTTCAATTAATCTTCTCAAATCAATAACTATTTCATTTCCATTACTTTCTTTTAAAACTAATCTATTTTCTCCATTTGTAAAATTGTCATATTTTCCTGCTATTACTCTTGTATCTGAATTTATTAAACCATCTATTATAATATCTTCATTAAAATTATTTCTTAATATTATTTGACTATTTGGATTATTTAATCCTGGACTTTTGGAAATATTTCCTTGTACAATGAATGTATCAATACATGGTATTCTATTAATTAATTCACTAAAATTAATATCTATATTTGTTCCATCTGAACTATTTAATCTTAATATTAATTTCTTTGGATCATCTGGAAATGTTGGATTTGGTTTCCATATAGCATTTACTAATTTAGTATCATTGTCAGTTATAGTACCAATTTCTAAATCAGAACCATTTCTTCTATGTAAAATAATTGTATTATCTTCCAATATACAACCCCCTGTAATTTCATTTGGAGTTATTTCATCTATGATTTGATCAATTAAATGAACAAAATTAATTTCCCATTCTTTTCCATTTGATTCTTTTATTAATAAAGAATTTCCACACCATTCAACACATGATATTTTTGTATCAGCAGAACATTTTATTCCAGCAATTAAATCATATAAATTAATTCTTATTGGAGTATCATTCTTCCTTGTTAATACAAGAGTTTCATCATTCAAAAATCCACCTGTTACATACTTATCAAGATTTTGAATTGCAGGAGATATATCTACATTTATCTTTGACATTTCAGGTCTATTATACCACATTTTGAAATGTCCAAATTCATCACAAGAAGCCCCTGCAATAAACGTTTCTCCATCATAAACAAATTTTGATAAATCTACACTCCATTCATTATTATCACTATCTTTTAATACAAGTGTATTTGAATTTTGTTGTTCATAATCAAAATTTGTAATAACAGTATTATGTGTAAACATATCAGTCTGAACTGTAAATGTACGTTCACTGTCAGGATTATTTGGATTTGCTATTTGTAATTCTAACCTATCAAAAAGTGCATTATATTGAAAAGAAGTTACAATTGTATCATCTGTACCAGTTATATTTGAGCCATCTCCTTGTAATGAATTAGCTATTATTTTATTTGCAATAATATTTCCATCTCCACAAGCTGTTCCTGTTTGACCAGGAGTAACATCTAAAGTTCCATATATAGTAGTTGGATTTGAACAGCATGCATTATCTACTGTACATTCTTCTTTTGAACAAGGTAAAGTCATTACAAGGTTTCCACATTGATCAAGAATTTGTGCTGTTATTATTTCATCAGCATTTAACTTTGGAAAAACTTCATCCATATTCAGAGAACTAACACTATAGCATATATTTTTTGTAATTGAACTCATTTTAGTATTTTATATATAAATATTTGTTTTTTCCAATAAAACATTATATATTTGTTATAACCTTGATGAGGTGATTAAATAACAATTTAAAATTTTAAGAAAATGATTAAAGATTTTTACAAAGATTATCTTTTGATAGAAGAAGATAATGAAATTAGACTATGTAAATTAGAAAATGATTCTATCAAATTAATTGAAATTATTAGCTATGGTTTTTATGCGTCTGATCATAAACCAATGTTTCAATTTGCCCCAAAAGAAAAACAATTTCAATCAGATGTTCCTCCCTTTTTAGTTATCAGTTGTTTTTTACCAGAAGATTCTGCAAAATATTTTATTATAAACATTAAAGATTTTTTTAGTAATAGATATTATTTACCTATTGAAAGCAAAATAAAAAATATTTTATGGATTGAAGATATAATTTTTGATGAAAAGTTTAATAAATATGGTATTTTTATTATTAAATTTTTAAGTGGTTACTATTTTTATTATATTGAAAATGTAAAATCAATTGATGAAAATATTAAAACTCCTATATATAAAGCAAAAATTATTACTAAATTTTATGATATAAAAGATGATTTTTTTAGAACAAAAGACAATTATGATAAATTTTGGATTTATGAAATTAGAGAAGCAGATGAAATGATTGATGTTGGAGGAATGTCTGAAGAAGAGATTAATGATGCAATAAATAAAGCAAAACAAAATCCATCTTTTGTTTTTAGTTTAATTGAGGAAATAAGTGGTAAATATATTCATGTTTCAAATCCTTGTGAAATTAATAAAAATTGGGTAATTGTTGAAAATGAAGAAAAAAAACAAGGAGTATTTGATATTGAAAAAAGAGAATTAATTATTCCTTGTGAGTATTATGGATTTTCACAAACTAAAAATGAAAAAATACCTTTTTTGTTTAAACATTTAGAAGATGAAATGCAACTTTGTTATAGAGCGGGTGTAGTTGGAAGTGCTTGTATATCTCAATATGAAATATTTGAAGAAACTATTGATTTATCTAATCAAGAATTATCTGAAGAAGAATTATTAGATATATGGAATAATCTAATAAAAGAAGATGTAATAATAGTTAAAACTAAAGAGAATAAAAATTATAAATTTAATAAAAAAGAAATAAAAAAATTAATTGAGGATGAATTAAAAAACTTATAAATATATTTCATCAAGGTCAAAAAAAATCCAGTCAGAAATGATTGGATTTTTCATTTTTAAAAACTTTCACCTTTAAATTCAATTCTTGCTTCTTTGTTATCAATTTCTCTTTTTATGTTTATTGAAATTCTTTCAAATTTATATAATTTGAAATTAGTGCAAGTAAATACATTAAAATCTTCATTATCCCTTTTCATTGTAAATGAATTAATATTTATCATATTTACCTTTTTAACAAGTATATTTTCATCAAGTCTAAATTTTGCTCTTGGTTTTGAAAAAGGATTAAAATTAACATTTAAATTTATTGTTTGAATATTATTAGAATCTTCTTCCTCTACAGTAATTATTGGTTTATTTTTAAAATCTGCATCAATTGATAAAACAAATCTTGTTTGAAGTCTTTCTCTTATAAAATCTTCATCTCTTATAATATAAGCCTTTACTAATATTTGAAATGATTGAGAAAAGAATTTTCTATTTTCTAATTCATATTGTGAATTATCACTTGTATTTTCAAGTTCCATACTAATATAATGACCATTTACATTCAAATAACATTCAATGGCTTTAAACTTATCCTGCATCATTCTATTAAATTCGTTTAATAATGAAAAATTGGTTGAAAATATTGAAATTGTATAAGTTAAATCAACTTGAAGAGGTTGTTTCATTTTTATAACATCATAACTTTCAATACCATTTTCTATAACAGGTATTCTAACAACTTCAAATATTGGTTTATCAATTGGAATATTATAATTTCCACCTTGTTGTGTTCCCTTTTCTGGATTTGTTTCACGAGTAATTGTTTTGAAATTCAATAATAAACCACCTTCTTTTGTAAATTTCCATGCTTGCCCGAACTCGTTTAATCTCTGGTTTGCCACAAGAAACATTGTAGGTAATTCTTCTCCATCATATTCTATATCTAATTCATTTTCTACCCATTCTTTGAATGATTCATCAATATTTCTATAAGATATAGTTCTTGGAACATATCCTTCTTTGTGGAACAATTCTAATGCTAAGTTTTCTCTTCTCACTTGTCCTATATCTCCAGTAAGTGGCGAATCATAATTTATATTATTTTTTCCATTGTTAAGTGTCATATTTATTTTCTTGCATAATAATTATCATATATATCACTTGACAGACCAGCATCAATTAATTTTATCTCACCTCTCTTATTAACTCCATAAGAATTAATTCTCATTAAATCTCCACTTGGCATGTCATAACTTCCAATTAAATCAGCTATATCCATAAAAAATTCATTTTCCCACATTTCATCATAACTTGGAACACTAAATTTTGCTTTATTATTAACAGTTACTAAATCATGATGTCTTATTGCTTGTTGAAATTCTCTGAAATTTAATCCTGTTAATATTTCAAATTGTTTAATAGTTATCTTATTAACTCTTTCCATTTCTATCCACAGATAATTATCATCAGCATCAAATACTTTAGCTACAATGTAAGGAACACTATTACTCATATCATATTCTTGTTCATTTTGAGCAACTCCTTTTTGATTCTTTGCTAATTTCAATACTTTTTCTTCATCAATTCCAAATACATATCTTCCACTACCAGAACTTATATATTCCAATCTTTGTTTACAATACCTAAATCTTTCAGCAAAACTTCTTAATTGTTTGAACTCATCCATATTAAATGTAACAGGATAAGCCATTTCAAATATTTTATTATATTGTTGTTCTGTAAGAATTAACTTCATTTAATATTATTTAACATAAATATTTTGTTTATAATACTTTTTATTTCTATCTTTGCATTACATAAATTATAAAGTCATGAAAAAAGTAGAATTTGAAATTAAAAGTTGTCTGGAATGTCCATATCACAGAGTGATACCTGATCCAGATTATGATGATTGGTTTAATGATGATGATGAAGCCATTGTTTGTACTAAACTTAGAAATGACCAAAAAGGTAAGTACAGTAATTCATGTGCTTATAATCAAGAGTATAAGGTTGTTGCTTCAATGTTAAGACCTCATGAAACAAGAAAATTTGAATACATTCCTGATTTTTGCCCTGAATGGCAAGATTGTTAAATTTATAAAAATATGTTAGATTGTTTAGTTGGAATATTATCCCCTGATGTCTGGGAAAGAATACAATCTTCTGTATCACACTTTGATATAGAAGAACTTGAAAATGCTATATCACAAGCAGTAGAAAATGCAGTTGATAATATTAATGTTGGAAATATTAGTAATGGCTATGTATAGAATTTATTATCTTAAAGAATATCTCAATAACAATACTATTTCTCTTATTAAACATTATTATACAAACAAAAGAGATTGTAAACGATATTTCAGACCAACTGATTTTGATGGTCTTATTGTTTTCTCTACCAATTTAGAAGATGCTGCTTCTTTGAAAACAAAAGAATATGCTGAAAAATTGGTTAAAAAATTAAATAAGTTTACTACAATAGATTGTATGTGTTCATTTGAGGAAACTGATAGGAAAATTAAAAACTCAAATGAAAAAATTGGTATTCTTCAACTTAAAAATAATCATAGAGGTATTGTAACTACACATAGACTTAAGAGAACATATTACATGGAAAATGTGTTGGTTTAACCATTGAATACAATTGGGTCAAGTTCACAGGCTATTATGGTTCTCCATAATGGTTTGTGTCCCCACATTGTCCTTTTATTGTCAAAATTGCGTTTACCATCATCAAGAACTTCAAAATAAATCATTGTATCTTCTTTAACAGGTACACCTAAAATATCTCCATATTTAATATCACACTCCATTTCTTCGAGCGTTTTATCATATATATGTACTTTTATATTACCTACTTGTTTATATCTAGCACTATTATTTGAAGTAATATATGCCTTATTTTGTGCTTCATCAATGTTATATCTACAATATAATTCAATAGGAGTTTCATATTTTATTTCTCCTGGTTTTGTTTCTCCATATAAAGCATCTGTATTAGTATAAATTCTATTAACTCTATATAAAACAATAGTCATATTTAGAACCTGTTCAATATATTCTTTTCCCATGTTTTCAAAAAAAGCAAATGTTTTATTACTTGAAAATAAATTGTTTCTATTTACTGGAATTTTTTTATTAGTCTGCATACTTAATGGAGCTCTCCTTTCTTTTATGATAATACTTAAAAAGTTTATAACATTATTTAATGTTTTGTATATTTAATTCTTACAAATAAAGTACCAGTATCTAATAAATTAGACATATATATCTCATAAACCATTGTCAAATGATTAAGATCTGGAGATGTAGCAAAATTTGAAATTAAGGCTCCAACTTTACCATTATAAGAATTTAATGAATAAATTCTATTAGTAATATAACAGCTATTTACTACATCAATTGTAATCCAGTCATTTATAATATTATAAGGAGAGTTCCATAAAGATATTCCTCCTCCTGCTATATAAGGAGCAGAACCAGTATTATCTTGTAGTTCAGTAATAGGGACTGTTATTAATTGTGTATAAACAGGTTTCCCATTATAACTATCTCCTGTTAATTGTTCAGTTGTAAGACTTAAATCTAGCCCATATGAACCCCATGAAGTCCAATTTCCTGCATAGTTATATCTAAATTGAAGAGCAGCAAGATTAGTATTATTGTGATTATTTCCTGACATTCCAAATCTAAATTGTGCTGTTTGTCCTACTTGAGGTATAGATGTTTGAATCAAAAAATAGGAAGTAGTAATTGGAGGAGTTGGAGTTGCTTGTGTTACACTATATTTAACAGCTCCATCAGCAGCTAATGAAATAAAATCAGTTGATGTTCCTAAATCTACAATAGGAATAGTTGTCATCACACTAGACCCTGGGTTAATATAGATTTGTGTTCCTCCCCCAACTGCTCCAAAAGCCATTTGTCCTTTTGTTAGATTCGTAGTTGTTGGAGTATTTTCACTATCAATTACTTTTAAATTTGTTGGTATATTCATAATAAAATTTATTTACATATAAATATTTGTATTTGTTATTTTTTATTTATATTATTGTATAATACATAAATGTTAATTAAATGAGTTTATCCAATAAGAAGAAAGAACAAGCGTTAGATATTTTATTAGAATACAAGGGAGAAAATCCAGAAATAAAAAGATTAAAATACAATTTATCTAATAAGAAAAATTTTGTATTAAATGATTTAAATTATGAATACATTTTATCTAATTATGAAAATAATGAGCCTATATTAATTAATAAAACTGTAAAAATTGCAAAATGGTTTGGTGAACAAATGCAAAAGAAATATGATATAGAATTTGTTCCTGAAAAACTTAAAATATCTTATATAGTTGGAGAAACTTCATTAATATATCATTGTTATGTTAAATATAGAAGCTCTCAAACTGAATATATGTCATTATTTCTTCCTAAAAAAGCATTATTAAATCCGTTATTTGAAAATAATTGGAGAAATACAGAAGTAAATGTTGATAAATTAAATCAATTGCTTAAAAAAAGTGAAAGAACACTTAAAAAACATCAAATTGAAGGTATTAAATTCTTATTAGGTAGTAAAAAGTGTATTTTAGCAGATGAACAAGGTTTGGGGAAATCTATGGAATTAGCTGGGGCTTCAATATTAGGAAATTTTGAACATATTTTAATAATTTGTCCATCTTCATTAAAAACAAATTGGAAGAAAGAACTTTCTTTCTTTAGTATTGATGATATTTCTATTATAGAAGGAACTAAACCTGATAAATGGGATATGAATAAAAAATATGTAATATGTAATTATGATATATTTGATGAACATTTACATAAAGTGGCTTATACTATTGTAATAGATGAAAATACTGGAGAAGAAAAAAAAATTAAATCAAGAAAGAAAGAATATGTGGATGAAATAATGAAAGATAATCCGTTAATTCAAGCTGATTTTGATTTGGTTATCATTGATGAAGCACATAAGTTATCAAATAGTACTTCAAATAGATATAAAGCAATTAAAGATTATTTACAAAAGTCAAGAGTGGAAAATATCTATCTTTCAACAGGTACTCCGATAGCTAATAATGCAAAAAATTATTATAACTTATTATCATTAATTAATTCAGAAATTAGTTGGGATTATATGTATTATATGAAACAATACTGTGGTGCTTATGAAATTACATTAAAAACGGGGCGAAAAGTTTTAATTACAAAAAAAGATACTAATTTGGAAGAATTAATGGAAAAAACCAAACATGTTTATTTAAGACGATTGAAAGATGAATTGAAAGATTTACCAAATCGAGATATAATTGAAAGATATTATGATTTAACTGATAAAGAATGGATAGAATATAATCAGTTATGGAAAGAATATGAACAAGCACAGATAGATTTAGGCAATATAGAACCTGATAAATTAGATGATTTGAATAAACAATTAGTTGAAGGAAGTTTGTTAAGACAATATTTAGCAAAAACAATGATTCCTTACACAATTGAATTAGCAGAAGAACATATTGAAGATGGCTCAAAAATAATTATTGGATGTTGTTATAATATAGAAGTAGATTTATTAAAAGAACATTTCAAAGATAAAAGTGTTATATATAAAGGTGGAATGACTTCAAAACAAAAAGATAAAGCACAGGATGAATTTACTAATAATCCAAAAATAAAAGTTTTTATTTCAAATATTCAAGCAGGAGGTGTCGGTTTAACATTAAATGCTGCTAATATAACAATAATGAACAGTTATGATTGGGTTCCTTCATCCAATGAACAATTCCAAGATCGTAATTTTAGAATCGGACAAGAAAAAGATGTGATAACATATTATCAGTTATTCAATAATACATTTTCAGAATATATTTGGAATACACTAATTAAAAAATTAATGACAATTAATACAGTAATAAAAGATGAAAAAAATAAAAATAATTAATATTTTATTATACTTTTGTATATTTTAATATTATGTTATATTGAAAAGACTCATTATTTCCATTAATATTTAATATATATATTGCTCTATCATTAGCTCCACCAATGTCTCCAATTAAAAGACCAAAAGTTCCAGTTACATAATTGGCACTTCCTATATTTTCACGTTGTGGTGCATTAAATGGATATATCATATTAGTTGCATGAGAAAATGTTACATAACTTTCTGACCAATCTATCCAAGCTGGATTTGTTTGGTAGTTTGTTATCCCCAAAGTAGAAAAATTTGTTACAATATAATCAAAATTACCAATTATTTGAGAAAATTGATAATTTCCTGTGAATCTTCTTCGATAAACAGGATTTCCGTTGAAAGTATCATTAGTTATTTGTTCAGCAGTTGAAGATAAGTCTAAACTGGTTCCATTAATTTCTTTTACACCAGAGCCATCATTTACAAATAACCTTATATTACCCCCCCCCTATTTTTCCAAATGCCATTTGTCCAGAGGTTAAAGTAGTAGAATTAGGTATACTGGTTGGATTTGAAGTAATTACTTTTAAATTTGTTGGTATATTTGCCATAATATTACTTATAAAAATTTTATTTTATAATAAATATTTGTATTTTTGTAAAAAGATAATGAAAAATAAATAATGGAAGAAAATAAAAATATAACTCCTGAAGTAATTGATACTTTTATAAAAGGAAGAGATCCACAAAAAAGAATTGTTAATTTTGAGTGTGATTATAATAGTAATGAAATTACTGTAATTGCAAGAAATGATTTGAATCAAAGAATAGAAACAAAGGAACCATTTTATCCATTTTTGTGGGCAACTCAAGAAGGTGCTAGATCTTTATATAATAGGAATAAATCTGTTATTAAAGAAAAAATGGAAGAATTTAATATTTACACTAAAGGATTAAATATATATAATTTACAGGGTGAAACTACTGAAAGAATGGAATATGGCTATAGAGTTTTATTTTATTCAAGAAAACCATTAAGTTATAATAAGTTTATACAATTTTTTAAGGATGGCGGAATTGATATATATAACTCTAACAGACAATTTTTATGTGTGACTCCTGTTGAACAATTCATGATTCAAACAGGAAAAAGACAATTCAAAGGATTTGATGATTATGATGACTTACTTAGAAATGTTTGGGATATTGAAACACAAGGATTAAATCCTTTGATTCACAGAATTACTAAAATTGGTATAAGAACAAATAGAGGATTTGAATATATTATAAGTATTAAGGGTAATAGTAAAGAAGAATTAGATAAAAATGAAATTGAAGGTATAGAAAAATTCTTTTATTATTTAAATAAAATTAATCCAGATATTATTGCTGGTCATAATAGCGAAAACTTTGATTGGTGGTTTGTAATGGAACGCTGTAAAGTTTTAGATGTAGATTTTTCTAAATTGACAGAAAAATATCTTGGCTATTCGATATATAAGAAGAAAAAAAATACAGTGCTTAAATTAGGTGGAGAAGTAGAATATTTTAATCAAACTGTATATTGGGGACATACTATCATAGATTCATTACATGCTGTAAGAAGAGCGCAAGCTATAGATAGTAATATGAAAAGTGGTAATTTAAAATATGCTGCTGAATATGCTAAAGTTAAAAAACCTGATCGTGTTTATATTCCTGGTGATAGAATTAGTGAAATAGGTGATGATAATGGTAGATTTTTATTCAATGAAATTAATGGAGAATGGAAAAAACTTAATGACAATGAAGAAATAACATTAGAACCAAATTATAAAATAGTAACTGGTGATTATATTGTTGATAGATATTTGAAAGATGACTTATATGAAGGTGATAAAGTTGAGTTACATTTTAATCAGTCTAATTTTCAATTAGCAAAAATATTACCAATGCCTTATCAAAAAGTTTGTACAGCAGGTACAGCTGGAACTTGGAAAATGTTGTTATTGGCATGGTCTTATGAAAATAATTTAGCAGTCCCAATGTTTGGACAAAGTGCGGTTTTCACTGGTGGTCTTTCTCGTTTGTTAAAAGTTGGATTTGTTAAAGATATTGTTAAATTAGATTTTAATAGTTTATATCCTGCTATAACTTTATCATTTGATATATTTCCTGATTTTGATATTTCAGGTATTTTCAAGTCTTTATTAAATTATGTTCTTACTGAAAGAGAAAAATATAAAGGGCTAATGAAAAAGGCAAAGAAAAATGCCACAAATCTAGAAAAAGAAATTGAAAAATATAATAAAGAAACAGAAGAATATAAAAAAGTATCAGAAGATTTAGATAAATATATAAGAGAAGCTGCTAAAAATGATAAATTACAATTACCTTTCAAAATATTTGGTAACTCTTTCTTTGGTTCTTATGGTGCGCCATCTATTTTTCCTTGGGGAAGTTTGTTGGAAGCAGAAGAAATTACTTGTACTGCTCGCCAATGTTTAAGATTAATGGTAAAATGGTTTGAAGATAGAGGTTTCAAAGCCATCGTAATGGATACAGACGGCGTAAACTTTTCATATTCAGATATTTATAAAGATTATAAATATATTTCAAAAGGATTAAATAGAAATACAGTTGAAGGAAAAGAATATATAGGCATTGAGGCTTATGTAGCAGAATTTAATGATTTATACATGAGAGAGAAAATGGGACTTGGTATAGATGAATATGCTTATTCGAGTATAAATTTTGCTAGAAAAAATTATGTAGATTTTTTTGAAGATGGAAGTAAAAAGAAAGTTGGGAATACAATAAAATCAAAAAAGATGCCAATTTATATAGAAAAATTTATTGATAATAATTTTGATTCATTAAGAAATGGTGATGGCAAAAGTTTTTTAATTAATTATTATGAATATATAGAAAAAATATATAATGGAAATATTCCACTTCGAGATATAGCTTCAAAAGGAAAAATAAAAAAAGGAATTGAAGAATATAAAAAAGATATTTTAACTCTTAACAAAAGGGGAGGTTATAAAGGTCGTCAAGCATGGTATGAATTAGTTATAAAAGATAATATTAGAACTGAAATTGGTGAAACAATTTATTATGTAAATATTGGTAATAAAAAAGGAGATGGGGATGTTAAAAAAGAACCAATTTATAAGACTGATGAAAGTGGAAATCTTATAATGACTGATAGGTTGGATGAAGAAGGAAATATTGTTTATTCAAAAAGAGGAAAAAATCCAAAGCCATTACAAGATAAAATACAAATAGGAGAAAAGGTAATATTAAATTGTTTAAGAATAGATGATTCAATTATTGAAGCTGAAAATGATGTATTTGGAACAGAAGAAGAATTATTTGAAAATCCCATTGTTTATAATTTTGCTAAATATGTAGATCAATTTAATAAGCGTATTAAACCATTACTTGTTTGTTTTTCTCCTGATATAAGAGATAACATATTAATTGACAATCCAGAAAAAAAGAATTTTTTTACAGAAGAACAAAGTGAATTATCTTCTGGATTTCCAAGTAAATTGCAAGATCAAGATACACTTGAACAATTGTTTACCATTGAAGATAAAGAAATAAGATTTTGGTTGAAGAAAAATAAAGTTCCTGTATTCAGTAAAGAATTAAATATGAATTGGGATAATATAGTTAAAGATTATAATGAAAGGCAAGAATTTCTTAAAAATGAAGAAATAAAAGAGGAAAAAGAAAAATTTGATAAAATAGTTATTGAAATAACAAATAAAGATCTTCAAGATTATTTTAATGATAATAATACAACTTTTATAAAGGAATTACTTGGTTTTTGTTATATGAATGATAATAATGAATTTATGAGCCAAAAATATAATATAAAAATTGGTGTATTAGATGATATATTAAGTAAAAATTTCTTTGAGGAAGTAGATGATGAAGATAAAGAAGAAATATATAATAAGTGGTCAAAGCCAGAGTTTCCAAGTGAAGATGAAGACACTGAAAATGAAAAAAGTGAGGATTAATTTCCTCACTTTTTTTTATATAGTTAATCTTAATTAGATTATAGGAGCAACTCCTACTAAATTAGCTAATGAAGCATCAATCATAGCTTGTATATATGTTGTATTTACAGCTATTGTTCCAGTACCAGTGATTGGATTTGGAGTACAGATTATTCCTGCTCCTTGTGTTATTGATGTAACACCAGTTCCTGGAATTGCAGCTACATTCAAACTTATTTGACCATTTGCTGCTACATTAATACCAGATCCAACCATTACTCCACCAAGAACAGATGCTGTTGCAGTAGGTAATGAATAAATAGCTGGTAATGCATGATAGTGATCTGAACGTGCCCATGTTGTAGCAACCCCATTATTAGCAACTTGACCATATGCAGATGCTTGCCCTGTTAAGTTTGCAGCAGTTGGAATTGCAGGAGATGTAATTATGACATTTGTTGCATTAGTTGTAACAGTAGTAGCACCAGCACCACTTAATGCTTTATATCTCATTGCATTAGTAGCTGTTGATTCATCTGTCAAAACATTTAATGTAGTTGTGTTTGCACCAACAGCTTTTGTTAAAGCTAAACTTGTTATGGCTGCTGGAAGTGCTAATTGACTTACTGTTACAGCATATCCTGAAACAGTTACACCACTTACATAATTGCCAGCAGCAGCAGTTCCTCCACCACTTAATGTTGGTAAAACAGCTTGTCCTATTGATAAAACATGACCTGAACCTGTTACACTATTTACATAATTGCCAACAGCAGCAGTTCCTCCACCACTTAATGTAGTTTCAGCAGGTATAGGGTGATAGTGATCTGAACGTGCCCATGTTGTAGCAACCCCATTACTCATTGCTTGAGAAAAAGCATTTGATTGAGATGTTAAATTTGCTGCAATAGGGATTGTTCCTTGAGTTATCCCTAATGTATGATTAGAAGTACCAGAGAATGTTATACCACTTATATAATTACCAGCAGCAGCAGTTGTACTTCCACTTATATTGGTTTCTCCTGCTGTTATTTGAGTTCCTAGCCATGCTGTATTTACAGAAACTAAGCCAGTTACAATATTTAAACCAGTTCCAAAAGCTGCTACTCCTTGAACAGTTGCACTTGCAGGTATTGCTGCTAATAAGCCAGTAGTATTAGAATAACTTAATCCAGAATTAACACTTATATTAGGTTGTATTGCACCTGCAACAGGTGTAGTTGCAGTAGAACCAGTAGCAATTGCCATTGCAACATTGTTAGATACCAAACTTAATCCATTATTAGCAGTTACTCCTGTAACATAAAATGCACTTGGAGTGACTCCTAATACACCACTAGTATAAGTTAATCCTGCTGATGTATTTGGTAAGACTGCTCCTGATACTGTTGCTGTTGCATTTGCCATTGCAATAGCACCACTTGTTAAACTTAATCCATTTCCACCAGGTACATAAACACTTCCTAATGCCCCAGATGTTGTACCTGCAACACTCATAGCTACTGCTCCTGCTGCATTAATACTTAATCCATTTCCACCAGGTATATAAACTCCACCTAATGCTGTAGTACTTGCTATATTTAGTGTTACTGCTCCACTTGTTGCATTGATACTTAATCCTGCTGGTGATGCAGGAACAAATACACTACCTAAAGCAGCAGTTGTAGCTATTCCCATAGTCATAATACCAGTTGCATTACTTATACCATTAGTAAAACTAACACTATTAAATGGTTTTCCTGATACATTTGCCCATGTAACAGCATTTGCAGAATCTGCTACAGGAGCACTTACTACATTTAATAAACTACCAGTAATATTTAATCTAGCTCCAACACTAACTCCACCTATTGTAGTTGCAGTAGCAGGATTAAGTGTTAATTGTCCTGCTGTAACTGCTAAACCAGTAGCTGGTGTATTTATACTTACTGCTCCTGAAGAAACTACTAATCCTCCTGTATTTGGATAAGATGCTTTTCCTTGAACTGCATTTGTTGCCACAGGAACGGTAGTAGCAATTTGAGTTTGTACAAAATTAGTTGTTGCTATTTGATTAGTATTTGTATTTACTGCTGCATTTGGTGCTGTTGGTATTCCTGTAAGTGCAGGATTAGCCAGTGGAGCTTTAAGATCTAATGCTGCTTGAGTAGCTGTTGATATTGGTTTATTTATATCAGATGTATTATCTGCATTTCCCAAACCAACTTGTGCTTTTGTTACATTATGAGGATTTGAAGTGTTTGCCATATGTGCAACTATTACATCATATCCATTTAAAGACATAGTACCATCAGTTTCAACATATGATTGACCATTTGCAGTTGAACCCTTAACTAATCCTATATAGCCTGTGGTTGCTATTGGATAACTTCCTTCATTAATTATTATTACAAATGTCCATGTATGAGCAGTGCTCCACATATATTTTACAGTTGGATATTTTCCTGCCACTGCTGTTTGAGTTTCATCAGCTTGAACATAAGTGAAATCGCCAGGATTAACAGTTGGTGGTACAATCCATGCTAATAAAGCAGCTTTTGTTGGAAAAGATTGTTCTACAAATCTTCCACCAGCAGATAATAGTCCTAATACATCAGTTTGTAATTTTTGAATTGAAACATGATCTTGATATGGCATATATCCATTGTTAGTATTTGTGGCAATAGGCATTACTATTGTTGAATAAGACAATGTATTAGTTGCCAAAGACAATTTAAACATATTTAAATCTTGTGAAACTGCATTTACATTTAAGTCATACATTAATGTAGCATTAACCATTACATTACTTGTGGCATTAGTAATCATATTAGCAACTTGATTTGTAGTTGAATAATCACTTATGTTAAATCCTAATGCCACATTATGAGTATGTGTATTTCCTGAAACTGCATTTGATGTATTTGGTCCTATTGTGGATGGAGTTCCTAATGCAACTGCGCCTGATGCAGTAATAGCTGAAAAATCCATACCTCCTCCTGCTGTTACAGAAGTAACAGTTCCTTGTGGAACAGAAGCCACATTAAGACTTATTGTTCCTCCTGTTACATTTATACCAGAGCCTACAATAACACCACCTAATGTTGCTGTAGTTGCAGCATTTAGAGCTATTGTTCCTGTACTTGTTATTGTTCCGCCACTTAAACCATTTCCAGCTATTATAGAAGTAACAGTTCCTTGATGTGGTTCTATTGAATTAATAGTATTACCAACAATAGTTATATTACTACCTGCTATTAACTTATCTTGTTTTAATGCTAATTGTGCTTCTATTTCTGTTGAAGTACTAAAATTTCCAAGAAAATCACTTAATGGAATATTAAAATCAGTACCATCAAATGTTTCAATTAAAAGAGAACCTCCACCAGGGGCAAGTTGAAATCTATTGATACCTTTTGCTCCTGCTAATGCATCTAAATGAGCAGTAACAATCATACCATTATTGTGAAGAAATGTTAATGTTGGGTCATAAACAGGTGTAGTATCCATTCCATTATTAAGTGTAACAGAAACAATATGTTTATCATCCATATAAGTAGTTGTTGGTATAATTATACTACCTTGGCTAGCTCCAGTTCCATAATTTATTGTTAATGTACTACCATCTGATGCAACTATACCACTCGTTAAATGTTGGTCAGGATTTTGAACATAAGTAGTTGTGTTAATATCAAAACTACCCATATTAGGGCTTGTTGCTGTTCCATAATATAATCTTAATAAAGTTCCATTGTTTAATACTTCTCCTGATGTAATTCTTGTATCAATTGTTGGCAAAGCATTTATTTGTGCTTGTAAAGCATTATCAGCATTTTGCCTTGCAGCAACTTCAGCAGGTATAACAACATTTTGAATATTTGATAATTGATTAGATACTACAGATACTTGACCATCTGTATAAGTATTTGCAGCATTAACACCATTTGCAATAGCATTATTTCTATTAATAACTTCTTGTGCTATTTGTGTATTTGTATATACATTAGCATTACTTACAGCATTAGCAGCAGCATTAGAAATATCAAGTGCTATTGAATTTATTTTATCAGTTACATTTTGACTTGTCCCATTAAATGATATATTATCAGAAACTCCTGTTGCATAAAGCGAACCATTCACAGGATTTTTTTGTAATATATTATGAGGATATGTAGTATCAACTTTAACATCTCCTGACAATTTATCAACTCCTCCAACTCCACCTAATGTTTTTGTTAATACAACTGCATTAGTTATAGGATTATCCACTTCCCATTTAGAAAACATTCCAGAAACAGGTACTGTTACAGTTTGTGTTCCTCCACCAGTTGTTTGATAAATAATAATTAATGATTCAGTAGTAGAATCAAAAGTTATTGATTGAAAACCTATAACATTTAAACCTAAATTTACTGTGTAAGGAGTAGTTACATTATTAAAACTTAATGTTAAAACACCAGTAGTAGGTTCATATGAAAAACTATCTATTTTAACAGCAATACCATTATCAATTTCTGAATATATTAAATTATTTGAAACAGTAGATATTACAGGATGTGTTTTTTGAACTCCACTATTAAGATTAGCAATTAAAGTATTAATTTGATTTAATAATAAAGCATCTGCATTAGCAAGACTTGTTGCACCTCCTACAGTAGGATTATAAGTTCCGTTACTATTTAATCCACTTGCAGTAATAACAGTATTCAGTAATGATTGAATTGTTGCAATATCAGTTTTAATAGTTGTTATTTCAGTTCCTGTTGAACTAACAGTTGTATTTATAGTATCTATTTCTTCTTGAAGAAAATCAGTATCAAAATAAAAATATTTTGTATTAGTTCCAATACCAAGAATTATTGATGCTGTTGCTTCATTTGTTCCATACTTAACTACTATTGGTTCGGCTATAATTGATGCCAGAGGATCTGGTCTATTTAAATCAATATATGTAATAGCATCTCCTCTTGTAGGAAAAAGCTGATTTGTGTGTAAAAATTGTAATATATTAGCCATTTTTATCTTATTTTTTTATCTTATTAAAATGTTCCATAATTTGAAATACCTGTTAATGTTATAGTTATAATGCTTCCACTTGCTGTTGTTAATAATATATTTCCACTAACACTGTCAAATGCGCCACTTATTACTACTTGTTCTTGTAAAGTAGCTACTTGTGTTTGTAAAGTACCAACTTGTGTATTCAAAATTCCTACTTGTGTTTGTAAAGTACTAACATTTGAATTTATTGTCATTACTTGGCTGTTTCTTGTATTAATTTCATTAATTAAATCAGTTTGTAATTGTGTAATATTAGATGTATTAGTACTTGAAGTTCCTTCCAGTATTGTTATTCTACTTTCATGTCCATTTATTGCTGTTTGTAAATTGCTTTCAACACCAGTAGCCCTTATTATTTCACTGTTTAAATTAGTTTCAAGTGCATCAATATTATTTTGTAAAGTAACATCAGCATTTGCTCTTATAGTTGCTTCATTTGTTAAATTATTAGTTAATACTTGTTCTGCATTAGTAGCTCTTGTTATTTCGTTTGTTAAATTAGTGTTTAAATTAGTAATCTGATTTTGTAATGTACTGTTCATATCAGTTACAGTAGAAGCATCAGCTTTTAGATCTAGTTGTTCATCAACATAACTTAAATCAGCTTTTAAATTTAATGCGTTTACTAATCCATTTACAGACATTTCTCCAATACTATTATCTATTGATATAGTTCCTAATGCACCTGTTCCTGAATCTATTCCTTTAACAATACCTGCTAATGAATTTGTTGCAACTTTTACTATGTCATTTCCTTGATCTATCCATTCCAACATTGCTTGAGAATAAGTCCATCTGTGATTATTCCATAAATTTGTTACAGATAGCCCATTTACAGGTGTAATTCCAAAACTTAACGAATATTGATTTAATGTATTTTGCCATACTGCATGTGAAGGATATAAAGTTGTATCACTTGGATCACCAAAGTTATATGAAGGTAAAAAAGTAATTCCACCTTGTAAAGCTGCTATATCAGAAGTATTTTTATCTACTTCATTTTGTAAATTTGTTATTTGAGTTGTATGCCCATTTAATGCATCTGATATACCATCAAAATGTTTATTTAATGTATCTCCTGTGTGTGTGTATCCAGTTCTTACTATATGATCATATATTTGTAATGAATGTAAACCACCATCAATTAATGTACCATTCAATATACTGTTTGTTGGTTCAAATATAAATTTTCCAAGACTATAACTTGCTGATGCGCCTATCGCAATAGGAGCATAAGTTCCATCTTCTTGTTGTGCAGTTCCTGACAACAAATCTAAAAATCCACTTTGCGCACTGATACATCTTCCACCTGGTAAATTAGGAGATACTATAAAGTTTGTTGAGCCTTGAACTATTACTTTACCATTAATTATATTTAAAGTAATATTCATTGAATCTTTTAAGATAACATTAGCATCTGGATTATTTACAGCTATTACAGTATTTTTTTCATTATAAGCACCATCAATAATTACATAAGAAGCACTTGTTATATTTAAGTTATTTTCAAATTGGCAATCTTTTAGATAATAATAACCATTTCCATCTATTGTAGTTACTCCATTAATTAACATATTTGTTAAGAATATATCTCCAACTGAAGAAGATAAATTCATATTTCCATTAACCTTAAATCCTTTTAACCCTACATTTGTAGAAGTACCACCAATAATAACATTTCCAGTTACATCAGATCTAAATTGGTCATCAGCTCCTTCTAGAACTATACTTAAATTTTCATTATTATTTAAAGTCAAAGCAACTCCTTCATTAAAAGAACAACCACTACTTAAATGTATAGTTTCAGATTCTCCACTTGAAATACTTGATATAGCATTGGTAATTGTTAAAAATGGGAAAAATTGTGTACCATTTGTTAAGGCAATATTTTGTGTTGCGTTTGAATTTACCCACAAATCTTTTGTTCCTCTTGGTATTTCAAATAAAGTATCATCCACAACTCCAAATAATGTATTTTGTATACCATTTTTATCAATTTTGTTATTTCCTAACCCTGTTATTTGATTCTGTAAATCTTCTTCAACACTAGTAGCCCTTGTTACTTCATTATCTAAATTTGTCTGTACTGTATCAATATTAGTTTGTAATTGATTATCTGCATTTGTTCTTGCAATTGCTTCATTGTCAATGTTAGTTTGCAATGTGGTATCTGCATTTGTTCTATCAATCACTTCTTGTGCTAATGCAGTTTGTAAATCAGAAATATCTGTTCCTTGTGAGCTAACAGTTGCTTCAAGTGTTTCTATTCTTGTTTCATGATCGGTTACTTCATCTTCTATTGCAGTAAATCTTGTATCAATAACATCATATGTTGGATAAGCATCTAATTTCACTTTATCATCTGCTATCATGAGACCACTATTAATAGAATCAGCAGGGTTTAATACAATAGTAGTAGATGTTTCAGTACCATCACTTGTATCTCTGTAAGTAACAGTTAAAATTATATTAGTTGATGTAATATTTGTTATAGCTATATCAGATATTAATATACCTGCATTAGCTATATCTACCTTGGTAGCTAGTTCTTCTTCTATATTCCCAAGATCAAATAAATAGCATTTTCCACTAATTGTTCCAATTGCTAATATTACACTTGGATTTGTTGGATTTCCATATGATACAACATAAGGTTGTCCTTCTACCAATGGATCATTTATTAGCTTAGTATTTTCTATGTAATCTATTGCATCATTTCTTGTTGCAAAAGGTGGATTTTTAAAAGCCCTATTAAATTGTAATGGATAATTTGCCATATCTTATTTTTTTTTATATTTTTTTTATTATAAATCATTTCCAAAATCAAAGAAATTGGATATTGGAATTGTTATATTTTGTGCTGTATCATTTTTTACAAGAATTAAATTTCCTGTTAATTCTCCACTTCCATCAGTTTCTATTGTAAAGCCACTAATTAGTTGATCATTTAATAAAGTATCTGCATCTATTCTTGCAGTAGTTTCATTATCAATATTTGTTTGTAAAATTCCTTCAGCAGTAGTAGCCCTTGTTACTTCATTATCTAAATTTGTCTGTACTGTATCAATATTAGTTTGTAAAGTTGTATCAGCATTTTCTCTATCAGTTATTTCTTGTGCTAATGCAGTTTCAAGTGTAGTTACTCGTGCTTCTAATTCACTAATATCCATAAAATCTGTATCAACTACAGTTAATACACCATTTATTATTCTATATTCTATACTTTTACCACCACTTACATCATTAATAATGACTATTGAATATCCTTCTTTTAATTCTTGATATATCCATGTTGTTCCTGTCCATTCAGCAGCTACTGTTACAGTTGAAAAAGCACTACTAGTTGGTGATACTGTGTAAGGTATAGTTGTATCAGCTAAATTTGAAGCTAACCATAATTTTTGATCTGGCATAACAACTGTGTTATAAGTAACTCCATTAATTGTTGTTGTACCTGTATTGTCATCAATAATATCTCTCACTAATCTAATAGATAATTTTTCATTAACAGGAGCAACTGGTTCGCTAAATACTCTTCCTTCATCAGCTTTAAAACGTTTTGTAAAAACATCCCATTCTCCAAGTACTCTTGTCATTGACCAGAATTTTGTATTGTCTAGTGTTGCTAAAGAGCCATCAGAATTTATATATTGTACAGGTAATATTGAAAAATTAAATGTATCTTGTCCTCCAAATGATTGTGCTTTTAGAGCATTTGCAGCAACTGCACCTCTCCATCCTGAAACGCCAGGATCATTATGATTTTTATCAGCTAAATTTGGCTCCAATTCATTTAATAATAAATCCCAATCTACTCTTGCTGGAACTCTCCAACCATTACCAAAATCAACATCTGCTATATCATGAAAATCGTATAAATATCCACCAGTGATTATTTGTGTATCTGTTATGTATCTATCACCAGGTAATAAATTTGTTGTTGGTAATTCATCTACTATTGCAATAACTGGTTTATATTGTCCTGTTTGTTCATTAGGAGAAATTCCTAACGGATTTGTTGGTAAGCCATTACCACTTAATGTATTATTAGTACTGACTTTTACACTTAACATAGGAACATCCCCATCACTAAAATCAATATCAATAGTTTCACCTGAATTATCAGTTAAATATAAATGTTTAATATATGGATCATATAATCCGCTTACAATATGCGTATTTTCTACATTATCAATTACAACTTCATATTCATCAATACTACCTTTTAGAACAATTTTGTTTTCATAGCTAGCTTCACCATAATTTACATATTCTCCATTTGTTATAATTACAAATTTTCCATTTAACATTTCAAGAACATCATTTGTTTCTATTTTGTAAACAGTTCCATTACTATCTTGTTGTAAGAAATATTTTCTAAAATTTCTAACTTGTTCAAGGTCATTAGCATTTAATTTATTGATATATAATGTATCCCTTGTAGTTGCAGCAATATTTCTACCTAATATATAAACATTCTTTGAACAACCTTGTTCAGCAGTATTATTTTCGCCAAATATGAATGATAATTCTGCATCTGTTATATTATTAGAACCACCAACAAAAGAATATTTTGCATTTTCATCTATTAAGTTTCTTGTTCCTTGAACATGAGAAGCTAATGCTCTTGTTTCAGTATATTGCCCTTCAGCATGACTTGCAGTTTCAAGTGCTTTTGTTTCCAATCCTTCAGAGTGTGCAGTATGCCCTTCTGCCAATGTTTTATATCCTTCTGCATGCGCATCTTTCCAATTTGCTATTGACAAGCTACCACTTGCAGATGAACTTTCTCCCAATGCTTTTGTTCCACCTCCTTGTGCATGTGAATATTTTCCACTTGCAATTGTATTAAAACCTTGTGCCATTGCAGCATCAGCAGTTGAAGAAGTTTTTGATTTAATACCAAATGCTTGAGAAGATGGTGCGTTTGTTTCATTTTCTGTCCCAGCAGCCAAACTGTATCCACCTCCAATATTTACTTTATTTTTTAAACCTATAGCAATAGCTTGTCTTTCATTTACTATATTTTGTTTACCAATTGCAGCAGAGCCTTCTGCTGTTGTTGTACTTCCTGCTTGTTCAATAAGATTTTCTATTCCAAGTGTGAATGTATTATCAGTTTTGTTTGTATTTCTAGAACCAACTGCAAGAGAGAAGGAACTTGTTATTTGGTTATCAATCCCTACTGCTAAAGAATTTGCACCAGGAACATTATTTTGACCAACAGTCATTTGTTTTTTTTCTATAGTCATATCCTTTGTAATTAATAGATGTTCATTTATTCTTAATGGTTCTTTTCCACTTGATTTTATTTGGTTAATTCTAACTACTTTATTTCTAAAATTGAAAGTATCAACATTTATTTCTGATAACAAAGAGGATAAATCTACAGATTGAATTCCTCCATTTTTCATAGTAAAAATTAATAATTTATCTTGAAGTGTCACATTATTTAATATTCCATCTTCAAGATAATTTATAAATCCTTTAACTTTTATTTTATCACCATTTGATTTAGTTAAAATTAAAATTCCTGTATCCACATTATAATTTCCATCAACAATTTCATTTAATTTTGAAATTTCTTTTATAATAGGAAATTCTTCAATATTAACTGAATAAGTCTTATCTTCTGTAATTAATAATATATCATTATTTATAGCTTTAAAATCAATTATCTTATCTCCATTTATTTCTGTAGTAATATTATTTTCTGATAAAACAGTTGACAAAGTTTCACCACTATTGAATGTTATGGTTAACTCACCATTTTCATAGTCAATAGTGTGTATATCATCTCCTTTTAATTCTAAAAAGTTAGAATCTAACTCATTAGGAGTCAATTTTCCACCTTTGTTAATATCATTATCATAAGGAGAGTTTGTTTGAAATAAAGTCAGCTTACTCATTTATTCATTTTTTATTATAAATATTATACTGAAAGAAAAACAACTTATTAATTTATTGTAAATTTAACTTTTCTTTCAAGTAAATATAATTATTCATTATATTGTTATATCCTATATCACAGTTATTTATTCTAAATGTCATAATATCTCCATAAAAATTACCAGCATAAAATTTTTCTATAGGAAATATATATCTATCATAGTCAAGTGGATTATCACTCAATATAGTTTCTAATAAGCCTTGTGTTCCTCCTCCTAAACTTATGTTAAAACCAACACCCAACTGTTTTTGCCAGTACTCGTTTAATTCATGAAACATAGGCTCATCTACTGTTTGAGAAATGAATACTAAATTTCCATTATTATAAAAGTATATATTCCCCTTTCTTGGTGGTGCGCTGGAGCATTCTGGGTCAGTAATAGTAGGATCAAATACAAATCTTATGACAATATAATTCCATTGATCATATTGAACTATATTTTCTTTTGAATATTCTTCAATAGAAGTGGTTGGATTAATATCTTTATCATCTCCACAATTTTGAATTAAATATTTATAACCTATTTGCCCTGTTTCAGTAATTCTAAATCCTATATTATTATTGTATACATCTGCATTAATATCAATTGTATTATCATAAATGTCTATATTACCTAATATTTCAGGGAAGTTTTGTCTTGGTTTATCAAATAAATTATATTGTAAATAAGGATTACAATCATAATATTCTCTATTTGAATACATAGCACATGAGCCTTTTGTCGGTTCAACATCTTTCGTAGTTATCCCATTTTCAGTTCTATCAAATAATAAATAATAATTCAAATTTGGATTTTTATTTTGATAAGACATAGTAATTTCATCAGATTCTGGTGGATTTTTTGTAGTATATCCGCATCTTGTTCTGTTAAAAAATAAGTATTTGTTGTCAGTATTAAATTCAACAATATTTGGTGTATTTAGTAAAATACCAGAAGAAGTTTGTAAGGTTTCAAATATAGATTTATTTTTTGCTAATTCTTCAATATCTAAATAATCTCCTAAAAAATATTCATCCTGTTGTTGTATTATTTGTTTTAATTGTTCTAATTTATCCAAATTTAATTTATTTGAATAATACCACCATTTATTTTCTGCTCTTAATCCCTGATAAAAGAAAAATCCATAATTTTCTGGAAAGAAATAATTTAATGTATTTTCTTTTTCAATATTTTTTGGTCTTAAGATAAATTCCCATGTCCATGCTTGTTGTGGTCTGTTTGGTAAAGTTTGATATTTAATTGTATCTGAATTAGCACCTGTATATAATTTATAAAAAGATTGTAGAAATCCTCCAGTAAATTCAAAATATTTTAAATTATTTTCTTCTTCAATTGAATAACTGTAATCTATATCATAAAAAAAGCCATCCACAGGTTTCATAAAAAATCTATTATCATTTTCTGGAATAGCTAATGTAGTTCCTGTAAATATATTAATTAAATTATCCGTTTCTGGATTATATTCAGTAAAACCATTATCTATTGAACAAAATCCCCAATCAGGTAAATTTATTCCAGTATTAATTGCATCGCTCCAAATGGTAGTTGAATAAAATTTGTTATCTTCACCAATACAACCATCAATATTTGGATCTATTTCAGCTACATTACAATCTGTATTACCCGAATTTCCTTTATGTCGTTCATTATAAATAAAAAAATCATAATAATGTCTATCTGTTAATTGAAAATCATATTGTTTTCCACTATTATTATTAGTAAATAAGTTACTCATTCATTTTGTTTTTACATATATAAATATTTATATCATATTATTGAAAATTTAACATGGGTAAAAAATATATTTTCACAAAAAAACAGTTAGATGAAGTTATCATGAATATTGATGAAGAAGATGATTCTTTTGAATATTTGGATGATAGTGATCCGACAGATTCTACCATAGGTTCTGATACATCTGCTGTTGGAATGATTGGTAATTCAAATGTTGGGCAAAAAAATCCAACTACTGACCAACAAAGTAACTTTGTAGCAAAACAGAATTATTGGTGGAGTAGAGCTATGGGTGCAAGACCTATTAATTATTCAATGACAAAAGAAAGTTTTGAAAAAAAATATATTAATAATTTATTTGAGATTAAAAAAAAAAGAGTAAATGAAGAATTTAATAATAATGAAGTAAATATAAATGATTTTTTAGATTCAACATCACAACAAAGAATACAAAATTCAATTCAAATAATTAATCAAAAATTAAGAGAACCTCAAGCAAGATACCAAGTTCTTAAATATCTATTGAATAATATTGATAAAAGTAATTTAACTGCTGACATGAAGGCAGATTTAAGGAATATTGTTATGGAAGCTATAAAAAAAAATGGCATTATTAAACCAAAACTAAATGAAAAAATAGAATATAAAAATGGAGATTGGTATGATGATGGAATTAGATTAGATATACCAAAAGATTATGGAGTTGCTTATGGGAGTTTTCATAGACCAAATGATAAAAATTGGTTTCAAAATAATAAGGAATATAGTGTTTCATATTATCATGATGGTGGTATAATGAATGTTTATATAATTAATGATAATACAGGTAAAAATGATTATAATGTTGATTTTGATACATTAACTTATAATGTGAATAGGATAATTCGTGATAAAAATGATAGTATATACTATTTGTTATTTGATTCTTTATCTAGTTATGAAATAGCTACAGAAATATTTAATGAATTTGAAAGATTTATTTCTGAATGGATTAATATACCATTATTTATGTTAAAAAAAGATGAATTGATGAAAGAAAAAGTATTGGATACAATTACAAAATTAATCAAAAAATTTAGAGATAATGAAATAAAAAATAAATATAAATCTGAAACTTACGAAAATAAAAAAATTATTAAGCCAAGATTAAGTGAAGATACAAAAGATTTTAATTATTTAAATGACAATAAAAATGATGAAGATTTATGGAAATTTAATCAAGAATTAGAAAGTAAATATAAATTAAAAAAATTATTATTATCATCACTACCTAATGGATGGATTTATATTGATACTATTGTTGTCAAAGATAAAGGAAAGGGCTATGGTACAGCATTTATGAAAGATATTTGTGAATGGGCTGATGAAAATAATAAAATATTAGCTTTAAAACCTTATCCGCTAGGTTGGTTTTATGATACAAAAGATGAGAGCGAGGAATGGTTAGCACAATTCTATCAACATTTTGGTTTTAAATTTTTAGATAAACCATATGATAATGGAGAGCATACTATAACTATGACAAGAAAACCCAATGCTATTTCATCTATAATAGAAAATAGAAAAATTATTAAACCACAATTAAATGAATATGTTTGGACAGTTGCAAGTGTACAAAAAAGAATTGATAAAATAATGAATGATAATACACTTAGCGATACTTCTAAGAAATTAAGATTATTAAGTGTAGGTATATCAGTACCAGGTAATTCCATTTTAACAAAAATGGCTATGGATGCAGCAAATAAACTTGGATATGATAATGTTAATGAAGAAATATTAAAATCAAAACCTTATAATGTTATAGGTTATCATGCAAGAGAATTAAAAAATTTGAATTTAAAATTAAAAACTACTCCCATTTATTTTACAAATAGTTTAGAAAATGCTATGAAATTTGAAGGAAGATATATTTACAAATGTAATCTTAAACTTAATAAGCCATTTGTAATTGATGTTGAGGGACAAGATTGGGATCAATTACCATTACCTGATGATATTATCGAAAAAATAAACTATTTTGATGTAAATATTCATACCGATCTTCTTGTGCAATATGTTTCCACTTTTTTACCTGAATATGATTCTGTTGTTATGCTAAATATTCATGAAGGAGAAAATTATGATATAATAGGAAATAATTATATACCATTTAATGGTAGCCAGGTTGAATTAATTGAAATAATTGATACTAAACCTGGACGAAAACTTACTTCTGTTGATGATAATTGGGTAGAAATAAAAGAAAATATTAATGAAGAAAATTCAATGTTAAAATCACATACATTTCAAGTTCCTAATGATTTATATAATTATTTATTAGATATATATAATAAAGTAAAAGGTAATCCTCAATATACTAATTTAGATGGTTATAAAAGATTAGATAATATTATAGACAGAAAAGGAAAAATTGGATATGACTGGATTCGTACAATAAAAAATTATTTTGATAATTATACAGGAGATGGTAGTGATGAAACTTATAGATTAAATGGCGGAAATGAAATGAAAAAATGGATTAATTCTGCATTAAATAATGCACAAAAATCTATTGAAATGTCAAAAAAAGGATCAGAAAATGCTGGAATGAAAAATGTTTTTATTCAAACTCACTACAAAGATAATTCAAAAATAACTACAAATCCTGAAGCTGTTTCAATGGGGGGCTTGGGAATTAAAAAATAAAAATAAAACTATTTATTATTAATTAAATAAGAACTTAAAATTATAAAAATATGCCAGTTTTAGCAAATGGACAAACTTGTTTAGAAGGAATTGCAATAGAACAAAGACCACTCCTTGAATCAAAAAATGAATATAGAGATTCTCAACCTTATGGAGATCCAGTAGCAGAAAAATCAACCCATAGTGGTGGACATGGTTTTTATCTTCCAGATTGTAATAAAGCACAAATGATAGGTGAACATTTCCAATCACCTATAGATTATTCAAATTTTGATAGTTTTAATGGAGGATCACAATGTGATGTAAAAGGTGTTCCTACTATATCTCACAGTGGTAGAGAAGGAAATACAGGAATAAATAACTATGGTCCATTGAATGAATATAGTTTCAATACTGTAAATACACAATTAAATGTTGCTGATGGGCAGTATGTTGTTGGTACAACTGTAAAAACTCCTGTTATATGTAATACTTAATAGAATATTAAATTGATAGTTAAAATGCTCATTGCCATTGATTGTTGACATTGAGCATTTTTTTTAATAAGCTAAATATTGAATATTTATAGTAAATATATTACTTTTTATTTGAAAATGATAAGCCTATATGAAATATTTAAAAAAGTATTAATCACAGAATCAGTCAGTAGTGATAAAGTACTTGATGCACTTAAAAAACGTGAAAGAATAATTATAGATTACATAAGCCAAGTTCCTGATTACGAGATAGCTGATGGGACAAGGTATATAGACCCCTATTGTTTAGGAGTAGGAAGATATAAAGGTGAATTATGTTTAAGAGCATATCAACCATTTGGTGATACAGCAAGTAAAGTTCCCAATTGGAAAATTTTTTATCTTAAAGATATTGGAATGTGGAAACCAACAGGGTTTATAAATCGAGAGGTTGCGCCAAATTACAATCAAGGGGGTGATAGATGGATGGTTTCTGTTATATATAATGCAGATTATAGAAAATTTGGCTCAAAATCAAGAGAAGATATAACTGTTACAACAGTAAAAGAACCAGAAGTATTTAAAACTGATACAGAAAAACAATTAGATCAATTGAAACAAAAAACTCCAACTTATATAAATGTTGGAACAAGTAGCAAAACAACACAAGATAGATATAAAGAGGTTAAAGCAATTGCTAACCAAAGTTTAAGTTTATATAATCAAGCAAGAAGAAAAGGTAATCAAGAACAAGCAGATAGAGCATTAAAAGCATTTAGAGATGCCCAAGCATTATCAAATAGATATATGGCTCTTTATAAAAAAGAGCAAAATAATAACAATAAAAGTCCAGTTCCAGGTCAATCAAAAACAGAAACTGAACAGAAAATTGAACAAAATAAATAAAAAAAGTTATGCCTTCAGTAGATGATAAAGTGAATCAATTTATGAGTGCTATTCATGGTGGTATTCCCAATAATAAATTCAGAAACATAATGGGACAAGCAAACCTTGCTGAACAATATAATAAAATGAATGGTGGTTATGCTGGATATAATGGAAGTGATGATTTTTCAATGTTTGAAGAAGAAGCAGGATTTGGAGGGAATGAAAATTATCCTTCTCCACAACAATATCCTATGATTAGAAATCAACAACAAATTCCTTATAATAATTATCCACAACAGTATCAAACACAACAAACAGCAATGTTGTCAGAATATCAAGTACGACAACTTCAACAACAATATCAACAGTCCCCTTCAACTTCTGGAAGAAAAAATTTTTCTAATTTACCTCCAGAGATAGCAGAATCAATGGAAAAAAGACCTATTGATGATAGTGTATTTTATGGAAGTTTAAATGATAATTCTAAAAATAATTATCTTAAAGATAATACAAGAATGGATTTATTTCAAGATACAGCAAATCCATGGAATCCAAAACCAGTACAACAACAAATATTGTCAGAATCTCAATATCAAAATAACATAACTGTTCCAAAAGGTATTCCAATTCAACCAATGATGAATTATATGCCCCAACAACAAATTAATAATCCAATACTTGATAAATTAGTTGAAAATATAAGTATAATAAATAAAAAATTGGGAATTAATGAAGATATTTCTTCTTCAAAAAAGGATAATTTTATTACATTAAATATTAACAATAAAGATCTTAATGGTATAATAAAACAAGAAAAAGGTACAAAAAAAAGAATATTATTCATATTAGAAGATGGAAAATTTTGTTATGAGTTGGTTCCAGGTGAATTGAAAAGAATAAAAGTAAAATAATTGTTATGAATTTTTTAAAGAAAGCTGCAATAGGTTTAGCATTAGGTATGAAAAATGCAGAAACAGAAATGTTAACATCCTATGCTTCTCCCACATCTAAACAAATAATACAACAAAGTCAAAATCATGTTTTGCAGGATATATTAGATGGAAAGTTAACAAAACAAGTTCAAGAATATAGATATAGACATTATTTAATTTTAAGGGAAACTTCAAAGAAAATGAGAGCTAAAGAACGCAGAGAAATATGGCATTTGAAAGTTGATCCTTATGATAACTATATACCTGAAATGGGTATTATAATTAAAAATACGATAGCAGGAATGTATGAAGATAATGTAGAAAAAAAATATACAAATATATTATTTGAAAATACTTCTTGTCAAGTTCCTATTGAAAAATATACAAACAAATTAGTAGTAAGAAATATAAATGGAACACATAAATTACTTGAGATTTATTTTGACAAACATCAAGTAGAAAATGGAGCTAGTAATTATGTGATATCAGAATTGAACAATTTAGTTGATAATCCCCAATTAACTCCATTAACTAATATAAATAAAATTGCTTTTGTTACACAATCAGTAATTGGAAATGTTGATGATTTTTTGTATTTTGAATATAAAATTTTATCTTTATACAAAATTATAGAATGGAATGGAAATATAATTGTTAAATATATTGCTGAGCCAACTGTAAATGGTGAAGATATTTTGAAAAGTAATTATTATGATGAAGATGAAGATACCAGAATAATGTCATCTTCAGTATTTAATCAACCTAGAAAACTTTCAAGAGAAGAAGAATTGTTATTGGAAAATGAAAAATTAAAACAAGAAAATTTAAGGTTAAAAAGTTTTTATTGAAATATATTTTTATACCATTCATCTAATTTCATTATTTCTTCTTCAGAGATATATCCTTCTTCAAGAGCTACATCTTTAATCATTGAGAATGTCGAAATGGTATATAATTTATAGTTTTTCTCAATAAACTTTTTTCTTGTTTCAAGAAAGTTGTAAGAAAAAGCAGCTACCATTCCTAATACATTCATTTTCTCATCATTTAGCACTTCCCATGCCTTTAAACTACTTCCTCCTGTAGATATAAGATCTTCAAGGATTACTACCTTTTGTCCTTTTTCAAAATGACCTTCTATAATTTTTGTTAACCCATATTCTTTCTTTTTTTCACGTACATATATAAACGGTAAATTCAATTCATCAGCAACCAATACCCCTTGTGCAATAGCTCCAGTAGCAACACCAGCTATTATTTCTACATCAGGAAACATATCTTTTATAATCTTTACATAAGCATCCCTAATCATACTGCGTAAATTATAATCAGATAAAGCAGCACGATTATCACAATAAACAGGCGATTTTATACCAGAAGTCCAAATAAAAGGCTCTTCAAAATTGAATTTTATTGCCCCTATTTTAAGCATATAACTTATAATATTACTATTCATATTTCAAAAATATTTTAAAAAAGAATAGTGCTTTCTAGTTTGTAGATAATTTAAATTTCTTTCATTTGTATAGGCTTCTGATTCAAATGAAATATTGTAATAAGCATCTGTTCCATATCCAATAATTTTTATTAACCATTCAATAGCATACCAAATGTAAAAAAATATAAAACCTAATTCTCTTATTTGTGCTGTATGTATTTTTTCATGATTTATCATCTCATCTGTAACTGTGATCCCATTGCGAACAAATAAGATGCCAAACAAATTTATGGCAGCAAATCCTTTAAAAGGAATTATATTATTATATATTATTTTCATATTGTTTTATTTTTGATATAAATATTTTGTTTTCTCCCTTTTTTATAATATATTTGTTTTGTTAAAATTGAATGTTATGAATAAGATAAAAATATTGATAGTAAATAATGGAAGCAAAGAATGTAAAGTTGGATTAATTGAGCCACATTTGAAATTATATGAAATATATTCAAATTTATTTGATATTGATATTGAATCTAATTTAGATCCTACTGATTATAGATACTTTCAAGAATATGACTATATTGTGTTTCATCGTTGTATTGGAGATAGTTATAATAAATGTAAGAATCTAATTCAACATTTGAAAAATACAAATACCAAAACAATTTTGTATGTAGATGAATACTGGCAACTTCCAAAAGGTCATCCTTATTATGATCAGTTTAATGGAAAGAAGTTTCATGAAAAAATATCAAATAATATAAGATTAGTTGATAAAGTATTTTGTTATTATAATGAAAAATTATTAGAAAATATTGCTTCATTAAATACAAATTGTTATATATTTAAGGATTCTCCTTCATTAAGAAAATTTACATATAATTATTATTTAGAGAAATATATAATAGAAATAAAGCCAAACTTATATGATTTATATAATTTGAAATTATTAGATGGAATGCACAGATATTTTAATGATTATGATAAATTACAATTTATTCTTGTAGGTTTTGATCCAAGAGGAACTACTAATCAATATAACTATTTCACAGGAGAAGTAACCGAAGTTATTAAAAATCCACAAGATACTGTATGGGCGGCTTATGAAAAAATTATTACAAATGATTACAAAATATGTTCAGAAAAATATAAAGAATTTTTATTAAAATTTTTACCTAATAATAAATATGAAGGAAATATAGAAAATGAACCTTATAAACGTTTTTGGTATAATGAAGTAGAAGATAATAATTATAATCGTTTTTGTTTACTAAAACCACAAGTTAATAATAAATACAATGAATTAAAATATGATATTGATATAAGAGAAATGCTAACTTCTCATTTTGATGTTATTTCAACTTTTGAAGGTAATTTTAAGCCAAAGAAAACAAATATTGTTAAACAGTGGGCAGAATGTATTAAGAATATGGGAAAATTAAGAACAGAAGAAAATAATAGTGTGATAAAAAGAGATAATAATAAAATATTAGAGAATATTAAATTAATGTATAAAATATGAAAAAATGGTATATCTTAATAAGTTTATTTTTGATGGGATTCTTTACTAATTGTGAAATGGCTTCTAAAGAAGAAATTGCAAATAGAATTGATAAAGATGTTATTGTTGTTACAATAGATAGTTGTGAATATATTGCAAATTATACTCATAATGGTTGTTATGTTTTTACCCATAAAGGAAATTGTAAATATTGTCAAAAAAGATTAGAGGAAACTATAAGAAAAATTATAAAAGAATAAAATTATGTTAACACAAGAACAACGAATTAAAAATTTAGGACTTTGGTCTAAAAAATTAAATGATATTGGTATTAATACTGATAAATTAATTGAATTATATGGTAATAAAATTCAGAATGCACCATTAGCTGATAATTCAGTATTTGGAATGGCTTATGAAGGGGCTTTAATATATCAAAATTTATATAAATTAACTCCTTATGCTTTACATATTAATGAAAAATTATCTGATACTTTGAAAGTTGATAAAAATAATCTAATAAAAGCATGTTTATTGTCAAATTTAGCAAAAGCAGTAATGCTTAAACCTGAAACCGAAAAATGGAAAAATGATAGAGGAATATATTGGAGTTGGAATAATAATGATTTTGCATTTAGAGGTGGGCAAAGAACATTATTAATGCTTCAAGAATGTGATGTTTATGATAACCTAAGTCTTGATATAGTAGAATCCATTCTTTCTTCTGATGTATTACCTGATGATACTTTTTTTACAACAAATGCAAGTACATTATCAACAGTTATAAGATTAGCAAATCAATTAATGTGGCATGAACAAATAGCATTAATTAAATTACATAATAAAGAAGAACATGATGCAGAACAAAATTAAGAGCAGTTTTTAGTGATTTTTCGGTCATACTTATATTTATATATAAGTAATTTTTAATATGGGAAAAAAATTAACAATACAAAGATTTATTGAAAAAGCAAATACAATTCATGGAGATAAATACAATTATTCAAAAGTAAATTATATAAATAATAGAACAAAAGTATGTATAATTTGTCCTGAACATGGGGAATTTTGGCAAACTCCAAAGGATCATTTAAATAATAGAGGATGTTTAAAATGCTATGAAAATAGAAGAGGAAGAAGTATAACTAAAACAGTAGAATATTTTATAAAAGAAGGTAGATTAATACATGGGGATAAGTATGATTATAGCAAAGTTAATTATGTGAATAATTATACAAAAGTATGTATAATTTGTCCTGAACATGGGGAATTTTGGCAAACTCCAAAGGATCATTTAAATAGTCATGGTTGTCCTAATTGTTATAAAAATAGACAACATTCATTTTTAGTCTTTTCTCAAAAAACTTTTTTACAAAGATCCGAAGAAATACATGAAAGTAAATATGATTATTCAAATTCTATTTATATAAATCAATATACCCCAATAATTATAAATTGTCCTATTCATGGTAATTTTAAACAAACTCCAAAAAGACATTGGAAAGGAGAAGGTTGTCCTAAATGTGCTAATAATGTAAAATTAACAACAAAAGAATGGATTGAGAAAGCAAAGAAAATGCATGGAGATAAATATGATTATTCAAAAGTAAATTATATTAATGCAATAACAAAAGTGCATATTATTTGTCCCGAACATGGTGAATTTTTACAAATTGCAAATGACCATTTACAAGGACATGGTTGTTTAATTTGTAATAGTTCTAAAATAGAAAATAAAATATATAATTTATTAAAAAGTAAAAAAATAATAAATATAAAAGAGTGGTATGATGTTTGGTTGAAATATAAAAATCCCATACCTTTAGATTTTTATCTTCCAGAATATAATATTGGTATTGAATGTCAAGGAATTCAACATTTCATCCCCATTTCTTATTTTGGAGGAGTAAAATCATATAATGAAAATGTAGAAAGAGATAAAACAAAATTTGAATTATGTAAAAAAAATGGTATAGATATTTTGTATTTTTCAGAAAAAAATATATATTTACCAGAGAATTATTTTTCTGAAATATATACAGATACAAATGAATTATTAAATAAAATTTATGAATATAAAAGAAAATAAAATTGATATAATGCTTGGTAGTATTATAGGGGATGTAATTGGTTGCCCATACGAATTTATAAATTCAAAAAATAACAAACCAGAAGAAATAGAACTTTTTAATGAAGATTGTAAAGTAACAGATGATAGTATTTTATCATTTGCTACATTAGATGCTTTATTACATAAAAAAAATTTTGCAGATGCTTATTGGGATTGGGGTAATAAGTTCAAAAATAGAACTGATGTAAAACCTGGTTTTGGTGGTATGTTTAAGAAATGGTTAACAGAACCTGATAAATTACCATACAATTCTTATGGGAATGGTTCAGCTATGAGAGTTTCCCCTGTTCCAATGTTAGCAAACTCATTAAGTGAATGTCTTACACTTGCTAAATACAGTGCATTTGTAACACATTCACATGAAGAAGGAGTAAAAGGCGCACAATGTATTGCTGGAGCGGCTTATCTTGCTTGGAATGGATATTCTAAAGAATATATTAAAGACTGGATAGAAAGAAAATTCAAATATAATCTTGATTTCACATTAGATGAAATAAGACCAACATATAAATTTGAAGAAACTTGTCAAGGAAGTGTTCCACAAGCAGTTGTTGCATTTTTAGAAAGTGAAAATTATGAAGATTTTTTAAGATTAGGAATCTCCATATCGGGTGATACGGATACAATTTTGGCGATGGGTGGTTCTATATCAGCAGCTTATTACAAAGAAATACCAGAAAAAATACATAATTTTGTTGAAAAAAGATTACCACAAGAATTTATAAATTTAATTAATGAAGCAGTAAAATTTATGGAAAGTAAGAATTTTTTTAAGTATTATGAAAAAAATAAATTAAAAATTGTTAATAAATCTTCCAACCCTTTCCCTAAATATGCAAATGCTGGGGATAGTGGTTTTGATTTAAGAGCATGGATAACTTTAGAGGATAAGGGAGCTATTGCAAATGGTATTGATGATGGCGAAGATAATTACGAATATTCTATTGAATTAAAACCATTTGAAAGAAGATTAATTCATACTGGAATATATGTTGATATTCCAGATGGCTATGAATTACAAGTAAGACCAAGATCTGGTACTGCATTAAAACAAGGATTAGGGATGGCTAATTCAATAGCAACAATTGATGTTGGATATAAAGGGGAAGTAGGAATTATTGCAATTAATTTGTCAAATCAAAATCTTCTTATTAATAGTGGAGATAGAATTGCACAAGCTATATTATGCCCTGTTTCAAGTGAAACTTATACTGAATTAATAGAAGTAGATGAAATAGAAAATAATAGTCAAAGAGGAAATGGTGGATTTGGTTCTACTGGCATTAAATAAATTAAAAATATGAGTGAATTAAAATTTTCATTAAATGATATATCAATAGAACCTGCTATTTTGAGTGATATTGAAAGTAGAAATGAATGTAATCCATTTTATGAAGATGTGAGATTACCATTATTTACTGCACCTATGCCAACAGTAGTTGATGAAAATAATTATATGTTATTTCATGAAAATAACATTATACCAATTATGCCAAGAACTATTGATTATCAAAAAAGATTAAATTTATTAAATGATAATCAATGGGTAGCTTTTGGATTAGAGGAAATAAAACAATTGATAAAGGAAAAACATACTTACCTTCTTATTAATACACCTCATATATTAATAGATATCGCAAATGGTAATATGAAAATTTTATATGATTTAGTTGATAAAATTAAAGAAATAAATTCTTCTGCTGTAATAATGATTGGAAACATAGCAAATCCTGATACATATAAAATATGTTGCCAATATAAAATTGATTATGTTAGATGCGGAATAGGCGGTGGATCGTATTGCTTAACTTCCTCAAATACAGGAATTTATTATCCTATGGGAAGTTTAATTCATGAAATTGACAAAATAAAATATCAATACAAATGTGAGAATAAATTTACAACAAAAATAATTGCTGATGGGGGATTAAAAAATTATTCTGATATTATTAAAGTATTGGCATTAGGTGCTGATTACGCAATGTGTGGAACATTATTTGCACAAATGGAAGAAACGCCAGGAAATGTTATTGATTTTGATGAAAATGGAAAAAAATTTCTTAAAAAAGAAATGTATGGAATGTCTTCCAAAATTGCACAGAAACTTACTGGTAAGACTGAATTAAAAACATCTGAAGGAAAAATTGGAGAAATCAGAATAAAATATACAATGAAACAATGGAGAGATAATTTTGTAGATTATTTAAAATCAGCCATGTCTTATACAGGAAAAAGAACATTAAATGAATTTGTTGGAAATGTAGATATTCTTCATTTAACACAAAATGCTTCTCAAAGTTTTAATAAATAAAACCTGCTTTTATTTAAGAAAATATTATTTTCTTAATAGTTGATAGGAATCCCCAAATCATTTGATTTAGGGATTTTTTTATTTTAAATATTGAAACTTATTATTCTTTTATTATTGTTTATATAAATTACAAAAATGAATATAAATGAAATTACAAAATTAAGTTTAAGTGAACTTAGTACATATAAAAGTGAGGCAAAAGAAAATTTAGAAAAATATGAAAGGTTAATGCCTTCAAATATCGGTCATTCTCATGGAGAAAAAGAATATCAATCTCAATTTAATAAGTGGAGAACTATATATGAAGCATTTGATAATGAAATGAATAATAGAATAGAAAAATTTATATAATATGGATAATAAAGAAAAATTAAATGAATTTCTTAAATCAACAATTATTACAGGAATGATTAGAGAAGATTATGAAATTTTTATTGAACAAATTTTAATATATGGTAATATAAGAATACCTATAATAATAGGCGGGAATATTTCACCAGTTCTTTTGATAGATATAGAAGGGGTTTCAAAATTTATAAATGATTTTAAAGTTAGTAAATATGTAAATGATTACAAAATTTTCAATATTTCTAGTTTTCTTGAAACAAATATAATAACTGAAACTCTTAATTATTTAGAAAATGAAAAAATAAAAAAAGAAAAAAATATTGAAACTGATACAGCAGGAGAAATTTGGAAAAATTTTAATTCTTTTCTAAATGAAACAAGATTTTCTAATGTCAATGATTTTAATCCAACAACAAATAGAATGTATCAAGATTCAAAATTGATGTTAGATAATTTTAGAATTAATTTAACAAAACTTAATTTGAAACCTAAATTTAATCTAAAAAAAGAATTTAAAAAACTTTATAAAAAAATAGAAGATTTTATAACAAGATGGTACATAATTTTTTCATCTTATTTTAAATTTAGGAAAATATCTAAACAACATAAATTTACTAAAAAGGAATATAAATTTTATAAAAATTTATTTTGTAATAAAGCAAGGATTAGAGAACTAGATAAAATTTTACAAACAGCAAATTATTTTAGTGATAAACCTGTATATCAATCAGAATAAAAGTTATGAGTAGGATAAAAGATATTATTAATGAAATAAAGTATGGTGTTGGAATTTCTATTGCTGGTGCGGATTCTGCTGTATTTTCTTCCAATAAAGGTCAGGATTCAAATGTTGTTATAGTTACACAAAAAGAACAAGGTGGAGAGCTTGCAAGAGCATTAATAAAAGGTGAAGTTACACAAGAAGTCGAAGATTTACGATATAGAACTTATTTGATTGAAGAAGAAAGTGGTAAAAATGAGGTTATTGGTATTGGAGAAAATGATATGGAATCTTTTACTATACCTGCCCAATTTAATAAACCAAATATTGAAGAATTAGAAACAGATTTTAAAACAATTATTGTTCAAAATGTAGAAGCAATAAGTACTGGTATAACTGATAATATAGAAGATAAAAATGGTTTTGTAAATAAAATAAATGAATATCTTCCTCTTACAATAGAAAGAGATTGTAGAAGCCGTTTTTCAATAGAAAAATATTGTTATCAAATAGTTGTAAAAGAACATAATGAGAAAGTTAATACATATCAATTAGATTTGTATTTTACCATTTACCCAGATACAATTAATAGAATTAAAAGAATGTTTACCAATGAAATTGAAAAATTATATAATGATCACCAGAAAATAAGAACAAGCGATATAGTAGATATTAAAACAATTGAATTTGTAACAAATAAAGCATGGGGAAGTGATAATAATAAAAAATATAAATTTAAAACTTATTGTTGTGTTGAATGTAGTAAATTTAATGGATATTATATCTTGAAATTTTCATCTGAATCTTTAATTTTTGGAGAGAAAACTACTGATAAATATTTTTCAAAAGTTATAGATAAAAAATATAAAGAACATGAGAAAAGAATAAATGCTAATGGCGGAATATTCAATCTTTTTGGAGAAGAAAAAATAGAATATTGTGATATATGTGGAGATAAAATTGAAGGACTTGCCATAAATGATTATTATATTACAAAGGAAAAATATGGAAGAGGAATGTGTATAAAATGTTTAGGTAAAAAATTAGTTGAAATATGAAAATAGAAATTGATATTCAAACAAAAGATGATATAATGCGTTTATTAGAACCACTAATTAAAGATTATTGTGATCCATTTTTGGGGGAAAAATATCCAGAAGGTAAAAAAATAGTTGATTCATTCAATTATGGTGAACCTCCCAATAGGTTATATACTCTTGATAAAGCTGATAATACAAATTGGAACTGGTTTAGGATTAAAAGAGAAAGAACTCTTGAAGAATTAATAGAATATTATAATATATTAAAAAAATATATTATATGATCGAAAAAGTGTGGGATTTTTATGGTATCAATTATATAAGAAATAATGGTATAAAACAAAGTGAATATAATAGTACTTTGTTTGCCAAAATTGATCTGATTTCTTATGATAAAGCAATAGAAACTGGTTTAGGGTTAGCAAATATTTTATATATTTCACAAAATCTTTACTCATTATTTCATTGTGGAACAAATTATTTTAAAGATATCATAGATGAAAATGAAGAAAAAATTGGAATAGTAAAAACGCCTTGTGGTTGCCTTTATGATGTATATATTAAACAGGGGGAGAGTAGTACAATTTGTATATTTAAAGATGAAACAATATATGGAAAAATAAATATTAAAAATTATAAAGAAAATGATTAAATTAGCAATAGATTTAAATGATGTTTATAGAAATTTTACACATCAGTTTGCAACTTACTATAAAAAAGAAAAGGATGGCGCATTAGACATAGATAATTTAATTTATCCAGATGAATCAGTACTCGGTGCATTTGAATTTGATAATAAAGAAGAATTAAATGAATTTATGTTTGTTGATTATCCTTATGAATTATTTGGATGTAATAAAACAATGGAAGAAAATACTTCTCCTTTATTCAATATATGGTTGAATAATTTACAAGAATTTGAAGGAGAACAACCAAAAGTTTCTTTTGTTGCTCCAAATGAATATAATTTAGCTATTCAATCTACTTTGTATTTTTTATCAAAAAGTGCAAGTAGAGTTAGAGAAATTACATTTCCAACTTCTAGCAAAGAAATATGGGATAATAATGATATAGTAATAACAGCAAATCCTATTATTTTAAATACAAAACCAGAAAATAAAATTGTAATTAAAATTAATACAAAATATAATGAAAATTGTAATGCTAATTATACTTATAATAAGTTAACTGAATTTTTGAGCGATAAAGAAGTGTGGATTAAATTATTAAAATTAGAAGAATAAAAAAAATATATATTATGAAAAAAGAAAATTTAAATGTTATAGTTGCTAAGAGTGTAACTGAATCAATATTACAATTGATAAATAATGAAAATTTTATTAAAACAATTACTGGTAATATAATTAATGAAATAGAAAATAATGAAAAAGAATTAGAGCTTCCATACCAAAGAATAATTGATCCAAAAAATCAAGAGCAAGAAGAAAAATATGAAAAATTGTTGCAAATGGAATGTGATTTGTTAAAATATAAAAAAGAAAATAAACTTGATGTATATGAAGAAAAATGTTATGTTGATTATTTCAAAGATAAAGCTGAAATTTCCTATGAATCTAAAATAAAAATAAATCCAGAAATTAATATTAAAAAAGTATTAAGAAATACTAGATTTATATTAAAATTTGAAAATAAAGAATTAAATAATTTATTAGAACCAATGGTAATTCAATCTGTTTTATTGCCAAGAATAATAAATTATGATGAAAGTTATACTTATACTGAAATATTTTTTAGAGATTTAGTTTTAGAAAATTCTAAATATTCTTCTGTTTTTAACATTATTAAAAATGCAGTAAAATTAGGTTATTCTTTTGATTATACACTTAGTTTATTAGATGAAAAAGGAGAAACAATAGAAATAATTAAAGTTAAACATGAATATGTAAATGAAATGTATAGCACCTCTCTAAATATTCCACCATTAAATTATGGAAATAATGACATATTTGGATTTTCAATAAATTTTCAAGGTAAAATGTAATGACTGGAAATTATATAGAATTAGAGAATGGTAAAAAATATGTTCTTAATGTAGAAAAAATCATTGAATATTGTTCCCAAACTAGCAACGAAAAAATGTCTGAAATTTCTGTTACTGAAATGTATAAGGCAGGATTTGATGATAATCTTAAATTAATTCAAAAACAGATAGATGAACACAAGACTCAAGCTGGAGCATTAAAAGGAAGTGATAATTTAAGATACGATTTTTTTAGAGGAATGTTTGAAATATTATTTACTATGGGTGAAAAACAAGAAGAAAATGGTAAATTAAATAAAAATACTGACTTGGATGATATTACAATTGGTGAATCAATTGTGTGGAATACTATGTTAGTAATGGGATTTTTAATTGAAATTAAATAAAACAAAAAAAAGTAATTATGAGTAAAAAAAATGAAAATATAGAAGTAAAAGAAGAAATTAAATTAAAACCAATAGAACGATTACAAATTGAATTAGAAAAAATAGAAAATAATCAATTCAAAATAATGTTTTATGTACTTGATAGTAAAGGAAATCCAAATGGATCATTGGCAAATATATATGTTATGGCTTTCATGTTACAGGAAATAGGATACGAAATTTTAATGCTTCATAGTGATAATGAATTTCAAGGGGTTAGTGAATGGATGGGTGAAAAATATGGCAAATTACCACATGCCAATATTGAAAAAGATAAAGTTTCTATTAATGTAAGTGATATTTTAATTATTCCTGAATTATTTAGTAATGTACAATCTCAAACTTCTAAATTGCCTTGTAAAAGAATTGTATTATGCCAACAATATAATTATTTATATGAATTTTTACCTATTGGGAGTGAATTTGGGAAATATGGAATACTGGATGTTATTACAACTTCAAAAGGACAAGAATTATTATTAAAAGATGTATTTCCTTATATTAAAACAAAAATAATAGAGCCAAGTATTGCTTCTTATTTTTATAAAGGAATAGGAGAAAAAGAATTACTTGTGGCTATTGCTTCCAAAGATCAATCTTATATTAATAGAATTGTAAAGCCGTTTTATTTAAAATATCCATTATATAAATTTTTAACATTCAAAGATTTACGTTCTTTGCCACAAGAAACTTATGCAGAAGAAATAAGAAATTCAGCAATTTTAGTATGGATTGATAATGATACAAATTTTGGATATAGTCCTATTGAAGCTATTAAATCTAATACAATTGTAATTGCTAAAATGCCTGAGATTATGCCTGACTGGGCATTAGAAAAAGATGGAGAAACTTTAACTAATGCTGTTATATGGGTAGATAAAATGATTGATGTGCCTCGTGTTATTGCAAGTGTTATTCAAGCATGGATGAACGATAATGTTCCTGAAAAATTAACTAATTCTATGTTATTGTTTAAAGATAAATTTACAAGGGAACAACAAAAAGAACAAGTTAAAAAAGTATTTGAAGAATATATTGAAGAAAGAAGAAGTGAAATAAATCAAACTATAAAATTGTTTGAAAAAGATTTAGAAAATAAAAAATTAAACAATGAATAATGATAGCAAAAGATTTTATGTTTAGAGTTACAAACACAAAAACAGGTGAAAGTGTAACAATCTCATTAGCTGATTTACAGGGATATGAAGGAGAAGATTGTGGTGTTTTTATAAATGGTGAAGATACTCCATTTGGAAAAATTCCAAATTCATTAAAATGGGCTAAGGTTTCAAATAAATCAGGTTGTGATGATTCTGAAATAGATTGGAATTTATTATCTTTTGAACATGTTTTCCCATGTACTCTCCGATGTTAATAAATAATAAAGTAAAAAATAATATGAATACAGAACAAATTGAAAAAATAGCAAGATTATGCCATGAGGTTAATAAAAAATGGTGTGAAATAAATGATGATTTTTCGCAAAAATCATGGGAAGAAGCAGAAGAATGGCAAAGAGAAGCTGCGATTACTGGCGTAAAATTTAGGTTAGATAATCCAAATGCAAAAGATTCTGCATCACATGATACATGGATGAAAGATAAATTAGAACAAGGTTGGGTATATGGTGAAGAAAAAGATGGTGAAAAGAAAACTCATCCATGTTTAGTACCATTTGAAGAATTACCAGATTTTCAACAAAAGAAAGATAAATTATTTTGTCTTGTTGTGGATGTATTAAAAGGTGAACAATTTCAATGGGAATTAAATCCAACACTAGAACAAATATTAGAACGTTGGGAAAATTTATCTTTTTTACCTGAACATTTTTTTGGAAACAAAGAAAGTATCGAAACAGATAAAATGATTCTAGCTAACAGATATGAAGATATGGCAAAAACATTGTTATTCTTATTTGATTTTATTGAATTAGAAAAGAAACTTAATTTCCAAACAATTGTTTTTCCAATAACAGCAAGACTTCGCAACTCAAACACCGAATTTTGGAATGAAGTTGATGAGTTAACAAAAGAATATAGACAATATTATGTGGATGATAATGAAGAAAAAGTATTTGACCCAGTAAGAACAGGGTATGCTTCTTTCGACTTAATTCAATTTTTCACAAAATATGGAAATAAATTATGGAAAGCAATTGAAATAGTAGAAACATTGAATAATAAAGGAAATGTTGATAAAGAAGCTGAATTTTGCGCTATTTTAACCAGTTTGTTTGCATTAAATATAAATGGGAATACAAATATTGAAGAAAGAATTAATCATGTATGGCAAATGCCTTACTCCCTTTTTTAATAATTAAAATATAAATTATACAAATGGATAAAAATTTAGATTTAACAATTATAATACCATTAAACAAATGGAGTGAAGAAGTAAAAGATTATCTAGATAGGGCAGTTGACAGTATTGCATTAAGTACAGTCAAACCTTCTAAAGTAATATTTGTTGTATCTTCCATAATAGAAAATGATTTTATACCATATTCTAAAAAAACATTTGAAGAATTAAAAACTTTAGGCATAGATACACCAATTTGTTATCCAACTGAAAAAACTGATTTTTGTGAACAAATTAATCAAATAGTAAAAGAAGTAGATACAAAGTACTTTTCTATATTAGAATATACTGATTATTATGGAAAAACATGGCTTGAAAATGTAGAAAAGCATATTAATTTGAACAAAGAAATATCTATGTATTTACCAATTGTAAATGTATATAATGAACCAGGTGATTTTTTAAGATTTTATAATGAACAATATTGGGCACAAGGATTTACTTCTAATGATTTAGGTTTTATAACGGAAGATGCTTTAAAAGTTCTGTGGGATATGAATATTTCTGGAGGAATAATTAATACACAAGATTTCATTGAACTGGGCAGTTTAAAACCAAGCATTAAATTATATTATTGGTATGAATTTATGTTACGTTTTTGTAATCAAAAGAAAACTGCTTATGTAATTCCCAAATCTCTATATAACCATATTCTTTTTAAACAAGAAATGGAAGCTGATGAAGCAAAATTTTATTATGATTTATGTTCCAAAGAATATTGGTATAAAGAAGATAGAAACAAAACTTATATTAAAAAGTAATATATTAAACAAAAGATATTTAATTGAGTAAGAATATTTAATATTAAAAAAGTGATAGTACATATATAAATGATGTAGAGTAAATATCTGACAAAAAAAATAAATGATAAATTTTATTAAATGTCAGAAGATATTAAAAAAGAAAATGTTTCGTATGAAGATATGATTTCCAACTTTCCACCAGATATTAAAATAGTGGAAGTTCCAAAAAAAAGAGGAAGACCTCCTAAAATAGGAGGAGTTAAAAAAGGTGCAAGAGGTGATTATTTTCGTCCAGTAGAGAATAATATATTAAATTATATAAAAACTGAAGATAAAATAGAAAAGGATAAAATCTTCAATCAATATTTATATCAACCAATCTATGATATGGTTTGTACGATATATAGAAGATATTATGATGGTCAAGAAGCTAAATATCCTTTTGAAGAAGATGCAGAAGAAATTATAAATGATACTTATTCATTTCTTTTAACCAAATTTGATAAATTTACACCTGGAATGAAATCTAAAAAGTATTCTGATAGAGAAGTTACAGCTTATTCATATTATCAAACGATAATTAAAAATTATTTGAGATTAAAAACACTTAAATTTCAAAAAAAACTTGAACGAACTACATCTTATGATATTGTTTCTTATGAATTAAATAATGATGAAAGTTATACTTATTCAATAGATGAATTACCTGTTGCTAATCAATTAATAAATGCAACAATAGAAAATATTAATAAAATATTGAATAATACTTCAAATATTAAATTAAATAAAAATGAAATGAAAGTTGGTTATGCTTTAGTTGATATGTTAACTAATTGGGATACCTTATTTTCTCATATGGGAAGTCAAAAATTCAATAAAAGTTCAATTTTATTTTTTTTACAAGAAACAACTTTTTTAAATGATAAAGAAATAAGGGATAGTATGAAAAAGTATAAAAATATTTATTTATCAACAAAAAAAAGTATCTTATAAATTATTTATTTGAAAAAAATATGATATGGCACAGAAAAAATTCAAAATAATTCTTAACGATAAAAATAATTTAAGTGATATCCTAAATGAATTATATAATGAAAGTGTAATGTTGTTGTTACAAATTCAAACAGAAATGAATAAACTATCAAATTCTACTGATTTGTCTTCTTCGATTATGGAAGAAAAGGCTGATTATGCTAAAAGTATTCACGCATATATTACAGACAAAAATAATGCTTTAAGATTAAAAATGGATATATCCAAACTTTTATCAGAAGTATTAAAATATAGTGGAAATGAGAAAGATGCGCTTAATAGTATGAATAAAAATACTAATAATATAGAGTCTTTTGATTTAAAGTCATTACAAAAGTCATTATCTCAAAACAATGAAGAAAAAGAAGAAATAATTTATCAAATTAGAACTTGATGGCAAATTTGCAACAACAAAAATCTGATGTTTTTGGAACTATATCAGCTTTTAAAACATTATTAAATGATTATCCAAAATTTGATATTAGTAGTTTGTTACCTTCTATTAATACATCAACTAATCAACTTGATTTTGTTGTTGATTTATTTTCAGTTTTAGGCTCAATAGATGATTTGAAAAATGTAATTTCTAATATTATGATACAATATATAGATTATGTTGAACTTGCTATTAAAGAAATATTAAAGGTTCAAATAAAAGAAAATATTGCTTGTAATATTAACCCTTCTATTATGTCAGATATGAAAACTTGTGGTGTATTTATTCCATTAAGGACAATAGATATGTTTAATTTAATGAGAAAATCTCCATTAGATCCTGATGCAGCTAATTTCTATTTTGATGTAAACCCTCCTTCCGATAATTTCATAAATTCAAATGATTTTAATGTTTTTTTATGGTATGTTGTTAATCAGGGATGTAATGGTGGATGTGTTTGGAGACCAATCCCAAATCCAAATCAAACCCCTAATTTAGCAGTTATTGATTTTATAGAACATAGTAGTGGAACTGTTTGTACAGGAGAAATAATAGAAGATAATACTATTAATTTTAAAATATATCCTGATTATGCAAAAAAATTAACTGATTTTAACTCGGATTTTATAGATAGTGTTCAGTTATTTGATAAACAACAACTTATTGCGCAAGTATTTGGTAAAGTATTTGGCTCATTAGATGCTTCTATCAATAGAACACAAGATGAAATATTTCTTGAAGGACAATTAAATGCAATTATTGATAATTTAGCTAATTGTACTGTTAATGAAACTATAGATGACAGTTATTTTACTTTTGATAACACTACTTATAATGCAATGTTACGAGAAGCTGAATTAAAAAAAAGTGGAGATTTTCAGTATTCAAAAGATGAAAATATAACAGTTAATATAACTAGTCAGGATATTCTCAATGCTTTAAATGGGCTTAATCAAACTTCTGATTTAGTTCAACAACAAGATATTTTTTCTAATGCTATTGATTCACTTATAAATAATGCTTTACAAAGTAATCCTCAAGCAAGTACAGCCGATAAATTTAATTTTAGAGTTAATATTATAAAATCATTAATTACAGAATTATCTTCTCTATTAACCATGTCAATAATGACACCAAAAGTTTATTTATTATTAATTATAAATCTTAAATTATTGGGTATTGATGTTGATTATGATCCAATTTCATTTATTAAAAATAATATTAATCTAGTTTCAAACATTGTAGGTGGAATTAAGGATGTAATAATGGATAAATTAATGGATACAATTGTTAGTATGGCAGGAGATTTAGCTTTACAAATGGGAGCCCTTGCAGTAAAAGAACAAATGAAAAAATATATGAGCATTTTACAAAGTTTAGTACCTTCAATTCCAGTTCAAGTTTATTCAATAAATGTTTAAAAAATATAAAATATGGCTTGTAAAAATTCAGTCCAGTCAATAGCGGAAAAATTAGCTAATGTTTTCAAAATAGTAATCCCTGGCGCTCCAAAAATTCCTCCACAATTGTTATCTATAGGTGGAGAACTTAGACCAGGATTAAATAAAGAAATAATAACTTCACGAATTATTTCTTCTTTTTCACAAATAGGTTTAAAAAATGGACCTGCTCCTGATGGTTCACAAAATGTAATGGAAGGATATACAGCATTAGTAGTTGATAAATTAGTTGATGCTCTTTGTCTTGAAGCTAAAGTAGATGTTTCTATGCCAATAGCTTCTTTATCAATTGTAAGTAATGGGGCTAATGCAGGGGGACCTGTTGTATCACAAGGAACTAATATAATGCCATCCAGTGGAACAGCAGTTATACAATAATATAGATATATTAAACTATAATGGAAAAAATAGAATGGGGAAATTTAACTTCAGAAGAAATTAGATTAAAACAATTAGATATATCTAATTCTTATGAATCATTGAAACAAGTTGGATTAGATATTCTCACAGAGTTAGATTTGTTAGAAGAAGAATATAATAATTCTGAAAAAGAACTTAATAAAAGAGGAATATAATTATGCTTAAAGTTAAAACATATGTTGCGCCTTCCAATATAGATAACTTAGGTTTATTTGCTGGCGAAGATATTCAAAATGGAACATTGATTTGGGAATTTACTGAAGGATTTGATAAAATTTTACCAATGTCGGAATTTGAAAAACTTCATCCTGTTGAAAAAGAATATATATGGCATACTTCTTCAATTCATAATGGTAAACTAATGTTGTATTTTGATAATACAACTTTCACTAATCATTCATATATGCCCAATACATCAAATGATGAAACAGGATTGAAAGGATATGCTATTAAAAATATTAAAAAAAATGAAGAATTAACACAAGATTATAGAGAATTAATTGAAAATGTTCCATATAATTTTAAATAAATTTAAAAAGTAATATAAAATGGCAGTTGATAGTAAAAAACATATATTTGAGGTTGCAAAAGTTGTTAATGTAATTCATGAGCAAGGTGGTGATATGATTCAAGCAAGAACATTTAATGATAGAACTCTGGATAATACAAATATACCTTTTTCTTTTCCATTATTACCAAAACATTTGTATGTTAAACCAAAAGTTGGTGAATTTGTTATTGTATTAGGTTATGATGATAGTCATAGATTTTTTGTTGGACCAATTATTCCACAATTAGATAAACTTGATAAAGAAGATACATTATATGCAAAATCGTTTTTAGATGAAGGTATGCTTGCTCCTCATCCAAATCCAAGGCAAGTAAGAGGATCAGATGGTGTATATCCTCAAGAAGATGAAATAGCTTTCATGGGTAGAAAAAATACAGATATTATTCATAAAGACAATGAAATGTGGATAAGAGCTGGAAGTTATATTGATACTCCAAATGGGAAAGTATTTAGTGAAAGTCCAACTTATTTAATGTTAAAAAATAATCCTAATGGGCAATATCAACCTAATGTTTCAAATCCAGAAGATTTCAGAGAAACTGTTAATTACAAAACAAGTGCAACATTAGTTGCAGAAGAAATAAATTTAATATCTAGTAGTAATAGAGCTAAACAGTTACACAAAGTAGCTGATCCAAATGATATGATTACTGATATTGAAATGAGAAATATTCTTGAAAATGCTTATCATTTACCATATGGAGAAAAATTAGTTGATATTTTGGGACAAATGATGACTCTTTTTTTAACTCATGTTCATAATGGAGACTTATCAACTCCAAACCTTAGTCCAGAAGATAGAAATCTTGTTGGAACTATTAGAGAAAATATAAATAGCAAAATGTTAAGTAATAATATTAGAATAAATTAAAATTATTTTAATAAATTTGTTTTTCATTAAATATTATTATATTTTTATTATGCTAATAATAACTTATTTTAATATAGATACTATTTATTAATATAAAATAAATTGAATGAGAAAAAAATTAACAACAGAAGAATTTATAAAAAGGGCTAATCTTGTACATGGTGATAGATATAATTATGACAAAGTTAAATATGAAATATCAAGAAAAAAAATTAAAATTAAATGTAATATTTGTAATCATGATTTTTTGCAATTACCTTTAATACATTTACAAGGTCAAGGATGTCCTAAATGTGCTGGTAAATTATTAACACAAAATGATTGGATTAGTAGATTTAAAGAAATACATGGAGACAAATACGATTATAGTAAAATTAATTACATTAATAATTCTACAAAAGTATGTATCATTTGTCCTGAACATGGGGAATTTTGGCAAACTCCTGATAATCATTTTTTTGGTAAACATGGATGTGATAAATGTGGTGGAACATATAATTATACAACAAAGGAATTTATAGAAAAAGTTAAAAAAATTCAAGGAGATAAATATGATTACTCCAAAGTTGATTATAAGGGAACACATATTAAAGTTTGTATAATTTGTCCTGAACATGGGGAATTTTGGCAAAAACCAATAGCTCATCTTCATGGATATGGTTGTTCTAAATGTACTAATAATTATAATTATACAACAGAAGAATGGATTGAAAAAGCTAATTTTATTCATAAAAATAGATATAACTATGACAAAGTAAATTACATTAATAATTCTACAAAAGTATGTATCATTTGTCCCGAACATGGGGAATTTTGGCAAACTCCTTTATCTCATATACAAGGAAAAGGATGTTCTCATTGTAAAACTTCAATAATAGAAAGAGAAGTAATGGAAATATTAAATGATAAAAATATAATATTTAAACACAATAGTAAACCTTTTGAATGGTTAAAGGATAAAGGAAAACTACAATTGGATTTTTATCTTCCTGATTATAATATTGCAATTGAATGTCAAGGAATACAACATTTTTTTCCCATTTCTTATTTTGGTGGTGAAAAAGAATTTGAAAAATTAATTTATAGAGATAAAATTAAAAAAAAATTATGTAAAAAAAATAATATTTTACTTTATTATATTAATTATGATGAAGATGTAAAATTTAAAATAGAAAAAATTTTAAAAAATAATAAAATATTTATAATAAATTAAGAATATGTTAATTAAGACCTATCTGGATAAATCAAATACGATTGTTTATGATTCTCATATCAATCAAGGATTTAGCCCAATAACTTATATTTTTTATGGAGATGAAAAGTATTCTCGATATTTGTTTCATTTCAATTTAGATTATATAAGACAATTTATATGTGATGGAACATTTGCTGATACTTGTAAACTGAAACACACATTAAAAATGTTCAATTCAGGAGCATTGGATTTCAGACAAATGACACAACCTTGTGGTTTTAGCTCACCAGGTAAACAAATGCAAAGAGCCATTTCTTTTGATTTAATTTTATTTCAAATTCCTGTTGATTGGGACCAAGGTCGAGGGCATGATCACCCTAAAGATGGGTATATTATTGGTGATAGTTATATATCTAATCAAGGTTCAAATTGGTTTAACTCTCATACTTGTATTCAATGGGGATATAATAGACTAGGCGAATATGAACATACTTCTGATGAACCTTATGGTGGAATTGTAAATGGAATTTACGATAATAAATTTTTACAACAAGAATATACAAAATATTTAAGTGGTCAAAATTCAATAATATTAACAACAGTTCATTTTGATTTAGGTTCAGAAAATATTGAAATAGATTTAACCAATATTATCAATAATATGATAATAAAGCCTGATATTTTTCCTAACAATGGTTTTTGTTTAGCATTTGATCCATTTTTGGAAACAAGAAATATGAATCCTGCACAAACAATCAATTTTTTTACTAATAATACATCAACTTGGTTTGAGCCTTATCTTCAAACAGAATATCAAATCCAAATCAATGATGACAGAGCAAATTTTTATCTTGATAAATGGAACAAATTATATCTATATTCCAATGTAGGTGGAGAACCTACCAATTTGAATAAAATTCCTATATGTACCATTACAGGTAATTATGAAGATGGAACTAAATATACTTTAATACCAGAAGTAAAACAAGCAACAAAAGGAATATATTATGTTGATATTTTATTATGTTCAGGTAATGCAGGAGGTATAGAAAACAATAGGATGTTTTTTGATGAATGGTCCAATTTAGAATATTTTAATTGTAGTACTCAAAGTGGTATTAGATTAAAGCCAGTTGAATTAGATTTTACTACTAAATCAGCAGATAATTTTTATTTAATAGGTAATAATGATTTTTTACCAAAACAATATACCCCCACAGTTTCAGGAATTAAATATAATGAAAGAATTGAAAGAGAAAATGGAGAAATTAGAAAATGTATTGTAAGATGCGATATTCCATATACTCAAAATCAATCTGAAATAATTGATATATTAGAATATAAGATATATATTAGAGATGGAAATAAAGAAATAGATTGGTGTAATTGGCAACCAGTTCACAAAGCCTTTAATCACAATTTCTTTTTATTAGATATTGATTCATTTTTACCAAATGAGTACAATATAAGGTTAAAAACTTCTTCTAATTTGGAAGTAAGAATGCATGATTCATTAAAATTTCAAATAATAAGTAAAGAAAAAGAGGGGCATTATTCATGAAAGTTATAGTAAGTGAAAATCAATATAATAGGTTATTTGAAGAAAATGCAGCTTCAAATGTTATGAAAAAAATGGGCTATAAAGAACCTCCTGATCCTTGGAAAAAGAAAGAGTTAAATCATGTTGATCCAACAGGTTTAATAGGTGAAAATGAAGAAGAAGATACACGAAAACCATATACTGACTCAAATGGATTACATTGGGTTCCAGCAAAATGGGATACAAGCAAAAAATTATATATGTTAGGAGGAAATCATCAAAATGTTACTTTGAAAGAATCTAAACAAAAACAATATGGTGGATTAGATTGGTTAAAAAATCACCAGGTTGAATTAACACCAGAAGAAGAAAGTTATTTTAAAGATAAAGGTGTTTTATATTGGGATGGTAATAACAAAAGTGGCAAATTAATACATAAAGGAAAAGCAAAAGATGAGAAAGATGGTGAAGTATTTTTTGCATTTACTCATAGGGCAGCTTCTGCTTGTCCAATTTCTCAAAAATCAAAAGCAGTAGAAATAGCTAAATTTATTAAAACCACTTCTTAAATATTGAAAAAATAAATATATTTCTTATCTTATTTATATATAAATTTGAAAAATATATTTTTGCATTGAGTTAAATTGACTTTGGATTATTTACTATGAATGATTATAGTGGATAAAAAAATGTAAGAATAATTAATAATAATTAATTAAATTTTTTGAAAAATGAAACAAAAAATTAATGTTGGTAGCTATACCAATAATCTTCAACCACGAGCCTATATAAGTATCTCAAAAAATAGGCAAAAAGTCTATCAATTAATGTCAAATTCCACAGGAAGTAATGAATCGGGTACTGTTTACTTACCTAATCAAGCTGAATTTGAAATCGAATTATTTAATCCTACAAATGAAAAAGTTCTTGCTATTATGACATTAAATGGTAAGGAAAATGAAAAGGGTTTTATTCTTAAACCTGGACAACGTTTCTTTCTGGATAGACATTTGAATGAGAATAAAAAACTATTATTTGATGTTTATGAAGTAAGTACTACTAATAGTGATGTACAAAAAGCTATTAAAAATAACGGAAATGTAAAAGTAGAATTTTACAAAGAAAAAACTTATCAGAATTGTAGTAGTAATATAACTGTTAATTATCCAGTTTATCCAAATATTACTATTAATCCTTATCCAGTTTATCCAACTTATCCACACAATCCATTTTGGTATTCTACTCCCATATATTGTTCTTCTTTAAGTAGTAGTACAGCTTCTACAGGAACTGGAAATATAAATTGCTGTACAACTACTACAAATGCAACATTAGGATTTGTAACTCTAACAAGTGGAGTTAATCATGATTCTATCAATGTTAGAAGTACAAATATGAATAAAAAATTACTTTCTAATAAAATGGAAGAAACTGGTAGAGTAGACAAAGGAAGTCAATCAGATCAATCATTTAAAGAAACTGAATTTATTTCTGAATCATCCCCTATAGCAACTGTTGAATATAAATTATTACCAATCAGTAAAAAACCATTAACTTCAAATGATATTTTTGAAGAGAATAAATATTGTTCTGATTGTGGGAAACTTATTAAAAAGAATTGGAAATTCTGTTCATTTTGCGGAAATAAAATATAAAAGAAAATATTTATAGGTAAATTCAGTTATAAATGTATAAACTTACATTTGTTTATGAAATAAGAAAGTGCTTATATCAATACAAAATTGGTGTAAGCACTTTTGCTTTAAATAATAATTAATTTATAAATTATGGGAAAACAAAAAAATCTTAAAAATGGCATTACTTTAGATGAAGAAATTTACATTGATGAAAAAATGAAAAATGGTATTGATGAAAGATATTCCAATACTCCTCCTTATATTAACAAAGTATTGAATTTTAAAGTAAATCTTAAATGTAAAAATCAAAAACAGAAAGAATTACATAAATTAATAAGAGAAAAAGAAATTGTATTTTGTAGTTCAAGTGCTGGAACAGGAAAGAGCTTTGTAGTATTTTCTACATTGTTAGAATTATTGAAAGAGGATAATCAATACAATAAAATAGTTCTAATAGTTCCAACTTCTGTAAGTGGAGATGATATTGGTTTATTACCTGGTACAATTGATGATAAAATGAATCCTTTTTATGAAGCACATGTTCAAACAATTAAAAAAATATTAAGATTAAGTGGAAACAATGATGTAGATAAAATTGTAGAAGATTTGATAAAATACAAATTCATAGAAATTAGACCATGTAATTATTTGCGTTCTTTTAGCTTTTCTAATTCTTTAGTTGTATGTGAAGAAAGCCAGAATTTTGTAAAACATTCTATAAAAACGATATTAACAAGGCATGAAGAAACTTGTAAATTAATTATGGTTGGAGATATTGATCAAATAGATAATCCAAAAATAATGAAAAATAAAAGTGAATGTGGATTAATACATGCTCTTGATAAATTAAAAAATTTGGAAGAAATTGGTACAATTGAGCTAACAGAATGTGTCAGAAATCCAATCATTACTAAAATACTTCAACGATGGGATTAATTAATATTTTTTAACATTATAAACTTTGAAGGTAGAAATAATTTTTCTACCTTTGTTGTATAATTAAAAATTAAAAGTTATGAAAGATTGGAAAGAAATTATGCTTATGGCTTTTGATGAATGCCGCAAAGATTTTGTAGAAAACCCATCTTATAGGGGATTAGATTTAGATTTCAAAAATTGTTTTGAAATGCGTACAGGATTTTCAGCAGATTTATTTGATGAACTAAATAATACAAATGAAAAATGAAAATTGTACATATTAAAAACAAAGAAAAAAAGGATTTATATTTTCCTTTAGGATTTCCAAATGAAATAAAGAAAGATACATTTACTTATTTTATATATGGAGAAGGATATAAGAAAATAAAAAAATTTGATGTTCTTGAAGAAGAATTACCTGATAGATGGGAAAAATTATCCTGGCTTGATATATGTTATATTGTTGAAAAATATGGTTTGATAATTGGAACTGAATATGCTGATACAAAAGTTGCTGGTATTGTTGCTAGACAAACTATAACAGGATATTTCAATTTATTTAAAAAATGCAAACATCTTTTAGACAAAAATAATGAAACTGATGTAGAATTTTTTGCTTTATTAAAATGTGATTATATGCTATCTTGTTTTGGGATTTATACATTTGATGTAATTGATTTTGATGATAGATTAGCTAAATTAGATCCTGATTATAATGCAGAGGAATGTACTTATAAAGATAAGAAAAATGTTTCTATATCTGATTATGTAGAAATGAAATTTGGGAAAAAATATGTAGAAATAATAGATTCATTAACAACATGCGAAGAAAAACAAAATACCCCAGAAGAGTAATATCAGATTTTGTGCAGCTTTCAGAATCTGAATGTGTTCAAATTAATGTACACTTTGGTAAAAAATATGCTTATTGGTTTATTGAACCAAATGTAAAGCCTGTTAAATTACCACTTGGAGAATATCCACAAGAATTACAGGATAAAATACCAACCAATTCAATATTGTATAATGGTAATAAAAAGTTGAAAGATTATTTGAAAAATTATAGACCAGGACGTGGAAATGGTTATTATCATATAGAAGATGATAACAAATATTAATAAGATTATTTTTCTTGACTTTGATGGAGTAATAACTACATGGGATACTAATTTTAGATTAAATAAAGATAAACTTGTTTTATTAGGTAAAATAATTGAAGCTACTGATTGTAGTCTTATTATTTCAAGTTCTTGGAGAAGTTATGATGTTTCAAGTACTATTGAAAAATTATCTGATGAAATGGATTATTATAATAATCATATGAAGTTTCCATTTTGTGATAGAATTATTGGCATAACTGATAGATTAAGGAGATTTAGTAGTGATTGTAGAGGAACTGAAATAAAAAAATGGATTGAGGCTAATAAATACAAAGGTAAATATGCTATTTTAGATGATGATAGAGATATGCTTGAAGAACAATTACCATTTTTTATAAATACAGATCAAATGTATGGATTATCAGAAGAAAATGTAAAAAAAGCAATAAATATATTAAATAATTAAAATAATGATAAAAAATGAAAGTAAGTAAACAAATAGATGACAAAACTTTTGAAGTTGTCATGGAAGAGTGTGATAAGAACGATATTTTAGGAACTCATATTGAAGTTACAATTGCACATGATTATGTTCGTTTCAGTGGTCATTCATGTTTATATACTGAAGGAAATTTAATGATTGATCATATGAATATACTTGGATATGAAACAGAAGTAACAATTCCAATTAGAGCTTTCCAGCAAGTTGTTCTTCCATTGTTAAATGATTCAGAATATATGAAAGATTCTCATTTTGATATAGATTCAAATGGAAAAATGAGATATGATGAAGGGCTTGAAGTTATATCTTTTTATAAAAATGGAAAAAATAGAGTAGCTTTTAAAAACAGGTTCGATCAAATATTCTCAGAAATAAGTTGGAGTATGTATGAATTAATTAAAAAAGGCTTGAGTTATGTTAAAATTTCATCTTGAAATTGATAATTTAGAGGACTTATCAAAAGTTCTTAAAAAAGGACAAATAGAACAATGGGAACAAGATTTAGAAGATGTTATAACTTTGTTTATAACAAAGGATTTAGACCCAATAACTAAAATTATTTTTAGTAAATATTTAAGTTTATTAATTTATAATATTAATAATTTAAAACAAAATGATGAAAATTTTTAAATACTTAACAATAATTCTTTTATTGTTCTTTTTAACAGGATGTATTGATTTATTTCCAAATATCCATACTGATAATCCTCAAAATAATAATATAGAATTACGTCCATTAGACAAACTCTTTATCAATGGTTTCAAAATGCAATTAGAACAGGTTTATATTATGAATCAACCAAATTCAGATAATTATGTAGATTATTGTTTCAAGAGTGGAAATGAAGTAGTTAATCTGTTGAACTATCAAACTACAAGTTATACTGATGCCTTTTTATTATATGATTTAAGACAGGGAGATATATGGAATATATCAAAAATGATTTATACACTAAATAGTTATACAATTGAACATGGTTATGGCTCAAGTTATTCAACTAATACCGTTAATGATACAATTACTCAAAATTATTGGTATATTAAATCAGATATTATCTTTCTTATTCAATATATAATTGGCGACATATATACATATCGTAATCCTGATGATCACATTCTTCAAGTAAATTTATACAATAATGGTACACAACAATCTACTAATTTAGTATTGGAAGTAATAAAAGAATTTGATGGTCAATATTTGTGGCTGCAAACCAACAATCAATATAGCATAACTTATTCTTTGACTGCGCCATTAACAGGCGATCAAGTCAAAAATGAAATAGCAAGAGGAAATTATCAACTGTATTTGTTTAATGGATTGACTGCGTATGAGATCGGCGGTAATTTATATATTCCAAGATTTAACAGTTATGTATATGTCGGGACAATCAATTCCAATGGTATGATTAATGGTTATATAAATTTATACTATCGTTTAAAATTTAAAATCCTGAATTAAAGACTCAGGATTTTTTTATTTTACATTGGATTAAATCCAACACTTGGAACATCTAATGTAGAACCTGAAGTATCCCAGCCTAAATCAACTTTTCTTGATTTCCATGCATTATCTTGATCTTCTATTTTCTTTAATTGTAATAATTCTTCTAATGTCCATTCTTCATCTTCAGGTATTCCTAATTCTGCCCTTAATTTATCTATACTACCTTGTTGTGAAGCCATTTGTTTTTGTCTTGCCATTTTTTCAGCATATCTTCTTGCTTTTTCCATTGAGGCTTCACTTTCCTTCAATATTTTTTCAACTAGTGGTTTAATAGCATTTTTTAATTGAGATTCACTAACCTTATGATGATTTGTGGTTGCTGCATCAGAAAAAGCAGGGGCATCATAAGAAAAAGCACCAACCGAGCCTATTGTAGTAGCTTCTTCAATTTCACCATCATTTTCTTGTGGTTTATTAAAATAATGTTCATTATGAATATCACGATAAACTTCTCCAATACCTGTCATTAAATCTCTTATTGGCTTTTTTAAAACATCATATCTTTTACTATATCTTCCTAAACTATATCCCATTCCACCCCAAAAATCAATATAAAAACTTTTAACAGCTTCTGCCATTTTTACAAATTCTCTTTTTGCTTTAGTATCTTCCCCACCTCTTGAAAGACCTGCTGTATCAGGTGGTAAATCATTAAGAAAATCATTATCTCCCCCCTTATATAAATTTTTAGGTGTTTCCCATTCTTTCAAATATTTTTCAACCATTGGTCTAATAGCTTCTTTTATTGTTTTAGAAGTTGTTTTATTTTTCGATTCTTTTTGGAAAAAATAACCTCTTAACCCAGCTTCAGCATCTTCTCTTGTATCATATTCTGCATCCCATAATTTACCAGTTTTCCCAGATACTACTCTCCATTTATTTCCCACTTTTCTTATACAACTTCCATTACATTTATTCTCATCCATTTTTTGTTTGTTTTTAAACATCTTATTTTCATTCATACCATATTCTCTTGCCCATTCATTTACTAATGCCATTGCATCATTCCATTCCATATTTCCTGTGAAATAAGCTAATTCTCTTGCAGCATCATATTCATCAATATCTCCATTAGCAAATGCTTGTTCAACTTCATCTACTGAACTAAAATCTTCTCCTATTTGAGGTACATCATAATCTTCCATTGAAGTATTTTGTATATCATCAGAACCATAAGGATCGGAAAAAGCATTATCACCAAAGCCAGCAAAAGCCATCCCATCTTCATTCATTTTTTTGAAAATACTTTCTGTTAATTTGGTAAAAAATTGTTCTATCGTTTGTTTATCTTTATCCATATTAAAAACTATTTTTATACTATATAAATATCTAATAAAACGCTATTTATTTTGATAAATTGAATATTTATAAATATATAAAATTAAATTTTATGACAAATAAAAAAGTTATCAAAAATAGACTAAATGAATACAAAAAACAACTTTTGTTTATTAAAGAAAATATATCTAACAAAGATGTTTTGAAAAAATATATAAATGAAAGTAAAGATGTTCCAACTCAACATCAAATTAGTATTGCTAAAAAAACTCTTAAAATGAACGATGTTGGTGCAAATATAATGGGTGGGATGTCTAAATCAGAAGCAAGAGCATGTTTGAAAAAAAATGGCTATTCTGATGAACAAATTAAAAAATTGGAAGAAAATAAACAATCATTAAAAGAATATTTGAATTTTCAAGAAGATAGCCTTATTCCACAACATGAGACAGGAGATAAAATAATTGATAGAGAAATATCAAGAATGCCTCAACCTAAATTCAAAGATTTAATGGATAAAATGAGATTATTATCAATAGATGCTATTAAAGAATTATCTAATAATGCAAACTCACCTGAATATGAATTTTTCAAAACTGTTTTGGATAAATGTGATAAATTATTAAAACAAAAAGAAGAAACTGTTGATGTTGATAATAGTATTCAAGAAAGTAAAAAAAGCTGAATGAAGGGGATATGATCCAGAGAAATTAGATAAAATATATAATATGTTTTATGGAGAAAAATATGATCCTTTTAATTTTGTAACTGAAAAATAATAAAATAGATATTTATAAATAAATAATAAAAAATTAAAATATAAAAAAATATGAGCGATTTACTAATAAAAATGCCTCTTGTATACGAACCCCTAAGAAAAAATAGATTCTTATTAAGATTTCCTTCTGATTTGGGAATACAAGAATGGTGGGTAGCTTCTGCCTCAAGACCAACAATTAACCAAAATGAAACTGAAATTCAATTCTTAAATACTTCTACATGGGTTGTTGGTAGATATACATGGAATACTATAAATGTAACAATGAGAGATCCAATCGGGCCTTCAGCTTCACAAGCTATTATGGAATGGGTACGTTTACAATCAGAATCAGTAACAGGAAGACAAGGATATGCTGCTGGATATAAACGTAATGTTGAATTAGAAATGCTTGATCCCACTGGCGTAGTTGTATCCAAATGGATTTTAGTTAATACTTTCCTTTCTGGGGATACAAGTTTTGGAGAATTAGATTATGCTTCTTCTGATTTAGCAACTATTGCAATAATTTTGCGTTTTGATTATGCTATACTTGCGTATTGACCTTATAATTAAATACTTATAAAAATAAAGGATAGTTTTTATTAACTATCCTTTTTCTGTATTTTTAAATTCAAGAAGTTTAACCCAATCATTCTTTCTACATATATTATATGCACCTCCACAATTCACTGCAAATTGTTTAATATTTTTATATTTCTTTGCTTCCTCTTTGCAATTATTTATATCTTGCCAATAACCTTGTGGCTTTTTAACTTGAATAAAAAATTTATCTATCCATCCATTTCTTAAACTTGAATTATAAGCACTTTGATTATTTAATTTCATTTCATGCTTTGAATTATATTTTTTACTTTCTTCTTTACAGGCTTCATAATCCCATTTTATAGTTGCTCCTAATGAGCCTATATTTTCACCTGTATTTGCTTTATTTAATAAATTCCACCCTTTTTCTTTAAAGTAATCTACCCAATACTTTTCTTGTATCTGGCTTTCTTTTGCATCCAATTTTTCTTCAAGAATAATTGGTTCAGGGAATTGTATTTTATTATTTTCACAAAATAAATAAACAACATCATAAGTCATCATACCACTTTTATGCTTTGTCCCATTTTTATGTTGTCTATGTCTCCTTTTCAAAGAATTTGTTCTTCCGATATAACAAGTTTTTTCTTTTTCAAATTTATAAATGTAAATGGAATGAATTTTTTCATTGTAATTTTTGTATAAAATAGTTTTATCAAATAATATATCTATTTTCTCCATCCAACCATTTCTTTGAACAGCCATATATGCGCCATAAGATTTTTTATTAAATTCAAATTTATTTCGATATTTTTTTGCTTCTTCAATGCAATTATCTAAATTATTCCAATAACCATAAGATTTAATATTTTCTCTACCAGCACATTTAGGGCACCCTCTTCCTTTTAATAATAATTCAGGTACTTGTTTAAATTTGCTATGACCAATTTCATTACAAATAATGAAAACAGGATTTTTTATATTTTTATATTCAACTTTTGAATAATCGTAATTTGGAAAGATTTCTTTAAATCTTCCAATAGCTTCTTCTTGTGTAAATCTTTTACCTTCCATAAAACTGTATTTTATTATAAATATCTATTATTTACATTTTTTTATAAAGATATAAAAAATATTTTAATTACCCAAAAGATAAATGTTAATAAATAAAAAAAGCCCTACTTTTTTAAGTAGAGCTTTTTTTGTCATTAAATGATATTTATTGAGATTATCTAAACTCATTTGTGTTCCAAGTTACAAGCCCGTCCACCCGAACGTGACCATAATACCTATTGTTGCAAACTTTTTTGGCATATCTTGTCATAATACCTTTCACTGGGGCGAAATTGAACGGATTATACATTGTTGGTGTCAATTGCAGAGGCACATAAGGTGCATAAATATAACCAGTATCTAACAATGATTTTCCTTTATGACCGATAATAGCTGACCAGTGAGGAGAATAAGGATCTCTATATACTTGGTATCTACCTTGCAAAGTACCAATTTTTTCAATACCCATGTTGTATTGATCACTTTCAGCAGAAGCATCCGTTACGTGGAAATATTCCAAGTTATCTAATAAAGCACTAATTTCAGAAGAAACTACAACAAAGTTTGCACCACCTCTTAAAGTAGATTTGTGGATTTGAGCAGAAATCTGATTTATTTTAGTAATAAATTCTTGATTCCAGTCTTTTTGTGTATAGTTAGTAGAGAAAGCAGCCATTCTTCTCCAACCATTAACATCCCAACGTGCTTGCCAAGGAGCAACTTTTCTTAAATCTCTTAAGATTTCCCTGTCAATTTCAGCAGCGATTTGTTCTGATAAGATAGCTGTTAATTCAGCTTCAGCATCAATATTATGGAAAGCAGCAACGTCTTGTGCTAATTCAGGAGACCAAGTAGCTCTTAATTTTCTTTCTTCAACAGAAACAACAACTGAATCTAATTTGAAAGAAACTTCACCAATTTCAGTTTCCAATTCTAAGCTATCATATTGTGCCCAAGATACTACAAAAGAATCTACGTCAAAGTTGATAGTATTATCTACACCAATGTATCCATCAATAGTTAAACCTTGATCAACAGTTGGTTTAGTCATATCTAATTCGATATATAATTTACCGTTTGCATCACAAATATCGTTATATTCAACGATTCCTTTACCATATTTTTGTGTCATAATTCTGAAAGGAATTGATTCATATTGAGCAAAAGTTGTAAAACCTTTGTCAGCAGAATCTTCGATAGGATTTACAGTTAATACTTTTAAAGAAGCAATAAATGCTTCTGTATCCATTTCGTTTCCGTCAGGACCAGTTAATCTACCAGCATTGAAATTATTAAAGCCAGTTACTTCAAGAATCACGTTTCTTGTAGTATTATCCATTCTACTTGCAGGATAAGTAGCACCACTTACATTTACCCATTCTCTTCTATCATTTAAGATAACAGGAGTAGCAGTTGCAGCAACTTTAATCCAGATTTTTCCTTTTGAATTATCAAACAGAAAATCATTATAGAATAAATCATATAAAGAAGTTTTGAAATATTGTGATACTACTGGAATATTTCTAACAGATGTAGAAGTAGGCATTCCAGTTACAGGATCAACAGTATCAAAAGTAGGAACAGGTCTTTCAGTTACATTTGAAGTAATAACTTCATCAGGTAAATAATATCTATTGTTATAGACACCTTGTGAACCTTTTCCAGTATTTTCCCAATTTCTATCGGCTCTTTCATAACCCATTAAACCAACATGACCACCAGATGAACCATCTTGTGTGTTACCTTGTGCGTCCAAACCATTCCATTGTCTTTCTGATGTTACAGGAATTATAAAGAACAATTTACCAATAGGTAAATTCATAGCTTGTACAGAAACAATATCGTTTGCTAACAATCTACTGAATACCCTACGGATGATTGGAAATACAACAGTTTCAAAAGAACCACTATTAGCGGAGTCTGTTGCTTCATTCATCATCAAATATTTAGCTTGATTTTCGTATAATGTTGCGATAGTTTCTTTCAAATGTCCATGTAAACCTTCGGTGAAACCTAATCCATCCCAACGTTCCAGAATCATTTTTTTAACTTTTTTCTGCTCGTTCAATTCTATATTTCCTACTTGAGCAGATCCTAAAAATTCTCTCATTATATTAAGTTTTTTGTTTATTATTTATTTATAAATATATCAGTCTTTTAAAAATTAATTAATTTTATTAAGACGATTCATGAAATCTAAACTTTGTCTAACTTCGTCATTTACATAAATTGAACTTTCGTTAATTTTATTTTGTGTACTTGATAAATTATTAGTTTTGTTTATTTCTTCATTGATTGTTTTTTTGTTATCCAATTCACTTTTTATAGTTTCATATAAATTGTTAATTTGATCGGTTGTTTTTACTTCTTTGTCAAACCTTTCAACAATTGTTTTTTTCTCATTTAAAGTAGTAGAATGTTCAGTAAATAATTTTACAATTTTACCCATTTTATAATTGGTAATTCCTGCTATTTGTGCAGTTTTGTAATAATCATTAGCATATTGTTGAAATTGTTTAACAGCTTCTTTCAATACTTTATTTTTTTCTTTTATAACTTTAATTTCATTTTCCAATTGTTTCAATTTTTGTTCACTAACAGTTGTGGTATTTGTTTGATTGGTATTTACAGTTGTACTAGTATGAGGAGGAACTAATTTTGTTCCTTGTCTTGTACCTGCAACTCTTTTTTCAGCAGTATTATCTATTTGAGGCTCAGCTTTCTCTCCTGCTCTTTGTCTTAAATTAGCTTTTGTTCTTGTTAAACCAGCTTCATCTAATTCATCCTCTGTAATCATATCTTCTCCACCCATTACATCATCTTCTGTTACTGCATTATTAAAAGGTCTTCCTTCACCAGGTTTTCCAAATCTTTGAACATTATCACCTGTTCTTGGAATACCAGCATTCCAGTCATTTACATCAGTTGGAGATGGCTCTGGAGATACAGGAGGAGTTGTCATAGCTGTTCTTCCTTGATATTTAGTTGTATAGCCAAGATTATCTTCTTCTTTTAATATATTTCCTATTTTACTCATATCTATTTCAAATACAGCTTCACCATCATCAACAGGTTCCATATCTGCATCTTTGACAAGATAGGTATTACCACTTTCATTATCCGTTATTTCAACACTGTCATCTGTTTGTTTTACGAGAATTGAATCATCATTTTTCATTAATTTGTACACTTTAATAATGTCCTCATCATTCGCATCTGATAAATCATATGTATCATCATCAACCTTAAATTGATCTGCATCAGCCCAATCACCATCTTCCGCTTCTACATCAATGTCAGTTTCTACTGTATTACCATCTTCTGTAGTATCTATGGTTTCTGTTGTATCTTCAGCAGGAGCAGTTTCAGAATTTACATCTTCCACATCTTCTTCTTCGTATTTAGAATCTTCGTCTTCTGTTATAATTTTTTTCATTTCGTTTTTAACAGCTTCAGATATAATATTTTTCATCATATCTTCTGTATTTTTTTTAACCATCTCTTGTATTTCTTGTGCAGCAATTAATGGTTTACTAACTATGTTATCTTTTTCTTTACTCATTTTAAGTAATAATTTGAAATGATTATTTTTAATTATAAATAGTATCTTACTTTATTTTTTATATTTATAAAGTGTTTTTTATTTATTGGCAATTATTAATATTATCTAATTTTTCTATTATGCAATTTTTATTTCATAATTTCATAAAACCAGGATATGTACTTACCCCATTAGTTCCAAGTATTGGTCCAATATTTTTTCTAAATTTATATCCTGTATTATTTGGTAATCTAAATATATCACTTATTAATGGTTGATTCCCATTAGAATCTCTTCTTGCTAATTTCACTAAAACTTTACCAATATTATCAAAATCACCATTCGCAGTTAATATTTTAATATCACTTGATGATGGTGATTCTTTTATTTCAAAGTCCTCAAAGCCATTTTTTTCTAATTCGTTTTTAACTTTTTTGCCTATATTTGATAAGCCAAATCCTAATAAACTTTCTTTAACTATTTCTTTAATTAAATTTTTAAGTTGTTGTTCAGTTATTTTCATAATATTAATTTATTTTTGTTTATAATTTTATCTAATTTTTCTATTATATAAATTTTATTTTTATTTATTTTTTCTTTAGATTCTAAATAAGGCGACAACCCCTCTTTTTTCAAGTCAAACCAAGCATTATGAGTAGAAGGATCAGTAACTGCATCAAAACATATTAATTCAAAATCATCTTGAACTAATATTTTTCCAAATTTTTGTTCAACTGAACCAACTCCTCTTGAACTAACTCCTAATTTAACTTTATTGAAATATAGAAGATTTGCTAATCTATCCCCACTGGTAGATACTATCCCATGTTTTACATATCCAGGCGATAATAATATTTCCATTTGCCCAAGAACATTATCTCCTTCCCAATGTAATTCTATAACATTTGTAGATAAGTTATTGATGTCTAATACAATATCGGAAGGATGGTTCGATTCCGCATATGCTCTTCTTTCCTGTATTTTTTGTTGATATAATTCAATTTGCCTTTCAAGAACATCTCTTGGATATATTCTACCATTTGCATTTTCTTTATTAGCTCTTTGAAATAAAGCATGAACAATAAAAGGATAAGGAATATACCAATTACCATCATTAGTTCCTTTATCTAATTCTTCTTTTAATATTTTGTTGTTAGGATCATTAATACTAATAAAACCATCATTTTCGATAAGTAAACCAGTACCTAATTGATTTTTTTTTATCTCTTTAAGTATCATAAAAAAACTTAATTTTTATATAAATATATGATAACTAATAAAAAAATTGAAAAAGGTAGAACTGAATAAACAATTCTACCTTTTTCTCATCTTTAATAAATATACCAACCTTTTTTAAAGAATTTTATTTTCTAATATCTCTATCCTTTTTGTTAAATCTTGATTTTGTTTTGTCAGTTCCTGAATAGCTCCTACCAATGTATAAATAACCTGCGATGTATCAATGCTTAACAAATCTTCAAATACTATATCCTCTTTGCCTTCTTGACTGTAAACTTTGTTTATTTCATTTACTTGCTTTGGGAATACTTCTCTAAAATCCTGTGCTATAAATCCAGTTACTGTCTTATCTGTATTGCTACCAACAAAATCTTTGTAATTAAAACGTTTAACTTTCAATCTATTAACATCTGATAAGCATATTGTTGTATTTGCCTCAACTATATTTTCTTTAATACGTTCATCTGAAGTTGTATTAAAAGAAGCTGATGTGCCTGATCCCCAATATATACTTGTGTAAGCTGAACTTCCTAATTGTATACTATTAGCAGTGGTTGAAGTTGTACTTTGTCCAATTACTATAGAACCAATACCTATTCCATTACTTGCAGTTGCTCTATGTCCAATTGCTATTGACGCTCCATTTGCATAAGCATAAGCACCTATTGCTGTTGCTCCACAACCTGAACTGGCAACAGAATTACATCCTAAAGCAACTGCATATACACTAGAACCCAAAGAATTTGTGCCTACTGAGATCGTATTTCCACCTGCTGCATTTGAAGTTGCATTACTTCCTATTGTAATAACATTACTTCCAATTGCATTTGCTTGAGAACCTATTGCTAATGAATTTATCCCATTAGAATTTGCTTGAATTCCAATCGCTATTGAGCCAGTTGCTCCTGTAATACAACTATCACCTATTCCAATTGAACCAATAGTATTGACATTGGTTACTATTAAATCTCCTAAAAATATTCCACTTTGGACATTAGATGCTAAATTTGTATGTTCTCCTATAATAATTGATGAAGTTGAATTTATAGCACTTGAATATGATCCTATTATTTTAGCTCCAATAGAATTATTTATAGATGAAGTATACCCCATTATTATTGATGTATCATCACTTGCTACGCCATATAATAATACATTATGTCCTATTGCTATACCATGAGATAGAGAAGTCGTTGCATTACTTCCAATAGCTATTCCATAAGAAGTCGTTGCATTACTTCCAATAGCTATTCCTCCTGAATTTGTTGCACTTGAATTACTTCCTATTGCTATTGCAGGCATCATTGTACTATATTGTAATTGTGCTGTTGCCCCATTTCCTATTGCTATACAAGAATTTAATATGGCATTAGCTCCAGCGCCTATTGCTATTTCACCACCAACTACACCTGCTATATTGTTAGCACTAACAGACGCACAATGTCCAATTGCAATAGAATTAGATGTGTTAACATTTACTACTGGATTTACGCCTATTGCTATTGAATTATCTCCTAATACTTGACAACCATAACCTAATGTTAATCCAAAATTTGCATTTGATGTGAGATAATGACCTATTGCTATTGAATTTGGAAAATTTGAAGAAGCAGAAGTTGGAGATATAACAATTGAATTTTCACCTTGTATGGCAGCTCGCCCTATTCCTATGATATTATTTGAAGCAGCAGGGCCGCCAAATCCATCTCCTATTTCATCTCCTATTACAACACTATCATTACCAGTTTGAGCATTATATCCAATACTTACTGAACGCCAATTTGCTTTAGCATTACTTCCTATTGCTACACTTACTCTATTAGCAGAACTTGTTTGACCAATAGCCACTGCATCTGAATCTAGACATTTTGCACTTGCACCTATTGCTATCGAACCATTTGAAATAACAGTTGCTACATTTGCTTGATTTCCTATTGTTATTGAATTCAAAGCAAGTGCATTTGCTTGAAAACCTATTGCTGTTGAATAAGGACCATTTGAAGTTGTATAATATCCCATTGCTATTGATGTTACACCACTAGCATTTGGATGAAATCCTATTGCTATTGTTTCAAGATTATTTGAAGTTGCATTTTCTCCAATTACTATTGACCCAGTACTATTTGTTTGTGCATTTTCTCCAATTGCTATTGAGGAACTATTAGTTGATATTGCCCTTCGTCCTATTGCAATAGCTATACCAGATGTTGTTCCATTAGAATTACTAGAAGTACCAATAGAAATACCTTCATTAGATAATGAATTAATACCAATAGCAATGCCATTACTTTGAACTTGAACTTGATTACCAATGGCAATTGAATTACTACCTGTAGTAGATGCTCCATAACCAATAGCAGTTGAATTTGAAGTTTGTACACAAGCTCCTGAACCAATGCCATAACCACTTCCTGCTGGTGTTGAGCCAGGACCCCATGGAACAAAAGCATTTGGATCTGAACTATAGGCTAAAGGTAGCTCACTAACTGCTGTTCCATCCCAGTTAACGAATAATCTTACATTACCCCCCCCCCCCCTATTTTTCCGAAAACCATTTCACCTTTGAGAAGGCTCGTTGTATTAATATTTGCTTGTATTGTAGAGGGACCAGTTACTTTTAAATTTGTTGGTACGTTAATTTGTGCCATATTAATATTTTTATATATAAATATATGTTTTATTTTTTTTTCTTTAATAATTCTAAATATCCTTCACAATTTTCTTCAATTTTATTTGTGAAGTTTTTTATCACATTATTAATATCATTAATGAGGATTATATCACTTAAATTTTTTGTTTCATTTTGAAGTAAATGAATTTCAAATGAAAGTAATGTTTTTTTATTTAATAACATTCTATCTTTTGCAATATTAATATTGACTATACTTTTGTCCGAAAAATTGCTATTATTTCGGACAAATGATTTTGATTGTCTGGTAATATTTTCTATACTTTCCAGGAAATTTTCATTGATTGGTGTTATCCATGATTTACCCAAAATATAGATTGATTTGGGATTATCTTTATTAAATGTCCCATATTTTATATCAAAATTAGGATTTGTTTTTATTTTAACTTCCTTGCAAGGTCTTTTTATCATAATTAATATAAATTAGCTAAATATAATATAGAACTTTTTTTGAAAAAATCAAGTGCTTTACTGAAAAAAAATTAATATTAATTAACTATATTTCTTTGTTAGAATAAAATAAATTTTTAAACACTTCTTTTATAATATTTTCAAATATTTTGTTTTCAACAAATGATTGATGATTTGTGTATCTTTTTTGAAGATTTCTATTTATATAATCTGGATTTTTTATTAAATAATTTCTTCCAAATCTATTAAGTACATTTCTAAACATACTTTTTTTAGTTTCTATATTTATTAGAGAATTATCACCTCTAGCTTGAAAAGCTATACCACATATATAGGGATTATTATTTAAATAATTAAGTAATGTTTGATTATTTTCTAAATGTTCCTTAAATTTTATAAATCCTGTAAATTTATATTGAATACTATCATATTCTTCCTTTGAAATCACATCAATGTTGAAGTTATAATTTTCCCATCCATTTAAATTTTGGGGAGGAGTTATAAATAAAGAGAAATAATACCATTTTCTATTTTCTAAATTAATTCTATAAAGATCTTTATTTTTTCTTCTCTCTATTGATTGTTTGAATTTATTTATGGTATTTTGTGATATTTTTTGTGGATTTTCATTCATTGGACATATCTTCCTCATCTTTATCAAGTTTGAACTCTTTCAAGACATTTTTTATTTCATTTAATTTAATAATATTTTCATTTAGACTATTATCTCTATCAAATAAAACCTGTTCTTTCAAAGACAATAATCGTTCTTTAATATCTGTATCAGAACATTCTTGTAATACAACATTCAAATCTTTCAAACAATCTTTTTGATATTCTTTTAATGCTTCTTTCTTTTTATTTTTGTCAGTAGATAATATTAATTCTTTAATAATTGATATTTCTTCATTTGTTAATTTTCCTTCATATTTTTCATTAAAGTCAGATAACATTTCATCTAATGTTCTTTTTTCTTCTTGAACATTTTTGTTTTTTGTTTTTAATTCTTCAATTAATACATTTTTTTGATTAATATATTCTTCAAGATTAGTTTTTCCTTCATAAATAAGATATTCAGCAGCTTTTAATATTTTAGATTCATTTAAATATTCATTATATAATTTATGATAATCATTATTGGCAATGTCATACCCCATTTCATCAGCCCAATCAAAATAATCTAATTTTCCTACTGGAGTTGTATCTTTCACAGGACCTTGAAATCCCATTATCTTATCTCTATCTGCTCTATAATTAGCATGGAAATCTGGGGTATACTCTTTCAAAAATTGATATAATTTTTCATTTGATTCTGCAATTTGTTTTTTTGTATACTTTTCAAATAAAGTAGGAATATAAGAAACATATTCTTCAACAAGATTTGTTTTTGCTTTGAAATTTTCACTAACTCCCTCCTTTAACTGATTGAATAGTTTATATTGTTCTTTTAATATTTCATTTTCTTTAATAAGTTTTAAATATTTAGTAATTACTTTTCTTCCTTCTTCTGTACTATAAAGTTGAGAAATATGATTTTCAAATATGTTGTTTAATTCATTAAAACTTTTCATGTAATTTATTATTTTATATAAATATTTAATCTTTAAGATATTTGTCTAACCCTTTCTCCAATTTATTATATTCTTCATTCATCAAGAAATTCTTGTCAAAAATTTCCACATTTTGTGTCATTTTATTTTCAATTTTTTCTTCTTTATTTTCTTTTAATTTTTTAATATATAAATCTGTGTATGTATGCAATTTTGTAGATATACTATTTTGTATATCTTTTTTCATTGTTTCTATTCTTTCAACAAGTAATTTATTTACTTTATCCAAATTTACTTTAGCTTCTCCTACTGGTGCAGTTTCAGTTTGTCCTTGCATTGTTTCTCCTCCAATTTCTGGAGCAGTTCCAAAATCACTTTCTCCTAATCCGCCACCTTCATCACCCATATCACTTCCCATCATCATACCACCGCCTCCACCACCACCAATGTTAGTGCCTTCAACTCCATCTGTTCCGCTATTTTCAATTCCTTTATACTGTGCATTTGGTGCACCATATAATTTATCTATTTTATCAAATATGCCAGTTCTTTGTATAATTTGAGAAGTAAATGCTAATTCAGCACTTAAGGCTTTTTCTAATCTTATATCATTTAACATATCACTAATTTCTTCATCAGAAAATTTCATTATAGTTTTTAAAGCATATCTATAAGACATAATTGGCAATCCATTTCCACTATCACCCAAAGCATCTTTCAATAATAAGATTTTCTTTTGCATTTCTTCAATCCTTAATATTTCAGCTTGTGTAGAAGGATTATTCATTGTAATAGTGAAATTATTCAAATCATCATCAAATCCTAATAAATATAAATGAATAATTGCAACTTTATTCATTTCCATTATTAATGCTTGTTGAATACGATTAACAACTCTTGAAAAACGAATATCTAGTGTACTTAAATTTTTTCCATTTCCTTTAGCTTCTTCAAATCCCAAAAATGGTTTAGGAATTCTTAAAGCAGATAACATTTGATTATGGATATATTCTAAATCTTCAATTTTGTCTAAATTAGTACCCGCTGGAAGTGATTCTATTGTAGTTCCTTGATTAGTACCTCTTACAGGAATAAAGAAATCTTGATTCACTGACATTATGTTCTGTCTTAAATCAAGTTGTCCTGTTAAAGGATCAACTACAATACTTCTTTTAAAGTTATTAGCAATTTCTTGTACAAATGCTTGGACATCTGATGGATCAATTCCACCTACATCTATTTTAAATACTCTTCTTTCAAATGCTTTTTCTATTCTATAAATTAACATAGCATCTTCCATTAAACTTAAAAGCCTCCAATGGCGCCTAGCTCCATTTAATACTGAGCATCCATAAGGTTTGTAGAACGAATCATTTAGCAATCTAAAGTGAGATATTTCCCACTGGCGAAATGGCATTTGAGTTCCTGCACCCATCCATTCAAAATGAGGTGCTAAATCATCATTATTTTTATCACCCATATTTTGTGCAACAAAACCATAAGGATATTGATTTTCAAATCTTTTTATTTCTACTGTTGGTAATTCTCTCCAAGCAATAACTCCATTTTTACTGTTTATATTTAAATGTTGAAAAGCATTTCCATATTTACACATTGTTCTACAGATAGTAGGCAAAGTAATATGAATTTGTAATCTGTTAATGAATAAATCTTCCAGTATTTGTTTAATACGAGGTGATTTGGAATATATGTTAATTAAATTACCATCAGCACCGATATTTACACTTTCTTCCATAAAGATATCTAGAGCAGCACTGATTTCAGGTCTTGATGACATTAATTCTACATCCCTGTATAGTAAATCAACAAGATTCATATTATTCAATGTACTGATATTTGTTTGTATATTACCTGTGTACCATTTATTAGCTAAATATTTATCTTGTTTTGCTTGGAGTTTTGTTTTATCATATTCTGTTTTATCAGTAGTTTTTAATAATATATCTTGACCATAATTATAAGTATTGGAATTGTTTGCTGTTTTTACATTTGTTGTAAAACTACCAGTATTCCATCCATTTAATGTTCTATTAAGAGCTTGATATATAGTTTGTAATCTATTTGATTTTATTTCTTTATCTGCCATATTATAATGATTATTTAATTATAATATAAATAGTTCCTTGGTTAATTCAATAATTATCTGTATCTTTGTATTATTGTATTCAGCTAAAAATGGAAAAGTATAAACACATAAAGTCAGGAAGAATTTATTATGTATTATCAGATAACATAATAAATGCTACAAATGAACAAGATGGACAAATAATGGTTTGTTATATTGGAGATAAAAAAGATAATAATGGTTGTGGTGTTTTTGTAAGAGAAAAGAATGAGTTTACACACAAATTTAAGAAAATTGAAATATGAAATTTTGTATTGAAACTGATATATTAGGAAATATTACATTTGATTTTGCAAGAACATTAATTGATTCTATTGGCTATCAAAGATGGAATGATAAAGATTGTACCATTGGATACGAATTATATAAATCCAAAAGTAATAATGATATTCCATCTTTTTCTGACAAGAAAATGAAAGAATTAATTCCTGTTGGAAGTGTTGAATTTGTTACTGAATGGCTAAAAGAAGTATATGGAATTATTTATGAACCCATTCAAATACCTTTTGAATTATGTAAATCTGATTTCTTAAATAGAAGAATAGGTTATGAAACTTACCCCTTTGAAGGAATAAAGCAACCTGATCTTTTTACTTATCCTATTTTTGTTAAAAATGTATCACAATTAAAAAAATATACAGGTATAATTCATAATGAAAAAGAGTTTGTTCCAACAACAGAATGGGGTGAAACAAATGATATTATTTTTGAAGAAAATAAACAAAATGATATGTTCTTTTTTTCAGAATATGTAGATTTTGAATCAGAATATAGAATATTTGTTTATAAAAATGATATAGTTGGATTAAAGCATTATGCTGGTAATTATTGGTTATTTCCTGATAAGGATATAATTACAAAGATAGTTAAAGTATATGAAAAAACTGCTCCTGTTGCTTATACATTAGATGTTGGAATACATGAATTAGATAGTTATGATTATGGATGGATTCCGCATGGTAGGGATAAAAAAGAATTTATGCCAATTGGAAGAAGTAGAAAATATCTAACTTCTATAATTGAAATACATGATTTCTTCTCTTGTGGATTATATGGATTTAATGATGATAGAATATTACCATTTATGTTTTCAAGATGGTGGAATGAATATGTTAATAAAAATAAAAAACAATAAATAATATGCTTTATATAATATTTATTTCGGTTGTATTTTTAGTCATGGGATATATGGTATATGTCATAACTAAAAACCAAAAATGGGCTGAAAAAGTTGAAGATGAAGCCAAAGTAATATCTCATTCAATAGATTTGGTTGATACTATTGAAGAAATTGATAAAATTGATGGAGTTATAATTGATTTTTATAGAAAATATGAACCAGGAATGGAAATTAGAACACAACAAGATTTTATTGTTAATTTAATACAACAATTAAAGATAAAAAAGTTGAATAAAAAAATAAAACTTATGGAAAAAAAATAAAACTTATTTTCAAAATATTTATTTTAAAATAAAAAAAAGAATAAACAAATGACCATAAATACAGTTACTCTTATTTTAAGTATAACAGCTTCTTTACTTACAATTTCATATCTTATTTATAATTTTTATTTTTTAAAAAAGAAAAAAGATAGATGTTCTGTTGAAAAGAAAAAATAAATTTTAAATTTTTACTTATATCTATAAGTATAATATGGATTTCTATATTGTTGCTTATTTAAATCTTTACTAAATACCCACATATAAGGATTCTTTTTGATTCCCATATTACTTGAATTATATATTTTTGAATCAAGATACTTATTTGGCTCAATATATTTTATTGTTGAATCTTCTGTTTTTATTGGTTTAACTGGATTGCTTAATGAGTTTATCCAACTTTTTATAATTGCTTTATCTAATTCCTTTTGCTTTTCTAATTTAAGAAAATTATTTTCATAAACAAATAAATTCATTGCTAAATTAGTTAAAGTATCATCATGTTTGCCACTTTTATGTTCAATTTTTCCAGTACTGTTTATAATCCATGTTTCAAGTTCACTGATAACTCTTGTTGATCTAATTTTCATTACATTATCTCTTAATTTATTAATGAAATTTTGTATCATAAAATTTCTTACTCCTTTTGAATGAAATCCTGGTAATTGCCCATCTTTATTTGGTTGGAAAGAAGTTAAATTAGTATCTATCAAATAATCTTTTCCAGTAATAGTATCATAATATAGATTGGGGTAATCCATTCTTAACATAACTAAAATTGCTGCATCTCCATAACCTCCAATCGCATCTGCAACACAAAAAGCATTATTATATAACAAGCCATATTTATATGCTAACTCTCCAATTAAATCCATAGCCATTTTCCCTGAATATTCAAGTACTTGCTCAATACATGGATTATTATGTTCATCTATGGCATCTATATCATTAATTTCAATTGTTGCATTATCTCCTGCATCTCCTCTACTTCCATCTATTGACATAATATATCTATGTCCTGAAATTGGAGGCTTCCATATCCAAGTATCTGGTTGTAAAGGGTCGGTTTTATATTGATCAGAAACATTTAAGTTTTTTTGCATATCAATTATTTTTGGCTCAACAGCAATAGCATCAGAACCAATAAAACTACATTCAAGAGATTGAGCAATGGATCTTCTGTCATTATTATTTTCTAAACAAGATTTAATATACCATGGGCTTGTTGCTTTCCATCCTTCACCTTCAAGTTTTTTCCATTTCTCTGGCTGCCACAAAACATTTCCTTTTTTATCTATTGTTTCTTCTTCAAGCCATTCTGTATCTATATATTCTTCTCCATTTTCTCTGATTTTTATAATTTCCTTATGAAATTTTAAAAATCTATTATATCTTGGATCATCTGTCCATCTGGTTTCAGTAACTTTAAATCCATTTTTTCCTTTTAAAGCATTATGATAATATTCATAGTATAATTCATCTCTACCATTTGGTGTAGAAACCATTATGACTAATTTATCTTTTATAGTAGATGTTGTTCGGATAGCTTCTGTGAAAACAGACATACCATTTTCAAAATATGCTGCTTCATCACAGAAAAGTATGGAAACTGCTGATATACCATTGGAAGCATTTGGTGTGGCTGCTCTAACATATACCTTTGAACCGTTATTCAATTCTATATCTGTCATTGTATTTTTTACCAAAATTTTTTTCCACATTTGTTTTTCTTCTGCTTTTGTTGTTGGTATATATTCTTTACCAAAAAACCATAAAGGGATTTGTTTAATAAATTGCTTTATCAATGCAGCATTTTCTTGTGCTTTTTTAAGATTCTGTGCTATAACTAATATATTCAATGGTTTTTCTTCATTTGCTAAAATCATTTCACATGCTATTTTAGCACAAGTTACTGTACTGTAGCCAGTTTGTCTTGGTTTTAACGTAATATTACCATCATATAATGTCATATTAGTTAAGAACTCTTTTTGTCTTGGAAATAAATTAAATGCTACTATATTTTCCTGTGAGCCATCAAAAGTTCTAAAATAATTCTCTATCATATAAATGCGACTCTGATTAGTGTAACACTTGATATATTCTTCATGTATTTTTTTTACATCTACTAGCATAATAAATTACATTCCTTTTTTAGAAAAATAATTATACCATTGTCTTAAACCATTAAGATTAACATTAGTTTCTTGTATCATTTCATTACAAAATGGAAACATACTTCCCTCATAGCTCCCTTGTGATTGTGTCATAGAACTAAGAGTTTTTAATGTATTCTGAAATTCTCTTAAACTTTGTGATACCTCTTGTATAACTTGTGTTAATTTTAATGTTTCTTCTTTTAAAATAGACTCTCCAACTATTTCTTCTACAAGTTTACGCAAATCTTTTGCTTTCATTTTTTCTATATTTAAAAATCATTTATTGAATAATATTCATTATCATTAAGATAAATTTGTTTTTCTTTATTTATCTTATCATCAAAATTTTCTTTATCTAAATTATATCTAATACCATCACATAATGAAGATACTAATTCTTTTCCTTTTTTTGTATTAGCAAATATATTTTGTAAAGCCTCATTAAATTCAGGGACTGGTTTTGTTATTATTTCATAAAATAAAAATGGTACTAAATCATCCCAGTTTTCTTTTAATCCTGTTGTTTTATCTGCAATTAAATCCCACAATGGTCTACCAAACAACATATCCCAACCAGAAGCCAACATAAAATCTGATTTTTTCAGAATATATTTCATTTTATCTGTATTATTTGGTAATCCATTAAATGAAATTAAATCGAACATTGCTTTGATTGTTTCATACAATAAAGCAATAAAATTAACTCCCTTTACATTCACAACACTTCTATCATTCTTCTTAACTATCACTTCAGAAGTACTTCCTTGCATTATTTTTTGTTCATTATATGAATTTATGTTCTCATTATATGACAAATAATCATTTATAACACACATAGATGGATATACAAATATCAATTTAGGATTTAACTTATATATGTCTTGAATTGGGATAGAATTATGAATATACCAATCAGATATACCTTCCATTAAACAATCTACCATTCTCCTTTTGTATATTTCGTCATTAATCCCATGTATTTCTTCAATACCATCAAATTCAATATCATCAACAGATTCTGGTTGCAATGGTATTTTTATATCCGATTTTGTTATACTATCAACCAATTCAACATTCAATAATACATCATTTTTATCAATGTTGAATATTTTTTTTATGGTTGCAATACATAACTCTTCCAGTTGTGATTTAATTGGTCTTTCCAATTCATTACATTCTTTTAACAACTTACTTAATTCAGTTTTGAAAAATGGGATATCAGTATTTTGTTGGTCAGGATATAATTTATTTAGATTGGATAAAACTTGTTCATATCTTTTTAATAATAACTTATATTCAAACTTTTTTTCATCTTCAGGTGGGAAGGAAGGGTGATTACCCAAAGAAGTTTTGTTTAGTTCAATGGCTTTAACAATTTCTTTGGGTAGTCCTATTTTCAAGTTACTTTCTATGTATTCTTGAATTATTTTTCTTTGATTTTCAGTTAATATAACTTTTTTCACAATTTTGGTTTAATTATCTTTTTAGATTCAGTAGTATTTATTCTGTTATAACTATTTAAATAATTTCTAAGAAATGTATTTATATCTTCATAATTTTTAACCATTGGTCTTAATGATTTCCATATTGCTTCATATTTTTCATAAGATGCTGGCATATTGAACATTTTATTATGAAACTTTACTACTTCATCTAAAAGTTGCCAATCAATATCAGGAAAATCAAGAGATAATGCTGCTACTATTTTCTCATCACTATCATATTTACTTAAAAATTCTGCATATTCTGCTTCTTCATCTCGTTCTTGATATTTCTCTTGTATTTCAGGATCACTTTTATGTTTTGCATAAAGACTTAAAAATGTCTGAAATAAATCTTCATAAATTGTAGCATCTTGATCAGTTTCTCCAAAATTATCAAAAAATTCTCTCATTGCACTTGTTGGTCTATTACCATTCATTTTATCATACCAATAGTTTTCAGCAGCATTTAAAGCTACATTATCCAATTCATCAGGAGTTATTTCCAAATCATTATATTTCCAGGTTTGTTCCTGTTCTCTTAATATTTTCTCAATCAATTGTTTTTTGGATAAAGAAATCATTTTATTTTCTGGTATATTATTCCAAGCATTTGGACCTTCATTACTTATTACTGGTTTTTGTTTAACAAAAATAGAATTTCTATCACGTACACTAAAATTGTATTTATCTCCTAAAGAATTTCTTAAAAGAGGCATTAAAGAATTAATATCTGACATATTTTCAATATCTACTATTTTCATAGCTGAATTTCTTTCCATACTATTTGTAATATATGTTGCTTGCATATTAGTATTACTTAAAGCTGTATTTATATCACTCATAATTTCTTTATCAATAGGAGAAAAATATTCTTCATTTAATTTGTTAAAATGTTCTTTTAATACTTTAACTTGCTTATTGTTTATAATTAAAATTTTGTGCTCCTTCAATCCTTTTCCTATTAATGTTTGTTTCATTGTATCACTTATTTTTGGATTATTTAATAATTCTTTTGATAACTTTGTACCAAATCTTCCTCCTTGTCCTCTCCCTTGTTTATTTGCTGTTACATCTCTATTAATCAAATTAAATGCTTTATCAACTAAATCAAAGTCATTTGTTAAAGCCGCATATTGTAATAATATATTAGGATCTACTTTATCTTCTCCCCAATTGCTTTTAGTAACTGCTCCTCCTTGCTGTTGTTCTAAGCTATTTAATGTATTTTGAAGAGATTGTCTTGTTTCATCATTTAGATTTGGATTATTTAACATTTTTCTTAATTGAAGTTGAGTAGCTTTATCAGGTTCTTTTCTTGTTAACGCTCTTGGGTCTTCTCTATTTAAAGAAATTTGTTGCATAATTCTCATTTTACTTTCAGGAGATATTTCTTCTCCTTTTTTAAGTTTGTCCACTTGAAATTTTATAAAATCATTTAATGATTGTTCTTTTGTTTTTTCGGCAGATTGAACTGCGCCAACATTAAATTGACTTGAAGCATCTCCTCTTTGTAACTGGTCATAAGAGCCTTCATTTCCCAAATGATAATCAATTTTATTGGAAAATTTATTAGATATACCACTTGCTCCTACTGTATTAGCCAAATCTTGTATCTTTTTTATATTTGCTTCATCAGTAAGTCCTTTTTTATTAATTATTTTTAAGGAAGGTAATACTCTTTCAATCCATTGTGTAGTATGATATGTTTCATCATTATTAAATAAATTTATTAATTCTCCTACATTATTGAAAGGTATTCCTAAAGAAGTTAATCTTGCTAAATCTCTTCTACTAACACCACTTTTAGCATATTCAGTGTCAATTAAATCTTTAAAATAATCAATATATGGGTCATTTATATTTTCTTTAATAAGTAATTTATTAAATTTATTTTTACTTATCAAAACAGATTCATTTTTCATTTTGTTCTTTAATTTACTTCTTTCTATTTCACCTTTTGTCATTTTTCTTTCATACATACCTTTTATCCTTTGTTCTATAGGAGACCAATATCCATAAAGTTTTCTATTTTTATATACAACTCCATCTTTATCAATGGTATATCCATATGGAAGAACTTTTTTATCATTTTGATATTCATCTTTTAAACTATTAAAATATTCATCTTCTTGTTTTATAAAATCTTCATCTTGATTTTTAGATAAACGATTGTAATATTCTTCTTCTGTTTCTTCATTTACTGCTTGTGGATCAACAGTTATATCATCATTAGGCTGTACTTTCCCTTTTAAAGCACTAATTTGTTGATCAGCATTTCTGCTTTGAGCATCTTGATTTTTTGGAACAATGCTGTATGTAACTGGGGTGCTATCTTCTTTTAGCTTTATTTTACTTTTATCTATTAATTTCATAGAATTATATTTTTATATAAATATTTATATATCTTTCTATTTGGATAATTAAAAATAATATTGTATCTTTGTATTGTTATATACAATAAATATGAAGGAATTAACTAATGAAATAAAATTAGTACGTGCTAATTGTCATAGAGAATTACATTATAAAAATGATTAAGTTCCCGTAGCTCAATCAGTTAGAGCAACTGACTCATAATCAGTAGGTTATCAGTGCAATTCTGGTCGGGAACACAAATAGATAAATTATGGAAGATTATAAATTGATTTTTATAAATAAGATTGGTAAAAATTCAGATGATGAATATCAATATGAATTTATGTTTAGTACTGATATTAGTATTGTATGGGGAGATGGTTGGTCAACCATTCCTTCTGGTATTTGTTCTCAAGTAGATAAGTTACCACATAATTCAACTTATGATTTAACTAAAAAAGTAATTTCCAAATTAAATTTAGATGTTGCTCAAGATAATACATGCTTTTCTATGCAAGATTGTATAGATAAAATTGTTGCCCTTGCTTGGGAAAATATTACTGATTATGAAGAATATCCATTCAACAGATTAGTATTTCATTATGGAGATACTTTTGAAGAAGTAGATGAAAAATTGCAAGAACATAATATTGATATTGAAATGTATTAATATTGATAACGAAATAAATATCCAGCAAAATTGCCATTATCATCTGTTTCTTCTGTAAAAATAATATTGGACATTTTACTCAATCTCCATGCAATTTTAGCAATTCCATCTGGATTATGAATACTTGATTTAACAATCATTAAATTTCCATATATTTTTATAAAAGCATAAAACATTTTTACTGATATATCATTACCTCTTAAAGCTGGATTAACATATATATCTGTATCATAAACTTCTATTGTTTCACCACTATCTATTTTACGTGTTTTTGGAGTAACATTAAATCTAATCAATTCAATAGGTATTTCAATTCCATTAATGACTGGTAATATAAATAATCTACTACTTTGGTTTGAAAATGTAATACTTCTTCCAATATCATCTTCTGCAACTTCAAAATCAATATTATCTATATTAGCATTTTTAACTAAATCAATATATTTTTGATTCATTTCATCTTCTACCAGTAATTTTATTTGGCTTTCTTTTAATATAAACTTTCTCATAAATTTAAATATTAAATAACATACAATCCTAATGGTTGATTTTTAATTACTTCTATCATAGAATTAGCCATATCTGCTTGTCTTTTCAAAAGATTTTCAGGTCTCATTAATTCAAGTCTTTGTTTTAATTCATCCATTACAGTTTTGTATTCTTCAATTCCTTGTTGAATTAACATATTATAATCTAATGTTGCTTCTGCATCAGGAATTAATACAGCTCCACTGAATTTACCTCTAATTAATCCTAGAGTTTGTTTTGCTTTTGCTAACAATAATTGGTTAATTGTTTGTTTTGTTGGTTCATTAAAAAAAGCGTAAGACATTACATCAATTGGAACTTGATCTGGGGTTAATAATACATCTGTATTATCTTTTTTGCATTGATCAGCATTATCAGGAGATACATCATAATAAGTATACCAAACTTCACATCCTTTAATACCAAATATTCCATTTGTTCCAAGACCACTGAACATGAATGATAATTTAGACCCAGGAGTTGATAATAAATGTACTATATGACTGCCATCAGGTCCTGCTGTTACTTTATATACCAATTCTCCACCTAATAAACTTTGTTTATATTTTAAATCAGAAGATAACAATGCAGTATCATAAGCTGGGGATACAAATAAGCCAGAAAACCCTCCACCAAAACCCGCAGCACCTCCAACTTGAGCCATTCCAACACCTCCAAAACCACCCATACCAATAATTCCGCCTGCATTTGCATATAAAGCAGCATCAGTTGTATTAGGAGTAACATATAAAACTTTGTTTATTTCTCTACCAGCTGGAATTAAATAACTTTGTTTTCCTTTTTCTATTGAGAAATAATCTTTTTTTAATTCCCAAGGTCCTCTTTGTTGTAAACCAGCGTCTTTTGAAAAATAATATGAATATTCTTTTGTATAATCAAAAGTTCTCATTGTTAATGCCCATTGCATTTCAGCAGTATTTAATATATTTTTACCAGCTAATGTTTGCCATTGATTCAATATTAACCAATTTTGAACTTCTTTTGCATAATCTTTTACACAATATTTCATTAATACACATAATTGATCATCAAGTAGTTCTACTTCAAGAATTGGTGCTCCTAATGAAACCCTTATATATTCAAATAATTCTTCTTGTTCAGGTGTTATCATTTTTAATCAAATATTTTTGTTTATTATAATAAATATTTATATAATTGTATATTATGATGCTGGACAATCTCACTGTATTTAGAAAAAATAAAAAATCCTGTTATTGAATTTAATAACAGGATAATTTATACCTTTTCGGTTATAATAATTATGAATTTGTTGTAAAATATACCCTTTCAGGTTTATTTATTTCTATAATTTGTATTTAAAATTCTCAAATAAAATGTATTAAACGGTTCTTTTTCTATTTCATTAACAGGTAATAATATTTTTTTTCTTTCTTCATTATAAATAAGATTAAATTCATTTGGATTACAATTTTCAATTATCTCCTTATATTTAACCATCAATATTTGCAACATTTTTTCACATTCGATTTTATATGTTTTTACAGCATCATTGTTCCACATACTTAATTGTTGATTAAAATAAATATATAAAAGTAATTGTAAAACTTTATAATTTATTTTTTCTTTAGCTGCATTTCTATTTTCTAATTCTTCAATTACTAATAAAATTGCTTGAATAAAAACTGGTAATGAATTATAAGTATATATACTGTTATTAACTCTTGTTATGCTTTCTTTACCATATCTCCATAGATAAGTAGTTATATCAAAAAATGCTCTCTTATCAGTTAATTCATATAGTAATCCCAAGAAATAACTATCCTCATGCACTCTTAAATTAGGATGGAATTTAACATTAACTTCATCTACAAATGATTTTTTTAATAATTTTGTATGCATCCATGTCGCATCTGATTTATGTTCAATATATATTAAAGTACCATCTTGTTTTTCCAATTCTTCTAACCATGAAGTATAAATAATATTCATTTCTGGATTTTGTTTAATAAGATTAAGATATAATCCTATTACAGCAATTGAATGTAAAGTGTCATCCCCATCACAAAATAAAACATATTGTCCTATCATATTATCTAATACAGCTTGACGACATAAACCAGGACCAACATTTTCTGTTAGTTTTATATATTTTGGAGTAAAATTATAAAATGAATTTAAAAAATCATCATTTAATATCACATCTGAAGCATCATTACAAATAATTACTTCAATATCATTAAAATCAATTCCTACTTGATTATTAATCATTGATAATAAAGAATAAATCTTTTTTTCATCTTCTTTATATTGAGGAATACCAATAGTTATAATTGGATTTTTCTCTTTTATACCTATTTCAGAATTGTTTTTTTCTATTAAATCTGTTTTAGGAATTAAACTACTTTGTTCTTTTTTCATAAATTATATAATTTTATTTAAAAAAATAAAAAAAATAAATGTAAAATCAATAGAAATTAAATAAAATCAACAACTGGACAATCATTTATTTTCCATTTTTTTGATAATGCAATTGGAGTTAAAGCATTGGCAGCCGTTTTTGGATAAGGTAAACCAAATAACCTTGGTATTCCACTACTTTCATAACAACCAATAAAATTTATTTTATCATCACTTGTTTCAAGTTCATACATTTTTGATACACGTAGACAGAGATCTTTTCTATCATTTCCCATTGAAGGATAACTGTCATAATTAGCAGTTTCTTTTACATATTCCCATTCATAACCTGTTTCCCATGTTTTCTTACTATTAATATATAAAGGTTTTAATGTATTTGGATTATTATTTAACCAATCTAAAATTGCATTACATAATAAATGTAAATCTGATTTAATCATTGTATCTTCACACAATACTCTAAAATATAGTGGATCTTCTTTTGTTGATAATTTATTTAATGTTTTTAATGCTTCATCTAATGTAATATCATATATTTGTATTCCATGTGCTGCATACCATTTTTTTCTGTGATATATAAATCTTAAATCAAAACTTCTTGCACCTGCATTATATTGTTCTTCTAATGTTTTTGTTTGACATTTAGCCATAAAGTTTAATGGTTTTAATATCCAATATTTGACTTTGTAACTTGATAATGAATCATGTGTTGCTCTCATTTTTTATATTTTACTTTTTTATTAATCCTTTCATTATATTTATTATTAATGTGTTACGAATAGGTATAATTAGATTTTTTCCTATAAAATTATTATCAAATGAACCATTAAAGTTAATTTCAAAGAAACCTACATATTTTCCTTCCCTATTAGTATCTCTTTCTTTCCATTCATAACCAATATTAAATGTTCCATCACAATCATCATTTGGTATTATAATAGCTGGTTGATGAGCTATTTTTACTACACTTGTGTCAAGGTCAGACATTGTAAAGTATAACTGTGCATCTTGTAAGTTATTGAAAAATACTTCATCAGAATTATGCCTTCCATCATTTATTAATTTAAGTTCTAATATTGGTAAGGTACTTCCTTTATTGACAAAAAAATTTTGTATCATCTTAAGTTATTCTATTTATCATAAATATTTTAATAAAAAAAATCCTGAATTACTTCAGGATTTAATCTTAAAATTTTGGTTTGAATAATTTATCTTTTGCACTCGTTTGTGTTTGTGGTCTAGTTATTGAAGGTTTTAACTTTCTATCTTTATTATTTAAAATTTCATCTACAATTTCATCTAAATTATAATTTTTACTTTCTTGCATTCCCCCTACTGGTGGCATTTCATTTTGCATTTCTTTAGGAACTGTATCATTTCCTATAATTCCTTTTGCATAATTTGTTATTCCTTCAATTCTATCAGGATTTGCATTTAATAAATCTATTAATTCTTGCATTTCTGAATTTTCCACATTTCCCATATCTCCTGTAGGTGGAATATTATCATTCATTGGTGGCATTTGATTTTGTAATGGTTCACTACTCATGTTATTATCCATGGGTGACATATCCATCATTTCCTTGCCAGATTCAGGGTTGTTTTTTCTTGGTAATCGAAGAACTTTTTTAGTTTCTTCTTCATTTACACTTTTTTTTTATTTTCTGACATTTTCGTCCCCTTTTGGCTATCAGCAAAATCTCCATGTATTGTACCATTGGCATCCAAACGATTCATAGCTAAACTCTTTTCATGATTACCCTTTTTTTTAGGCTCCCAATCAGGAGTAACTTCCATTTTTTCATTTACTTTTTTGAAGATACCTTTTTTAATACATTCTGCCATAATTGCATCAGTTATTAATTGTACTTTTTCTTCAAATGGATCGCCACTTCCTATTTTTTGTCCAAATGGTTGATCATTTGCTGCTGATGGACCAAACCAATCTTTTGTGTCTGAACTTTGTTTTTCAGTTGGATCTTGATTAGCTGGTGTTGAAAATGGAACTTTCCTATATCCTGGATGATTCCCAAAATCATGTAATACAGTACCATCTTCATTAACTAAATAAGCACCTTTTCCTGAATTAACAGCTTTTTTGATAGTTTCTTTTAATGTTGGTTGATTAATTTTTTGTTTTGATTCTTGAAATGGAGGAGTTACTTCATCAATATCTAAATCTGTTGTTTCTTCACCAGTGTCAGGAACAATTTCATCAGTTGCTACTTCTTCATCATTTAATAAAGCGGTTAAATTTTCTATTTTACTTTCTAAATCACTAATTTTATCAATTAATTCTTGGTCTAATTCTATATCTTGTGAATCAAGCTCTATGTCTTGTTTATCTAAATCTACATCTTGTGTATCAATAGCAGCATTGCTACTCATTGAAGTATCATCATCACTGAATAAATCATCATCTAATGAAATTTCATCTTCATCAGGTGATATTTCATCTGTTAAAATAGAATCATCATCAATACTCAATTCATTTAATGCACCTTCATTAACTTTTACAGCTTTTGCTTCTGTTGGAGGTTCTGCCATAGCAATAGATTTTCCTTGACCAGCTGTTCCTAAATCTTTTACAACTGTGGAATCTTCTGCTTTTTCACCTTTTGTCCCTTTATCAAATGGATCACCTGCTGTTGCAACTGGGCCTGGATTACCATTATTAGATAAATCATTCATATCGCCAGGCTTATCTGTTATAACAAATGGATCTCCTTGTTTTTGAAAAGGTCCTGCTTTTCCATTACTTTCAGGATCTCCTGGATGTTTTGTCATTGGTGCATTTTCTTCATTCAATTTATATGAAGTCATTCCTGAACTTTCATTCATAATCTTTGAAGCATTTATCATGATTTGTCTTTGTCTTTCTATTTCTTTTTTCATTGAAAGAGAAGATTCAGTCATTAATTCTTGATATTCATTTTGCTTTTTTTCTTCATTCAAAACTTTACCATGAGAACTATTAAGATTCATCATATATTCTTCAAATATTTTTAAAGCATGATTATAAGAAGTATATTCATATAAATTTTTATATATTTTTGAGCCTCCAAGATATTCATAATCTTCTAATACTACATTATCTTTTTTGGGAGCAACTTCAATATAAAATCTATTGTTTTCTTTGATAATTGCATACGTTTTATCATTAGGACCCAACTTAGCATATTCAACTGTTCCTAATTTTGTATTTTTGTTTTCATTAACTTCTCCTCTAAAATTCATAAGGTGAAGCATTTGTGCTTTTTGTTGTTCAGGAGTTAATTTATCTCTACTCATATTTATGATTTATTTAGATTTCAATTATTTTATTAATAAATAGTATTTAACTTTATTTTTTGTTATTTATTTTATTTCATTATCTTAAAGAATTTGAAAACACAAAAAGACTTGTTTTCAATTCATATAATTTTTGAAGATATTCACTTCTACGAAGTACTTTAAAAATCATATTAAAAATTCCATTTTCATTATGAATTCTTATATCTTCCTTTCTTGCATTTTTTATTTTCGACCAAAGTTTATTAACTTTAACAGCTAAATCAGATAAAACAGCAGAATCTTTATTATTTTTAAATTCTTCTTCATAATCATCAATTTTAGTCATAATTTCTGCTGATTTTTGTTTTACATATTCTTTATCATATTCTATATTATTTTCTTTTGAAGGAAATTGTAACCATTCATTTTTTTCTAATGAATATCTTCCATTAGATGTTGCAGGAGTTTTAAAATTTTCAACATATAATTCAATAGGATAGCCATAAATTTTTAAGCCTTCATATCTATCATTCCATTCACTTTTTTTTGAATCAAAGTAATTTTGTACAAATTCAGTTTTATCTGAAACTTCATTAAAATTGTAAACAATATGTAAATCAATATCAGAATATTTTGACCAGTTGTAACCAGAATTACTTCCAACTAAAACAATATCTCTTGGTTCAGTCCATGGTATTTCAAGAAAATCAACAAAATCATCAGCAATTTCGAGAAGTTTTAATCTTACTTTTGAATTAAGTTTATCATTTTGAAATAATTTCGGATTTAATTCATCTTTCTTTTCAAATGATTTAAGATTTATTTGATTGGCATCAACTTCTAATTCAATATTTTCTTCTATACTCTCCCTAACCAATGGACGTTTCAAGTCTTTTATTTTGTTATTTCTTACATAATCTGAAAATAATTGTAATACTTTTCTTGAATCATCATTTTTAGGAAAATTTGAAAGTTCTCTTAATTTTTGTTGAAGGTCTTCTGCTATCATTTCCACATTATTGGGTAAATATCTTGTATTAAAAGTGCTTAAAAGTAAATTTTTATGATCATTTAGGCTATAATTTTGTAAATATTTTGGTATAGCTTCTTTTATTTTAAAATCAGTATTTCCTTTGAGATATTCATAAGTTGCCATATATTTGAAAATATAATTCAATGTTGTATTAATTATATTTCCCCCACTTTTTTCCATAGGCATATATGAATCTTCTTCTTTACTTGATCTAAACCATTCTTTTAAATTGTCATTAATAGTATTTTCTGATTGTTTATTAAATTCATTTAAATTATCATAAACAAAAACTTTACCATCCCAATTAAGCATTGGTGGGTAAATATATCTATACATATTATCTATTTTTACTAAGGCATCAACTCTTTTAATATATTTATATATGTTCTGTATTTTATTATTATTGGAATATAATCTATCTTCATTTTCAGTTCTTTTCTGTTTTTGTAATTGCTCCCAATCTCGTACATTATCTCTTCTTTTCATATAATAATCTTTACCCATACTCGCTCCCCAATAATTCATTGGTTCACCTTTAAAGTTTTGATTTAACTTATCTCCATCAAATTCAATTCTTACAAAGTTATCATTCCAACCAGCAGTATATCCTAAATCAGAATTTTTTTGTCTAGTTAATGATAAAAAGAACGTACCCTTATCATATTTTGATTCTGCATCTTTGGCTATTGATGATGATAATAAAATTTCATTATGCTTTGCTATTTCATAAAAATTTGTTAAAGAAGTAAAATGATATACTATACTTGATAATGCTTCTTTTAATATATTTTTAATTAAATATAATTTATTTTCTGGTATTATAATATTTTTCTTAACTAATTTTAAATTATGTTTTATTGGTGAAGGAACAGTTACATTTTCTGTTTTCCTATTTATCAGATTAGCAATTTTATCAGCTAAATTATCTTCACTTAAATCAAAATGATTTTCATTCCACATTCTGTTTATATCATATTGTAATGGATGATCAGATACTCTTATTTTAATTTCTAATATTGGAATTTCAAAATAAAATGAAACTCCTCTTTTGTTTGAATTTTCTGTTTCTAAAAAATAAGGGTTTCCAGGTCTTAATATTTCTTTATTTATTATTCTTTCTTTTACTTCTTTCACTAAATTTTTAAATATTTCATTAATCTCTTCTCTTGTATGATATTTCATAAATTTTTCATTGATAATATTTTCATCCAATTTATTATTATATGATATTGCTGACCAATGATCAAATAATTTTAATGTACCATCTTCTGTAAATCCAAAATTCCCATAATGAAAGTCTAATATAGGAAAAATATTATTACTTATCAATTCATTTAAAGCATCTATAAATTGTTTTGCAATATTCCAAAAATCATTATCAAGTAATTTATCATTTTTTAAAAAATTAATAAAATTAGATTCTAATAAAAATGCGGGTCTATTAAAATTATTCCAATATTTTGGCGTATCATTTCCCATTTTACGATATTCAATACTTTTTTCTGTTAAAATTTCATCAAATTTTTTATTTAATTTTTTATCAATATTTGATACATATTCCATCAAAATATAATATACATTATTATTACTCATTCTTCCAACTTCATATATATTAACAAAATGTTTTAGATTTTTATTCAATAATTGTTGTGCTAATGCAGCTTCTTTTGTATAGGTAGTATATTTTAAAACCATATTATTATCTAAAAGATAAGCTGAACCATCATTACCTTCACCTATTTTTTTTACTATACTAACATTTTTATCTTTTAATAATTCTTCATAATTATTATATATTTTTCCTTCTTTTAAAATTTTATATTCATCACTTTCTGGAGAAGCATCTGTTACATGATAATATTCTAAACTTTCATTTGCATTTGAAACATTATTATTTTGATATAAACTTCTTAATCTTCCTATATTTTTTAAGTAATCTTCTATACCTTTGTCTATTCTTGAAATATAATCTTTTTTTGCTTTTTCAAAAGAATAACCATCTGGATACCATGACATTTTTTCTTTCCATGTTTCTTCATCCCATTGTTTATATCTTTCTTTTGCTTTAAGTAAATCTTCATAGTTTCCCCATAACCTTGTTGCTTTATAATTCCCTCTGTTATTTAACATTTCCTGATAACTTTGTTGTGTAAATGTTTCCAATTCTTTTGTTCCTCCTGTCAAATAAAATACATCATTTAATGGATTATTTTCAGAAACTTGTTTTATTTTACCATACATTGTATCATTCCAAGCATCATCTGATTTATTATTCATTAATTTAATATAAGAATCATATAAATGCTTGACTTCATGTGTAACCAATTCTAATATATTGCCTTTATCATATAATGCAGAAATATAAATTTCAACGCTCCCTTCATTTCCATAAAATCCATGTAACAAGCCATCTTTAATTTTTGCATTATCAGCATTAGCCCAACTATCTTCCCTGTCCCAATCATTTTCTGATAATTTATAATATACAACAATACTGTCAATAAAACCTAATTCTTCTGTATGTTCTAATAAAAATTGTCCTTCCAAATCTCCTATTATATCTTCTTCACCAGCACCTTGTATATAATCTTCAAAATTACTATCTTCTACTATTGCTTGTGTTACATATTCAGCGATTGGAACTAAATCAAACTTAACTCCTAATGCTTCATTTATATTAAAGTTAAAAACTTTTTTATCTCCCTTATTAGTTTTTATTTTTGGTTGGCTCTTATTATCAAGATAATAATCTTCTATTGTGGCTTTTTTATTTTTAAATCTGCCAATTTTTATTTCATCACCTATTTCTATTTTAGGTAAATTTATTTCATTTATCTTATTTGATTTAATATCTTTATAATGAGCAAAAGGTTTCATTTGATGTTTTCTGTCATATAACCAATCTTTAAATGTTTCTTCATTAACTTCTGTTACATATTTCAAACCTTTCCACCCTTTTTCATAATTTTTAAGGTATTCACTTTCTGCTTCTTCTTTGGAATTAACTAAAAGAAATACTTTTGATTCATCAAATTTTCCATTTAGGAACTGGTCAATAACAAATATTTTTTTTGAATTATGTTTATTTCCAAGGAATACATCCACTTGATCCCCATCTTGCCCTTTACCAGGATTTAATCCATTAGTTGTAGTTAAAAAATATCCATAAGTATTATTCATTTTAATACTCCATTTCTTACCGTTTTTATCTGTCCCACTTCTTGTGCTTCCTTTTGGCTGTTCAATAGCAATTCTAAATCCATTTATATATACTTTTCCCTTTTTATAATTTTCAGCATCAATTTGAGCATCACTTGGATTTGTATTTGTTTCTTTTTCAGCAACTTTAATTTTTGATTTAATATCTGTACTTTCAGCCAAATCTCTTCCACTGTTTCCTCCTGGTACAATAATTGAAGATTGTAAAGGTAATTTTTGTTTAGTTTTATCAACTATTATCATATATATCTCAATTGAAGCATTGTTAAATACCCTTATTTCCCTTTCATCTCTATAAGTGGGATCGCCATTCATTCTAATAGTTTCTATCCAATTAACATTATCAGGAGAAACTAAACCATACATAATAATATTATCACTTCCACCAGAAGAACCCCAGTATGCATCTGTTCCATGTTTATCCCAACTCCAATATATTCCTGCTCCTGTAAATTGTTGTTTAAGTTTAAGATAAAAATCATTTTCTCCACTTGTATAATCTAATAAAGGTGGCAATGTAATTTCTCTATATATATGTATTAAATTTCTATTTTTATCTATTTCTAAGTTTATTGTTACATCTGGCTCAAATTGTTCCTCAATTATTTCATTTATAATTTCTTCTGCATTATCATTCAAGTTTCCATTTTCATCATAATATTCAGGATATTCATCTTGGGGATATCTATTTTCTACTTCATATTCTATATCTGTATAACTTTGATATTCTTGAACATATTGATCTCTGGCATCATCAAAAGCATTTTCATATAATTTTTCTATATCTCCATTTCCTTTTATTGTACCATATTTTCCAACACTTTCTAAAAAATCAATAAAATGTAAATAATTTGGTTTTCCTTGTGGTTGATTATCAAATGGAAGTTGAAGTTGATTTCTATCTTCTTTTATACTACTGTATTTTTCATATTGCTCAATCAATTTTTGTTGAGCAGTAGTAATTATAATTTTTTTTTTCATATTATTTTCATTTGTAAATTCTTCTTTTACTGTTATGAATTGTGGATGAATATTATCATAAGTATATACAGCATTTTCTACCCTTTGATCAAAGAAAAATTTATAACCACTTGTTTCAGTTATATGTACTGATAATAAAACATATTCCCCTTTTTCATTCATTCCATATTCTTCTTTTTTAAATAAATCTAATGCTGTTTGTTTATTTGTTGATAAAAATACACAAGATGGATGTTTAAAATTTTGATTATTACTATCTTTAGGGCATAAACCTTGTTGCATTATTTTAGGTAATTTTTGTTTTAATGTTACATGATATAAAATTGGAAAATAAATTTTAATGAATTGTGAAACATCAACATCAAATTTGGGTAAATAAGAATATTTAATATTACCATTATCTATATTAATTTTCCCATTCTGATAATATCCATAACTATCCATTAATTTATTTATTTCTTCTTCATTAATTTTATTTCCTTCTAAAACAATACAAAAGCTATATAAATCATTTAATATTGTATTTTCAAAAGTATTATATTCACTCTCTTTCCATATTTTCCCACCATTTAATATCCCACTTTTATTTATAAATTTTATAACATTTTCAATAGGATATGAAGTTATTAATCCTTCATATAATTTTTTTTGACTTTTTAAATAATCATTTTTTAGCTTTGTAGTATTAAATCCAGGCAACTCATAACTCATTTCATTTATGTAAATTAAGTTTTCATATATATTGTCACTATATTCATCAAAACCTTGATTTCTTACAGATTTTACTTGATTTGGATTGAATACTATTATTTCTCCAATCCAGCTTCCATTTTTTACTACAATTCCATCATGCCCTTTTTCTCTTACATGAGAATTAAATGTTTGTGCATAATTAATGCTTGGTCTAAAACCCCCCTCATTTTGTGTTAAAATATCTTCTGATATATCTAAATAATCAGCCATTTCTTCTTTTGTATTAAAAGCATCTGTATAAAATGGTTTTCTAACATTAAGAAAAACTGCCATTGATATATTCCCATAACTGTGATTTTCTAAGGCATCCATAAAATAAAATCCTGCTCCATACATTCCTGGATCACTTTTTCCAAAATGGGACATATCAAATGTATCAAATTTGGAATTAGTACTATGTGAAACAATTAAAGGAAAACCATTTTCATCAATTATTTTTGATGAGGAATCAGGATTATTTTCCCAATCTCCAAACCATTTTTTAAATTGTTCAGATTTAACTATATTGAATAATTCTTTACTATATCCTCCCTCTTGGTTCCAATTATCATTTTCAAATATTTTTTTTCTTTCAAATTCTTCTATTATATTTTTTTGTTTAGAGGTAATTACTATATGCTTCTCCATAAATTACTTTTAATATATAATATAAATATCATTTGTTGAGATTCAAGTCTAACACAAAACACTAAAGCCCATCTAAAATAGATGAGCTTTTGTGTTTTTTACCAATGTATTTTTAAATTAAAATTATGGCATAGGTGGTACTGTTGCAGTTGTTGTTGGAAATACTCCACCTGCTTGAGTTACTTCCACTGCTGGAGTACCTAAATGTGATGCTGTGCTTGTTGGGGCATCATTATCCCATTCAAATACAGTAGATCCTGCCATTTGGAAAATAGGAGGTTGTTGATTTTTAATAATATTTTCTATATTATTTTGCATACTGATTACAGTATTTACAGCCTTATCTGATGTTGGATAAGTTGTAGTATATCCTGCTTCTTCTTTCAATTTTTCAATTATAGTTCCCCCAGTTTTGAAGCCATTAACTTCAACAACAGTATTATAAACATCTCCATACATAGGAGGAATATTCCCTGGTGCAAAATCTTTTGGTATTAATGAATAATTTGTTGCCATATCGTTTTATTGTTTAAATTGTATTATTTCTTATTAAAATGTTTCCCAAGCCATTGGAGCAAATATTGTTTCAATTTCAGTTTTAGTATACATATTATTAAATAAATATGCAATACTGAACGTTTTTTCTGAATTATCTGAATATATAAATGTAATTTCTTGTGTATTGTTATTAACAGTAACATTTGTTATATATAAATCTTTTAAGTTAAAGACCATAGAAGAACCATTACTGTAAAAAACAGTTAAAGTACGAGTTATACTATTATATTCTATATTAGTTACATTCATTATTAAAAACTCCCCCAAATTACTGAATTATCTATTGCCATTTCATCAACTTCTGATTTAGTATAATAATCATCAAATATTAATGATAAATCTGCATCTATTTCTGCTCCATCATTCATTATAAATTGTATTAAATAATTAGCTGTATCTACTGTTACATTTTCTAAATATTTATCTGTTAATTGAATGGTTTTTGTTGGAGTACCATCATTATATGTTATTGTTAATACATTAGTTGTTGGATTGTAATTAATGCCACTAACACCTTTTCCACTACCTCCTCCACCACCTTCACATTTGCAATTTTCTATAATGTATAAAATGATTCTCTCTAAAGACCAAAATGCTGTATCATTTGGAATTCCATTAAATCCACACACTTTTTGAGCTAGTTGTAATAATCTACTTCTAATTTGATTGGTATTGTGATACATTCCTTTTTTTATTTTATATGTATATAAATATTCAATATTTTCTTATTTAATAATTAATTCATCCTTTTTGTTCACAGTAATTAAAAATATATGATTCTCTTCATATTCGTTCTCTATCAATAAATCAGTTAATTTCTCTTCTATGTAATTTTCTATAATTCTAAGAATAGGTCTCCCCCCATAATTTTTATCTTCTTCTTTTAATTGCCTATATAGCCAATTAATTACTTTATCATTATATTTAATAGTATATTTTTTTTCTTTTAACAAATCATTTAATTTTTCCAAATTAGAAATCATTATTTTTTTTAAATTTTCTTCTGACAATGATTTGAAATATATTATATTATTTATACGATTTATAAATTCAGGAGCAAATTTTTTCTTTAATTCTTTTCTTAATATATCTTCTTTTTGAGTTTCCAAATTGGAATTGTCATTATTAAATCCTATTTGTTTAAATTCTGATGCTTGACGAGTTCCAATATTGGAAGTCATTATGATAATAGTATTGGAAAAGTCTACTTTATTACCATTTACTTCAGTTAAATATCCATCATCAAATAGAGTTAAAAATATATTAAATACTTCTGTACATGCTTTTTCAATCTCATCCAATAAAATTACACAGTATTTTTTATTTTTTATAGCCCCTAAAAGAAATGTTTCATCTCCATAACCAACATAACTATTAGGGCTTCCTATAATTTTTGATACTGTGTGTTTTTCAGAATATTCTGACATATCCATTCTTATAAGGCTATTCTCATTACCAAAAATATCTTTAGCTAACTGTTTAGCTAACATTGTTTTTCCTGTACCAGAAGTTCCAATTAAAATGAAGGAAATCGGTCTTTTAACATTTGATTTCAAATTTATTCTTTGTCTCTTAATGGCTGAACAAACTTTATCTACTGCTTCATCCTGCCCAAATATTTCTTTTTTTAATACATTATTTATATTTGCTAATGATTTTAAATCATTTTTATTTAACGATTGAACAGGTATTTTTGTTGATTTAGCTAATACTTCTAATATATCATCATCAGTTATAGTTACAATATCTTTATTATTTATATTTGATTTTTGAATATCTTTTATTTGAATATCAAGCATTTTTTCTTCATGTAAATATAAATCAGCTTTTTCATAATCTTCTATTTCACTTGCTTCATTTTTTTTCCTAACAATTTTATTTAGTTTATTCTTTAAACTCACAATATTATCATTTTTTTCATTTTTTAATTTTACATAAGCCCCAGTTTCATCAAATAAATCAATAGCACTGTCAGGTAAGCATCTTTCACTGATATATCTTTCTGCTAATTTGACGCATGTATCAATAGAAGAAGGCGTATATATTACATTATGAAAAGTTTCATAATAATGTTTATTATTTTTTATTATTTCAATAGTATCTTCAATATTAGTAGGCTCTACTATAATTTTTTGTAATTTCCTGGATATAATTGTATAATTTTCGATACTTGATTTATAATCTTTAAATGTTGTTGTAGCTATAATCTGTAATTCATTATCTGATAAAATAGTATTGAACATATTAACTACATCTGTATTATTGCCCCTTTCACTTAATGCAATATGAATGTCATCAAAAAATAATATATATTTCTTTGCTTCTTTTATTTCACCAATTAAAGTTTTCATTCTTTCCTCAAATACTCCACGATATTGAGTACCAGCAATCATTGAAGCCATATCAATTGATAAAACTTCCTTATTATATAAATTCATAGGAACATTTCCACTTATAATTCTTTTCACAAAACCATTAATTATGGCAGTTTTACCAGAACCTGAATTTCCAATTAAAACAATATTATTTTTATTTCTTCTTGATAGTACTTTAATAATACTTTCTAGTTCTTCTTCTCGTCCAATTAAATCATCTATTTTACCATTTTCGGCTAATTTATTTAAGTTAGTAGAATATATTTCAATGGTATTGGTTTTACTTTTTTTGTTTGGTTTTACCATATTTGAATTATTTGGGGAAACTAAAACCATTTCTTTTTTATTGTTCTTCTTTTCTTTCTGGGCTTCTTCTTCATTTTCTTCTTCCCCTTTATTTTGAAGAACTTTATTTTTTAATATTTTATAATCTAATCCTATTTTTTCAAATGCCTGTTTAACAATGTTATCATCTGCTAAAATTGCCATTAATACATGAGTAGTATCAATATATTTATCTCCCACTTCATTTCTTTGAATATTAGAATTTGTCAAAACTTCTATTAATTTTGGTTCATATTCTTTTTGTTTATTTGGATTTAATATATGAACATTATTAGTTATACATTTTTTATGTAGTAAATCAGCATATATATTTCTCAATGTTTCAATGTTATTTGATATAACACATTCATCAAGTATTTTAAATGCAGTACATTTTCTGCTTTCAAGAATAGCAAAAGTAAAATATGTTATATCAAATGTATAAGTTGGATATTCTTTTATAATTTCATGTTCCATTAAATTCAAAACATGAATCAAATCTTGTGAATATAAATTTTGTATAGACATTTTTTTGTTTTTTTAATATAAAATAAGTATTTTAGTTTCAAATTAAAGAATTATGAATGTTTTCCTACATTGTACTGGAATAATTGTTGCTTGTTTAATAGTGTTTTCTCCTATATATTATAGAGGATTACATTCAGAATTACTTATAAAATATCCAATTTTAGATTATATGTTATGATTAAAATAATATTTTTTGTAGTATTAGTACTGCTTCTTGCATTTTTTATATTAAATATTATAATGTTAATACAATATATAATCTATTATAAAGAAGCTATGAATAATGGAATGAATCAGAGGGGAGCAAAACATTATGCAGAAAATAAATTAAATAAAAAATATAAAATAAGAAAATGAATAAAAATGAAAGACTGAATATTTTCAGTGAAGAATTAAGTTTAATTAAAAATCCAGAATATAAATTATTATTAGAAAAAATCTTGGAAGAAGCCCCTACATATTTTTTTGATATGCCTGCTTCAACATCTGGTAAATATCATCCCCCTTTAAGTTTAGGACCAGGTGGATTGATTAGACATACAAAGGTAGTAGCAAAAATAATGATTATGTTATCCAATCTTAAAATGTTTGATTTCACTGATAGTGAAAAAGATTTATTATTGATTGCTGCTATTGCACATGATATGATTAAAAAGGGAGATAATAAAACTGGTCATACAGTAGATGATCACCCACAATTTGCTGTCAGATTTCTTAAAAAATGTTTGGATGAATTAGATATACCATATGAATATGATACCACAACTGACATAGAAAGATACTTGTTATTTTCTGTTGAAACTCATATGGGACAATGGGGAGAAAGATTACCTAAAACAGAAGCAGAAAAATTATTGCATATATGTGATTATCTCGCTGCCCAAAAATGTTTTGAATATAAATTTACAGAAGAAGAATATAATAAAACTGTTCCAAAAACAGAAACATTAACAATGACATTTGGGAAATATAAAGGTAAAACATTACAGGAAGTAAAAAATGTTGATCTTGATTATTTGCTATGGTGTAATGATACTAAATTGGATGTTAAAGGAGCTAATGAAATGATAAATAAATTTTTAACAGAAGAAAAATTGATTAAATAAAATGATAAATTTAATAGGACAACATTATTCGCCATATACAGAAAAAGAATTTTTGGAACAAATTTCAGAAGGAAAAATGTTATTTGGAAACTGGTTGTATAGATGCAATGATAAACAAAAGAAAATTGTTGATAAACTTGAAAAAAAAGGTAAAATGAAATTAGTAATAATGTTTCCTAAAATTAACAGGCAATTTACATAAAAAGAATAAAAAAAAGTATATGATAATTTATAAAAAATACATTCAGAAAGATGGTATTGGTTATGACCATGTATATTACCAAAGTAGTAATATTGAATATAGTATGTGTGAGGACCATCCTAATAATAGATTAAAAACATTAACAATTGTTTTTGGTAAAGGAAGAACCTACCGATATGATAATGTTGATGTTAATGATTATGTTAATTTTAAGAATGCAATCTTAGGTGAGAATTTATTGGAAAAATCTAATGGGAAAGCATTTCATAGATATATAAAAAATTATCCTGCAACTAAACTTGATGATACTGATTTGAATAAATTGCAAGAACAGAAAATACAATTTATGAAATTGGATGAATCTGAAAAAATTGCTAAATTAACAGATGAAGAAAAGGTAAATGATTGTTTCAATCTTATGATTAATGGAAATATTACTGATATTGAATTGGTTGAAAAATATGGAAAAGAAATATTTGATAAAGCAATCATTAAAGAAAATGAGTATTTGAAAACACTAAATGATTAAAAAATGGCAAGAGAAAAAAATAATGACAGATTTTTAGTAGATCCTCCTAGCGGATACTTATATGGTTTTCCCAAAGAATTTTATCCAGGTGAATGGGGAGAAGATATAACACAATTTTGTGTTGCCAATGGTTATCCACAAAAAGAAATTGATGAAATGGGAGATGCTTTTTATGTAACAATAACTAATTTAAATTAAAAAAATGAAAATTATAATTATTCCTATTATACTTGATTGTATAGTAGGTTTGTGGATACTAATTAAAGAAATAAAAGAAAAATTAGATAAATTATGAAACAATATTTAGATTTAATGAAAGAAATTCTGGTAAATGGCGATATTAAAGATCCAGCTAGAGAAAACATGCCAAGAACACGTGAACTTTTTGTTTTGGATTTAGAATTTGATATGAATGATGGATTTCCTTTACTTACAACAAAAAAAATGTATACAAAAGGCATAATTAGTGAATTAATTTTTTTTCTAAAAGGGAAAGTAACATTAGAATATTTACATGAAAATAATTGTCATATATGGGATGATGATGTTAAAAGATGGGATAAAGAAAGTGCAACTATTTTAGGGAAATCTTATCCCTATTTTTGGCGCAGTTTTGGTGCAAAAAAAATAATAGGTTATCCTGATAAAAAACCATTTACTATTAAATTGAATGACATTCCAGAAAATATGAATTTGGAAATATACCATAGTAAAAATTATGGAGATTTTGTAAGATCTAATTTATGTTATTTAGAAAATAGGCATAAAATATTTGAAATTTATTTTTTAAATACTGGATATAAAACAGCTATTAGAGAAGAACATATAAAAGATAGAAGTATTTATGATCCTTATTTTCCAAAATATTTAAATGTGGCTTGTACTGGTATATATAATAAAAAAGATATTTTGACAATAAAATTTAAAAAAATATGGGAACATATGATTGATAGATGTTATAATGAAAATAATATTGGATATAAAAATTATGGGGGAAGAGGAGTAAGAGTATCCAATAGATGGAAATGTTTTGAATATTTTTTGGAGGATATTAAAGATATACCAAACTATGAATTAAAAATAAAACAATGGAAATTATATGAATTAGATAAAGATATTAATGGAAATGGTTTATTGTATTCTAAAACAACATGTAAATTTGCCACTAAAATGGAAAATATATCTACTCAACATAAAAAATATATTATTAAAAATAAAGATGGCTTTGAATATTTAATAGATAATGTTCCTTTATTTGTTAAAAAAAATAATTTGAACGAAGATTCTTTTTATAGTTTGTTAAGTGGTAATGATAAATCATATAAAGGATTTACATTAGTTAGAAAAAATATAGATAATGGTATTGATCAAATTAAAAATTTAATTAATTTGATATTATCAAATCCAAATTCTAGATACCAACAAGTTTTGTCCTGGGATCCAATGGTTTTAGAAAATAATGAAGTTTGTTTACCTCCTTGTCATATTTTATTTTCTACCAATATTAGAAAAGGAGAATTTTTAGATTTATTAATGGTACAACGCAGCGTAGATTGGGCTTTAGGGTTGCCATTTAATATAGCAAGTTACGCCTTTTTACTACATATATTAGCTAAAATTACAGGCTATAAGCCAGGTAAATTTAAATGGCATGGTAATTCTTGTCATCTATATGAAAATCAAATTGAAGGATGTTTAGAACAATTACAAAGAGAACCAAGAAAATTACCTTGGTTAGATTGGAATTATGGAGATAAGAATACAAATAAATTTTTAGAAATTGTTGAAAATAAACTTAAAGATAAAAAAATATATGAGAGTGAAGAATTAACAGAGTTATTTACTTTATTATCTTCAAAATCATTTTTAATTAATGATTATAATCCTTATCCAACAATTAAATTTCCATTATCAACAGGATTAAATAAGCCTGAAATAACAACAACATTTGAAGAATTAAAATTAAATTAAAATAATATGAAAGAAAAGTTTTGTGCAATTACATTTGTAATAGATGAAAGTGGTTCAATGTCTCCACGAAAAAAAGATGTTATTGGTAGTTTTAACGAGTTTGTAGAAGCTCAAAAGAATTTGCCTGATGGAGATATAATGGCATCTTTATATACATTCAGCAATGATGTTAGAAGAATATGGGTTAATCAGCCTAAAGATGAATTAAAAACTATAACTGAAAGAGATTATAATCCTGCTGGTGGAACGGCACTTTTTGATGCAATAGGAAAAGCTATTAATGAAACAGGTGAAGAATTATCTAAAATCAATGAAGAAAATAGACCTTCAAAAGTACTTGTTGTTATAATTACTGATGGAGAAGAAAATTCTTCTTCTGAGTTTTCATTATCACAAATAAAAGAAATGATTGAACATCAAGAAACTGTATATAACTGGTCATTTATTTATCTTGGTGATGATTTATCAAAATGTACTGATGGAGTTGATATGGGTATTAGACACATGGCAGCTTATGGTAGTAATACTAGCTCAACATTACATTATGTTTGTGATGTTGCAACAAAATACAGATGCTCTGCAAGTATGGCTGATGCTGATTCATTTATGGAACAATCACTTGAAAATGTTGGTTAAAATATATGCACATAGAAACAATACAAATTAAAACAAGGAGAGGTGAAAAGGGTTGGAGTAAAGATGGCTCAATGCCTCTTTGTGGCTTTGATAATTGGAGTTCTGATGTATGTGGTGATACATGGTGTGCAATCCATAAAAGAGGAGTAACTTATGATGAATGTGATAATTGTCAAATATTAAAAGATAAATTCAAAGATGATTAACTTAATAGTAGCAACAGATTTAAATTCAGGAATTGGATATAAAGGTAATCTTTTATATCCAATAAAAGCCGATTTGAAGAGATTCAAAGAATTAACAACTAATGGAGTTGTAATAATGGGAAGAAAAACTTGGGATAGTTTACCTAAAAAACCATTACCTAATAGAAGAAATATTGTTTTATCTAATTCAGGAACATCAATTTACGAAGAAGATGGTAATTTTTTGGGCTATTTAGATAAAAATTCTTTCCCAACAGATTTTGATGGATTGATATTTTCTTATAGATTAGGAATTAATAGACCTCTTATTAATAATATGAAAGATGTGTGGGTAATTGGTGGAGAACAAATTTATAATTTATTTTTACCTTATGTAGATAGAATTTATTTAACAAAAATACATTCAACATTTGAAGCAGATGCTTTCTTTAAGTTTCCTGAAACAGGATTTGAACCAATAGAGCCTCCTGTATATATTGATAATGATACAGAAATTCCATATAGTTTTGAAGTGTGGGGTAAAATATAAATAAGAATATTTATTATCAAATTATTAAGTTATGTTAAAAATATTGTTATTATTAATAGTTTTTAATTTCATTATATCAACAGCCATACAAATGTATAGGCAAGTTAATTTTACAATAAAAAATTTTATAATTTGCTTTGTTCCTTATTATGGAATAAAATATTCCTTAAAAACAAATGATATTGCAAAATAAAAGCCTCTTTTTAGGAGGCTTTTCTATTTTAAATATTGTCATAAATTTTCTGTACAGCATCTTTGGAAAATCTATGTATACCAATTTTATTTGCTGTCATTAATTCTTCTGTTGGTGATGTTTTATTATATGCTGACATTTCTCCATCACAATTTCCTAAATAAACTAAAATGCTATCACCATAATAATGACATCCAATAACTCTTTGTTTACCCCAATCATTAGAACGTTGATGATTATCAGGAGATTCTAAAAATAAATCTTGTTTTTTGGAATAAAACCATCCACCACCTCTTCTGTTGAGTTTACTTCTTAATTTAGAAATCAATTTTTCTTTTGTAATTACTTTTTCTTTCATGTTTTTTAATCTTTAATATATAAAATTTCTTTAACTTTAATTATTTCACCATTCATTTTACTGTAACTGCTGTTTTTAGCTTCTAAAAGTACTTCTTTGGTATCATTTAATGCTAATCTTTTTCCTTTGTTATTTCCTCTATCACCATTGTAAGTTAAACCATAACTACAAGGTAAATTATTGCAGTAATCAATTAATTCTCTCTCATCAATTGTGCCATAATACATTTTCTTTTTATCACTGTCTGAATAAGGAGGGTCAAGAAATACAAAATCATTTTCTTCTGGCTTAATATCAACATAATTTATATGTTTAAATTCTACATTAAAAGCATTTAATATATCAGAAGCATTAAAAAGTATTTCTTTCATTTTATCAGGATGAATACCTGGCCTTGAAAAATGACAAGTGCTATTATATTCACCTTTATTATTAAATCGTAATAAACCATTAAATGCCGTTCTAGTGAGAAATAATAATAAAACATATTTCTGTTCACTCCAATCTCCATCTATTCTATTATATAAACCTCTTACAACATTAAAATTGTCTTTTCTATTTTGATATAATTTATCTGTAGGCAATGGAATAGAACTATAATTATAATTGAAGTTATCCCAAAAACTTGAATACCAATGATGTAAATATAATGGTTTTTCTTTTATAGCATTCCATAAATCAATTAAATCTTTATTTATATCAGAACATTGATATTTTGTTATTCTATTTCTTAAATATCCTTGTTTGAGATTTGTTAATATTTCAAATAAGACGCTGCAACTACCACAAAATGGTTCATAATAAGTTCCATTTACACTATATGGAATTTGTTCCACTATTTGTTTTGATAAGGATGATTTTGAACCTGACCACTTTATTGGATTTTGAAATTTGCTCATATTTTTATATATTTGTTGATACAAAGATATAGAAAAAGATATTTATATCAAAATATGAATTAAGTGAAAACTATTATACTTACAGAAAATCAATCTAAAAAACTCATATCTTATATGATTGTGGAGCAAACTCAATTAGATATTGTTCTTGATTTGAAAAATTTTCTTGACCAGCATTATGAAAAAGGAGAACAGACTGAAATAACTCCTGATGGTAAATTTACAAATAAAAAAGTAATTGGAGTAAAATCCAAAGGTGATGATGGAAAAGATGTAATAGTTACAAATATAACTCCACAAGATTTATTTTATAGATTGGAGCCAAAGGTTAAAGATAAAATTGATAAAGGAGAAAAACGTGATGCTTTTCTTAAACAGCTAATCATGGATTGGTATAACAATAAAATTACTTTACAGGGAAATCTTTCCAAAAATTTAGTAATATAATGTTGTGTTTTTATTTTAAAAAATATACTTTTGTTTAACAGAGTTTTAAAATAAAATTAAAAAAAATCAGATTATTTTGGTACATTTGATAGTATTTATTTCTTACCAAAAAATAAAATTTACAAATATTGTTTATGATCGAAAATAAAAATTATAGTTATGATGAGGTTTACAATGCCACCCTCAAGTACTTTAACAATGATGAATTAGCTACAACTACATGGATTAAAAAGTATTGTTTAAAAGATGAAAATAAAAATTTATGTGAATTAACTCCTGATGATAGTCATAGAAGATATGCTAAAGAATTTGCAAGAATAGAATTTAATTATTTTCAAAAAATAGATAAAACCAAATATGAATTATTATCTGATACTGGAAAAAAACGTTTTGATAAATTAAAAAATGCAACATTAGAAGAATTAGAGGAACATTTTTATTTTTATTTGAAAGGATATAGATATATAATTCCAGGTGGTTCAATAATGGAAAACTTAGGAACAAATTCTCCTACTTCAATTTCCAATTGTTTTGTAGTTGATGCAGTAGAAGATTCTATTGAGGATATTCTAATTTCTGTTATGGAAATGGGGCAAGTAGGAAAACGCCGTGGGGGTTGTGTTGAAGAAAATTCAAAAATTTTAGTGAAAGATAAAGGTATTATACCAATAAAAGATGTAAATATTGGTGATATGGTTTTAAGTTTTAATATTAATGCTAAAATTGATGAATGGAAAAAAATTACAGATAAATTTTATACAGAAGTTTTACAAAATGAACAAATAGATATACAATATAATAATGGTATTAATTTAAAAACATCAAAAAAACATCCATTATTAGTATTAAAAGAAAAGGAATATGGATATGAAAATTATAATAGCGGTTTATTAGACAAAACATTTAATAAAACTATTTCTGGTAAATCATATAAGCATATTTTAAATAATTATGATGAAATTGGTTGGTGGATTGGTTGTCATATGGGTGATGGTTCAGCTAGACTAACTATTCCAAAACAATATGGATATTATGCTGGTGTTTTTAGTATTATTGGAAACAATAAAGAGATTATTGAAAAATATAGGAGTATTTTTTCAAAAATGATTAATAATGAAAATATATCATTAGTTACAAAAGTTAAAAGAAAATCTTATAAAAGCGAATGTTGGGAATTTAGAGTTTCAAGTATAGATGGTGTTTATATTATAGATAATTTTTTAGATAATCAAATTAATAAAAAAACATATACTTGGAGTGTTCCAAATTTTATAAATAAAAATAATTTGTGGATACCATTTCTTGCTGGCTTAATTGATTCTGATGGTCATATTAGAAAGGAAGGTAAAATTGATATTGATATAACTTCAAAAAATGCTATTGATGATATATCATTTTATTTATCTTCAATTGGTCAAAGATATAGTGTAAATATTAGATATCCTAAAAAAAATAATGAAAATAATTTATATAGATTACATATCTATAAAGATTCTGATATATATACTGAAATAATGAATTATGTAATTCATCCAGATAAATTAAATAGGATGAAAGAAAGAAGTTATAGGCATCAATCTGGGAAAATAAAACTTCTTAATGAAGAGATAGAATTAATAAATAATGTAAAAATATCTTCTTTGGGACTTAATAAAAGAGAATATAATTTATTTAAAGCTAACAGAATTAATTTAAATAAAGAAAGATCATGTGGAAAAGCTGCATTATATTTGTTTAATAAAATTGGTTTAATTAATAATTCTAAATTATTTGAAATACTATCGAGAACTCAAGTAAAATCTATAATAGAAGATAATAATATAAAATATAAATATATAGATATAGTTGTTGAAGATAATAATAATTATTATTGTGGTAGTAATTTTGGGTTTGTTAACATTCATAATTGTGGTATTGACATTTCAAATTTAAGACCCAATAATGCTGCTGTTAATAATTCAGCAAAAATTTCTTCTGGTCCTGTTGATTGGATGCAAATATATGATGTAATAGGCAAAATTATAGGGCAATCAAGTCGTAAAATGGCTATGATGATTTCAATGGATATCAATCATCCTGATATATTAGATTTTATTAAATGTAAACAAAATACAAATGCTATAACAAATGCTAACATATCTATTAAATTTAATGATGAATTTATGCAAGCACTTGAAAATGATGAAGATTATATATTGAGATTTCCTTGTGATTTAAAAATTGATGAAGAAGTTTTGAAATATAATATAGAACATATTAAAAAAGATTACTTTTTATATAATCACTTATACAATCTGGTTAATATTGATGGTACTCATAAAGGTTATATAAAAATGGTAAAAGCAAAAGAAATATGGGATGAATTTGTTTATTCCAATAGAAATCATGCCGAACCAGGATTTTTAAATTGGGATAGAATGATAAATTATGACCCCACATCAATATATAAAGAACTCAAAGCCGTATCTACAAATCCATGTGGTGAATTAAGTTTGGCTCCAAAAGATTCATGTCGTTTAATGGCTACTAATCTTTACTCAATGGTATCTTCCCCCTTTACAGAAAATAGTTCTATTGACAAGGATTTGATGAAAGAGATTTTTTATGAAATTCAAGTTATGACTGATTTAATTGTTGACTTAGAAATTGAAGCAGTTGATAGAATTTTATTACTTTTATCAAAAAGTTCAAAGAGTAAAAAACTTGAAATTAAATTGTGGGAAGAAATAAAAAATATAGGTTCTTTAGGTAGAAGAACAGGAACTGGTTACACAGCTTTAGGTGATATGTTTGCAGCGTTAAATAAGCCTTATGGAGATTTTGACATACTTCAAAAGGTGATGAAATTAAAACTTGAAAATGAATTGGATGCTTCTATTGATTTAGCTATTTTGAAAGGTACATTTCCATTATGGGATAAAAATAAAGAGTTTCATGAAGTTTCAGATAGTGAAAATACATATATTGATTTAATAGGAAATAATGAATGGTATCAATTTATTATTGATGAATTTCCTTCTCAAACTATAAGAATGCTAAAATATGGAAGAAGAAATTCGGGAATTAGTACATTAGCCCCAACTGGCACAGTATCAGTAATGACTCAAACTACTTCTGGTATTGAACCATTATTTTTACCATTTTATGTAAGAAGAAGAGTATTAACCCCAGGAGAAACTGCCGATTACATTGATGAAAATGGTAAAGGATTTAAGGAATTTGTTGTTGTTCATCCAAAATTAAAAGAATATTTTCTTGCTAGTAGAGGTTTAAATGAATATAATGGGTGGGAAAATACAGATTGGCAAAGAGTTTATGAAGAATCACCATACTATAAACAAACTGCAAATGATATTAATTGGGTTGAAAGAGTTAAAATACAAGGATTAATACAAGAATTTATAACTTCTTCCATTTCATCTACAATTAATCTTCCTCAAAATGTAACTATTAAAGAAGTAGATGAAATTTATAAAAATGTATTCAAATATAACTTAAAAGGTTGTACAATATATAGAGAAGGTTCTCGAAGTGGTGTTTTAGTGGCAACAGATAAAAAAAATGACGATCCTTGTAAAGACTTTGCAACACATAATGCTCCTAAACGTCCAAAAACATTAACTAGTGATTTTTATAAAATAAAATATAAAGGTCAAAATTATATTATTATCATTGGTTTATATTGCGAAATGCCTTATGAATTATTTTGTTTCATCCCAACACTTGAAAATATTGAATTAAAAACCTCCTTTAATAAAATAAAAGAACATAGAGGTACAATAACAAAAATAAAAAAGAACTTATATAAATTTGATTCAGAATTTATCACAATTCCTAACTTAACAGAATTTAACAGTGAAGAAGAAAAAAGGCATTGTACTCGTACTTCATTAGAATTAAGGCATGGAATAGGACTTGAATATATTATTAAAACCTTCAAAAAGTATGATGATAGTATTACTTCATTCAGCAGTGTTTGTGCAAGAATCTTAAATAGATATTTAGAGAAAAAAGAAGGTAATATTAATGAAACTTGTCCTGAATGTGGATTAACAAATTCTATTATATATGAAAATGGATGTAAAAAATGTACTAATTGCGGATGGTCAGCTTGTTCATAAGGTGGTGTTTTAATTGTTTATTTTCTGTTTAGTCTAAATGTTATTTTTATAATAATCATACTATTTATATTTAAATTATAAGTATGTCTAAATCTTTAACAACAGAACAATTTATTCAAAAGGCTAAACAAATACATGGGGATAAGTATAATTATAGTAAAGTTGAATACATAAATAATAAAACAAAAGTTTGTATTATTTGTTCCCAACATGGAGAATTTTGGCAAACTCCTTCCCGTCATTTAGAAGGAAGGAATTGTTTAAAATGTATGAATGATATAAAACATAATAAACAAAGAAAAACAACTGAACAATTTATACAAGATGCTAAAAAAATTCATGGAGATAGGTATGATTATTCCAAAATAGAATATATTAGCGCATCTACTAAAATATGTATTATTGATCATACTATAAATCCAAATACAGGAAAAGAATTTGGCGAATTTTGGCAAACTCCTAATAGTCATTTACGTGGAAGTGAAAATGAAAAAAGCTCTTATATAAAAAGAGGAATAAATAAACGTATAGCTCAAAAAGAATTTATTAAAAAATGTAATGAAATTCATAAAAATCGTTTTGATTATAGTAAATTAATATATAAAGGAAGTGATAAAAAAATATGTATTATTGATCATACTATAAATCCAAATACAGGAAAAGAATTTGGTGAATTTTGGGAATTTGCAAGTCATCATTATAAAGGCAGAATACCAAGACAAATTGAATCTATTTATAGAGGGATAGAAAAAAGAAAAACAACTGAACAATTTATACAGGATGCTAAAAAAATTCATGGAGATAGGTATAATTATTCCAAAGTTAATTATATTAATGATTCTACTCCTGTTTGCATAATTTGCCCAGAACATGGGGAATTTTGGCAAGTTCCAAGAGGACATTTAAATTATCATGGATGTTTAAAATGTAAAACATCAAAATTACAAACAAAAATTAGAATAGAATTAGAACAAAATAAAATAGAATATATTGAAGAATGCAATAAAAAAATACTTTGTTTTGCCAAAAGGTTTAAATTTGATTTTTATTTACCTCGAAAAAATATATTAATTGAATGTCAAGGTGGACAACATCTTTACAAAATAAATTATTTTGGAAATAAATTAAATGAAGTGATAAAAAGAGATATTGAAAAGTATAATTTATCCAAAGAAAATAATATCCATTTATTATATTTTGTTAATAGAAATGAATTTAAAGATGAATATTATAACAATCCCTTATTTAGTAATATATATCAAAAAGAAAATGTATTTTTTGATGTTAATGAATTAATAAATTACATAAAATAAGATTTATAAATATTTATAAGAAAATATTTTTGATTTATGTTAAAATTTTTTAAAGGATTAAAGGCTGCTTATGATGCTATTGTTTCAAAAGATCCTAATTCTATTTATATAACTACTGATGAAGGCTTAATTTATCTAGGGGATAAAAAAATAGGTCGTTCTCCAAATTACACATTAAATGAAGAATTTACTGGTTTTTATTTCTATGATACAGATGATGGGCAATTACATAAAATATATCAGAAAATGGTACAATTACCAAGTACTGCATTTGCTGCTATTGCTGCTCTTTCAACACCTCATAATATATCAAATATAAATAAAGTATGGGTTCATGAAGGATTTACTATACAACTTACTGGTGGAGCAACTCCTGCCAATGCAGGTCAATCATTACCTTTACCATTTCAAGCAGCTACTCTTGCAAATGGTATTACTGTCCAAGTAAATTTAACAAATATAGTAACCCAAAGTGGAAGTATAAGAGTAGATAATAATTATAATATGATTGTACTAAGATATACTTGTACAGATAGATAAAATTTAAATATGTATGTTTCCTGTGTTAAAATTTTTAAAAGGATTAAAAGCAACTTATGATAGTATTTTTAATAAAGATGAAAACACTCTTTATATAACTACTGATGAAAATGTAATGTATTTAGGAGATAAAGAATTATGTGCGCTTCCAGATTTTATACTTACTGAAAAGTATACAGGTGTAGATTTTTTTGATATAGATGATAATCAATATCACAAAATTTATAAACAAATGATACAATTGCCTACTAATGCTTTTTCTACAACAGCCACTAATAATTATAATCATAACATTCCAAATGTAGATAAAATATGGATATATAGAGCATTTTCTTTTAATCCAAGTACTAATAATACTTTACCTTTGCCTAGTTCAACAGTTTCAAATGTAGCTAGTAACGATATTGGTATAAGAATATATGTTGGAAGGCAACAAATCACAACTACAACAAATGTCGCAAGAGGTAATTATACTTATAATAGAGTTGTATTAAAATATACATGTACAGATAGATAAGTTATGAACAAACCATTCAAAATAGATTCAGAATTTTATGATGCTGTAAAATATCTTGTCACAATTCAATCTCTCAAATCTTTTGAAAATTCTGCTGGAAGCCATGCACTTGCTTTCTTTAAAGCTATGTTTGAAAAATCAAGTTATGGGTTAATTCGTATTTTTACTTATAATTTATGTGATGATTTATCAAATTCTGATGAATATATTAAAGCCTTAAAATATTTTCTTAAAAAAGGATATGTAAAATTTTTGCTTAAAACAATACCTAATAGTAAAGAATTAAATGAAAAGGAAATATTCAAAACGTTACGTTCAATAGATAAAAAAAAATATGAAATTAAAAAAACAGATGAAAAAGCAACATTGGAATATGGAGAACCAAAATTAAGATATGAAATAAATTTTTCAACAGGAGATGATAATATCTATAGAATAGAATATGATATAAATTATCCTTTTAAAGCGAAATGTTGTTTTAATGATGAAAAAGTAACAAATAGATTAAATACATTATTTGATAAATCTTTTTCTACTGCTACCTCTATTGATTTATAAGATTTTTTAACATTATTTATTTTCTAATGTAAAATTTATTTTGTATCTTTGTAATCATTATTAAATTAAAAAAAAATGAGCGCACAAAACAAGAAAAAGAAAGAAAAAAATGCTTGGAGTTATCATGGATTTGCATTAAAAGAACATGAATCAAAATTGAAAAGATTATTGTATTTCAATGCAAGTCAAAGAAGAAAAAATAATAAAATTGAAGAAGAATGAAAGTTTGGTATGCATGGACTCCTGATAGGAGAGAAGTTTTTTTAGAAAAACCATGGCATTATATTAAAAGTGAAAAACCAGATAGATTATTTCCTGTTACTTTCTGGTGGTATAGAGATGTGGAAAATGCTGTTCCTATTAAATTGACTCATGAAAAAGAAAAACAATTATTAGAAGAATACCCTTTTTCTAAATTGCGTGATGAATTAGGTTTTCTATTTCTAATTGAAGTTGATGAAAAGGATATAATTTATATTACAGAATGATTGATAAAGAAAGATTAGAAGCTCATTTGAATAATGGTGAAAGGGAATATGTAATGGCTGCTGCTATTTATATTGATGATGAAAAAACCTATCAATATAAACCATTTAATATTAACACAGGTTATGTAGTTTCTGGATGGAGACATCATTGTATATGGGAAATTTTTGGGAGAGAAACAGTAGAAAAGTATATGAAATCAAAGTGGGAAGATGGATTCATAACCAACAAAAATAGATTCTTAAATAGAAAAGAAGCACTTGAATTAGTTATTAAAAATGGACAACTTACTAAACCTTTATTGGGAGGTAGATTAACATCAGAAGATTTATGGTAGTAAAAACAAACAGAGGAGAAGAATTTGAATTAACTTATAATGAAGAGTTATATTATAAAGCATTGAAAAGGCTTGAAAAATATGCTGATAAACAAGGTAGAATAAGTTTATTTGGTGCTTCTGGTAGTTTATCTTTAAGAATTAATGATACTTGGAATAATGATGAATTTGACACAGTTTTTGGAATATTTTGTGATGGTGGTGATGGTAGTGATAATTTTTAACAAATAAATAAATATGAAACCGTTTGGGCGTGTTAAAAAAATTAATTTTCCTTCTAAACAAGATTACATACATGGTAGATTGAAGAAAGAGGGACATATTAACTGGTGGGAAGAAATGAACACAACAGTATCTCGTGGAAGTTTAAATCATAAAATTAGACAATATATTAAAAATATAATATGAAAATTACAAAACAAGACATATTGAAAATGAACAAAAAAGTTTCAAGAGAAATAGAACTTGAAACTCATATTGGCTTTATATCTTATGATAGACCTCATAAAAATAAAAAAAAATATAATAGAAAATCCCAACCGAAAGATTGGGATTTTTTTATTAATTATGATTTGTTTTCTAATTGTTCTATCCGTTTCGTCAGTTCCTGAATAGCTCCTACCAATGTATAAATAACCTGCGATGTATCAATGCTTAACAAATCTTCAAATACAACATCTTCTTTTCCTTCAACTTGATACACTTTCTTCACCTCACTTACTTGCTTTGGAAATACCTCCCTAAAATCCTGCGCTATAAACCCAGTTACAGTTTTATCACCAGTACTATTTACAAAATCTTTATATGAAAATCGTTTGACTTTTAACCTGTTGGCATCACTTAAACATATTGTTGTGTTTGCTTCAACTATGTTTTCTTTGATACGTTCATCTGATGTTGTATTAAATGCTGTAGCTGTTCCTGCTCCTCGATAAACAGTTACAAGAGCTGAACTTCCTAACTGCATTGTATTTGCACTGGACACAACTGCTCCTGCTCCTATCGCAATACATCCTGTATTATTTGCTACTACACTAGTTCCTATTGCTATTGTATTTAAACCAATAGCTTGTGTACCTGTACCAATAGCTAATGCTTGTAATCCATTAGCACTACTTTGAGTACCTAAAACAAGTGCAGATGAATTAACTGCACCACTATTTAGCCCAATAGCTATTCCTGAATTACTATTTTGAAGAAGTGCTCCTCTTCCAATAGCTATTCCATAAGAAGCGTTTAGTCCAGCAATTGCAAAACTTCCTATTGCCACTGTATTAGGTGAAATTGCATTTGAATAATATCCTATTGAAATTCCACTATTTGCACCTGACATAACACGAGAGGAATTTCCTATTGCAATTCCATTAACTTCATCACATGCACTTCCAATACATATACTGCCATCTGCATTAGCAGTTCCACCAACAGCTATCGCTCCACTAGCTAAAGCATTTGTCCAAGCGCCAATAGAAAGAGCATAATCTGCTCCATTTGCATTAATAATTGGTAAACTTGTATTTGCAGTAGGATCAGCTTTCGCTCCATAGCCAATAACTGTTACATTTTTCCATGTTCCACTTGCATTAGATCCTATTATAACTCCCTGCCCACTAAAACTACTATTTCCAGAATTATAAAGAGTGGCATAGCCATGTGCTCCACTTCCAATTATAACTGAATTTCCTGGTTGACTTGTAGCATCTTGACTTGCATTAAAACCTATAACAACTGAAGTATTTGCTGCTGCATTAGCAAAGTACCCTATTGCTATTGAATTAATAGATGAAACTGCATTAAAACCTATTGCAATTGGGCCAGTACTTAATAAACCTCCTGCTGCACTTGAGTTATAACCTATTGCAATTCCTCCAAAGCCATTAACAGTACTATTAGGGCCAATAGGTAAAGGAGAAGAAGAACTTAATTTATTTCCATAAGGAACAAAAATATCTGATAGTTCTGTTATAGCAGAACCATCATTCATAAACAATCTTATATTACCCCCCCCCCCTATTTTTCCAAATGCTATTTGTCCAGAGGTTAAAGTAGTAGAATTGGGCATATTGCCACTTTGTATAACTTTTAAATTTGTTGGTATATTCATTATAATAATATTTACTCATAAATATATAGTAAAATAAAAAATTTTGTATATTCATTTTTTTTTCATATCTTTGTATCATTTTTAATAAAATTAAATGAAAAGAAGTATATTACTTATATTATTATCTTTATGTTTTGAAATAATTCATGCTCAAGATAAAATGAAAGCTGATTTCTTTATTGGAGTTGGAACAGATTATAATTTGGAATATAAAAATTTAAATAATAATACATTATCCAAATATGCTTTTTTAGCTTCTGCTATTAATTATAAAACATTTACGTTTCAATATATGATAAGAAGTGATAATGTAAGTAAAATAGAAATAGATAAAAATTGGTATAAAAACAATTCTTTTATTGGAATTGATTATGATTTTATTAAAACTTCTACTGTTTATTGGGGAAAAGATTTCTCTTTTAACGAAAAAAGCATGTTTGAAATATCTATTGGATATTGGAAAGATTTTGATAATAAAGGAAAAAATGGTATCTTTGTGACACTTATTTTACAATATAAAATTAATTAAATATATGAATGCTTTTAGAAATATTCTTTATAGAGGGGCAGAGTTATATAAAGAATCAAAAGGAGATAAGAATCTATTATCAGCATTAATTGAATTAGAAACTTTGAATAAAGGAGAAGATTTTTTAAAAAATTATGCTGAAGAACATTTTTATAATAATGAAGATGATGAATGAAATTGGTGATTTAATAGAATACTGGCAATCCAAATATACAATATTAAAAGATTGGGATATACAATATAAAGAAGATGGATTGGAATCAGAATGTTTAATATATCCAGAACTAAAAATAGCATATATTGGAAAGTATAATATGGTGGTTAGAGGGGAGTTATGTAATTTGAATGATTATATAAAACATGAGATGATTCACATTGCAATATCTATGATGAAACGAGATGAAAGTGGATATTTTGGTTATGAAGAAGAATTAGTTGTGGATTTATGTAAATTGATAAAATAATTACCTAAAAAATGTTTAGTTACCTTTATGTGGTAATTATGTAATATTAAAGTAGAATAAACATGAAAATATATAATTTAGAACAAGTAACAAGGATTTTTCTTTTTAAAAGAGAATATGTAGATAGATTTGAATATGTTGAAAAAGAACTCATAATAACTGGTATTTTCTTTAAAAAAAAGAGATGGAGTAATTCTTATTTTAATGATAAATGGGAATTAGGATTTGCACATGTTGAGCCTGAAAAAATTAACACTTATTCTCATGGAAAATATATGATTGATCCAGAAGATAAAACAAAAATATATGAAAAACCAGTAATTTATTTATATTTTTCTGATGGGAAAGATGCAAAAGAAATATACTTTTTATCTGATGAAGAAATGATAGATTATTATAATACTAATATTAAGCCAAAACTTAATTTAAATAAATGTTTGATAAGAAATGAGTAAAATTGAATTATATAATGAAGATATTTTTGATGTTCTTATAAATGATAAATTTGATGGAAAATTAATAATACCAAATTCTATTGATTGTATTATTGCAGATTTACCATATTTTGAAGTAATAAAAAATAAATGGGATAACCAATGGGCAAATTTGGAATCTTATCTTGATTGGATAACTCTAATTATTAGATGTTTTCCTCAATTGTTAAAAGATAATGCAAATATTATTTTATTTACTTCAAGACAATATAATAAATATATATGTAAAAGACTGGATGAGTATTTTGATGAAAAACGTATTATTATATGGGCAAGAAAAAGAGGATTTAATAATACAAGAGGAAAAGCATTAGCTTCTGGATATGAACCAATTTGTTATTATTCAAGAGGAGATAATCCTGTTTTTAATAATATAAAAATAAAACCCGAAACAGACAGAAAAGAATATACCGAAGGTATTTTGAAAGAGGGGATTACTTTATCCGATGTTTGGATGGATATTCCTGCTTTACCACATAATTCAAAAGAAAAAGTTGCTCATCCAACACAAAAACCTTTGAAATTAATGGAAAGAATTGTATCTTTGTTCACTAATGAAGGGGATACTGTTTTGGATTTTTGTATGGGTTCAGGGACGACAGGGGTAGCTTGTAAAGAATTAAATAGAGATTTTATTGGAATTGAAATGGATTATGATTATTTTTGTATTGCAGAAAAAAGAATAAATGAATACAAAAGAGAATAAAAAAATATTATGTTTAGATTGTATGTTTGCAGGCGAATATATAAATTTTGGCGTATATGTAAATAAAGAAAACTGTAAATATTGTAGAATTCATGGCATAGAAAGACTTTTTTTTTATCGTGTTGATAGATGTTCATCTTATAAATCAATAAATTAAATGAATATGGAAAATGTTAAACAAGTTATAGTAGTTAGAAAAGACCTCAATATGAGGAAAGGCAAATTAATTGCCCAAGGTTCTCATGCGAGTTTAGGAGCCTTATTACAGTTATTTAATAAATATGATTATACCCCTAATTTTACCAAAGCTCCTGTAATGACTTGCTACGAAACAAGATTTGAAAAAGATGGAGTATTAGATAAATGGTTAAATGGTATATTTACTAAAATATGTTTATATGTAGAATCAGAAGAAGAATTAGTAAATCTATATAATAAAATAACTTCTGAAAAACCTGAAATACCTTGTGTTATGATTGAAGATGCTGGATTAACAGAATTTCATGGAATTAAAACCAAAACTTGTGTTGGTATAGGGCCCTGGTGGAATGAAGATATTGATGAGTTTACAAAAGAATTAAAATTATTATAATACAAAAATAAAGTATGTCAAAAGAAAGTGTAATAAAATTAGTTGAAAATAGAGGAATACCAAATGAAATATTGAAATATAATAATTTAATATCTACTCTTTTTACTTATGTACAAAATCAAATGAAAAGGCAAGTGCCAAAGCAATTTGGTGATGGTAATAAAACAGTAGGTAATTTTTACGAAATACTCATTCCTTTTGATTTATTAAAAGGAATTCAATTTATAGAAACTTTACAATTAACAGTAAAAGTTTATGATTTTATTAATACTAAACCAGGAATGGTTGGAACGGGTGATCATCTAAGTGGTAATAAACAGATAATTGATAATAATGGTAAATTAAATGCAGGAATAATAAATGTAAATACAACTTCTTACAATGGAGGATTAATTAAAGAACAATTTTATTCAGTCCTATATCATGAATTAACACATTTATATGAAACATATATTCGTTTAAAGAAAAATTCAGATCCATCTAATAATAAACAAGTTTCAACATTTTTTCAAAGTCATAAAGAATTTAATACAGCAGCAATCAATCAAGGTATAAATTCCAATGATATGGATATTGTTCACTTTTGTTTTGTAAGTTATTTGTTATTCATTAGAAGTGAAAAAAATGCTCATGTAGCTTCTGTTTATGGACAATTAAGAGGTATGAATTCGCAACAGCAAAACTTTAATAAAGATATAAAAGAAACAACTGCTTATAAAAAATATGAACAAGCCCTTTCTTCTTTAGGAGAATTATCTAAATTAGAAATTGGAAAGTGGCAAAAATTTATTCCCTATTTAACAAAGCCTTTTAATGAAATAACAGATTTAAATACTTTTAGAGAAACTTATTTAAGAATGGGGCATAAATTAGTTAATGATTATATTCATAGAATAGGTAAAACTGCTGGATATTACTATGATGAAAAAAGAGAAAATAAAAATGAAAGCGTAATTAATATTAATCCAGGATTGTTATCAGATAAAAAATATATAATTTATTAAAATATGCAAAAACCTTCAATAAAAAATAGAAGTGGAGATGAAATTTACACAAGAAAAATAACTTGTGATAAACTCAGAGATAGATATGAATATATATTTTCTCAATATGATTATATATGGCTACCATTTAATGTAATTTATGAAACTCCCATTTATCAATCAATAGCAGGTAAATATGGAAAAGATAAAATTCTTCTTACTCCTCATAGTTGTTATAATAAAGAATTAGACCTGAATGATTTCTTTCAATGGAAAAAAGATAAAGAATTTTATAATAAAGTTACATCAAATAAAACATTGGTATTTGATAATCCCCCCTTTTCTTTAGGAAGTAAAATCATAAAAAATCTTACACAAAATAATGTTGATTATATATTGTTTGGAAATACAATGTCAGCATTGGATAAATTAAAAACATTGGGATGTTTATATCATATTCTTGGTCAAGTCCCATTTGATAATACAGAAGATGATAAAAGAATTGCTATCAGTTTATTTTCAAATCTATTTGAAGAAATTAAATATCAATTTGATTGTGGTGGAGAAGATAGAAGAGATTTATATGGTTTCTTCAATGAAGATGGTTCTCCCTCCTGGTCAAATAGATGCAATATCCAAAAATATATTGATAAAGATGGGCTGATAGGAAGTGCAGAAGTTATAAATGTTTGTGCAAGAGGATATGTTTTTCATAAAAATAAGATTATTGCTTGTGATAAAACCACACACTGTTTCGGTGGCGGAATGAAATATCAATTTGAATAATATAACATATATGGATAAAATATTATTAATAACATTAATTTCAACAATATTAAGTACTTTACTTTATGCTATTTCTTTTTTTATAAAAAATGAAAAATTAAGAAATAAATTATTTAATATAGCTATGATATTGTTATTTATAATATTTTTGTTTATTTTTATTAATAATTTATTAATAATGACTACAATATGAATAATTTAAATAGAATAGATATATATAAGGATTTGATTGATAATAATGTCCCAATATTAAATGCAATTAAACCACATCAATTAAAAGAATATCTTGATCAATATGTCATTGGGCAAGAAGAAACAAAACGAGTACTATGTACAGCAGTTTATAATCATTATAAAAGAATTATCAATAATAATGATATGGAAAATGATACTATTGAAATTGATAAATCAAATGTGATTATTTTAGGGGAAACTGGAACAGGAAAAAGTTATATAGTAAAAACAATTGCTAAATTCTTAAATGTTCCCTGTTATATTGCTGATTGCACAACATTAACTGAAAGTGGTTATGTTGGATCAGATATTGAAACTGTTTTGGTTGGTGCATTAAAAGCTGCAAATGGTAATCTTAAACAAGCTGAAATGTCCATAATATGCTTAGATGAAATTGATAAGATAGGAAGAAAATCTGAAAATCCATCAGTCACTCGTGATGTTTCTGGTGAAGGAGTTCAACAAGGATTATTAAAATTATTGGAAGATAGTATAGTAGAAATTCAAACAGATGGTCAAAGAAAACATCCTGATAAACCTACAATTTCATTTAATACAAAAAATGTGCTGTTCATTGGAATGGGAGCATTTGAAGGTATTGATAAAAAAATAAAAAAACGATTAAATGTTAATAAAGTAGGATTTAATGTTTCTAATGAAAGGAAAAATATCAATGAAAATGAAATTCTTAAATATGCAATTCCAGATGATTTAAGATCATTTGGTTTAATTCCTGAATTAATTGGTAGATTTCCAATTATGACAAATACAAATCCATTAACAGAAGAAATGCTTGTTAATATTTTAATTAAACCAAAGAACGCTATTATAAAGCAATTCAAACAATTATTTTCAATGGATGATTGTTCTCTTTCATTTGATGAAGATGCACTTACCGAAATAGCTAAAATAGCTATAAACTTAAAGACAGGGGCAAGAAGTTTAAGAAATATTCTTGAAAAAATATTACAGGATTATGCTTTTGAAATTCCAGAAAAAGGAATTAAAAAAGTAAATGTAACCAAAGAATATGTAATAAGTAAAAATCAAATAATATGAAAATTATTATAGTATTAGTAGTAACAATAATAGTTACAATTCTTCTTTGTTGGGCGATTGGTAAACTTGGTGAAACTTATTATAATATTAAGGCTTTAAGATATGCTTCCAAACATCCAAATGAAGCCATTTCACATAATACAGGGATAGTTTTTAATACAAAAACAAATAAATTAGAGGCTGATAATTCTCCTATCACTCCATTCTGATATTTATAATGTAAAAATTATAAATTATATGAAATTATCTGATAAATTGAAAGATGAAGATATTATTAGAAAAGTTGGAAAAGTGGTTTATCTCAAAGAAAATGTAAGATTTTTGCATAATGACTTTGTAGATGAGGAAAATACTTCTACTTCAACAAAAAATAATACTTATGTTGAAGAACTAACTGAAGAAGAATTATTGTTGTATTAATTTTGAAAATTAAAAAATGTTTTGTATCTTTGTTTTATAAAAATAAAGAAAAATGAATAAAAAATTAAGTATTATAGCACTTGTATTGGTGTTTATATATTGGCTTATAGCTATAATATATCCTGAAAATGAAGTTAATTTAATAATTTCATCTATATTATTTGCTCCAGCATTAGCTTGGGTATTTTTATCAAGAACTAAAAAAACTAATGAAGATTAATTTATTAGAAAATTATCTCATTTCCAGAATATTTATAATAAAAAGAATATGAATAAAAAATGGAAATATGAAAAATTTTCTTTTAATGAAAAAGAAATGTCAGTTATAAATGGTTTATTATTAAGTGATGGAGGAATTAATAAAAAAAGTTTTAATTTTTTCTTAAACAGTTCTTCTTTAGAATTTATAATGTTTATCAAAAAATTATTACCAGAATATGTATGGTGTGATAATCATCCTCAAAGTTATGAATATTATGATAAAAGAACAAATAAAATTTATAAAGAATTTAGATTATCAGCAAAATCAAATTTATTCTGGTATGAATTGAAAGAAAAATGGTATCCTAATGATAAAAAAATGGTTCCCTTAGATTTAAAACTTGATAAATTATGTAATTTGATATGGTATCTAGGAGATGGTTCAATAGATAATAGAGAAAATGAATGTGTAACAAATAATATAAAATTATCAACAAATTCTTTTTGTTGTGAAGAGATAGAAAACATATTAATTAAACAATTAAAAGAATATGAAGCAAAAATAGGATTTAATGAAAAAAAACCTATTATTAATATTCCAAGAAGAAATGTTGAAAAATTTTTAAAAGATATTGGCAAATGTCCTTTTGAAGATTATAAGCATAAATGGGTTGTATATCCATATAAAAATAAAAATATTGAAAAAAATGGTTTCAAAGATCATAAATATTTAATCCCAACTATATTAGAAATGCACAAGGATGGTGAAAATGTAAATAATATAGGTTTAAAATTAAATTTGGATAGTGGATTAGTTTTGTACTATTGTAAAAAGAATGGTATATATGTAAAAAAAAATAGAGGTGAATGTGATTTAAAATCTCCTGATGAAAAAATTCATCACATTTTGGATTTGAAGGGCTTTGCAAAGGAAAATGATTTGGGATATGATTATTTGTTAAAATTAAAAAATAATAAGATTAAAAAGTATAGAGGTTGGACAAAATATGAAATGGAATAAATTAGAAGATAGAATGTTATACTATAGAGGTTTATGTGATTATAAACTACCAGTAAAATCATATGTTATTATGGTGTTAGATGGTCGTTCCTTTTCCCATCAATTTAAGAATAAACTTGAAAAACCATTTGATACAGGTTTCATCGAAGATATGAATGAAACTGCAAAATATCTATGTTCCAATATTTCAGGAGCATTATTTGCATTTGTTCAATCTGATGAAATAAGTATTTTTGTTTGTGATTATGATACAAGAGAAAAACAAGCATGGTTTGATTACAGATTATGTAAGATTAACTCTCTTGCAGCTTCAATGGCAGCTTCCAAATTCAATCAATTAAGAATGGTTAGAAAATTGGAAAATCAAAAATGTGAAGGATTTTGTGATGAGTTTGGAGAACAATATAAACAAACAATAGATGGTGTTGAAGTTGATAAGGATTTAACAATTTATGATCAAATCAGAGATTTCAAGTTAGCTGAGTTTGATTGTAGGGCATTTGTTGTACCCACACAAAATGATGCTTTTTCCTGGTTCTTATTTCGCCAGTTAGATTGTGTAAGAAATAGCATTTCAATGGCTGCTCAAACTTATTTTTCACCAAAAGAATTACATAAGAAAAATACTGATCAAATGCAAGAATTACTATTTCAAGAGAAAAATATCAATTGGAATGATTATCCTATTGGTCAAAAAAGAGGTAGATTAATTACAAAAAAGAAATTTGTTAATGGCAAAGAAATTCATACAGATTTTCAAACTATAAATAATCAGTATTCAGTGTTATTACCATATTCTACAGTTATTAAGACACCATTGATAGAAACATTTTTTGATTATCAAAAAGAAGATATTATTAGAAATAAATGGATTATTGATGATGCTCCACTGATGAACAGTGAAGAAGGAAAAAAATATATGTTGAATTTAATTCCATTAAACAAGTAAAAGTGACAGAAGAAAAATTAAATAAAGCTCATGAATTAGCTGGAAATATTCGTTGTTTGAAAGAACAGTTAAATCTATTCAATGAAAAAGTTATATATAAGATAGCAGGATTAAATTATGATTATTGTATGCCTCTTGATATAAAAGCTAAATTAAAAGTGAAATTAGAGACTGAATTAATAGAAACACAAAAAGAATTTAATAATTTATAATTAAAATGATTGCATATACTATATTGACAATTTTATTTATACTTTTTTTGTTGTTTCTTTGGAATAATAGAAAAAAATTATTAAAATGAGAAATCCAGGAAGAATAGAAAAAATATTAGATTTGATTAAAGTACTTTGGAAATATTATCCAGATCAAAGATTTCTTCAATTATTAGATAACTATATCTTGAAATATGTTCAAGGAGATATATTTTTTGTAGAAGATACTGATATTGAAAAATGGTTAAGACAAGAAATTAAACAAATTGATGATTGGAAAAATAATAATAAAAATTATGTTTCTGTTCCTATTATTATAGAAAATAGTACTCCTATTGTTGATGTTAAAAATAAAGATGTATTAAATAAAGAAGTTAATGCAAAATATTATCAAAAAATTGAAGTAACTGGAGAATGACCACAAAGGAACTAATCAATAAGTTAAAGAAAATGCCACAAAATATTCCTGTGTTTGTTGAATCATATAATACAGATACAGGAAAATGGGCAAACCATGATGTTGATTTTATTACTTATCATTATCATGAAAATGGTATTAATGAATGTGTTATGATGCTTAATTATGATAATCCAAAATGTGGAATTATAAAGGATAATGGAGAATATATGACAGATGAAGAAATGAAAAATTATTTCAATAAAATCAGAGTTCCTATTGTACCTCTTGTTCCTGATGATAAGAATACATTCAGTATGGATAAAATGTTTTTATTTGGTAAAATATGAAAGATGTTGAAATAACTATAAATAATATAACACATAAACTACTTCCTATTCCTTCTGAAGAAAAAGATAGAATGTGTATATCTTGCTCATTATATTATCTTTGTGATAATGCAATATGTGAAACATTGGGAGGATTCCCTGGCGTTGGAGAATATAAATATTTTCAAATGATAGAAAAATAATGAAAAAATTTGACTGGTTTTGGGTATATGTTCCTAGTACAATAATATGTTTAATTTCTATATTTATATGTATGTTTGCAGTAGCTTATAAATGGTGTCACATATTTTGCCCAGCATTATGGATAATGTTTATAACATTCTTCACTTCATTATTTTGCTTTATAACACGAAAATAATTATGGAAAACAATAATTTAACAGAATGGGGAGCAGTTATGATACTACTTTTTTTGATCGTAATATCAGATTTTGTTTTTCCTAAAAATATGATTTTATGGTGGATAACAACTATTGTTGCTGCAATTATTTTCATAGTTTTTATAATAAAAGACTTTTTTTATGATAGAGTATGGAAGAAAAATTTGAAAATATAAGAACATTACCTGGTCATCCTGCCTCTTTATTCGGAACAGAGGGTTTATCAGATAACTCTGGTTGGGCTGGTTTAGTAAGAGTATTTTTACATAAAATAAATGATTTTAATAAAGATAAATCAGAAGAAGAAAAGTTAAAAATTACTCAAATTAAAGAAAAATGGGGATATCTGAATATCTATACAACTGGATTACCTGAAGAATTTGATGAAGATATTAAAATGAGAGAAAAAGCAAGTAAGCACATTTGTGAATACTGTGGTTCTCCTTTTAATGTAGGAAAAAAAGATATTAATAACCCTTATGGCTGGATAAGAACAATTTGTAAAAAATGTGCAATTGAACAGGGATACTATCCTGATAATTGGGAAGAAATATATGATTCAGTAAAAGTAAATAAATTCATAAGATTTTGTTTGAAATTAAATGAATTGTATGATAAATTGAAGAAATGGTATGAATCTAAAATATGGTACAAATGGTATATATTTACGATGAATGTAAAGTATTTTTTTAATCCTGAAAAATATAAAAATACAATAGGAAATTATAAAAATAAATGCTGAATAGTGTTAGTTTTTATTTACTATTATATTTAATGATAATGTAGAAGAAGAAATGAATAAAATATTAAATAAAGTAAAATATGAAAAAAACGATCATTAAGTTTGGAGCACAATGGTGTTCCCCTTGTGGAATGTTAGCACCTATTTTTGAAAAAGTTGCTAATGAATTAACTTCTGAAAATCTAACATTTGAACAAGTAGATGTTGATGATAACTTTGAAATAGCTGAAAAATATAATATAAGAGGAGTTCCTACCATTCTACTGGTTGATGAAAATGATAATGAATTAAAACGACATGTAGGATTTATCAGCGAAAATAAATTAAAAGAATTTGTTAATGAAAAAGAAACTACTGAAATTGTATAATGAGGATTCAGATACTTTTGAAAAACTTGTTGTTGCTGCCTATGGTAGAGATGAACAAGGTTTACAAAAAGTACTTGTTGATAAATATAATAAAAATGAAATATATTATATTATCAATGGTATGCTTACAAGTGCTGAAACTATTATAGAATATATTCTTGAAATAGAAAGTAAACATAAATTATTAGTTAAAATGAATTTAGTATGATACTGGGAATTTCTGGAAAATTGCAAAGTGGAAAAGATTCAGTTGTTAAAATATGGAAATTATTAGACATATATAATAATATCTTACAATCTCCAAACAAAGATGGATTGGCAAAACATAATATAACAAATGATGTTAATTTTGTCAAACATTATTTAGAAAAAGAAAGTTTGGATGATTTTTTAACAGGAAATACAAATATTAATTCCATAACAAAATGGGAAAAAAGATTATTTGCTAGAAAATTAAAAGAAGTTGTTGCATTGATAACTGGCTGTAAACTTTCTGATTTGGAAAATAATGAATTTAAATCAAGTAAACTTCCAGAAGAATGGGCTGTTACTAAACTTATAAAAGAAGATAGAACTTATAAGTTAATGAATATTGATGAATATGTAGATAAACATTATTATAATGGCGAAATGTTTCTTTCAATGATGGGATATACTTCTATTATAGAAAAATATATTCCTACTTATCGTGAAATGTTACAAGTCATTGGGACAGATTGTTTTAGAAATTTAGTTAATCCTAATACTTGGGTAATTAGTACATTGAGTGATTATAAAGAAGGAGATTATTGGTTAATAAGTGATGTTAGATTTCCAAACGAGGTTAAAGGGATAAAAGATAAGGGTGGACTAATTATTAGAATTAATAGACCTGGTATGAATGGTGGTTCTCATGAATCAGAAGTTGCATTGGATGATTATAATGGATTTGACTATATTATTGAAAATGATGGTACGATTGAAGATTTAATTATCAAAGTTAAAAATATAATGAAAGAACTTAAATTCTTATCAGAAAATGCTTGATTTAGATAGACTACATACTCATCATCACAACAACAGTTTAAGAAAAGGAAGTGGAAGAACAACCTATTTTGTTTATCTATTGATAGGTTTTGCTCAATTGGATTCATTTAAAAATGATATAAATATTATATTTTTTTCTGATAAACAAAGAGGAAGAAATTTATTATATATGATTAGAAAGATATGTGGTGATGAAAATATACCTTTCAAAATATTTGATAAAACAGATTTTAATATATTAAATACAAATTTTAGAATTGAATTAGCAAACAAGTTTTATGATGTAATAGGATATAAGAATGTTATAAATGGAGATCGTTATGATGATTATTATGATTATAAATAAAAATTAAATAAAAAATATATGGCAAAGAAAACAAGAATTGATAAAGAAATAAGAGAAGCTATGGATGCTGAATTAGAAAACACTTCTGAAATTATAGAAAGAACTGGAACATTTGACACAGATATAAATGAAGAAAATGAAATTGTCTTAAAGTCAGATGAATTTAGGAAAAAAGATTTATTTTTTGGATTATTAAAAGAATTATATAATATAGATGTGTGGGATGAAACTCAACCCTCTTTTTCTATAGAAATAGAAGGTTATGATAAAGTAAAACTTGTTGAAAATGAAATAGAAAATCCTGAAACTGTAAAACCAGTTACAGTAGTTCCAATTTTATCAAGAGAAGAAGTTAAAGATGAAGAAACAGATAAAAAAGTAATTATCATGCTTACAGAAAAACTTGAAAAAGCAAATGCTACAATTGAAGATTTAAGGCTACAATTAAAAAATCCTGTAAGAAACATTAAAAGCCCTAAAATTAAACCTGTTATGGGAGGAAAAGGATATTACAATTCAGATATGTATGGTCAAGTTACTGATAGTTTTTAATTTTTAACATAAAATAATTTGGCTATATTAAATATTATTCTTACCTTTGTTTTTGAATTAAATAAAATATTAAAAAATAAATAATATGGAAAAAAGAAACTATGTTACAGAGTATGATGTTAAAGAAGTGTTTGAATCATTGCTTGATACCAATGAAGAAACAACTACTTTAGAAGTAAAAGAAGAATTAAGAGACCAAGGTTTCTGGGTTACCCAGAAAGAAGTTTCTACCATTATCAGAGAAAATTATTTAGAATGGAATTCCAATACACATAGAAGATTTGAAGATGACCATTTTGTATATTTCAATTATTCAATAGATATTGAAATTGATGATGGTGGTATTCTTGATAGACCAAGAGCTTGCCCTTCAGCAGCACAAGACTTTTTATTAAATAATAGTAATGTAAAAAATACATTCTTCAATAAATCAGTTAAAGGAAAAGTTGTTGATATCACTCAAATAAGCTCTGATATGTTTGAAGTAATAGTAGATAAATCAGGAGAAGAAATATTATTAACAGTTAGTACTCTTGATCAACTTGATGATATGCTATATACTGTATCTTGCGATTTGGGAAATGAAGAAAAAGTATATGTTATAGGTGGCGCAGATTTAGAAAAAAAGGATTTAACTCCTAATCAAGCTCGATATTATGTCTGGCGTGTAGAAACTGAATTTGGTGATCATCCAAATTCGGAAAACTTGAAATATTTTGATACAAAAATTATAAATTAAAAAAAATGAGAAAAAAGGTTTTAGTAGTACTTAGTTTATTAATGTTGAGCTGGACAATATCTGCTCAAGAATGTACCAAATGTTGCCCACAAGGTGCAAAGGGAATTGTAGCAAATTTTAGTAATTTTGATTTATCAACAGGTCTTGGTAATTATAAAATTAATTCTCTTGATCTTGGATTTAGTGGTTATTATTTTCTTTTTAATGATTTTTGCCTTAATGCAGGATTAGGGTGGGGGTTAGAAAAAGCTGACAATAATGATACTTATAACACATTTAACTATACTGTAGGAATTAGGCAGTATTTCCCCAATGTCTCCTGGTTTTTAGGAGCATGGTATGAAGGTTTTACTGCTAAAAATACTTCTTATGAAAATGGTTTAAGAATTGATTGTGGCTACACTTTGTTTGTAACAAAAGATATTTTTGTTGAACCTTGTGTTTATTGGGAACGTACCTTTGAACAAATGAATATCAATAAAATAGGTTTAGGTTTAAGTCTTGGTTTAGCTTTCTAAAAAAAATAAAAATGGGAAATGATAATTGTGAAATATTATTAAATACTACTAATCCATTAGTCTGTTTGTCCCTTGAGTTATCTAAAAAATATCATGATGGGCAAACAGATAAAAATGGTATAGATTATTATCAACATCCATTAAGAGTAGCAATGTCATTAGATAATGACAATGAAAAAATAGTTGCTCTATTACATGATGTGATAGAAGAATGTAATGTTACTTTATTGGATTTGAAAAATGAAGGTATTCCTGATGAATGTATAGATGCTATAAGGATTTTGACAAAAGATAATGCTTATTATGGTGAATATATTAAACATATAAAAGAAAGTACAAATAGCATTGCTATCAGAGTGAAAATAGCAGATATTATGGATAATGCAAATCTTACTAGAATGAAACCAAAAGAATTAACAATGGAAGATTTAGTAAGGACTACAAAATATATGGAAGCATTAAAAATATTACTTGGAGAAGATGATTCAGCTTTTGAGTTATAAAATAATATTAAATTAAAAAAAAATGAAAAATGTAATTAAATTTATGTGGATTTTTATATCCATTGTTCTATTAAGCGGCTGTAGTCGTGCCACTTTGAAAGGGGATGAGGAAGGCGTGTTTACAAAACAACCTTATATTTTTGGTACAGGGGGTGTAGATACCTCTCCTATGACACAAGGAAGTGAATATTATGCATGGTCAACTCATTTGGACGTTTTCAAAACTTCTCCTGTTCAATACAAAGAGTCTTTTGAAGATATGATCACAAGTAATAATACTCCAATCAGTCTTGATTGTTTCTTAATTTTACAAATGGAAAAAGGGCAATCTCCTCAAATCGTATTACACTTTGGTCCTAATTGGTATGCAAATAACGTTCAACAACCAGCTCGTCAAGAAATTAGAAATGAAGTATGCAAATATGATATGTTTCGTTTAACTTCTGATAGACAAGTTTATGATACTATTAATAATAATATTTTTACAAATATAACAGCTTTATTAAAGGAAAAAGGCTTACCAGTTAAATTAGCAGAAGTAATAACAAGTAGAGCAATTCCTAATGCGGATGTAATAGAAGAAATGAACAAAACAGGAGCAGCCATCCAAGCTAAACAAACCCAAGATAGACGTAAAGAAAGTGAAGATTCAAGACAAGGTGCAGAAAAATCTCGTGCATTAGCTGATAAAGCATATATGGTCAATCTAAACCTAACAGTAAAAGAATTTATTCAATTACGTTCACTTGAAATCAACAAAGAGTTAATTGAAATGGCTAAAGCTAAAAATGGTAACTTTAATATTGACTTCTTAATTGGCGGACAAAATGCTAATGTTTCTCCTATTTGGTCTCTAAAAAAATAAATCATGAATAATTTTTCATTTAAACATCCTAAAACAGGAGAAACATTATGGTACTCACGATCAGTAGCGGTCGTGGGTATCTTTTCATTCATTGAAGAAAAAACAAGTTCACTTTTTCTTCTGGCAGTTAAAAGAGGAAATGATGGTCAAGATGAAGCTGGAAAATGGAGTTTACCTTGTGGCTATCTTGATTTTAATGAAACTGTTGAAGAAGCTATTACAAGAGAAGTAGATGAAGAAACTGGTATTAAAACTGATTCAAATAAATGGGAATTAGCAAGAATAGATTCAAACCCTTCTTCAAATAGACAAAATGTTTCTTTATTATTTACTTATAGCCCTAGTTCTTATAATGCTTTTCGTGGAGAATATAATGAAATTAATTCAAAAGATGATCCAAGATTAACAAGAACTAAATTTCCTGAAAATGAAGGAAAAGAAATAGAAAAAGTTGAATGGATAGAAATCCCTTTAATTCTTATGGGTCATGAATTTGATTATGATTATTCAAATATAGATAATCGAGAATGGGCTTTTAACCATGATGATTTAATTAAAACATTTTCTTAAATGGATGATTATTGGGATGAAAGAAGAAAAAATGCACTACAATATAAATATTATTGCAGATGGATGCAAGCATTTATAAAAGAAGATAGTTGTAATAATTGCCAAACTCGTTGTGTTTATGCAAAAGGAAAAATAATGGATCATAGAAGCGAAAGAACAGATTTTAATGTTTATTAATAAAAATATAATATAACATATCGTGTTTTACTTTATAATATGAAATTAAACAAATCATTTAATGGGCTAAAAATAAAAGAATTATGAGTAGTAAATATGCTTATTTAGTATTGGTTGAAGGAATTAAGGGGAATCATAATAAATATTACAAAATGACTGAAAATACTTCTACTAATCAAATTGATGTTGAATATGGTAGAGTGGATTCTTCCAAACAATATACCTCCTATCCCATCCATGAATGGGAATCAAAATATAAAGAAAAAATACGAAAAGGATATAAAGATATTACTGATTTAATTGCTGTTGAAGAACCTATTATATCAGATAATAATAAAGATATTTTTATATCAGATAATATCAAAGTTAAAAATCTTATCTCTGAACTTCAATCTTGGGCAAAGAAAACAATCCAAAAAAACTACAAAGTATCAGCCAACAGTGTAACTCAAAAAATGATTGATACTGCTCAAGAACTAATTGATAAATTAACATCTGCTTATAAGCATCAAGTAAATTATAATGAACTAAATAAATTATTACTTGAAATATATACAACTATCCCAAGAAGAATGGGGGATGTTCGAGATTTTTTATTTCAATCAAATAATAAAACTGAAATAGAAAAGATAATTGATAACGAACAAAAATTGCTTGATACATTAGCAGGTCAAGTTACAACAATTCAAGTTGAAAAAACAAATGAAAATAATAACAATAAACAAAATTTGTTGGAACAATTAGGATTAACTGTTGAATATATTGAAGATAAAAAAATACTTCAATCAATCAAAACTTTAATGGGAGATTCATCCAATCTTATGGGGAACATATTTAAAGTAATCAATAAACAAACCCAAAAAAGATATGATGAAAAATTCAATTCAATGGATATTAAAAATGAATTACTATTTTTTCATGGTAGTCGTAATCAAAACTGGTTTTCATTATTACAAAGTGGTTTACTTATTAGGCCAGCAGGTGCTATTATAACAGGTGGAATGTTTGGCTCACAAGGGATTTATTTTGCTGATAAAGCAAGAAAATCAATTGGTTATACATCATTATCTGGTTCATATTGGGTAAATGGAAATGATAATAAGGCATATATGGCTTTGTTTAGAGTTAACCTTGGAAATCAAAAGCATATATATAAACACACTTCTGAATGTTATAATTTTAATGAAAATAATATTAAACCTTTTCATTCTGTATATGCACATGGTGGAGCAGATTTAATTAATTCAGAATATGTTGTATATAATATAAACCAATGTGATATGAAATATTTGATAGAGTTAAAAAAATAATCTAACCATCACCAAACATTTTCCCTATGCTTCTAATAAAGCTAATATTTTTTTTAAAGAATTATATGAACAATTAAATAGAAAAGAACATTTATATTTTTCTCCTTTAACAAAAGAATTTTGTGTAATGTCTAAAGATAAAATTTTATATTCTTATGACTTTGTAGATACTTTGAATAAAAAATGTATTGAATATAATGGAAATTATTGGCATGGAAATCCAGAGATATATAATGAAAATTGGATTAATCCTCATAATAAATTAAGTATAAATGAAATTAGAAAAAAAGATAAATTAAAACATGAGGCTATTAGAGAAAGAGGATATGATATTTTAGTTATATGGGAAAAAGAAGTAGATGACAATAAAATTGAAGTAATACAAAAATGTTTAGATTTTTTAACATTATAAGTTTTTTTGTTACAAAAATTATTATTATCTTTGTATCATAAATTAAAAAATAAAATAATATGTATGATGTTAATAAAATAGCATTTCAATTGCTACAAAGCGTATTGCAAAATCCATATCTCTTGCAAGAATATGGTAAACAAGAAGCAGTCAATCTCTCTTTTTATTTTGCTGAAAAATTTATAGAACATTCTAATAATTTAAATAACAAAAATGAAAAAAATTAATGAACTTGTATTTAGCTGGTGGGAAAAATTAATCAGTAAAAATGTTATTTCTGCTAATGATGCATATACTTCCTCTAAATTTGGAAGTAATGAAAATATAAATAAAAATACTAAAAGAGTAATCAGTGATATTAATAAAACAATTCACTTCAAAACTCAAATAAAAAAATATTCCTTAATTCATGATTTGGAAGATGAAAATGTGCTAATCGAAAATATAATTCAATATTTTGAAAATCTTGGCTATAACGTACTCTTGCTAAATAATGAATTGAACGAAAAAATTACTGGCGAATATATCTTTATTACTTGGATGAAAAAAATTAATCAATCCAATGAAAAAAATATTAATGATGAGAACTTAATTGAAAATAATAATAATTAATAATATGGAAGAGTATAAAGAAGGACAAGAAGTCAAAACAGATGTCAAGCACAAAGTAATGAAAATTACACCAGAAAATGCTAAATTTATTTTAGCAAGAGAAAAAGAAAGAGGTAATGGTAGATATATCAACAGGCCAGTTTCACGTAAATATGTGAAAATATATAGTGATGCTATGAGAAATGGAAAATGGGTAATTAATGGAGAAGCTATACAGTTTTCAAAAGAAAAAGAACTACTTAATGGCTTTACAAGATTAAATGCAATAATAGATGCTAATATTCCTATTGAAATGTCTGTAATGTATAATATTGATAAAAGTACATTTGATACCTTTGATACAGGAAAAAATAGAAGTACCAGAGATGTTTTTGCTGTAGCTAACATTCCAAACTATTCTGCTGCTTCCTCTATTGTTAACCATTATATTGATAGAGTAAATAACTTTAATAAACGAAAAATCTTAAGAAGAGATGCTTTAGATGAATATTATACAACCCCTGATCTGTATAATGAAGTTACTGCTCTTGCTAGCTACTATTATAAAAAAAATAAATTATTTAATAAAAGTGATATAGGTGGAGATATAATTTATCTTATAAAAAATAAAAAATATTCTAAAGATTTTGTTATTGACTTCTTTAAAAAATTATTTTTGGAAGAAGAAAATAATAATTCTATGATAGATGTATTAAGAGAAAGGCTTAATTATCATTCTCTTAATAAAAAATATAGTGAAACATTCAGACTTAAACATGCCCTTCTTATCAAAGCATGGAACGCATATATTGCTGGTAAAGAATTTAAAACATTAATATATTCCCCCACAGCAGAAGAATACCCTGTATTTAAAGAAAATCTTTCTTTATTCAATTGAATTTAAATTTTTTTAATATAAAAAATTTTGTTATATAAAAAATAAATTTTATCTTTGTGTTACAATAAAAAAATTAATTTAATAAATAAAAAAAAATGAAAAGATTTCTATGGTTAAGTTTTGGTTTAATGTTCTTATTTATAACATTAAGCTCAGGTGAATGTGATGATAGTGGTGCTGTAAAAGAACAAACTTCTAAATCAGGTGTCCAAGAAGTGCAAGCATCAGTTCCTACTGATATGAACGGTAGAACAGTTGAACAAAATAATATCGCTGCAAGATTAAAAGCAGATAATGAACCAGGTTCAATTAAACATTTGTATATCATCAGTGCTTATTCAGGTCAAGTGTTGATTTATTCAACTGTAAAAGGAAAAGTAACAAGTTCTGGTAAAAGATTAACCCCTACAATGAGAGCAAGAAGTGGTGGTCAATCTGATTATCAATGGTACTACCCTGATGTAATACAAGATGATGGTACTTATGGAACTTCAATGGACTATCTATATTGGTGGGATTCTAAAGGCGTGTATCATCAACAATATGTAACTGGTGGAATGATTCTTCATATATCTTCTGAACCATTGGCTGTTAAGTCCATAGTATTAAATATGGAGGAAAATAAATAATGAAAATAGTAGGTTGGATAGCCTTGGGAATAGTAGCATTAGTGCTATTATTCCTTGTTGGAATAGGATTTAGAGCTTGTGGAGTTGCTAATCACATGGCTGATGATGCAGCTAAAACTGTTGAAGAACAATACAGTCCCTCTGTCCTCTTACAAAAATATGAATGGTTCAAAGATGCTTCTGCATCCTTGGATTCAAAAATAGCTACACTTGGAGCTTATGAACAAAGATTTAAATCTATTGAAAAGAGATATTCTAATGGACAACAATGGTCAAGATCAGATACAGAACAATATAATATATGGCAGTCTGAATATCTGGGAGTAAAAGCAAGTTATAATGATTTAGCTTCTCAATATAATGCAAATATGGCTAAATTTAATTATAGATTCTGTAATATAGGAACACTTCCACAAGGTACTACTACTCCTTTACCAAGGGAATATAAACCCTATATAGATAATTAAAAATGCCAGAAATTATTGATAAACTTGTAGATGGACTTGTAATGCTACTTATCTGTGGAGGATTATCTTTTCTTGCAGGTGGTTTATTAATATTTGTATTTACAGCTAATACAATAAAAGAAGCACATTCTTTTATCCTATATGGATTTCTTTCCGTTTTGATAGGAATAGTACTTATAATAATCTTTGGACTAATAAGTGATTATATAGAAAATAAAAAAGAAGGATTTGACTAATAAAAATTTTTAATTAATATATAATATGTTATTTATTGAAGCTATATTCTTTATGTTCTTACTTAATATAATATTATCAGTACTCTTTGCTTTATCTTTTTTTCCATTTATTCATAAAATGAAACAACATACTTTTGATATTATTTTAATGCTTAGTATATTGCTTATTATACTAACAAGTTTTAGTGGTGGAATAATCATAACTATTTTATTAAATCATTAAATATTATATGACAAAATATAGAATTGTAGAAAAAATAAATCCATCAGGAACAAAATCATATACTATTCAACAAAAACATTTCTTATTTAGATGGTGGTGGGTTGATGCATGGATTAATAGTTGGGATGGAGCAGCTTGCATAGATTCATTTTCTACTTTTGAAGAAGCAATGAATAATCTTGTTTATTTTCAAGGTGGAAATAAAATGATTAAAGAAACAGTAGTATATCAACAATTATGAATAATAATATAACAACAGAATATACTTCAAATCATGCAATCATAAATTTGCCACATACAAAATATCTTGATAAAATATTAAGAAGTAATTCATATGAAGAACTAATGTGGCGTTTTAAAGATGCTGAATCTCCTTCAAAAGAAATTACAGAATCTTATGCTGCTTTTTCTTGTATGAAGAAAATATGCCAAATCAGTAATTTTAATTGGTTACATATCGGAGATGGTGGCTATACAAGAACAGCAGCTATATTCGCTTTCCTATCCAAAACAAATAATGTATCTATTGATCCAGCTCTTAATATTGATAAATTTAATAAATGGTTGGAAAAATTTTCAAATAGACCAATAAGAGGAATTATCCCAATTAAAAAGAAATTCCAAGATACAATATTGGATGATATAAATCTAATTGACTGGGGAGATTATGAAACAATAAATTCAAAACCAGTTAATATAACTTGCGTTCACGCTCATGTCAACTTGGAAGAAGTAGATACTTGGTATCCCTATTGGTATTATTTATATACTAACCCATGCTGTAATCCAGAAAAACAAACATTCTCTGAACAATATATGAAAGATAATAATATCATTAAAATAATGGATAAAATTAATCTTGGTATTCTATCTGATAAAAGACAATGCGTAATATATAAAAATTTAAATATGTTCTTAAAATAAATGACACTATTAACAGCATTGGAAATTGCAGGAAATTATCCAAATAATATCTTAATACAATCATTTAAAGATGAAAATGATTTATATGGAGGACTAATGTATATGACAAGAAATGGAGCTATACATAAACTTATGCTCGATTTTAATGGGCATTTTGAAACAGCAGAAGAGGCTGAAAACTATCTGCATAACATTTCAAAAGAATGTACAGAAAAATATACTAAAGAAAATTTCCCTTCTTTATTTTCTAATATAATAAATTAAATAATATGAATTTTGAAGATTATAGAAAACAATTACCTACAATTAAAGTAACTGAACAAAATATAAGTTATATTGAACCCTACCAAGGTAGTGAATCTTATAACTTAAAAATAGGGGATATATTAACAATTATTCATACAAAAATACCTTGTGTATATGAAGTAAAAGGGCAGGCACGAACTTTTGCTATTTTAACAAATTTTGAATTAACTTCAAATACAAAACAATTTAACCCTGATTATGAAGTGGAAGAACATTGTTATCATTGGAGATGCTTTCGCTGGTCATTAAATTCTAAATTCTTACCAACAAAAATACAAAAAACAAAAATAGAATATTATAAAAATGACAATAGAAACTAAATTTAATAAGGGAGATACTATCTATACAATCATAGCTAATTCAGAATTATTCAAAGGTAAAATCACTGGAATAAGTATTGAATTTAATAAAGATGATAAATTACCTAATATTTTCTATAATTTAGTAGAAGATGATATTGATACCCCTTTCAAAAATATAAAAGAAGAAAGATTGTTCAAAACAAAAGATAATTTAATCCAATCTTTAATAAATCAAAAAATATGATAATTGAAACTAAATTTAATTATGATGATAAAGTATATTCTGTTATTGATCATCATATAACTCCTTATAGAATTTATAGTACAAATGTTAGAATAGAATGCCGTACCACTTTTGTTTCATATAATTTGGAATATAGATTTGGTAATTCTTCTCATATAGTAAGCAATGTGGAAGAAAAGTATATTTTTAAAACAACAGATGATGCAATCGAACATATTAAAGAACATATACTTTCATGAAAAATAAAATTCCTTGGTATATACCAAATATGTATAAAACTTATTGGCTCGCAAGAAATGTATTCAAAAAGCCAAAAGTAAATGTCTATTTCGGAAAATGGGCAACAGGACTCCCTGTCTATAAATCAAAATGTTTTATTAAAATTTATCATTATGACCTCTATTGGAAAGATAAATATGATACCCCAAGATTTGAGTTTGCCCCAGCTTTCAATCTAATACTCTTTGGTAACTGGCAATTATTTATATGGCTATCAAATCCAATAGGAAATAATATGCTGGACGATGATTACTGGGAACAAATGCTGTGGTACTTATATTATTATAAAAACTATGAACGTAACTGCCCTGATATTGTGGAAGCTGAATGTCAATGGGAATGGACCGATCAAAATAATAAATCAACATGGAAATCTGAATTTCTTATTGACAAACCATGGGACAAAAAATTAAATGAAATAATTCCTAATTGGAAAAATTATTAAAAAATTATGTAATATGAAATCTCAAAAATACTTGTTTTTTATAGTGATTGGCTTATTTATCTTTATACTTGGAATGACATGGCTAATTTCCTTGTCTTCCCCAATTATACCCCAAATTCCACCTAAAACTATTAATTACCAAATACAAATGGAAAAAACAAAAAAATATAAAGTAATTAAAACAATAATATATTCCCCAACAGAAATAAAAATAGATACAATCCCAATAAATAATGTAAAATCTACTCTAAATTATGAATGAAATAAATAAATTTGAAATAAGAATTAATAACATCGGAATAAAATATCTTCAAGAAAGATATGAAATCCTTCAATATTTTCCAAATGAACTGTATAATAAACAGTCTGAATTTGTTAAAGTTAATAATGATTTCTATAAATCAAATATAGATAGTTGTGTTTCTATCCATTCTTCCTGTTTTGAAAAACTTGAAAATTCTCTCTTAATTGCTCATTTTAATATTGGAAAAGAAGATTGCCAACTCGAATGGTGCAGTGATAGACCACTCCAATTAAATGTAGATGATTTTAAAGATTTTATGAACGTAGTGAAATGTGGATATGAAATAATAAATTCAATGATAAATTAAGCATCTATCTCTTTTTCTTCACTACCCCCCTTTATCTTGCTTAATATTTCCTTTATCAAATAATCATACAGTACAACGCTTATTAAATAAGTAGGAATTATTTCATCCAGTTTCAAATGAAGGATACAATAATAGAATACACTAAGTAATAAAGAAATAACGATAGTAATAATTCTTTTGATCCAAGTTTTCCATGATATATTAAAAGATTCAAGGATTTTAAATACAGCATAGGTAACAATAATAATTGAGATCATCAGACCCATATTGAAAAATTGAAATATGTTTTCCATAATTAATTTATTTAAGTATAAATATATAATAATTAAAAAAATATGAAAGATATTGAATGTCCCTACTGTGGATTTGAACAAAATATAAACCATGATGATGGTCAAGGTTATACAGAAGATGAAAAACACAACCAAGAATGTGAAAATTGTGGTAAAACCTTTATCTATGAAACCACAATATGTTTTTATTATGATGTTTTCAAAGCTCCCTGCTTAAATGATGAATCAGATCATCAATATGAATTGCAACAAGTATATCCAAGAGAATTTGCCCATATGGAATGCAAAATATGTGGAGATATTAGATCATTAACAAATGAAGAAAGAATTAAATTCAATATTGGAACAAAAGAAGATTTCTTTAAATCATTAAAATTAAATGAAAATGAAATTTGAAAGTTATATCTGGTATCAAACAAAATATTATCTTGAGATTGGCGCTTACTTGTTTATGATTTTTATTTGTTTATATTATATCTGGAATTATATTATGAATTAAAAATTAAACAATATGAAATCAAAAAGTAGAAATATCACAAAAGATTTTACTTATACTGAATGGTCAGTGTTAAAAGATATTCTTTTTGCTATAAGTGATGTGATTGATTGGGATGAAGATCATAAACAATATAGTGTTGGTGAACGAGTTATTTTTACTTGTGGAAAAAGAGAATATAATGCCATTAAAAAATTAAATAATGAATTATGAATATTATTTTCTATATTGTTGGAATTATATTGATAATAGCTGGTATTAGATTACTTATATTGTTTATACAAGATTTATCTACTATCTTTGGAAAAGTGAAAGATATTGAATATAATATTGGTATGATTATTGTAACTATCTGCATAATTAGTATATTACTTATGCCAATTTTTGGAATAATCAAAAGTTTGATAAGAATATTGTATCCAGAGATGTGAAACCAGTTTTTGAAAAAGGATAAATTTTTTTCTGGAATTTTTTTGGCATAGTTTTTTATTTTTGGAGAAGTCATTTTTTGAAAAATCAATTTTTATTTTTCTAGAATTTTTAAAGGGATATATTTAATGAAGCGTTTGCCTCTAAAGGCTACCCCTCTCCTCCCCCCTCCCCCTTGAGGGGGGATGTGTAGCTCACCCCTGACATAATGGCAGTTAGTCTGCCATCATTTTGTATCCTGTCCCATGAATATTTAGAATCATCACTTTACTACCTTCAAATAATTTTTTGAGCTTGCAAACATAAACGTCCATGCTTCTAGAATTGAAAAAATTATTATCACCCCAAATTGCTAGTAGGGCTTCGTCCCTTGTAAGCACATCATTTTTACGTTCCACAAGTGCCTGAAGAAGGTTTGCCTCCTTTGTAGTTAGTTTATTTACTTTGCTTTCGCTTGTTAAGACCCTACGATCTGCATCGAAACTATATCCTGCAAACTCAAATTTTCCTGTGTTGAAATTAATTGTATTCATTTTATTATGTATTAATGTTATTTTGATATAACAAAGGTACGAAAAAAATTTGGATTATCTAAGATTTATTAAGTTAAATAATGTTAATGAATTGTTAAAAATATTTAATTTTGAATAAAGATATTTTAACAATTAATTGATAAAAAATTATATTTTTTTAACATTATTTTTAGTTGTTATATCAAAATAAAACATTATCTTTGTGTATTATAAAATGATATATAAACTTACAGATATGAATAATATAAATTTTTCAGATACGTTTATTGAAATGTATGGCTTTGTAAACTTATGCAATTTGGATGCTCGAAATGAGTTTACTTTTGAGGTTTTTTGTGCCTTGTTGAAACGTGATAGTCCAAAGTTTAATAGGACTTGTAAATGGGGATCGAAGAAACTTATATACAATAGTATAATGAATAAATTGCATAAATAATATGAAATATCCAAGCAAATTTTGTAAAATATTAGTCATAAAAATGGACAATGATACCTTCAATAAATTGTCTATGGAGGATTCTATAAAAGCGGAAACAGAAGGTAAAGTTTATAAAATAGAAAATAACATTTGCTCAAGGAAAGTGTGGATGGACTTTATAAAGCGAATGAATTGGAAGGTTGAAGATCTATTAAATTATACTATTTTATTTCCTCGTAAAATTGGATGTACTCATGGAATAGATAGTAAGGGAATGGTTGAACTATTGAATAAGGAAAATGTACTCAAATGAGTATAGCGAATTAACAATTATTAACATAATTTTCTTCTATATATCAAAAAAATTTTATACCTTTGTAATAATAAAAATTATATAATATGAAAAAGGAACCGAAGTTATATCAGATTGGATGGGCGTTATCCACAAGTAGCTCAGATATTATTGAAGCAAATGCTGAGGCAAATGAATGTGAAGTGAATTGGGATGATGTAAATGAAACTATTGGAAACTTTGAAAGTCATTATGAAAGTATTTTAGCTCCTTGGGTAAACAGTTGTAGGGATGAGGGGCATGATAGTGATGATGCTCTGGTTGGCTCTGCCTGGGTTACAAAAAAGCAAATAAAAGCTATTGAAGAAGGATGCGAATTTGTTTGCGAAAATGAATATGTTTTGATGAGTAGTGCTGGCACTTTGAATTGTGAAGAACTTGATTTTTTGAATGAATTTGTGGATGCGAACCTTACATTTTATTTGTATCCTGCGAACCTTCCAAATAATGGAAAATAAAAAATGAAAGTGTAGTTATTCAAAAGATGACTACATTTTTTTAACATATTTTAAATAAGTTAAAATAGTTATAATAAATAATAGATATATTTTAATATTACAAATTATATAATTTTTTTAATATTTTTTAATTTTTATTAACATCATGTTCTTTGGTATATTAATATAATTTTGTATCTTTGTTCTATAAGATAATTGAAACACGAATAATATGTATATTAATGATTTTGCTACAGAGGCACAATTGAGAGTTTTACTGCAACACACTGGTGTTGATTATTCTAATGATGGAATTACAAAGAAAAAAGCCTCCATCCTTATTAGAAAAAGTATTAATAAAAATAAAACAGTTACAACAAAGGTAATTGTTAAAAAAGAGCCAAAAGCAAACAAAGGAATTGAAAGTGAATTTATGCAATACATGAAAGATAACCTTGATAAATTTGTAGATACTTTTTATACTGAAGTTTATAAGGTAAAAAGTGTTATTGGAAATGATACAAAACTTGTTAAAGATGATGGTAAAAGATATGTATTTTTTGGTTATGGATGCGCTCAAGTGTGGATGATATATAATAAAAATTCAAAAAAAGCATCTGAAATTAATTCCATTGCAAACAAAAATGATACCAAAGTGAGAGACATGGTTGCAAAAAAACTTGGAACGGAATTAATTAATAAATTAACAAAAATGGGTGCTGGTTTTGGAGCAATATGGATGCAGGATCTATCAATGCAATTTTGTTATTGGCATCTTGTGGCTGATTTTTGCAGGCAAAATGGAATAAAAAATGTAAATGTAAGTTATAGAATGGATTGATACTTTGTACTTATGAAAGTATGTTTGTGTCATACCTTTGAAAGGATACTTACAGCATACTCAAATGAGTACATATTAAATAAAATCAAATATAGTTTTTAATGCTGGACAGAGTGAAAGTATTGAAAGCTATTTTTTTTTATATACAATTGTTAAATGTTAAAATATATTTAATAAATAAGATATTTTTTAAGATTATATTATGTATAAATTTTAACAATTATTAACATCATTATGTATGATTATCTGGAATAAAATGTTTATCTTTGTATTATTATATAAATTAAATAAGATAAAATTATATGATACAAAGAACAGTTTATATAGTTGGTTATAATGACCCTGAAAATAATTGGAATTTTAGAGGGGTATATGGTGATGAAACAGAAGCACAAGAAGAAGCAAATGCTTGCCCTTATGGAGCAGGTGAATATTGGAGTGATGATGTAACATTTGAAAATTAACAATTATTAACATTGAAAAATTGTGTAATTCAAATTAATTTCTTACCTTTGTAATACAATAAAACAAATATTAAAGATTAGATAAAATGAAAACTTACAGATTCAAAAGAGAAAACAGTATTGAAGAAGTAATCGAAACACTTGAAAACAAATTAAATGTTCCTGAAGGCTCAGTCTTCTTTGATGGTAGTAGAAATTGGTCACTGGGTATTTGTGGCAATATTTTAGGTTATCCTGTGGCAAAGTTTGGGGCGTATAGAAACTACATGGGTGGAGGTGTGAGAAGTGGTATTAAACACAATGGAGAAAAAGCAAGGGGCAATTTTACAAAGGGTGAATTATTCAAAAATGCTTTGTTGAAAATCGAAAAGATTATAAATAAAGATTCTGAAGGTACTCAAAGCTGGGAACAAAATACAGGAGTTTTACTTTGAAATTGAATGAAAATATGATAAAAATAAGGGGACAGCCGATAAATAATTTATATAAAAAATAATTTAATAATATAATAGATTGAATAAAATATGAAAAGAATAAGATTTCCTCCGCAATAATAATTTTGATAAAATATAATAATATTAAATAATAACAAGGTAGTTCTGCGCTTGATACAAGTCCCATAATAGATTGGGGAATTCGCTTCGGAACTACCTTAATTTTTTTATGTAATGTGAAAAGTTAAAATATATTCTATTAATAATATAAGTATTTTAACTTTCTTAATTTCAGTAAAAATATTTAACAATTATTAACTTTATAAATTAGATAATATAAAAACTTTTTTGTATCTTTGTTATATAAAATAATTACAGTATGGAAAATATAAATTTGAAAATTGTAGAGTTAAAAAATCTTTTGAATAAAAAATTTGGGGAAGGTGATAATTTCTACTATGGATTTGAAAAAGGAAAAAAATATTTCAAAATATATTTAAACATGTGGGGCTCCAAGTCTGTTTATGCTTTTATAGATTTTGAAGGCAATATATATAAAGCTGCAAGCTGTAGTGCTCCTGCAAAGCATATACGTGGTACTTTGAATAATCCTTTAGCTTGTTGTAATAAATATAGTGTGCAATATTTAAAATAAAAAATTATATAAAATATGAAATTCAAAGGTTTTAGTATATTTGCATGGATAGGTGCAATTATTTCAATAGGAATGATTATTATAGGTTTATTGGCTGTATTAGTCAATATCTGTGAATGGAACGTTTTATACATTGCAATTTGGACTGCTGTTACAGTATTTGGCTTGTTTCTATTATCCTTGCGTCCTGTGTATAAAGTTATTGCTTATATAAATAAAAATATTAACAATTTTTAACTTATATAATTTGTATATATCAATAAATTATCTTATCTTTGTATATCATAAATAAATTAAATAATATGAATTTTACATTAGAACAAGCAAAGAAATTTTATCCTACAGCAGTAGGGGATTTTAAGTTATTTTTGGAACAAAATTTTCCTGATTTGGTACTGTCAGAATTGCCTTGTTTAATCAAAACAAAATGGGCTTTTGAGAAATTGGGCAGGAGCTTTAGCAAGTTTATGAATTTTTATGAAAAACGTTTGCAAATGTTAAAGGATGCTCAAGGAGAAAATTATTTGAATGATATTGAATACCAAATTGAAGTTTTGGCTCTCAATAGGGCAACAGTACTAAGGGCTTTAGAAATAGTTGTAGAAGCGAAGAATGAAGGATGGTTCCCAAATTGGGAGGACGAAGATGAAAGAAAATGGTATCCTTGGTTTTTTCTGGATTCTCCTTTTCGGTTCTGTGATGCGGGTTATCAGGATGCGTGTACGTATGCGGGTTGCGCCTCTCGCCTACACTTGCAAAATGAAGCGGATGCAAAGGAAGTGGGAACAGAATACCTGGATTTGTGGGAATTTTATATGACAAAATAAATTTATATTGAAAAGAGGGAACGAGAAAGTTCTCTTTTTTTAACATTTTTTAGAAAAGTTAAAATATCTATATCATTTATTATATTTTTTAAGATTACTAAATTGCATAGTTTTTTAACAATTATTAACATAATTCTTTATTGTTATATAAAATATTTTTTGTATCTTTGTTGTATAAAATAATTAATAAGTAAATAAAATGAAAGCAAATGAATTAAGATCAGTAATAATTTCAAGTAGGGAATGGCGTGATAAGACTTATGGCAATACCTATTACGCTGCAAGAGTAATGTTAAATTTTGGAATGGACAATGCAGAAGAATTCTATATGGATTTCCGCTATGGGTATGGAAATCAAGCGGAATATGATGCAATTAGAGAAATAGCAAAACAATTGAACGTGAATTTTGATGGTTTTAATACTTTCAAAAACATTTATAACAATTTTGGTTATTACATTAAAGTAGATACACAAATTACTCAAAATTGCAAAAAGAAAGATTTGAAAAAGTGGTTTTAACAATTATTAACTTGAAATATTTTGATATTACATAATTTTTTCTTACTTTTGTATTATAATAATTAACTGATTAAATAAAACGAATATGAACTGGATACGATTCAAAGAATTAGCAACAAAAGAAAAGTTTGACAGCACAAACGCTTGGGGTTTCGCTGGGAGTGCAGGGACAAAATATACCCTGAATTTACAGGAAAATGAATTTGAATACAAAACTGCAAAACATTATTACAGACATGCTAATCCATCACCCTGGAAAAGCTATAAAGTAAATGGTGAAGAAGTAACAAAAAAAGAATTTGAAGCAAAATTAACTGATTTATTAAAGTAATACAATTATGCCTAACTTAAAAAATTTTGTTAAAAAAGTTGAAGTGTTTGATGTTGATATTCCAAATAAAAAAATGTTTGATTTGGAAATGTACAGAACGGACGAACAAAGTGTAATTGGTTATATAGCTTTGAGAGGAAAAACAGAATTATGTAGAAAGTTTTATATGGAGCATGTAACTATGTTAGAAGTAAAGGCGAATTTCAAAAAGTACTTTAGAGAAAATAGAATAACATTTTAATAATATACTCAAATGAGTATAACAAAAATAAAATGTATTGAATGTAAAAATTTTAGATTGGGAATGACTTATTCAATTTTTTCAGAGCCAACTAATTGTTTTTGCATTGTTAAAAGAGATAAAAAGGGTTCTTCTTCAATAGAAAAAAATACAGTAGTAGATAAATGTAAATATTATGAATATGAAAACAATTAATATACCTTATAACCCTTTTGCAAGGGACGCACAGAATTTTCCTGTTAAAATATTACCTACTTTTTCTCAAATAGATTTAAGTGAATTTCCAAATTTTGATAAGTCTGGAAGTGTTAAAGGAATGAAGAAACAATTCTATGGGAAAGGTGCATTGTTGATTAAGAAAGGTTCTTATATCTATAATGTGTCAAATAACCCTGATATATATTTCAATTTATAAAACAAAATAATTTAAAGGTTTTATCAAGTGCAAACATCAATTTTAACGCTGTTAAAATGGGCAGGGATAAGTAAAAAGAATGATGTTATATTCCTTTAAGTTTTTATATAAAGAAACAGAGCAGATGCGGAACAGGTTCAGATTACAGCCTGATTTATGGTGTAAGTAGCACAGTTGCCGATATGCTGAAAAAATATAAGTCGTGTAAGTTAATTATTTTATAGTGGGGTGATAACTTTTTGTGAAAAAGGTTATCATCATTTTTTTAACATAAATTAAATAAGTTAAAATATATATATTAATTGATTATATAATTTAAGATATTATATAATTTTATTTTTAACATTTATTAAAAATTATTAACTTTATAAATTAAATTATATGAAATAAAAATTGTATCTTTGTTATGTAAATAATTAAACTTATATAATATGAAAGTTTTTGATGGTTTGTATTGGAGAATTTATTCAAATAAGAAAAATAGAACATTTACAATTGTTTCTATGCAAAAGGGTCAAGAAACTTATAAATATAGAACAGTGCCTTTTTCCCAAAGTAATTTTGAAGAGGCTCAAAATTGGTTAAGTGATGATTGGGTAGATTTTATGCGTTATACAGATGATTATTATCCAATTTAATTTAACAATTATTAACATTATAAATTAGGTAATATCAAATTAATTTCTTATCTTTGTGTTATCAAACAAATAATAAAAATTAAATAATATGAAAAGATGTTTTTGGACAATTGCCTTACAAAGGATAGATTTAGAAGAACTGGGAGTAAATGCAAATTCCATTTCAGATAATAAAATGGAAGAAATTGGAAATGAAATTGGAGCTTATCTTATTGAAAGTGGCATATATAATAACGCTTTGGATCATGTTGTTAAACAATTTAATTTGAAATAAAAATGAATTATCAAAAACAGGCAGAAAAATTTGCAAAGAAATTTAATGTTACTTTGAAAATAGGAAAATCTATCTATGCCTCCTTTTTCAAAGATGATAAAGAAGATGGTACATACAGATATGTTTTTAATTGTACTTTGGAACGGAACAGAGAAAAATATCGTTTCAAATTTGGGCAATGCCTTGCAAAAGGAAACACGTCCCCAACAATGTATGATATCCTTGCAGGATTAACACACTACGATCCAGAAGACTTTGAAACCTTTTGTGATAACTTTGGTTACTGTATGGATAGCCGTTCTGATTATAAAGTGTACCTTGCAGTCTGCAAAGAATGGAAAGCAGTAGAGAGATTGTTTGGGGACTGTTTGGAACAATTACAGGAAATAAATTAATATCACTACAAATAATTAGGAAAAGGTTGTTTGTGAAAATGACCTTTTTCTTTATTATTAAATGAAATGTTAAAATATCTTTAATATTTAATATTATCATTTTAATAGGTAAAAATCATATTATAATTTTTTTCCTATGGGAATTTTTTTTTCTTACTATCATTTTGTTAAAAAATTAACAAAGTTAAAATAGTTTTATTGATTTATAATGTTATTTTAATATTTCAATAATCCCAAAAAAATTAACATATTTTAATAATTATTAACTTTATTCTTTGTTGTTACATGAAAATAAATTTGTATCTTTGTTCTATAAATAATTAAGTTATGGAAACAAAATATTATGTAGTTTATTACAATGGTAAAAATACTATTTCTCAATTAATGGATAGAATATATAGTGAAACAAAAATGTTTCCTATCCTACATTTACAAAAGGAACATGGCTATGGATATTTGCAAGGTGTTCAATATGGCTACCTTCATTTTCAAATAGTGGAATATCAAAAAATAAAAATAACTATATCCGAAAATCTATATGATTGGGATTATAATAAATTAATTACTAAATTAATAAGCGAATATAATTGTAAAATTGAATTTTAATAAAATAAAAAAATATGAAAAATTTATTAACAAACAAAGAATTAAAGGTTAAAGATAATTGGTATGGTGCTGAAAAACTTTTGAAAGGTTACAAGTCAGTAGTAAAAGTTGAATTAACAAATACATCTTCCTCCGCTGGGGATTGGGATGGATATTTTATTCAAAAACTTAATAACAGATTTTATTTTATTCCTTTTTCACAGGAAAATAATTTTCCCAAAATGGGATTTACACTTTACACAGCAACTTTACCTTATACAGAATTTGACAATATTGATGACCTTCCACAAATTGTGAAATGGTATTGTGAAGAAACTTATTGATTATCAATTATTGTTGTTGTATCAATTATTGATAAGAATACTCAAATGAGTATTTTTTTGAAAAATTTTTTACACATACAACAATTTTGAAAAATAGAGGGACAAGATTTCAAAAAAATAAACTTAATGATTTGAAATTTTTTGCCCCTCATTTTCAGTAACATACAAAATTCATTGAAAATCAATTCAATTTTTTCTAAAAGGAATTAAATTAACATAAAAGAACGATTTCAAGTTTTAACATTTATTAATTTTTATTAACTTCAGAAATTTTGCAGATTCAATAAAAAATATTATCTTTGTTATATAAAAATAATAAAAACTTATACAATATGAATGATTATTTTATTACATATATTGATGAGGAGCGAAGGAAGTCGTGGCAGATAGTAACAGCAGAAACAAAGGAAAAAGCGAAGGAATATGTTTTACCTTTTGCAATAAGGATTAGCAAAATTGAGCAATTAAATAGCAATAAAGAAGAAAAGAACGTTACACTTTATAATTAAGAAAGATATGTTTAGTGAAAAATTATTAATAGATTACATAAGAGAAAATTTAATTGATAACAGTATTGAAATTTCATCTTATTCAGTAGTAAATAATAAAGTAACAGTATATTATTATTTTACAGATACAGAAACAATAAGAGAATTTGTTATAGGGATATTGGATTTAATTGGATGGGTATATTCAAAAATTTAAGTTTTATTAACATTAATAATTTGTATATATCAATTAATTTCATTACCTTTGCACTACAAACAAATAAACAAAGATTAAAGCAATGAAAGCAAGGATTACAAAGGAGCAAATAATGTTAATGAACAAACGAATCTCAAGGGAAATGGAGATTGAAGAATTTGGTGGTAGCTTTAAGTCTTATAACAGGGTACATAAAAGCAAAAAGGCATATAACAGAAAAAACAGATGGGAGGAAATGATATGAAAAGGAGTAATATTAATTATTTATTAGAGGGATATTTTGGAGTTGGGGGTTTTGCCTCCTATAAAATTACATCTTTTCTTAAATTTGCAGAGCGATTTGATTTGGATTGGTTTTTGCTTGGTGAAGCTATAAATGATAATGAAATTGAGCCTACATTGGACTCAGCTTATAATTTTATCTTATGGCAACATTTTGTTGGGATTGGTTTTGAGCTTGGTATATTGAATGAAATGGGGTATGATTTTGCAAATTTGAGTGATATGATTGATTACAAATGGAATATTGATACAGGGATAGTTAAATTCCGTTTAGTACATGAGCCAAATTGGAATGAATTAAAAAACATCCATGATATGGAGCGGCAAATGAAGCGATTAAAAACACACTTAATATTAAAAGGGGCATAAGTCCCTTTTTTTAATACTTATTAATAAAGTTAAAATATGTATATTAATTGATTATATAATTTAAGATATATTCAGGGGGAAAATTTTAACATTTTTTAATTTTTATTAAGATGGTTTTTTATTATTATATAAATTATTTTTTGTATCTTTGTATATAATTAAACAAGAAAACAAGATGGATAAGATTTTAGAAGTAAAGCAAATGTTTGAGAAGGCTGGTTGTCAAATGGATAACAATAGTATGTACTTATGGGAAAAAGATATTTATGGAATGTTATCAAAAGGAGAGGCAGGGATTTTCAATATAACAATAATGGATAAAGATACTTTATTTTCAAAAGTAGCATATGGGACGCCAGGGGCGTGGAATGATTTGAAGAAATATTTTGATATGGATAAAAGGAAACAACATTTTATTATATATACTTGTTAATTTTATATAATATGAAACGTATAGTAGGGAATTATGAAGTGATTAGTTATAAAGCAGGGATTGTTTCTGGGATAAAGTTTTGGAATAAGGAAACAAAAAGGTATGATAAATATGCAATGTTTTTCAGTAATTTGAAAGGTACAAAGCAATTTATTAATGGTTTAACGATTGAAGAAATTAATAAGATGGAAAGTGTTCCGATGGGTGAAAGGACTTTAAGTGATATTTAATTTTTATTAACATTATAAATATGGATGGGTTATTGGCTCAATATATGATGCAATTGCATTGTGCAGGAATTTTGAATGGTGATAATGAATATTACATGGCAGGAGAAAGGAAAGCGAATATTTCAAAGGGGAATTACATACCTGAAAAGAAAAGAGAATTAACAAAGCAAGGGGAAATAATAAAATATAATTCAAAGGGAAAACGTAAGAGTAAGAAAGGGAAGAGAAACACTCAAAAGAGTATAACTAAATAGTTTATTATTTTTACATTATAAACAAATAGGAAAAATGAAAACAAAAGATTTAATAATAGGGAAAGAATATGATTATTTTGATGGGTATGATGATTTTCCCTTGACAGTAAAATTTCTTAGGAAAGAAACAAAAATGGAACTTGGTAGAAATGGTTTAGAATTAGTCCCTATGGATATATATTGGTTTGATGTTGTAGGTGCAGGGGATCCTATTACATTAGATTTTAGTGATTGTGGAGTTGAACAATATATTTCTGAAATGTAACATTTTTTAACACAAATAATTTTGCAGATTAGATAATATTTACTATCTTTGTTATGTGATTATATACAAACAAATAAAACTTATATAAAATGAAAACGAAGTATTTTAGTTTATTGGAGCAAGAAGGGATAATGAGAATTTTACAAGAGCCTGAAATTATATCTTACAATTTTTTCAGGAACAGGGTAAAGGATATGAATTTCCGATTAACAAATGAGCAAAGAGTGCCTTCTCTGGAAGATCAGATTGATTTAGGAATTGTGATATTAAAGGACAGATATTTTGATAATTCTGTGCATTGTGGTCATAATGTTATCACAGTATCGAAACGGTAATTAACATAAATGAATTGTGTGTTATAAAAGTAGCACACAATTTTTTTAACAAAAATTAGATAAGTTAAAATATTTGTAATAACTTTCAATAAGATTTAACAATATCTGGTTATCAAATTTTTAACATTTATTAGCAAAATATATTTTTTAGATTAGATAATTTTTTGTATCTTTGCAATATAAATAATAGATAAGTAATGGAACAGCATCAATTAAAGAAAGGGTTTGAAAAGGACTTTATTTTGGGTGGGCGAGCCATTTTAACAGTAAGGTCAGAGCGTTCTGGAAAACATTTTACTTATAAGGTAAAGGAAACAAGCAATAATAAGAATAGTTATTTTATTTCTGTTAAAAATTCTTCTGATACTTTTCTTTACATTGGTATATTAAAAAAATATTTTGGTAAATGGGAGTTGATTTTAACTGCAAAAAGCAGGGTAGGAAAAGATGCAGTATCTTATAAAACATTTCAATTTATTATTGACAGATACATTAACAGATATAGTCCTCACAGTGAAATGAGTTTATTTCACAGTGGTAGGTGTTCAAAATGTGATAGAGAATTAACTGATCCTGAAAGTATTGAATTAGGGATGGGTCCGATATGTAGAAATTTGAAATATTAAATATTAGATAATATGAAAAAAGCAAGCTGGGAAAAAATTAAAGAATTTCAAGATGAATGTAATCATTGTAACAGTGAAACATTAAATAGATTAGGGATTAAAAGTAATTTTGATTTTATAAAATTAAGATTAAAAGAAGAAAACTACCTTCTTCTGGAAGATAAAGAAATTTCTAAATTATTGAGAGTTATAGGTTATAAGTAAAAATAACATTTATTAACTCCAGAAATTTTGTAGTCTGGAGTTTTTTCCTTACCTTTGTAGTACAAACAAACAATAAAACTTATATAATATGAAACTTACATTTGGTTATAACAACATTGAAAAGAATTGGAAAGGAAGTCCTATTTATTTAATCTTACATAGGGTTGATGGTTTTAGTTTAAGCTGGGACACTATGTTTGGGACTACTGTAACAGAAAGATATATTGGTTATAGTGTTGCAGAAGCTAAAAGAATGTTCAAAGAATTGATAAGAAACAAATATCCATATACAAGATAATTATGAAATTAGATAATTTAGCAATAGCATATATTGAAAGGAAAAGTGATTATGACATTTTGAATTGGAATGAATTTGAAATGGATATAATTGATAGATATGGAAATGGTGGAGATGCAGATGTTAAAACTATTAACATTTATGGAAAAAGTCATAAAGAAATAATTGATATTTTGGGTGATAGAAGCAAATTTTTTTAATTTATGAAAGTAAAAGGTAAAATATTGAAAATTTCTTCAAACAAGCGGAATAGAACATTCACAATATATGTCCAATATAATGGTAAAACAGAATGGAAATACAGGACATTGCCTTTTTCAAAACAAGAATTTGCAGGAGCGGTCTGTTTCTGGGCACAAAATGATTGGAATCAATTTTTGAAAACTGATGAATATTATAAAGTTTAACAAACATACTCAAATGAGTATTAAAATAGTTTATATGTATGGAAGTAATTAAAATTGATGAGAATACAATGTTTATTGCAGGAAAAGTTAAAGCAATAGAAACAGAAAGCAACATTTGTAAAGGTTGTTGTTTTTTGAGAGCAGATGCAAGTGGATGTTATTTTTCTGATAAGATAGAAAATAAACCTATTGCCTGTTCAAATGTTTTTAGAGGGAGTGAAAAAGGGGTTATATGGGTAATGGAGTAAGAATTTTTAACATAAAAGGTTTGGTTATATAAAAATAAAATTATATCTTTGTATTACGATTTTACACCAGCGCAAAAAATTTATTCAAAGTTATTTTAACAAAAACTCCAAGTGGTTAGTCCATAATTTGAAATTTCCATTGGTTGTTTTTAGGGTTTTACAAAATGGGTTATTAATTTGGATAAGGCACGATTAGTCCAAGTCGTGAAATAAAAGAGTTGGAACGCCTTGTAAGTTCAAAGGTTGTTAGTTGCCTACCTGATGGCAGTGTTTGAATTTGGTTGAAGATTAAGGGAAATTTTAATTGGGTATTGAAAGTTTGGCACATATGATAATGATTAATATCCATAACAATTAAAAGAAATTGACAACCATCATTTGATTAGGTAATTGCAAATTAAGTGAAGTGTTTTTGGCGGGATCATAAAGAAACGTCTGCAATTTGAGGGATAAGAAAAGATAATAAACCTCCTGTTTTATTCCAAGAAACTTTTATGAGTCGCACTATAATTTTGTTGCCAGTATAATGAGGTAGTAGAAGGCAAAGTTATATCATAAAAGGATAAAACCGCCGATCGAAATGTTTATTTTTGGTCGGTTTTTTTATGTAGTTCTTAAGAATGTTAAAATATCTATAATAAATTTTGAATAAATTTTAATATTATATAATATGAAAAATTTTTAACTTTTATTAACTTTATTTCTTTTGTGGATTGGAAAAGATTTTGTATCTTTGTATTGCTTAACAAAATAAACAAATAAAAATTAGGTAATATGACAGTAAGTTTTAGAGTAAAGAAAAGGATATTTTTTGAAGTGGAAGTAGGAGGGCAGTCTTACAGAAAAAATAGTGACGAATATTTTTCCACAGTTGCTAATCAATTAAATTACAGAAGGACTGATTATGCAGGGGGAGGTCAGGCACAGGAAAGGTTATTGCCAAAAAATAGTGCTGCTTATGAATTTTATAAGAAATGGGATAGTAAACATTTGGCATTAATTTCTTCCTTTTCTGATGAAGAAATGAATAATTTGATGGTTGATATTGATGTTTTAAAAATAAAATATCCACATATTGATGGTAATAATTTTAATGAAATTGTTGAATTTGATAGAATCAGAAGCAAAACGAATTAACAATTATTAACATTAATTTTTTTGTAGTATCAATATAATTTTGTACCTTTGTTTTATCAAACAACAATTAAATATTAGATAAGATGAGAATAATAGAAAAAACAGCTTACACAGCAAAAGAATTAAAGGAATTATTTCCAAAGGCTTTTGAAAAGGCACATTATAATTTTCAAAAAGATGAAAGTTATGATAATAGGGATAATGAAGCAACAATAAAAGCCTTCATAGATGCTTTACCTTATATATGGTTAAGAAGGGATGAAATTGCAGTAACTTATGGAGTTTATAACTTGACAGAAATTGAAGAATTGACAGGAGAAGAGTTGTACAGCTTTTTGAAAGTAAATGATGTTATTTCAAAGTTTACCAAAGGAGAGGAATATACAAATAAAAATAGCAATGTAAAAAGATATAGTTGTCCATTGACAGGATACTGCATGGATGATGTCTTTTTAGATCCTTTTTGGGAGTGGTTAAATGATTATAAAAATAGTCCTTTGACTTATGGGGAACTTGTTAGAGAATGTTACCAGAGTGGGCAAAAAGCTATTCAAGCGGATTATGATTATTATTTCAGTGAAGAAAATTTTATTGAAATGAGTGAAATTAATGAATGGGAATATTTTAAGGATAGCTCATTTTGTTTTGAAGATTAAGATTATTTAACATTAAATATTTGCAAAGGTAGGAATTTTTTCTTACCTTTGTAATATTAAAGATGATAGCCAATATGACAGATAAGGAATGCAAACAATTTATGAAAGATTTTGAGAAAAGGGACATTTACACGACCCATTCTCAAAGTGTTGAAGGTTGGGATGGTTTTCTTAATCAATGTAAAAGAGCTATCAATAAATTGTATAGTTTTCAAGGTAGCCGAGTAAGTGTTAAAACTGATTTTTGGTCTTCCTATGCTGATGACCAGGCTTATAATTTTCTTATCAAAAGAGGGGGATATGATAATCTTCTATGGGATGAAAGACAAAAGAGATGGGCTGAATATGAGAAAGCAAAAAAATTGTCCTATTGGGAATTTCTTAAAAAATATCAATTTTTAACAGTACAAGATGGCATTCATTGTGTAGATTTTGATTGGAGTGGAATAGTATTTGCAGCTTATTCTACACAATGTTTGGTAGATATGGGAGTTTATACAGCAGAAGAAAGCAAATTATATATAGATTGTCTATTTCAAATTAAAGAATAATGGAATACATAGGACAAAAAGCAACAATTTTATATTTCAAAGAGGACTTTGCAGTTATTTGCACAAGGGTAGGGAAGTTGTTAAAATACTATCCATCCAACAGAAATAAACAAATAAGGATGGATAAGGCTTTAAATAAATTTAACAATTCCTATTGGAAGTCTTACAGGGATAATTATTTGAAGCCTTATAAAATAGGGGAGATTGTTGTAATTGACAGTTTTGATGTAAAAGAATTTTAATATATATACTCAAATGAGTACAAAATAATATTAAGATTAATTAACATTTTTTTCTTTATAGATTAGATAATTTTTCATATCTTTGTGATAACAAATAATTAAATATTAGATAACATGGCAACAAATAGATTAAGTGTAGCAGTTCAGGGAGTTAAAGGGAAAGTAAATGAAAATATAAGGAGTAATGTAGGCAGAGTAAGAGTAAATTTAACAAATGACAATAATGGAAGGAATGTACAATTTACCTTTGATGTATTTGAGGGATTTGGGGATACTTATAAACGGCGTGAAAATGAAGGATTAATTGAAATCCAGGATAATTTTGGGAATATTATTTTCAAAGGGGATTTCAATAAATTGGCAGCAGGATTAGATTATTTGAATAGATTTGCAAACTTTGATAAATTTTAACATTATTTCTTTGGAAAATTGAAATAGATTTCTTATCTTTATAGTATAAAAAAAAATAAACAATATGGAAGATTCATCAAAAGTTAATTGGGAAGAAGTTTTGCAAGATATGCAACAAAGGAAAGAAATGTTTGAACAGAAATTCAAAGAAAGCAATGAAAATGAAATTGTTGCCACATCGGTAAGTGATGATTATGTTTTAACAGAAGAAGGAAAAGGTATTAATGGGACTTCTGTAGGTATTAATAGTTTTAATCCTCTTATTGTAAAAGAAGGAGATAAAATTTTCAATATGAAAGTAATGAAAAGCATCATTAGTAAACGTTCATATAGCAATGGGAAAGGTAAAATTATTTTTGAGCCAGTCTTGGCAATGAATTATTGGGAAGATTGTGCAAAAAGTTTAGGTAATGCAATTGAAATGATTAAAAATACTATTTAATAATCTTATTTAATTTTGTTTGTTTGATGGGAAGATAGGTAGAATGAAGTAGCTACCTATCTTTTTTTAACATATTTTAGACAAGTTAAAATAGTTTTATTGATTATTATATAATTTAAGATTAGACAAGATATAAATTTTAACAATTATTAACTTTTCATTTTTGGTAGTCTGGGAATAATTTCTTATCTTTGTATTGAAATTAAAAATAAGATAAAATATGACAAATGGTGATATAGCAAGAAATTTTGCTTCTACGATGGTTGGAGGTATAAAAGCACAGATAAGAAAAGATGATGAAAAAGATGCAATTATTGATTTCTTATGTGATAAAATTGAATATTATAGGGGAGAGGCTTTTGCAAGGGCAGCTTTCATTAAATATTTAGAGAAGAAAACAGACTTTATTCAATGGTTAAATGATGATAATTGTGTTTTAGCTTAATAGAATATAACAATGACAAAGAAAGAATTTGAAAAGATAAAAAGGTTAAACAATGATGGTTTAATTTTATTGAATATATGTTATTCTACTTTACCTAATATGTATATGAATTGTTTTAGAAAACAAAGTCGTTTCAAAGATGATTCAATTAGCAATTTGTTAGGGACGGATAATAAGCATCTTGAAATTAATAGAAAACATATTAGTAAAATTGCTTATACTTATATAAGTCAGTTACCTCCTAAATATCAAAAAAATTAAGATTTATTAACTTTAATTATTTTGTAGATTAGTAGAATTTTTGTACTTTTGTAATATCAAATAATAATAAAATGAAAACAGTAGATTTAACAGACATTAAGAAAGAAATGGAAAAGATGCATGATGAGATAGTAAGGGATATTTCAATGATATTGCATCGAATGGGTAGTGGGGATGATTGTTTCTTGCGTTTGAATGGAAATATTCAAAATTATGTAATTGAAAATGAAGGAAATGAATTTATATATCCAAATTATGTATATTTCAATGATAATGGCGAACTTGTTTATAGTGAAACAACAGTGGATGAATACTTGGTAATTGAATTGAGTTTGGATGAATTGGTTAATCTTTATGAAGCAATTGAAGCATGAGAAAATTAGCAAAAAACAGTAAAAATAGAGTATATTTACAAAATATAGGGAAACAAGCTGTATATCCTTGTTTTAATAAAGAAACTCAATTATGGGAATACAAATTAGGTGAAATAAAAGGAGTTTATTCTGATAAACTTTCTTCTTTAAGCTATGCTACCAAATTTGGTATATCTTATTTGATTGATGGATTTTTCCTTGAAGTTGTAAGGTGTTGGGTTGTGGATGATGAACAAATAGAATTATCGAAACAGTATGGCATTAAACAAGGTGACAAAGTTGGTTATTTTTGTAATGAAGAAAAAGAGGGAACTGTATTATGTTTATTTGATGATTGTATAAGAACTGATACAGATGGTATAAGGGGTTATTCAGAAATTTTAACAGTGAACGGACAAAATTATAATATATAATACGCAATTGAGTATGAAAATAAATGATATAATGATATTGAATCCTGATAGGATTGGAGAAATTATCCAAGCTGCTGTTCTGATTGGTTATAATAAAGGAATGGAATATACTATAAAAGTAATACAGGAACATTTAACAGATTTTGAACAGAAGGAGTTTTCAAAGAATTTGCAAAAAGAAATGTTGGATACGGCTATTGGAATGGCATGTGAAACTATGTACCCTGAAATTGTTGTTTCTGTAATGGATGTAATTAAGAAATTGGAAGAAGATTTTTATGGACTGGAAACTGCTTACATTTATAATTCAGTGGATGGTGTTAAATGTGTAGGGAATACAGTTTATATATTTACTGCTCGTCCTGGAATTTTAATTGGTAAGGGTGGAGAATTTATAGATAAACTCAAAGAAGAATTGAATAAGGTATCAAAAAATGGGAATATTGAAATTGAAATAATTGAAACAAAAGATAATTTGAAAGGTTTATTAAAAGATTGGTAATATGAAAAATTGGTGGTTGTGGTTTAGATATGATGTTTTATTATTGTTAATAACTTTTTTCTTTATTGGGATAGTAATATGGGCAATATATTCTTTAGGAATATGGGTAACATTATTTCTACTTTCAATGATATGGGTAGCACAAAAAATATTAAATAAAATATTATAATATGACAAACGAAGAACAAAATATTATAATACTTGAATTTGAAGGATCTTTATGTAAAACATTAGATTTTTTGCGTACAATGGATGTTAAGAAGGTAAAGCCTTGTAAAGGGCAAGTCAATTATTGGAATGAAAAATTAGAATATATAAATTGTTTAATAAAATATTTTGGTAGAATTGCTGAATAATTAACATTTATTAACTTAGAAAGTTTGGTAGATTGGTAATAATTCCTTATCTTTGTATTGAAGTTAAAACAAATAAAAAATTAAATAAAATGAGTGGTATTTCAAGAGTGAATTTTAGAAAGATTGAGGTGAATAGAATAGGATTTTGGTTTTCTTATTCTACCATTGTTGCAGTAATGGAAAATGGAAAGTTATATGTATCTGAAAATCGGTGGGGAACTACTACAGGGAAACATTTGAATTATTTGGATGGTGGGGACAGAAAAAATCGTTTTCATAAAGGTGCATTTGAAGATATTTTGGAAGAAATATGTGATAGGAATGGTATCAATAAATTCCCTTCCATAGATTAAAAAAAAACATTAGGGAACTTTCAGTGCTGTGGGCTGCCAAGCAGGAAAGATTAAAAAGAAGACCCACAAAATCCCTATTTTTTATATTTTTACAATAAAATAAAAATTAAGTAAAATGAATAAGATAAATGTATTAAATAATAAACTTGAAGCACTTGATGATTTACAAATGGAATTGTTATCAAGTATTGAAGAAGTAATAAAGGAAAAGAAAAATATTACCTTGAAGGTAAAGGGCAAAAAGTTGAGTGAAGATAAAGTTTTTCAAATAGTAAATGTAATTTTTGATGATCCTTATCCTGCTGTAATTACAAGTGAAGGAGAAGAAATATATGTTGATACTTTATGTATTGATACCTTGTATGATTTAGGAACTGAAATTGTAGGAACTTTGAAAAATTAAAGGAATGAAAAAAGATAATAAAATAAAAATATTAACTGTATTTTTGCCAGGTGCTATTAAAAAAAGAATTGCTCCTCAATTAATAGATACACAAACAAGGAATGAGAAAATAATTGATGTACTTTATTCCTGCAAAACAGAAGAACAATTGAATAATGCTTTTGAATGGGCTTTGAAAGTAGTAGTTAAAGGGCTTAATTATTCTTCTACTAATAGTTGGATAGAATCAATTTATAATGATAGAAAAAAAGTTGTAATTTAAGAATTATTAACATTTATTCTTTGGTTATATCAGAATAAATTTTTATCTTTGTAATACAATATTAATAACAAAAAATTAAATAAAATGGAAAATGTAGTAGTAGAAACATTGGAAAATGGTACAGACATTCATTATAAGAAAGAACCTACCATTGATTTTTATGGGGATAATAATTCCTATATTCATTTGAAATTTGGGCATATTCGTAAAATGTTTTATTTCACTCCTGAGTTTGAAAAAGCAAATAAAAGATTTGCAAATGGTTTTAAGAAATTTTTCTGGGGAGAAGAGCAAAAATTGTTCAAAGAAGATATTGATGTGGTAAGATACATTAAAAAATATAATATTGATATTCCCTTGTATCAAAATTACCATGATTTGGAATTTGTCAATGTGGATGAAGCTATTAAATATTTGGAAAATTATAAGGGGGATTAAAAAATGAAATACATTAAAAATAGCAAGTTTGTTTCTTCCCACAAAATGGGAACTGTAACCTCTACTGTTAGGAAAATGAGAGAAGTTTTTGGTAAGGAACAGTTTAACCTTCCTGAAGCCTTGAATAGTGGTGAAATAACTACAAAGGATACTGATATGAAAGTAAGGGTTGAATGGACTTTGGAAAATGAAGAAACAGGGCAAGCCCTTTGCTTTTGGGATTGGAAAGAAGCTGATAAATATAATATTGATATTGACCAGGAGTTAGATTTTTCAATTTATTGGGAAGATCGTAGGGATAAGGAGGCAGTGGAAGAAATGTTAAATTGTAAAGTAATTCCTTTATTTAACAATTTTTAATATAAAAGATTAGGTAGTTTGAAAAAATTACCTTATCTTTGTTTTATAAATTAATAACAAATTAAAAATAATAATCAATGAGTACAAGAAGTTGTGTTGGAGTTGTTAAGAATGGCGAATTTAAGGTTGCTCAATATTGTCAATTTGATGGTTATCCTACAGGGGTAGGAGAAGGTGTTATGAATTTTTTGAAAAATATTGATATTCAAAAATTCTCTGAAAAGATTAATAATCTTCCTAGTTGGTTATCTGATAAAAGAAAAGAAGAAATTAATAAGGAAATAAATGATAAAAATAAAACATTAAATAGAGCAAAATATGATTATCTTTTGTGTGATTCTGATGTTTTGAATTATATTTACAATGATGGATGGTTTATTGAAACAAGATATAATGAAAAAACAGGTGAACCTTATGAATTTAAGAAAGGTGGTTTTGAAATTGAAGGGTTATTGAATGACGAAAAGTTTTTTGGTGATAGTTTATTTTGTGAATGGGCTTATGTAATTGATTTGGATAAGAATGTTTTTGAAATCTATAAAGGATTTAACAAACGAAAATTAACTGAAAAAGATAGGTTTTATTATTTACAAAATAATGAACCTGTGGCTTTTGATAATGAATATAAACCTGTTAAAATTGTTGGGTGTTATTCATTAGATAAATTGCCTGAAACATTGGATGAAAAAACGTTAAAAAAATCATTAAAAGAAAATATTGGATAGGGATAAGGATTTTCACCTTATTAATTGTAGGTATGCCAATTATAAAATAGATAAGAAGTCAGTTATTGTTTTGAGTATTAAAGAAGCCTACATTAGATTGAGAAAAATAATAATAGCTGTGCTGTTTCCCTGAAATTTTTTATAGATATTGTGAACGAAAGTAGGGTTTAGATTAAGGGGAAAATAAGTGAGAAGTAAAACTCAAAATTGTGTATAGTAATTAGTTAATTTTGTTAAGAAAAATTCCAAGTGATTAGTTCACATAAAAATTGTCAATAGTTGTGGTTTTTGGATTTTTTGGTAAAACAATACAAAGTTAATTAATTACTATATTTTTTTGTAGAAATTAAGAATGTTAAAATATCTTTAATAATTTTTGAATAGAATTTAATATTAGATAAGATAAGAATTTTTAACAATTATTAACTTTATAAATTAGATTATCTGGAATAATTTTTGTACTTTTGTTATAACAAATAAAATTTATGGATATGGCAACAAGAACAAAAAATTATTACATTGGTTTAAGAACCAATCCTCAATTAAAAAGTTATTATGTAGCTTATGGGCAATTAACAAAGAAAGATGCCAAAGCTAAAGAAAATTGTGTATATGGTAGTATGTCTTTAACCTCTTATGAAAGTGAGAATGAATATCAAGCTAAGATTGATGAGTTAAAAGAAAATGGATTTAGAGTTAGTAAAGGTTAAAACTTATATAATATGAAAAGAATAGTATCTTATAATGGTGATTTGAAAGAAGTGAATGGAATTAAAGAAGGATTGAAATTTGTAGAGGACCAATACAAGTTAGGGCGTGCTGCACAAGAGCATATGACAAGATATTGTTTTATTTATAATCAATTTGGAAAGCCTGTTGTTTTTCAATGTTTTGCTGTAAATAGCAAAGGAAAGTTTATAAGAAAGCCTCAAAGTGATTTTATTGATGAATGTAAATAATTAAGATTATTTAACATTTATTTCTTTCGGGTATCAAAAAAATTTTTTATCTTTGTATTGAAATTAAAAACAAAATTAAACAATTAAAAACAATAAAAATTATGACAAACAGTTATTCTTATATGGGTACAGTAAAGAAAGTCTATATTGGCGACCCTTCTTATGTAGTAAGTGAATCAAAATGGGAACTCATTTGTGATCAAATGAAAGCAGCTAATAATTGGAATGAGTTTGAAGATGGCTTATTAGTAGCCCATGCTACACAATTTGGGGATGGAGTTTTTCCTTCTTCTTATTGTAAAAATGGATATGGGGTTGATAGTGGGATGTTAGGAATTGTACCTGACTATTTAATATCTAATTGGGAAGAAGCTGAAAGATTGGGTAATGTAAGAGAATTTGATGAAGTAAAAAGTACCTGCATTGAATATTGTGAAGATGGTACAATTTATTTCTATGTAAATGATAAAATTGTGGATGTTACCTTTACAGGAGAAGAATTGTATGACGAAGAAAATCAATAAAGATATGGAACAAAGTTATGTAGTTATTAAAGATTTTTCCTTTTCATTTTTGAAAGGAATAAGATTTGAAAAGGGAGATATTTTGAAAGTTTATTCTGATAGATATACTATTGAAATCAATAATAATCTTTCTCTTAATGAAAATTATAAAGCAATTAATTTTTCAGATGAAAATTATTTTTTGAAAATAAATCAAGGGGAATTGTTTGCAAAAGGAACAGAAGTAATTTACAGAGATAAATTATGGGCAGTAGATTTCCATATAGTTGAGCCAAATGGAAAATTGAGCTATATGTTGGAACAAAAAGACGGAGCAAAAGAAAGAACGAAAGCTGATAATTCAAGAATAAAGATTATAAAAAGATTCTATTTCATTAATTCAAGTGGAGATGTCCAGAGTGATTATGAGGAAAGAATTAAACTTGGAGGATTAAGGGGATTAGACTTTAAGAAATTAACAGGAAACTATTTTCTTACCAAAGAAGAAGCAAATAAAGCATTGGATGAAATAGTGAAAAAAGCTGTTGAAAAGAAAGTATAATACTCATTTGAGTATAAATATTGTAAGGTATAGCTAAACAGGAAAAAGCGCCAGACAATAATCTGGGTCAGATGCAATCGGTACAGAGAGGCAGGATTTGATCACTTGTGGGTATGTATTTCTGTGGGTTCGAGTCCCATTACCTTACCAAATTAAAAAATATTAATAATTTATTAAATAATATGAATTATTCAAAAGAATCAGTAAAATGTGCAATTTTAACTCTTTCTAAAATTGTAGATAAGGAAAAGAATTATGAAGCATTATTAAATAGTGAAGCAGGGTTAGAAAGAATTATTCAAATATTAGTTTATGATTTGTTTATTAGTGAATTTCTTTATTATTTTGCTTCAGAAGAAAATTATGCAGCTTATCAAATTATTCATGAATTTTCTTTTGAATTAAGAGAGAAAGGATATGTAAAATATAGGCAATAATTTAACACTTATTAACATCAAAAATTTGTAGGGATGGAAAAAATTTCGCACCTTTATTGTATAATAATAACAAGTAAAAACAATGGAAAGAGTAGTTATAATGGGAATGGGAGCATTAACCCAGGAATATTTTAAATCTGAAATTATAAGATTAGGATTAGAAAATAAATTAAATGATATTGAAATTGTATATGTAAATAAAAATGAATTACCTACTAACATAGATGATCTGAAAGAAAAAATTCCTAAAATTGAAATGATTGAGTGGGAATTACCAAAAAAAGATAAACAAAGATCTTTAAGAATGGGAGAATCTTATAATGGAAAAAGAAGATATTAATATGAATGAAGATTTACAGAAGGCACTTGATATGTGCCGAGATCAAGATACTTTACCTGAAATTATTGACACTAATTATGGCATTGGAATTACTTTTTCTGATGACAAAAGGGAAGAATATACAAGTGTTATAAGTCAATGGGAAAAAGAAAGAACTTTATATATAAGCATAACCTCTTTTAGAGGGGTATCATTTGGCGCAATTCATTATTATGGAAGGATTTGGTTTAGTGATCCTCCTTTAATGAAAAAATCCACAGGACGAATTTCAAGTATAGGTGGGGCATTTGATAAATATAAACCAGACGAATGTAAAAGTAAAGAAATTGAAGTTGTTAGAGATTTAACTCAAAGTGAAATTGATGCTGATACTGACAGATGGAAATATTATAAAGAAGGCGATAAAGTAGTTGCCTTTGAAACAGAGGAAGAAGTAAGAGAAACAATTGATTTTGTTATCAAACATCGTTTTACAGGGAATTGGGAAATTCATGAAAATTAATTTTTATTAACATAATTTCTTTGGTAAATTAGATAAAAATTATTACCTTTGTATTAAAGTTAAAAAAACAAATAAAAAATTATATAATATGAAAGTCATAGTTGAAGTTGGATATTGGGAAATTCGTGTACGTCCTGCAAAAAAGGATGAAAAAGGGGAATATTTTTTAGGAGTTGGTGGTATATTTGAAAAGCATTCCACTTTATTTAATAATATAAAAAGTTTTGAAAACTACCTTACAAAAAAGAAGTTTGAAGACAATGTATCTTATCATAAAGATTTAGAACAAGAATTTTTAAATTATTATGGAGATTTACTTTATGGCGAAGAACTTAATTTCTCTGATGATGGAGAATGGTTTACTTTTTAAGTAAAAAAGAATATGAAAACAAAAGAAGAATTAATACAGGAACTAACAGGAATTGCAAAAGCTGATGGCTGCATACTTAAAAATGATGACAGTGATGAAGGCATTTGGCATTATAATTATGAAAATCTTGTCTTATATGAAAATGGAAAGGGAGAGGCTTTCGATTTGAAAGATGTTGATATTGATATACTAAAAGAATATTCAAATATTAAATAAAATGAAATATTACAATGTAGTAAATAGTGAAATAGGCTACCAGGAAACATTTTATAATCTTCCTGCTGCAAAGCAAGCTATGAAAAATAACAATGCCAGAGGATATATTACAAAAGTATGGGCAAATGGTAATTGGGAACCTGCTGGTGAAATAAAATTGAAAGGAACTAATAAAACCTTTTTTACAAATACCAAACAAAAAATAGAAAATTATTAACATTAATTAACACAATATATTTTGATATTAGATAATTTTTTCTTATCTTTGTAATACAATAACAAACTAAAAAAATTAAATAAGATGAGTAATAAAGAAATGTGGGGACACATATCCAAGTTTTTAGATAAGTTTCCAAATGATGCACAAAATTGGGGACAAGCTACTGATGAAATAAGAGATATAGCTCGTTCTTGTAGGGAAACTAGAGGATTAGGAGAAAAATATGCTTGTGATTTTAGAAAATTAAATACTCCTTCTACCTGGAATACTGTTGGGAAAGCATATATTAAAAGTTCCTGGAAGAAAATGACTGATTTGCAAAAACAAGAAGTGTTCAATGAATATAGTGAATGGTTTGTTAAAGAAATATAATTCTGTAGTCTTTTTATTGTTTTGTTTGGGGAGAGAAAGGTAGTTATAATGACTGCCTTTCTTTTTTTAATAATTATTAACTTAAATAATTTGATAGATTAGATAATTTTTTGTATCTTTGTATTATTAAATAACAAGTAAAATTAAAAGTTATGATTTCATCTGATTTGAAGCATGTTTTGGAAAATATTTTTTATGATGCGGATATAATATTACAAATTCCAGTGAAAGTGATGTTTAATCCAAATATAAAAGGATGTGAAGAAGATTCAATTAATAAACCAGTAGTGCATGAATTAAAGAAAGTTTATAAAAAAGGTAAATCTTGGAAAGTTTGTGATGAGTGGAGTAATGAATGGACTCTTTCAAAATTGCATTATATGATTCAGTGGCAATTGTATCAAAGTTCATTAAGTATGAAAGATAGCCGAGTTACTTTTGTTCAAAATGGGGTTTTTTCAATCAATTAAAAATTTATAAGAATGAGAACAATAAAAATAAAAAAAACACCTGTGGGAATTTCAATAAAGGATTGGAATCATGCTCATTGGTTATTAGTAAAAGCTATTGGTTTTGAAGGATATTGGTGTCCACAAATTAATACCAATAAAGATAATCTTTGCATTTTTGAAGATGAAAGAGATTTTTTGGATAGAATGTATGGAAACAATGTAATTATTGGAAAAGATGCTGATAAGATAATATTTGAAAACTATCAAATTGTTTACGAATAATATGAAATTTGAATTATTACATACACTTTTATATGCCAAACATTGGTATAAAGAAAGAAGATATTTAAGTGATAAGTATATGCCTCTTTACTATGATAAAGAAGTTGTTGGAAATGAAGAATACTCATTTGAGTATAACAACAAATTTAGAGGGATATGGTGGGATTTAGCTAAAACTTTAACAGTTGATGTAAGTGAGAAATATTATATTAATTTTTATGCTCATAATCCTAGTGAAATTATTATTCCTGATGTAGATTTCATTCTTAATTTTTTAATTAGGAAATGTAATGATTTATTTGATATAGCTTATTCTGGAAATAATCCATTAAGTTTATTGAATGTTAGAGAAGGAATTAGCAAATATAATTGTCATAAATATGGATACTATTTCAAGGGAAGTGTGTGGAATAGAGCAAAGGATTGTACAAATGAATACGACCCTGATGAAGCATTAGCTTGGTATATTTTATCTTATTTATGTATGCTTGAAGTGAAATATATAGGTGGAAAATTACCCAAACCTGATTATAAAAATGTTTTACCTCGTAAACAAGAAATGACTGATAAGAAATTAAATGAATTTTTTGGATAATTTTAACTTTAATTAACCCTGAAAATTTGTAGCTATGAATATTTTTTCATACCTTTGTATTATAGAAACAATTAAAAAATTATAGAAATGAATTATCAAGAAATAAGAGAAAAAGTTAATAGTGTTTTAGGAATAGTTAGAAACATAATTACAGAAAACAATTTGATTAATTATGAAGAGAAACATTCTATTAGTGATGCTCATCCTTCATTCAAAGAATTGAATGGATGGATAAATGATATCTTTGATAATGAAACGCAAAATGGAATTATGTTTCTGCGAAATGATGGACAGTATTGGAAAGAAAAAAGAAGAATTTATAATTTGTTATGTGATTTGTATGATTATTTGAATGATTATAATGATGATTTTGGAAAAGAAGAAACTGATACTGTATCTTATTGGATGTATGAATGGGAGGGAGAAAAAGATTTGAATTTAAAATATACTTTACAGGAAATTTATAGAGGCATTCAAACTGCAATAGATAATTATAATGATGAGTTATAATTATCTATTTATATTATAAAAGATGATAATAAATATACTTTTATGGTTAGATGATAAAAGAAATCCTTTTAAAAAACCTGTAGGAAAACCTGACACTTGGATTAATATGTTTAGTCCAATAGGGAAAAATGTAAAAGTAGAATGGATTAAGAGTTATGATGACTTTTGTAATTGGATTGAGGAAAATGGGGTTCCTGCTGCAATTTGCTTTGATCATGATTTAGGAGATCCAAATGGAAATGGATTTGATTGTTGTGTATTTTTATTAAAGTATTGTTTAACTCATTCAATAAATTTTCCACCATATAGTATTCAATCTGCTAATCCAAATGGAAGAATAAAAATTGAAATGTTAATAAAAGATACTTTGAGTAATCCAGAAAATTTTTTGAATTCAGTAGAAAATATTAAAAATATAAAATTTCCAAAAGGTACAAATAAACCAGAAGCTGCTATTCCTTTATCAATAAAAGAGGAAAAAGAAAAATTTTGGGATTTCTTTAAAAGAATTAGTTAACCTCCCCATCTATCTTTACCATATTTTGTTGGATTAATTACTCCTAATGTCATTGCAGTAATTTCATTAGCTCCAATTTTTTGAAGTGTTAAACATATGTCATCCAATGTAGCACCTGAAGAAATGTTATCATCCCAAACAAATATATTTTTCCCTTTAAATTTATATAATTTATTTTGATAAGCAGGAGCAATTGAAAAAATATTTTCTATTGCTTTTCTTGTTTTATCATCCAAACTTTTTATTTGCCAATCCCTTACTTTTCCATTTCTTATTGTAGGATCTACCCCTTTTTGTCCTTTTCTTAATAATGGAATTTGTTCTGTTTTATTTTGAATTAAATTACGTTTATTAACCAGTTCTGCGGAAGGTCGTCCTCTTTTTCCTGTAACCATTTGAGATACTTCTTGTTTAAGTTGTTCTATTTCTTTTCTTACTTTTCTTATATCTTCATCTCTTTTCCATTTTTCAATTTTTGATTGAAGTTCATAAATTTCTTGGTCAGTTAAACCTATTTCTTTTGCAATATCTACATTTACATAGATTTGTTTAATATCTTTTTGTAATAATTCAGGAATAACTTGAATACCCACAGTATTTCCAAACTTTGCTTTTACTTTTGTTAAAATATCCTTATTAAAAGTAGAAGAAGATTGAGGACTTACCATATAATCTATTGATTTATTTCTAATTATATGATAGATATATGAAATAGTTTTGCTGAAAAATTGATCCATTGATTTATCAAACTCAACAGGTTGAGGATTTCTTGGATCATCTGTTTGGTGATGTTTTAATGGGCGAGTAACTTGTGAGCCTGCGGTTATATCATAAAGATTTATAGAAGTAACTCCACTTTTTGGAAGAACAGTAATATTATATTTGAAATTTTTATTATCATCAAACATATGGGTATCAGCTTTTGAATTTTTGTTTGGTAAATACTTCATAGTAGTTATACCATTATTATTTTGAAAACCAAAACCCTCATCTTGTTCATTTTCATTTAATTGTAGTATAATATTTTTATATTGTTGTTCAGTGATAATAACTTTTTTCATTTTTAGTTTTAGATATAAATATTTAATTATTAAGATTATTTAACATTATTCCCTTGGTGGAATGAAACTAAAGTATTATATTTGTAGTATAAATAATAAAGATAATGACAAAAGAATTAATACTTGAGATTTTGAAGTATGGAGTAGACATAGCAAAAGAAAATAGTTTTGTTATAGAAGTAAAAGGATTTCATACAGTAGATTTTGATGATGATTACATTCAAAAAGAAATTGAAGAATTTGCAGAAAAATGTTTTGAAAAATAATAATTATGAGTTATAATATTACATCATTCAAAGTAAAGAAATTGAATAACTTGATTATTCCAATAAAAGCATTAGAAAATAAAAGTAAAAAGTGGGAAGCTACTGTAAATGTTAAAAATGTTGATACTATGGAAGTAATGGTAGAATGTGGTGGAGAACAAAGTATTGAAGGAACGTTGAAAGAAGGAAATTTGTATGTTTCTAAAATAGATATGTATGGGGAATGTTCAGGTAGTTATATACATGATGTTTTCAAAGATGCTCTTAAACAATCTACAGGAGAGTTGGAAGCAGTAGCAATATGGGAAGGCGGAGATACTGTTGAACGTATTTCTGTAAAAGATGGAAATTTTTCTCAAGAAAACATTGATTTATAATTTATTAAGATTAATTAACTCTTAAAATAAGAGATAATTTAAAATAAATTCTTACCTTTGTATTACAATTAAAAAATAAAAAATATGATAGAATTAAGTAATTACATGCAAGATGGCGCCCATTGGCAATCAAGAGCAGTTTTAGTCTGTTTACAAGGATTAAATGATGGTAAAATTGAAGCAAGTTATAATGAAAAAACAAATAAACATGATGTTACTATTGAAGTAGCTCGTTGGGAAAATGGTAGAGAACAAGGTTATATTTGTTCTCTTGTAGTTCCATTTGCTAAACAGTTAAATATTTGTTTTTTTGAACATAGAAACAGTGATGAAATTTGTGCTGTAAAATGGGAACAAGTTTCTATGAACAGCATTGGAATTGTTAATATGGACACTAAAGGAACAATCTATCAAGATAAATATGATGTTTCTTTCAAAGTAAAATATGGAAAATTCTTACAAATGGCAGAATGGATAAAAAATGAATTTGATATTTATTATGCTAACAATAAAACAGATGGAGGAGATAAAACAATTTATGTATTGACTTCAAATGGATATACTACTTATTATAAGACAGAAAGAGCATGTAATAGGGATTATGTATCACAAGATTTTATAGAAAAAAGAATTGTAAGTAATAATGAATATCAAAGAATAAAATTTATAGATGAGTGATTTAGAAAAAATTCAAAAAAGAATTAGAATAAAAAGGGCTAACAGAGCTTTAAAAGAACTTGTTAAAAATGGAGAATATGAGCAAGTATTAAGACTTATTATTTCCAATGGAAGAAGTGATATAAAACAATCTTATAAAGATAATGCCAGTGTTTTCTTACAAGATTTAATTCAAATAGGAAAACTGGCATGGGTGAAACAGGGAATTGAAGGATTAGTAGAAAGTATAACAAGATAATATACTCATTTGAGTATAATAAAAAAAAATGGAAATAAAAAAAGAAGAAGAATTGTTTAAGGCATATGAAAAAATTCGTAAAAGTGGTCAATTCAATATGATTATTGAATGGGCTTCTGTGGCAGTAATGATGCACTGTTCAAGAAATGAATATTGTTATGTAATTAATAATTATACAGAATTAAAACAAAAATATGGAAGATAATTTTAATAAGGCACTTCATATCAATAAAGAATTACATGGAAAAGGATTTAAATTATTTTCTCCTTCTCTGGCAGGAATTTCAAAAGAAAAATATAAAGAACTTGTAGAATGGTGTTATAATCGTTATGAAAATATAAATTCCTATACAAGAGCATTTGAAGCATTTCCTGGAATTAAAGATGTAATTAACAATGAAGATTATATTGGTTTTATTTTGGAAGATTATACACCAAAAGAAAAAATAGGAGATGCTTATAAGTTTTATCAAGAAAAGGGAAAAGAAATGCCTAAAACTCCTTATACCAATTCTTATAAATTTACTATACATGAATTTTTATTCTATGTAGCAAAAGAACTTGATATATTATCTGAACTTGAATTTTCTGATGATTTTATTGATAAAATTCTCAAATATTAACAAATGAATACAACAACGATAATTAAGGATATAAAAGATACAATTAAAGGTACAATTTATGAAAATAAAGTGTATCTTGCTGGGGGTTTTGTTAGAGATGAAATTATGGGATTACCTCCAAAAGATATGGATTTACTCATTAATTGTCCTAATGGTGGTATTGAATTTGCGGAATGGTTTTGTAAAGAAAAAGGTATCTATAAAGAAGAAAGTAATCCTGTTATCTTTCCAAGATTTGGAACTGCGAAATTTGTATTTCAAGGAGAAGATATTGAATGTGTGATGCCTCGTAAAGAAATATATACAGAAGATTCAAGAAAACCTGAAACATCACAAGGAAGTTTAATAGAAGATGTTGAAAGAAGAGATTTTACAATTAATTCTTTATTGAAGAATGTTTCAACAGGAGAAGTATTAGATTTGACAGGAAAAGGAAGAGAAGATATTAAAAAAGGAGTAATAACTTGTATTGGGAATCCAGACAGGGTATTTTTTGATGATCCTTTGCGTTTAATGAGAGCGGTTAGGCAGGCTCGCAAATTTGGTTTTTGTATAAGTAGAGAAACTGATGAGGGAATAAAGAAAAATGCTTACCGTTTATCTTCAATATCTATTGAAAGAATCCAGGATGAGTTAAATAAAATTTTACTTTTACCTCTTCCAAGTCAAGGAATAATTTATTTAATTAATAGAAATTTGATGCATTACATAATTCCTGAATTAGAATTATGTGAAGGAGTAAAACAGAACAAATATCATAATAAGGATGTATTTGAACATACAATGGATGTTTTAGATAAAACCCCTGCAAATTTAAAAGTCAGATTGGCTGCTTTATTACATGATATTGCAAAGCCTCAATGTAAAACTGTTGAAGAAAATGGGGATATTCATTTCTATAAACATGAATTGGAATCAGCAAAAATGGCAAAAGCTATTTTAAAGCGTCTGAAATACTCAAATGAGTATATAGAAGATGTGTGTTTTCTTATTGAAAACCATATGAGAACAAAGTCATTTGGAACTGATTGTGAAAAGGTAAAAGATAAAAGTATCAGAAAATTAGTAGATGATTTGGGAGAAAGAAGAAATGAAGTTTTTCAATTAATTGATGCTGATAACAATAGTCATGCTCCTGAATATTGTTTACCTCATCAGATACTTCATTTAATAATGAAAATTAATGAATTGGGATTAAATCTTAAATATAAAATTGATTTACCTTTGAATGGAAATATAATAATGAGTTATTTCAATTTATCTCCAGGAAAAGAAATTAAAGAAATGTTGAATTATGTAAAAAAATTATGCTATAGTAATCCTAATTTAACACAGGAAGAAGCATTTAAGCATTTAAAAGGAACATTTAAATTATAATAAAAATGAGTAAGAAATTTGATAAAAATAGAAGTGTACCATTACTATATTTTATATGCCCCTTATATTATCCAGGAATAAAACATTCTACTAATAAGGATAAGGAACTTGTTTTAATTGATGATTATGGTCTTCATTATGTGGCAGCTTATCGAAATAATAAATTATGTAAAATTGGACCTCATTTTCTATTAAAAAAAGATATGAAAAATGGAAAACATGGTTTTATTTTTAAAGGCAAATTTTTTAACTTGAAAAAAAAATATAGGTGGGTATTTTAAACTGAAAAAAATATGAAAGAGTGGATTGGGATATTTTTAATATGTGCATTTGTAAGTGGAATTAATGGAATTTTTTTATTTTTCTTAGGAATAATAGAAAATAAGAAAAAGGTGATAGCTTTTTGGATTGGTATGACTATTCTTTGTACTATTTTGACTATTTTAATTATAAAAGCGAAAATAATATAATAAAAATTAAAGAATAAATGTTTTGTATATCTAATAGATTAATTCATAAAAATCTACATAATCAAATTGGTACAGACCAAGAGAAAATGATTTACAAAAGTTCACAAAAGTTTATTTTCCTTATGTAATTGGAAAAGTTTTTACAGATATTATTTATCTCACTGCTATATCTTGGACGTATGTGGTAATTTGTGAAACATTAAATAAAGAAGGCGGAGTAGGAGCAATGATTTATAATCTAAACAGGCAATCACTTGTTCCATTGGTATATGGTGTATTATTTACAATTGTATTAACTGGTATTACACAAGATTTTATATTGAGAGAATTAGATGCAACATTTTTTCCTTACAAATATGAAAAACTTTCTTTAATAAGAAAGTTTATTTCAATAGTTAAAAAAATAATTTTAGTTGATAAAAAATAACAGATATGGCAACACTTAGTAGTAATAGTTTTAAGGATTTAATTCAATCTTCTTCCACCCCAGTCCCTGAAAAAGAAACTGTTCCTTCACAAACTATTGAAGTTAAAGAAAAGGATTCAGGAAAAAATGATATAATCAATTTGGAGAATATCAATCTTTCTTTTAGCATGCCTGATGGAAAAAAGAAAGTTGTTTTTGAAAATTTCAATTTAAATATAGAAGATTTTCAAAATGAACCCCAATTTATTTCTATAATGGGACAATCAGGATGTGGAAAATCTACCATATTGAACATGATAGCTGGATTACAAGAACCAGATCAAGGTTTTATTAAAATAAATGGAGAAAGCCTGAAAGATGATCAATCTGTCCCATTAATCTTTCAAAATTATAGTAGTTATCCTTGGAGAAATGTATTTGATAATGTTGTTATTCCTTTGGAAATTCAAAAAGTACCTAAAAAAGAAAGAGAAGAAAAAACTTGGCAAATGTTAAGATTAGTGGGATTGGAAGAACACGCTTTCAAATATCCTAATCAATTATCAGGAGGACAGAAACAAAGAGTAGCTATTGGGCGTTCATTAAATTGTAATAGTAGAATTTTGTTACTTGATGAAGCAAGTTCAGGACTGGATATAAAGATGAAGAGAGAATTTCAAGATATTCTTGTAGATTTATGTTACAATTATCCTGACTTGGATCGAACATTTATTAATGTAGGACACAATATAGAAGAAAATGTATATATGTCAAACAGAATATATATCTTAACAGCAAATCCTTGTACAATTTATAAAATAATTGATATAAATTTTGATAGAAGAACTCCTGACATTAGAAAAAGTGATAAATTTCATAGATATGTAGATGATATTGATACAATTATGAACGAGGTATGTAAATAAATAATTAATATTTTTTAACATTAAAATCTTGTAAGGTACGGAATTATTTCGTACCTTTGTTGTATAATTAAAATTAAATAATATGGGTATTACAAAAGAAGAAATTAAAAGATTAATAATGATAGGTGTAGAAATAGCAAAAAATGGTATTTATGATATTTTTATTGCTGATGGTGATGGATCTGATTCTGTTTATTGGGATTATGAAAAGATTGAAAAAGAAGTTAATGAAGCAGTTGATTTAGAATATTAGAAATGTATATATTAATTTCATTTACAATACCTATTTTAACAATTGTTATATTGTTATTATTTTTTAATAAAAAGATATTGTTTTATCAATATGCTTTAATATTAGGTCCTTCTGTTTTATTTGGTATTTTATTGAATTTTATTATGATAAGTTATAATACTTCAAAGACAGAATATTTGGGATATTATATTACTTCTATCAAGCATTATGACAGATGGGATGAATATATTTATCAAACTTGTACAAGAGAAGTACCAAGTGGGACTGATTCAGAAGGACATACTACATATACAACAGAAACTTATGATTGTTCTTATGTAGATACTCATCCTGAACACTGGACTATGATAGATAACAGTAATGAAGAATATGAAATTGAAAGGGGTACTTTTAATGATTTATTAAATCAATGGAAAACTCCTATGTTATTCATTGATATGCACAGAGATTATTACAGTATTGATGGAGATTGTCAAAAATATAATTGGGATAATAAGATAGAACATTCTATGACTATTACAATACCCCATTTATATACTAATAAAATACAAGCAACTTATAGTATATTCAATTTAGAAAAAATAACAAAAGAAGAAGCTAAATTATATGGGTTATATGATTATCCTAAAGTTAAGGGATATAGTCAAAATAATATAATAGGAATGAATTGTAATGCAGAAGAAGGAAAATATATGAATTTTCTTAATGGTTATTTAGGAAAATCATACCAATTCAGAACTTATTTGCTTGCTTTTTATGATAAATCCCAGGAAGTTTCTTTTAAACAAAGAAGCTATTGGAAAGGAAGCAATAAAAATGAATTTATTATTTGTGTAGGACTTGATAGTATAAGTAATAAATTATTATGGGGAAATAGTTTTTCATGGAGTGATGATAAAACTCTAGAAATAATGATAAATGATTATCTATTTTCATATAAAGAAAAGGAACTTAATCTCACTGATTTATCAAAGACTTTATTAAGTGATGTGCCAAAATATTGGAAGAGAAAAGAATTTAAAGATTTTGATTATTTGAAACCAGTATTAACACAAAAACAATTAATGTGGCTAAGTATTTTGTTAATCATTATTAATATTGGAATAAGTATTGGGATTTTATTATTTAATAAAGAAGAGAATATTTCCAGAGAATAAAAAAATTATAAAAGAATATAAATATAATGAGAAGATTAGAAATTAAAGAAATTAAAGTAGGGAGAGTTTATGTAGTTAAACACTTGAAAAAAGGAACATTCGCTATTCTTGTAACTAAAAAGAATGAAGAAATTGTGCATGGTAAAATTTTAATGGGAGAAGCAGTTACTGAATTTCCTTCAAAAGTTGTTACTAAAAAAAAGGGAGAAGTTGTTGGTTTCAATCCAAGTTTTGCTATAATGAAAGAATTGGATATAGATACTTCCGATCTTTAACTAAAATTAACACTGAAAACTTGTGAGTATGAGGTTTATTTCATACCTTTGTTGTATAATAAATAAATAAAAATGATACATTTACTTGAAATAACAAATGCAAAAAAATCTCCTATATCTTATTTAGAAGATGGAATTGTTTCTTCAAAAGGAAGAAAATATACAAAAGAATCTCCTAACTTTAGACTTCAAAAAAGATATGAATTTAAGGAGGGCGTTAATATTTTAGTTGGTTCTAATGGAAGTGGTAAATCTACTTTATTAAATTTGATTAAACATTATACTTTATGTAAAAAGAGTTTTGCTTCTACAGTAGAAAATGTAAGAAACATTAGTTTTTGTGATTATTTTAATAGCGAAAAGTTTTTAGATGGAGTTAAAATTGTAGCTGACTATCGTGTTCTTACTTTTAATTTAAGAGGGGTAAATGATATGGAAAATCATGATACATTAAATTCACTTGTAAATTTAGGTCAAGCATTTTACAGTAAAAGAACTAGTGATGGAGAAAAGAATATGGATGCATTAGGTTTATTATTTAAAGAAATGTTTGGTGGAACAAATGATGGAAAATTTCCTATGGAAGAAATCAAAAAACTTACAAAAGGAGTAAATGATTTATGGGTAAATAGAATTAAAGCACTTTTACAATATTATGAAGCTAATCAAAAAGATGGAAAACAATTTACTATTTTAATGGATGAGCCTGACAGAAATTTGGATTTGATTAATTCAAAGCAAGTTTATCATATATTATCTAAAGCGAGAGAAGATACCCAAATTATTGCAGCTATTCATAATCCAATAATGATTTATAAATTATCTAAATTAGAAAATGTAAATATTATTGAATTAACTGAGAATTATGTAAAGGATATTGTTGAATTTATTGAAAATTAAAATAGGAAAAAAAATGAAAAGAGAAGAAATGTTAAAAATGGTAGAACAAAAATATTCAGTTCTATTAAAAGAAAAAAATTATAAGATAATAAATATTGAAAGCATTAGCCATATAGATTATCTAAAAGATATAAAAGATTTTAAAGAATTTGATTTTGAAGAAATAGAAGATATTGATTTTCATAGTTTAATTAATCGTAATGAATCAATACTTCATATTACTGTTTCTCCAGTTTCGCATAAATATAGAATGTCAGCCCCATTCGTAGGCTATTTTTCTATTAAAATAGAAAAAGAAATTAATTAACATTAATTAACTTTTTTTCCTTTATAAATTACATAATTTTTTGTACTTTTGTAATATAATTAAAATAATAATTTAATAAATAAAAAAATGGAAAGTGAAGATTTAGTAAAAGCTGAAGAAGCGGTAGTGAAAACAAGTGAAGAAGTGAATCAAGAATTGTTGCAAATTGCAGATAGCAATGAAGCATTTAAAACTGAAAGAAATGATATTCTTAAAGTGGATCCACGTTTTATTTTTGTCGTACCTGGTCATAATGTAAGAGATTTTTCAAGACCTGATGTTATTGAGCAATTGAATGAATTAAGAGAAAGTATTCGTGTAAGAGGAGTTATTACTCCTTTGAAGTGTAGTCGTGAAAAGATTGGAGTTGATAAAAATGGAAACAATGTATTTAAATACTTTGTAGGAGATGGAGAAACTCGTTTAAGGGCAGTTAGAGAACTTTTAGAAGAAGGTGTTATAGTTGCTCGTGTACCTGTACTTTTAGCCCCTGCTAATTCAAATGAGGCAGATAAAGTGATTGATATGATTACAGCAAACAAAAGCCATAGGTTTATTCCTTTAGAATTAGGTAAAGCATATCAGAAATTAATCAATATGGGTTACAATGAAGAAGAAATTGCAAGTGCAATGGGCAAGAAATTAACCAATGGTAAACCCAATGTTCAACATGTTAAAGATTGTTTAGACCTTTTGGGGTTAGGGCATGAAATTCAAAAGGAGATGAGTAAGGGAAAAATAACTGCCAATAATGTACGTCAAATTGATAATTCTTTAAAAGGAGAAATTAAAGATAAGACAGAACGAAGAAAGGCAGTAGAAGAAAAACTTATAAATGCTTTAACAGAAGCAAGACTGGAAGGAGAAGAAACAAAAATTGGAAAATTTCTGAAAGTTGAAGAAAAATCAAGAGAAGAAGTTATTTCAGATAATGTAGAAGAATTATTATCAATTTTACCAAATAAAAAACGTTATTTGAGAGATGAATTTGTATTATTTGTTAAACTGCTGAAAGCTGGACATTCACTTGAAGATAGTATTGAATCTGTTTTTACTGTTGATGAGGAAGATGCTCAAACAGGAAGTTAATAAAATTAAAATAGAAGAAAAAGGGGAAGAGTAAATTTTTCCCTTTTTTATTTTAAAATATTTTGAAAGTATAAAAAATATATGTATTTTTGTAATATAAAAAATTAAAGAAATAATATGGAAGCACATAACAATTTATTTACAGCATATGATGAATACATTAAATTATTGGGAGAAGAATTGAATGATTTAATGGGTCTTGCTTTTTCACATGGTTGGCAATCTTCAAGAGTAGAAGAAGGTGAAGCAGCAAGAGAAAAAATTGAAGAACTTAAAAAAGAGGTAGATAAAGAAGATGATAATCTTTATGAAGCAATTGTTGGAAATTGGGAAAATTATTCTAATAAGAAAGCAATACTTCAAATGTTACTTGAAGCAGTAGACTTTGAATTCATCTCTTTTTTTTATTATCCTTCTGCTACAAGGGTTCGGTTACTAGAACAAAGTCATAATGGTAAAACTCCTGAACATGATCTTCTTGAAGAATTTGGAGAAAAATTATTAAATAAATTTGAAGAAGTTACAGGACATAGGAGAGATAATAAAATTATAATTGAATTTAAACCAATTAATAAAGTTAAAAGTTACTATCATTCTACATTATTTTTAGGATGGCATGATGGCAAGTTTAGTATTGGTCTTGAAGGATTTAACTATGATAAAGCTAAACCAATCAACTTGAAAAGAAGAAAGAAAAACGAAAACAAATGATATACCATTAAATAAGACAGATTAAAAAATAATTTGTCTTTTTTTTCTTTATTAAATATTAAAAAAAAAAATAAAAAATGTTTGATATTAAAAAACAAATAAAAGGAGATTTTAATTTTGATTTAAAAATTACCCAAGACTTTCTAGAAGAAATAAAAATAATATTAAAAAAAGAATTTATTGGGATTGATGAACAAATTGATATGTGGATTGAAAGCATCAAACCATGGCTATTTTTTAGAGATACATTATCTAAACCCCTTGTAGTTAATGGTTGGGGTATGACAGGTTGTGGAAAAACTAAATTAATAGATAGATTATTAGAACTCTTATCTCTTAAAAATAATTCATATAGATTAAATGGATCAGAGTTAAATGCAGAAAAACCATTAAGATCACTTTGTTCAGGACATTTCACAAAAAATAATTTTCCTGTTGTAATATTTGATGAATTTCAAAATTATAAATGTAAAAGTTCAGATGGAGAAGAATATGAAAAATATAATTCTACTCTTTGGGATTTCATTGATAATGGCTTATGTGATTATGAGAATAGTTACTATATAAATGCAGAAGATAAATTTGGTATTTATGCACTTGGGAGAATTATTGATACATTACTTTATTTAGAAAATAATACATTCAATAAATTATCTTTTACCTTAACTTCTGAAGAATTAGATATTATTAAAATAACAAATAATAATGAGAAAGAAGAAGATGAAGATGATATAGAAGATGATGACTGTGAGGAAGATGATGATTATCCAACAGGAAAAGTTATTGTTAGGCCCAAACAAAAAACAAAAGTAAAGATTGTGAAAAAAGGAGATAAATATGATACTGTTCATATTTACCAACACATTATGAAAGATATAGAAACATGGTTTGATAATGATGGAATTACTTTTACATTAAAAGATAAATTTATTGTTGGATTAACCATGCTTTTAGATTTATATGAAATTAAATATGGAGATAGTTTAAAAGAAAGTTTATTAGAGCTTTCTTTTAATGAATTTATTGAATTTTCTGAATTAATTACAGAAAACTTGGTTAATTCAAATAAAAAAGCAACATTAGATTACAGTAAATCTATCATATTTGTTTTAGGAAATGTTGATGAAGCCTATGGAATTCATGATGATATGAACCCTGATATAAGTGCAGATGAATTTTATAAGATTAGTAAAAAGGTTAATATTGTTAATATTAAGGAAGCATTAATTAAAAGATTTAGAATTGAACATATTGCAAGATTGGGAAACACTCATATCATATATCCATCTTTAACTTCTAAAGCCTATAAAGAAATTATTGTTAAACAATTAAATGATTATTCAATTTTCATTAAAGAAAATTACAAATTTACATTAAAATTTGATAACACTATTCATAAAATCCTATATAAAGAAGCAGTATTTCCAACATTAGGAGTTAGAAATGTTACAACTACTATTAATGATATGATTAAATCCAATGTGGCTAATTCACTTCTATATACAATTGATAATGATATTCAATATGATACTATTTTATATAAGTATAAAAATAAAAATATTCATGTTGATTTTATTAAAAATGAAAAAATTGTTGCTCATACTACTCACAAAATAAATTCAAGAGTAGATAGTTTACGTCAGAATAAAAAAGATGATCAACAAGCAGTTACTGGTATTCATGAAGCAGGGCATGCTATGGCTCAAATTATGTTATTTAATAAACTACCACTTCAAGTTCGTTCAATAACTGCTGATTCAGATAGTAATGGCTTTACATGGACAGGTGTAGAAGATGTAGATATTTTAAACAAAAATATTTTATTAGATAAAATAAAATTATGTCTTGCAGGAAGAGCAGCAGAAATAATAGTGTTTGGGGAAGATAAAATAACCTCTGGTGCTTCAAATGATTTAAGTAAAGCAAATGATTATCTTTTTAAAGCATACAGAGAATGGGGAATGAGAGAATATTTAGTAAAAAATAATATTCTTCCAAAAAATAATGATGTTGCAAAAGAAATTACTGAAACAATCGCTGATAAAGTAAATAGAGAATTATTATTTCAAATGGGAGAAATTAAAACTATTCTTTCTTCACAAAAAAAACTATTGTTGAAATTAGGAGAATACCTTGCTGAACATCCAAGTATTAATAAAAAAATGCTAATTAAAATTATTCAAAATAATAGTAACATAAATATTGATAAGTTAATCAGTATCACTAATTTTGGTTATAGAGATAAATTAAAAGAAGAACTTGAATTATTAAATAAAATGTAAAAAATTATGGCACAAGGAATTTTAAAGTACAATTTAGAAGAAGAACAAAGTGATTTTGAAACCGCAGTGAATGGTTACAAATGGAAATTACTGGTTTGGGATATTGACCAGGAACTTAGACAACATATTAAATATGATTATCATGGAATAGAATCAGCAATTAAAGAACTTTTTGAAAAACAATTCACTCTTCAAAAAAAGAATGAAGATGAATCATCTAAATTAGAAGGTGCTAAGCCTATAAAAATAGAAGAAACAGAAAATGTAGTAGAATTATTTTTAGCTTATTTAACTAGTATGATTGACATGGATCCTTTTCAAACAATAAGGGACTACCTTCATGAACAAAAAGCAGATTATAACTTAAATTTAGATTAATAATTATGGAAAAGAAACTAACAAAAAAAGAATATAAAAAATGGTTGGAATATGATATGGAAGAACTTGATAAAAGCAATATTACTTCAATAGCAAAAGAACATATCACAGCTATTTTATATGATAGAATTGAAGAATTATACCCACTAAAAACAAAAGAATTATCTAATTTTGAATGGGAAACATTATGGGCTTCAATGAGATATTTTTGCAATAGAAAAACTATTGCAAGTGCTACATTTCCAGCAGATGTAATTGAAAATTACTACCATAGATTAACTTCCCAACAAAAAGAACAAATTGTAGAAGATTTAGATAGAGAAATACAATATAATAATTCTTTTGGTGATAATGAAATATGGCAAAAATTCAAAGCAGCATTAGATGAAGAAAAACATTTCCAAGTTGAATTAATAGATAATAATATTTATACTGCATTTGAATCGTTAGGAGTAATATATACTTTGGAAAGTTATATTAATCAACCAATGAGAGAAATTTTTATTCCACAAAAAAATATTATAAAAAGAATAATAAATGAATGATAAATTTTATTTATTAAGATACAGAAATCAAACTCAAGAAGTAATTGGAGTATTTTCAACTATTGAAAAAGTGCATGATGCTGTTAAAGAGATGAGTGAAAAATTAAATCGCAGATATTCTATGGCTGAATTTAGAATAGATGAAGTAATATTAGATAAAAATTATATTTTATGAAATATGAAAGAAGAATATAAATTATATTGTGGAGATTGTCTTGAAGTAATGAAAGATATTAAAGATAAATCTATTGATATGATACTCGTTGATTTGCCTTATGGAAAAACTCAAAATTCAAAAGATATAGTTATTCCATTTGAACCATTATGGAAACAATATGAAAGAATAATCAAAGATAATGGTTGTATTGCATTATTTGCACAAGGATTATTTACAGTTGATCTTGTCAATTCTAATAGAAAATTATTTAGATATTTTTTGGTGTGGAATAAAGAATTATCTTCTTCTTTTCTTAACAGCAATAGAATGCCTTTAAGAATCCATGAAGATATTTGTATTTTTTATAAAAAATTATGTACTTATAATCCTCAATTTACAGAGGGTGCTCCTTTACATGGAAAAGGAAATAAAGTATTTAGTGATAATTATGAGTTAAAAAATAGTAATTATGGTAATTTTAAAATATCTTCTGATATAAGGAAAGGAAGCACACAGAAATTCCCAACTTCCATATTAAATTTTAAAAAACCCCATCCTTCTGTTGCATTACATCCTACTGAAAAATCCATTCCCCTTTTAGAATATCTTATCAAAACTTATAGTAATGAAGGAGAAACAATATTAGATTCTTGTTTTGGCTCTTGTACAACAGGAGTAGCAGCTATAAATACTCATAGAAATTTTATAGGAATAGAAAAAGATGAGAATTATTTTAAAATAGGAAAAGAAAGAATTTTTAAAATTTCTTCTTTGTTTGTGTAAATTTTATCTATATAATTTAATGGAATTTTTTCTTCATCAATATTTGTATAATATAATATTTTTAATATAAATATTTCTCAACTCCAAAAAAATGCTATTATGATTAAGATTTTTTAACCTAAAAAATTTTGAGGGTACAGGATTTTTCTGGATCTTTGTTTTATAAATAAAAATAATATGAAAAGAATTATATTATACATTAGATCATTGTTTCTTACAAAAGAACAAAGATTCATTTTAAGTAAAGTTAGAGCTAATGAGTTATTATTCAAAGAAAAAAATGGTAATTACTGGTTTGCACAAATGGAAATAAATAAACCAGTAGAGAGATATATAAATGAAAATGATTTATATTTTTTGAAAAACAAAGGTTTTATTATTTTTGAAAAATATACTTCTGATTCTTTAATAGTTTCAATAAATAAATAAAAATATGAAAGTAAATAAAGTAGAAGTAAAGTTAAAAGAGATAATGGAGAAAATGAATTTTTTTCCAGCAGTATTAAAAAATACAAGAGGAATTATTGTATATAATCATATATATGATTATGAAACCTTACATAAAGTTGAAGAATTTAATAATTTAATTAAAGAAAACTTCAATGTAAAAGGCATTGGATATGCAAGACCTTATGGTGGGCAAAGACAAGTAAGAATTAGTATTAATCCAGATAAAGAAAATTAAAATAATGAGAACTATTAACGATTGTAAAGAGAGTGCATTAAGATATGAAAATAAATGTAAAGAAGTAGGATTTACACCAAGTCATAATCCTTATGATAGTGATGTTCAATTAGCTACTGAAAAAGCAAACGCTTGGGATAGAAAATGGACTGATTCAGGAATGGATGCAAAACATAATCCTTTTAGATAATATGAAAAAGATTAGAAAATCAGTGTTTGAAACTAATAGCAGTTCAACACATTCAATAGCAATTACTCCTGAAGGATGGGAAGATTATGTAGTGCATAATGGATTTGAACGAGATGATGAAGACCCATATATTCCTATTGAAGTCAGAGAAGGATTAAATAAAAAATATTCAGTCAAAACTTGTGTAATCACTACTTCTAATTGGTACAAAAGAACTAATGGCTATTTTTATATTTCAGGAGATTTAGAAAAAATACAATTTCTTGTTTCCTCATTAAGCTATTTTAATCATTCTCTTGAAATAGATTTAACACCTTCCCAATTACCATATTTCAATCAAATAGGAAAAGCAATTGGAGATTATATAAAAGAAAAATATGACATTTATTATATTGATGTTATTAAAGAAGAAGGATATGCTGAAACAAACTTCATAAATAATTTAATAGGATGGGGTTGGAATGATGAAGAAAACAAATATACAAAAGAAGAAGTATATAATATTATAACAAAAGTTATATCAGATGACAAGATTGTATTCATCTGTCATAGTGATGAATCAGGACCATATCCTGAAGATATAGATTTAATTGCAGTAGAGGATTTTAAAGATTTATTAAAAGATGAAGTTTAATTCTTCATCTTTTTATTATTAAATTTATTTTTATGGTAAAAAATATTATTTACAAATACATTAAAGGAAGTACTCTTTATGGTTTAAATACAAAAGATAGTGATTTAGATATTGGCGGAATATATTTGGAAAATATTGAAGATATATTGGGGATTCACAAGATAGAAGAAGAAATAGAAATTAGTAAAGATGAAAAGTATTATAGTCTAAAAAAATTTTTAAATTTATTAATTGTCTCAAATCCAAATATATTGGAATTTTTATTTTGTCCAGAAGATAAAATGATTATAAAACCTTCTCCCCTACTAAAATCTTTATTTGATAATAAAGAACAGTTTCTTACCAAGCAGTGTTTTGAGCCTTTCCTTGGTTATGCTTATACGCAAATTAAGAAAGCAAGAGGAATGAATAAAAAAGTATTTCATCCAATGATTGAAAGAAAAGATGTTCTTGATTTTTGTTACACATTTCATGAGGGTGGTTCAACTGGTATTAAAAACTGGTTAGAGAAAAGAGGATTATTACAGCAATATTGTGGTCTCGTAAAAGTTAATAATATGTATGAAATGTATCATGTATATTATGACTGGGGTAATCATTTCAACAATGAATATAAAATGCGACAAAAATTTCTAAATGATTTTTATGTTAGTGATTATTATACTTTAATAAAAAAATATAAGAATTTACAGGACTTTCTTCTTAATTTTAGAGAACATTTGCATTGGACATCTGACAATGCTTATACCACTTTAAGAGATACTTTTATAGATTCATCTTATTTAGGGAATGGTTATGCAGGGATTGTTGGAGAAGATAGTAAATCAAATGAAGTAAGATTATCTTCAATTCCAAAGGGTGAGAAACCAATCTGTCAATTATCTTTTAACAAGGATGGTTATTCTTTGCATTGTAAAGATTATAGAGAATTTAAGGAATGGGAAGAAAAACGTAATCCTTTAAGATATGAAAATACTATTAAAGCAGGAAAGGGGTATGATTGTTATTTTGAAGAAGAAACAGAATTTTTAACTCAAGATGGATGGAAAAAATATGATGATATAAATGATGATGAATTAATTGGGTGTTTTAATAAAAATAGAGAATTAATATATTCTCCAATTTTATCTAAAACAGATAAAATATATAATGGATGGAAATATACTTTTGAAAGTCTTTATATTCGTTTTTCTATTACAGAAAATCATAATCTTTTTATTAGTAATTTACACAGGAATCCAACTACTAATTTTTCGACTAAATATAATGAAAAAACTGCAAAATGGGAATTAATTTCTGTTAATGATTATTTTAATGGGAAAAGAAGTTATTATCATCAAATAATTAATCTCATCAATACTCAAAAAAATAATGAATTTTATTCTGATGATTTTATTAAATTATTAGGAATGTTTTTATCAGAAGGAAATTATGTTTGGAGAACATTGAAAGATGGTACAGAAAGCAATCAAGCATTACAAGTAAGTCAATTAAAAAATAATTGTGGTTACAACATTATGGAAAGTATAACTACCATTCCATTAAAGAGAACAGAATTTCAAAGAAAAGGAAGAATTGAATGTACATGGACTATTAGAGATAGAAACATAATGTCTATGTTGAAAGAATGTAATGGGGTTTATTGTTATGAAAAAAATATTCCAAAATATGTTAATACTTTCTCTAAAAGACAGTTTGATTTGCTTCTTGATTGTATGTTATGTGGTGATGGTAATTATCATAAAAATGGACATTCTGTATATTTTACAACATCAGTTTCAATGGCAAAGCAACTTCATACTTTATTAATACTAAATGGTTATGCTTCTCAGTTTTATGGAGAGAATAAAATTTATCAATATAAAGATAAAATAACAGAACAAACATATAGACCTTCCTATCAAGTTTTTATATCAAAAAAGAAAATTCACTATACAACTTTATCAAAATTATTTAATAAAACAGGAAAAAGAAAAAATACTGGATGGGATATAGAAAAAGTAGAAAATAAAAGAGTTGTATGTTTTGAAACAACTGAAGGAACTTTAATTACAAAAAATAAAAACAAGTTTGCTTTTCATGGAAATTGCAAAAATTTGATGCACATGGTTCGTTTAATGCACATGGCAAAAGAAATTGCACAAGGACAAGGTTTCAATGTTATCAGAACATGGGATAAAGAAATGTTAATGGAAATTAGATTAGGTAAAATGGATTATGATTATTTAATCAATTATGCTGAAAATCTTAAGAAAGAAATTGAAGATTTGATTCCAACTTGTTCATTACCTGAAACAGTAAACATTGATTTTGTAAATGATTTACTAATTAATATTAGAAAAGGGCAACTTAAATAAGTTGTCCCTTTTTTATGCCATTAATATTTGATTACAATTATTTAATTTGTTAAAATAGCCAGTTACTTCTGTTAAACCATTAGTTCCACCGTTCACAATTTTTCTAGACTCTGCAAGAGTATTATATTTTCCTAAAGCATTTTTTCTCCACCACACAAATGCACTTTCTACTGCATAATTTAATTGTTCTAACAATTCAGGTTTATTTGTTAAATCTAACCCCATTAATACCCCTATCATTTGATAATTAGCACGTCCAGTGATCTGAATGGCTCCACGTCCACGGAATTTCCATCCATCTCCAGATGCTTCATTACCATTACCAATTCTGTTAGCATAAACTCTGTTAGCGATCTTTTCAGGTTTATTAGCATACAAAGAAAGACTTACCCCACTGAAATATTTGGGGAATACTTGTAACAATCTTGTTGCTGAATAATTTAAATTTTCAATAAAAACTGTAAAGCTACCACTTTCATGTGCTGCATTAGATAAGAAATAATTAATATCAGGTAAGTTATATTTTTCTTGCGATTTAACTATTGCTTCATAAACTCCCTCTTTTGCTTGTGGAAATAATTTTTTGAAATCTTGTTTTTCTATCATAATTCCTTTATTATATATTATATAAATAGTTCCTAAATTAAAGGAATTGAATATTTATATCTAAAATAAATGTTATTATGAATATACCAACAAATTTAAAAGTAATAGCACCAACTTCTAATTACCCCCCCCCCTTAATGGTGCTAATGGATTGAATAAAGGGGAAATAGCTTTCGGAGTGAAATCTGGAGAAACACTTATGAGATTATATGGAAATCCAGATGGAGCGAATGTTTATAGCTTTAATGGAATTATTGATTTAGGGCAATCTCCAAATTTAGATAATTTAACTGATGGAGTTTACACATATAGAGATTTTAAACTACTTTCGCCTCCTCCTTTTGTAGCACAATTTATCTTAATACAAAATACTGCTTCTTGGCAAGGAACTTATACAGTACAATATAGATGGGGAGCTGGAATAGGAAATCCAACTGGTGGTGGTTCCAAAGCTCCTATGTATGAATATAGATTTATAGATAATACAGGAGGAACAGGAATATGGAGTTATTGGCAACCAGTATCTCCAATTATTGATTTAGGTACATCTTACCCTTATGAGCAACTAACAAATGAAACATATAATGGGAAACCTGTTTATTTACAAGTATTTACTGGAATTTTTAATAGTTTATCCCCTGGTTCAAATACTATTTTAGTTAATGATCTTAGTATATATGGAATAAATCCTTCTTCTCATACTGCTTGGTTCAGTGAACCTTGCATTGTAATGACAAATCAGCCTCTTCCCCACCATTTTATTCCATCTACTTCAAATACACCAGGAGTAGGATTATCTCTTTACTTTACTCAAACACAAGGTATTCCTGTTCTTTACGGAATTGCAGTCCAAAATAATTATACATCATCATATGGTAATCCTGTTTCAACTTATAATATAGTAGTAAAATATACAAAAACATAATAAAAAAATCCCAAATCAATTAAATGACTTGGGATTTTCTTTTCTAATAATTTAGAATGGTAAATCATCATCATTTGTATCCTCAACAGGTGGAGGAGTATATGATGATTTAGTTTGTTTTGTATCTTTATTACTACTTTGTTTTGTTGTAGATGCAGTAGCAGGAGGTGGAGGAGGAACAGAGCCATTGCTATTACCATTATTATTTGAAGACAATAAATCAATATTATCAACAAATATTTCGGTTATATATCTCTTTTCTCCACTTGAAGTTTCATAGCTTCTATTTCTAATTTTACCTTCTACATAAATCTTGCTACCTTTTGATGTATATTTTTCTAAAATAGTAGCCAAACCATTCCAAGCAACCAAATTGTGCCATTCTGTTCTATCAGGTACTTCTGTACCATCTGCTTTCTTAAATCCTCTTTCAGTAGTTGCTAATGGCACTTGCGCCACTCTATTTTGTCCTACTTCTCTTACTTCTGGGTCTTTACCTAAGTTGCCCACTAGAATCACTTTATTAACCGACATAACTTCTTAATTTTTAATTATTTAACTTATTTTTATATAATTTTTATTTAACTACACATTGTACCATCATTTCCCCAAGATTCATAAAATTTACCTTCAGGACGCTCTTTTTTATTCCAAAATCCAAATACATTTACTTTATTTTTTGTATTGAACCAAAAAAGTTTGCCTCTATTTGAAATTTCTATCTGTATAGAATCCATATACTTATTATTGAAATATAATGAAAGCAATTTTTTTGTTTTTATTTCTTGTTGCCTATTCCAAGGATATTCGTTCCTATGTTTGTTAATATCAAAATAATTTAATTTCATATTATTTAATTTTTAATGGCGTTAAAAATTTTGCTAATTGATGTTCATAATAAAATATCATATCATTTTCTTCAATTTCTCTTTCATTTAACAGTTTATATACTTGACTAAAATAAGTTGTAGGGCAACACATTATTTCTTTTCCATCTACAAAAGGAACTATATTATCTTTTAAATAAACAGAAAGAGTTGAATTATTACTTGTTAAAAAATTAACTAATTCCAATTTATAATATTGAATTTTTACATTTGCTTTATTATTTATTAAATAATACATTTCTTGAATTATTTCAGGAATATCAGAAGGATGTAATACTTCAATTATAAGTTCATCAGTAGAAAATGAATAATATTTAAGAACTGTGGAATATTCTTCCATTAAATCACTTAAAGATTCAAAAACACTTTCCATAATAGATTTCTGAATGGTAATATTTCTTGACATATTTAACTTTCCAAATATCACTTGTCTTGAATATTTACTTTCTTGAAAATATTTTAGTAATGGATGATTTGTTCCAAGATATGATTCAATAAATTCATCATAACTTTCTGTATTATTTACTAATTCATTATTATGAAATTTTAATCCTTGAAAATTAGCTTTTCTTAAATCAATAGAAATGAATTTTTTCCCATTATTAGATTCAATATAAACAGATGATTTTGGTAACTTATGAAAAGCTACATTTAATCCATTATAAGCTGACATATCAAAAATATTAAATTCTTTGTATGTTTCTGATTTCTCAATGGAAGTAATTATATTATCTCTTTGTTTAGCATATTCTTCTAAAAATAAATGTTCATTGCCATTAAAATGTTCATTTATTAATAAAACCAATTTATTCCATTTGGTTCGGGCTTGATTATAGGGTTCATATAAATCAAGATAATACTCAAAATATGGAGATTGTAAAACTTGAATCATATTCAAATTGTAATCTGAAATAAATCTATTTTTTAATTGATTACTAAACATATTATTATATTTTTATATAATACAAAGATACTAATAATTTTCTAATTTTCAAAGTTTTTATGCTAATTTTAATGCTTTATTAAATAATTTTTTAATTTCACTTTTAACTTCTGTTTCAATACTAATTCCTAGATAATCTGGTGTATCAATCCATTCTCCATTTTTTTGAATTTGATATTTTTGACATCCTCTTGTTCCAACTCCTGCAAACTTTTTAGTTAAAATTGGAACGTCATTATATACTATGAATTTATTTTCAGCAACGGACCATAAATACCATTTTTTATCATCATAATCATAAACATATACAGGCTTACTTTGTAATATTCCTAATTGAACAGCTACATTAGTTCCACCTTTTACTGCTTTCCCTGTAATTTTTGCAATAGCGAATACAGCATCTGCATTTTTAACCTGATAATAATTTCTTGCTTTTAAATCATTTCCAATATTATGTTCAAGGTTATCTTTTCCATATATATGAGCAACTTCCTTATAACATTCATCCATTTCCTTTTTAGATAAGACAACAGGTTGAATATTATTATCTCTTAATAATTTAGATAATCTTTCATTTCCAGGAGGTCTAAAATGATATTGTTGAATACCATATTCTTGACCTATAATACCAAAATAAGCATCACTGCCAAAAGCACCCCCAGAAAAAAGTTCATAATTAGTTAATTTATTTTTATTTACTTTAACTCCCATACTATTTAATGTTAACTAATCTTTCACATTCACTAATAGCATGATGAACATTAGTAGAATCAGTCATTGCCCATCTTCTATCATTATCGTATTTTTTAGGATAATTTGTTTTAATCCATTCTTCTATCATTGTATTATCAACATATCTTGAAGTTGGGTAATAAAAACAAACTCTTTGACCAAACCATTTTGCAAAACTGAAAGAAACACAAACAGGGCTAAATTTATCTTCATCCTCATAAAGTTTTCCTATTTGAAGCAAGGTTCCAAAACTATCTTCTTCCCAATCTTCTCTATTAAATCCATATCCCCACATATTATATTTCAATTTAGAGAATTTGGTAATTAATTTCCAATTTTCAAATGATTCTTCTTTGCTTTTTTCAAGTATTTTACATATTTCTTCAAAAGTATCAGTAGTTGGTCTTACCCATTTAGACCAAAGTTCATGCCTTTCATTATCATTTGCTTCAATAAAAAAGACACAACTTTTCATTTTTTCTTCAAAACTTTCTAACATAATTATATTTTTAATAATCCATAACTTCCATCAACACTTAAGATATAATTATCTTTGCCATATTCTCTGCCAAGCCATCTTATAATTTTTGATTTAGCATCTTCCGAATTAATTCCTCTAGCTTTCATTCTTTTACCATTTCCAGCTTTAGTATCATTTTTCTTTTTTACATAAAAAAGATAAGTACCCCATATTTCTTCATTAATTGCATCCATTTATTCTGTCTTTTGCAATACAAAAATATTCTTTTTCTTTTTCAATTCCAATAAAATTCCTATTCAAATTCCTGCATGCTACTCCTGTCGTCCCTGAACCCATACAAAAATCCAATATTGTTTCGTTTTCATTGCTATAAAGTTTAATTAAAAATTCCATTAATTTCACTGGTTTTTGTGTTGGATGTAATCCTGTTTCTCTATCAAACTTAATTATTGATTTTGGATAGCCTGTTTTATTTTGAGTATACTTATCTCTTTTATTTTCACTTGATAAATGACCTAATGTCCCACCCTTATTTTTATTAGATAATATTAAATTAGTGTCATTTAAATTCATATTATAAGTTGGATATTCAACATTAGATAATATTTCTTCATATTCATTTTCAATACCAAATAAATTGCATATTTTTAACCATTGCTCAGGAGTTGGTAATTGAGAGCCATTTAATTTATTAGTTACCCATCCTGTTAATCCACCAGTTCTTGATAACTCCAATCTGGATATATCTATTTGTTTAAGGTTTAGTCTTTTCATGTGAAACTTCATAATATCAGCGAATTGCATGTTAGGAGTTTCATTATAAAATACAGATATTATTTCATGAATTTTTAATGGCTGATAATTTACTAATTGGAAATTACCTGCATTATTCTTTTCCCATATCCAATCATATTTAAACCATTCAAGATTACTACAACGAAGAAGAGAAGAAAATGGTTCAGAACCAAATATACATATAATTCCTTTTGGTTTAATTATTCTTTTAATTCTATCCCACATTTCATTAAATGGAATGATAATATCCCAAGAACAACCACTTGTGTTATAAGGAGGATCAACTAGAATTAAATCAATAGATTTATCATCTATTTCTTTCATTATTTTAAGACAATCTCCTAAATATAACTCCATTATCAACTATATTTTTAATTAACTTGGATTTGTTATACTATCATTTTTTATCACTGGATCTGGAGTTATTTTATTACCCCCTATTATTGCTGTGTTTGCTTGTGCTATAGCTGATTTTGTATATCTTATCCATACATCATAACTAAATTTGAAAGTTGTAATATCACCCATATTAGAAGAACTGGAATCTGTTATATTTAAATGTAATCCTTTATCACCAATACCATTAAAATTTGTATATATGATAGAAGTATAATTATCAGGACTATAATATTGACCAATTATATATTTAACTATAAGTCCAGCAGGTTCTCCAAAATCTACTTGATAATATCCGCCCATCAAAATAATATTATCAATAATAATATCAGAAGCAATCTCTACAGTTGTAGAAGATGTACCAAGTGGTAAAGAAAAAGAAGGATCATTCTCGAATCTTTGACCATAACTTCCATCTCCAAGATCATATTCAGTTGCAAACTCCCATAAATGAGGGCTAAATGCAAGTTGAATATTATCTACTTGATTTTTTGTTGCTCCATCTGTTGGATTAATTCCATCAGCCATATTTGTTATACGTCTTTTTTTACTATCACTACCAATTGATAATACATCAGGCTCATCAGTATATGAATGTTCTCCCAAAGCTATACTTCCATCAGCATTTTCATCACACTTAGCAAAATAACCTATAGATATACATTCATTGGGAACACATTCAGCAGTATCACCTATTGCAATTGAATATTGAGTGGGTGCTTTACAGTAAATCCCTAATGCTACAGAATGCCATCCATCTGCATTGCTGCCTATACCAATTCCTGTTCCACCATATCCATTTACAGACATTCCTTCACCTAATGAAGTATGATTTGGATCTGTAAATCCTGTGATTAATGGAGGTTGTAAGCTAAATGTCCCATCCCAACTTGCTACCAATACTTTGTCTTGATTAGGGCCAACTGGATTTCTTAATAAAGTGTAACTAAATCCATCAGGTATCATGTTTTCAGATGTTAAATCAACTAATATATTTGTACCATCAGTTTCTTTAATATATGCCTGTCTATGTGCTGTTACTTCTGTACTAATAGCTTTCCATATTTTATTTCCTAAATATATCTCCCCATCATCTGTTGTAACATACACATTATTAGGGTTATCTGTTGGTAATGTTCCAAGGTTATCTTTTACTCCTTTTAAAATATTTAACTTCATTTTAAGAAAATTTCATGAATAAATATTTACAAAAATGAATAAATTAACCTAAACTAATTTTATATATAAATTGAAGTAAATAACATATCGGAATCTAACTTCTCAAAACATTCTTGTATATATTTAATTAAATTTTCTTTGTAATCTATCCTTGCCTTTTCCATTATCAAATTAATTATTTTTTGATAATGGCAATCAGGTAGAACACCTTTTAAAGGGATAAATCCTCCAACACAAGTGTCATATTCAATATGCCATTCTCCATTTTTGATATCCAAATAAACATAATAATAATCCTCATCACTTGAACAAGCAGCTACTAAAAGTTTGATTTCTTTTGAATTATTAATAACATAAGTACCCCCATACTTTTCTACTTTTCTAGTAATACTTTTTAAGTTATTTTCATCTTTTGAATTTCGTTCATTTTCAATATCTTCTTTTATTTGGTATCTTCTTAAATTATAAAAATCTTCTTTTGGAACAAGTTTAAGTTCAAAAGTTCCACTTAAAATTTTTAATAGCCTATCATATTCTTCTATTAAATGTTCTAAATTATATTCTCTACATTGGGACAAACTATTCCAATATATTTGATATGTATTATCATATCTAAAAAGGGCAGGAGTAAAATGTAATCCATTTTCTTCCAGATTAATAATGCAATTAGTTTCATCAAGTTGAGTAATTAATTCCCTTATTTTTTCTTTCATTTCAATAATTTTGCTTATTTGGAATTATTCCTCTTACTCCACCTCTTGGATTTTCAACATCTCCTTTATAACGAGGGATTAAATGAATATGAACATGAGGTACAGTTTGACCAGCAATTTCACCAATATTGATACCAATATTAAAACCATCAGGATTATAATCTCTTTGAATAATTGCTTTACATATATTAACTACATGCCACATATTATTTTGTTCTTCTTCAGTTAAATCAAAATAGGATGAAACATATCTTTTTGAAATAATTAAAACATGACCAGTACTCACAGGATATTCATCAAAAATGGCAAACGAAAGTTTACTAAATGCAATTAAAGTATATCTTTTTTCTTCAAACTTTTCCATCTTTATACTAATTCATCATCAAAAGTATCTGTGACTTCATAATCCCAATCACTTGTAGTTTCACTAGCAGTAGATTTACTCCATATTTTTTCATTATATGTTTTTATAGTGGAATTAAGTGGATATTCATATATGTCAGTCCAAGCATAACTACTATAATAATTTCGTTCATATAAGATACTTGATTCTTCCCATTCTTCTTTGGTATATCCTAAATAATCATGAAAAATGTAATCAATTTCATCTTCTTCATCAAATAATTCATCATTATATTCTTTATAATCAAAATTATCTATGTTTTGAACATATATTTTGAAAGGGACTTTCATTTTACTTTGCCAGTTTCCCTGTCTATCCCATTCTTCTTCGGCTGCTATAATAGCTTTTTCTTTATCTGTAAAAATTCCTACAATACTTTCCCAACTATCTTCCCATTCTCCACCATAAGATTGAACTACATAACTTATGTTTTCTTTGTTTTCCATTTTTGTATATTTTTCAATTAAATCTTGTGCTGCTTCTTCTAAAAACTCATTAAAAGAACTTCTATACCATCCTGGTAAATTAGTTCTAATTAATGTTAAAATCTCTTCTGTATTTTTCTTAATCCATTCTTCAATTAGTTCTGAAGTTTCCATATAACTAATTGTATTTATATGATTATTCTTTATAAGTTAAATCAATAGGTAATCTTCTTTTGAAAGCACTATTAAGATGTCTTTGGAAAATCTTATCTACTTTTTCTTTTCCATACCTGTTATATAGAATATGCCATTCATCAATATCGGCAAATCTATCTATAATAGGTTGTAAAATAGCATCAACTTCATCATAACTATTACAACCAAATTGTTCAAAATCACTGTTGGTAATACCTAATCCATCAGTTGGAACTGCATTAATACATAATTGTAATGCTTCTTTTTCTTCATCAGTTTTTAATGTAGTTAATACATAATTAGCTAATTGATAAACTTCTGTTTTCCATAAATTAATCAATAAATTTACATCAAAATCATCTCCATGAATAGTCCAAAAACCTAGTTCATATTCAGTTTTATTATCAGTGTTTAAAGTACAACCTCTGTATTTTTGAGCAAGATTATAAAGATATATCATTCTCATTCTTGCTTTAATATTACCTAATCTAATTTTCATTTCATTTTCTGTTTCTTTCTCAATAGAAGGTATATAAGGTAAATCTAACATTGAAAATAAGCCAATTATTTCATCACAATTTCCACTTGAGTTATATTTCAGAGAATTATATTCTGCTTTTAAATTCACTTTTAAAAAATGGGTACAAAACTCTTCACCTACTTTTATTGCTCTTTCCCTTTCTTCTATTTTATTTCCTTCAATTTCAATCCATGCCCCAATTAAAGGAATATTAAGTTTATCACATACAGGTTTAACAATTGCTGCTACCAATGCAGAATCTACTCCACCTGAAATACCTAACACTAAAGATTTTAGATCATTTTTTACAACATAATCTTTAATATTATTTCTTATTCCATTTAGTATTTTTTCAAAATTCTTCATCTTGCATAAGTTTATCAAATATATTGAAAAAATGTTTGAAAAATTTATTCAACAGAATTAAAATACATGTAAAAAATGCAATAACAGCTATACTACCAATTATTATCCAATTCATTTTTATTTAATTATATAATTTATTATCCTTAATATATTTTTCAACTTCTGTAGGTACATAAAAAGTTATTCTATCTTCATTTTTTATCATTTCTCTAATCATTGAAGAAGAGATATCAATTCTAGGCATTTTTAATTTAATAAGATTAATAAAATCAGTGTAACAATAAATTTTATTTTCTTCTTTTCTATTAATCCATACAATAGGGTATTCTCCTACTAACTTTTCATAGTTTTTCCATTTATATAAATCAAAAAAACAATCTGAACCAACTACTAAAGAAAAATCAATGTCTTCAAATTGTTCTTTCAATCTATTTAAAACATCATAAGTATAATTACCTGGAAATAATCCTTCATTCATAACGTTCCTTTCACAAAACTCATGATACATTGCCATTTCAATATTATTGACAAATATATTACAACCATAAATTATACCTTTCTTTATCATCTCATATCTTATATTATAAGGTGTAATAAATTCTTTCCCCACTTTGAAAGGATTATAAGATGGGATAAACCATACTTGATCAAAATCATAATTTAAACAAGTAGTAGCCATCATCAAATGACCATTATGAATTGGATCAAATGTGCCAAATATACATGCAACTTTCATATTTATTGTTTTTTAACAAAAAATGATTTAATATAAACATATAAAAATATGCCACCTGCTATTGAAATTATACCAATAATAATCCATTTAATATTCATAACTATAAATGCTAAAACAAATAAAATTACAATAGCCATTACAATATAAAACCAATTATTTTTAATCATATTTAAAAACTTATTCATATTTTTTCTATTTAAATATAAGTAACTACTTTTTTCTTTCTTATAGCTATATAGGAATCACTAGGAAGAAACTTAAATGGAACTTCATCTGTAGCCAGTTCCCAATGTTCCAATGTAGATTTAATATCTATTCCTCTTAATGGAATTGTTTGACATAATTCATCACTTAATTTAAAAGGTTTTATTAAATCGCAATAATCCTCAATAATATCAAATTCAGCCAGTTCTATATTTCTATCATAACTACAAGAACTTGAATCTTCTTTATTATTAATTCCAATAACAACATATTTCTCTTTAGTATGTGTATTTATAATAACATTCCCTATTTCAAAATCATCTGCATTTTTCATATTACATCAAATCTTTTTTGAATTACACTCCAATCAATAATATCCCATAGTTTCTTTACATAGTCAACACGTTTGTTATAATAATCTAAATAATAAGCATGTTCCCATACATCAAAGGTCAACAAAGGAACTAAAACTGAACTTTCTAATGGATTTTTAGCATCTTCGTAGCTATTAATATACAATTTTCTATCTGATTTATCATATACTAAAAATGCCCACCCTGAACCAAATAAGTCAGTGGATGCTGTATTAAATTTTGTTTTAAAGTCAGTAAAACTTCCAAAAGTTTTATTAACTAAATCAAGTAAATTTACCTTTGGCATTTCTTCTCTCTTTTTAGAAAATTGTTCAAAATAAAAGTCATGATTCCATACCTGGGCAGCATTATTAAAAATCTTGCCATCTGCTTGTTTAACTATTTCTTCCAAAGAAAGATTTTCGTATTTAGTTCCAGGAATTAATTCATTTAACTTATCTACATAACCTTGTAGATGTTTACCATAATGGTATTCCATTGTTTTTTTGCTTATGACAGGTTCCAAATCACCTAATCCATAAGGTAATGATTTTATTTCAAATTTCATATATATTATTTTAATTTCTCTACAAAGATAATACTTTATTTTTAAATAATAAAATTTTTCCCATTTTTTCTTCTACATTATCATCATAATTAACATAATATAAGGGAAGATTATGTTGTTCACATAACTTTTTCTTTATATTATCTCTTTTTTTTATTTTTTTATACTCACTTTTTCCACCAAAAAAATCTTCATTCTCAAAATGTTGCCTTCCTTGACATTCAATAGCAATATTATATTCTGGAAGATAAAAATCAAGTTCCAAATAAGATTTATATTTTAACCATTTAAATTTTCTATAACCATTTTCATACTTAATATTAAATTTAATTAAAATATTTTCAACTTTCTTTTCTAATCTACTTTTTTTACAATAAGGACAACCTACTCCATTCAAATGATGAGAAGGTAGTTGAAAAAAATATTTTCCACATTTTTTATGTTTAATTAAAACTTTTATTGAACTATTTAAATATTTAACCTGTGAATAATCATATTCACTATTATGAATTAAATTAGAGCGTTTTTCAAATATTCTTTTATTTAATTTTTTATAATTTCCTAAATTTAATTGTCCACAAAAAGGACATCCTTTTCCTTTTAAATGAGAATTAGCTTCTTGTTCTATTTCTCCATGTCTACAACAAAGATATTTTATTTTTTTATGCCTTCCTTTATAATGAGTATTTAAATAAAGATATTTATGTTCATGTATCAAATTTGCTTGATTAACAAATTCTTGTGTTGATAATATAATTCTTTTTTTATTAGAATCTATTTTTCCGCAAACAGGGCATCCTTGTCCACTTAAATGTTTATTTGGACATTGAAAAAAATCTCCATGTTTTGGACAAATAATACATATTTTTGTTTTTGAATTTGTATAATTTACTTTAGAATAATCATACTTATCACCATGTATTTTTTTGGCTTTTTCAATAAATTCTTTAATATCTAATTTTTTAGACACAATTATTCATTTATTGTTTCTTGTGTTTCTATATCTATTTCACCTTTATCAAGTTGAAGAGAATCCCATTGATAATGTAAATCACATTTTAATTTTAAAGCGAGCATATCATTATAAGAATCATTTCTAATTACAATTCCTTCATGAGGCACTTTGTTAAAAGAATGAGGTGAATAGCATTCCATATAAAATTTCTTTTTATCATTTTTCAATTTATCAAGAAAATTTTCATGCCAATGTTGTTCAACATCTAATTCAGGATATAAATCTTTTGCTTTACCATACCACAACTCCACAACAGGTTTTAATCCTCTTGCATTGCACCATTGCTGAACTTGTGAAGCAGACAATTCATGTATAATCCCATCAACATTTGTAGTTGTTACTCTATATACATAAACTTCAAATTCGCCTTCATTACATTTGTAATCATGATTTTTTTGAATATATGTAGAACTTCCTGGAAGATATCCACAGATTTCCACATAGCAAGTTTCTCCTTTGGCAAGTAATGGTATTACTTTTTTAGCAGCTTCTGTCCATACATCCACTTTATAAAAGCCTTCAGTTACTTCTTTGTTTACATAGCGATTTTTAATAACTCCTCTGGAAGAAATAATTTCACCATATTCTTTGCTTTCAATTTTTACCCCTAATTTTTTCAATAATTTTTCAAATAAATTTAATTCTTTATTGATTAAAACATTTGAGAAAATTCCAGAAGTTCCATGAAATTTGGCAGTTATAGAAATTATATCATCAGGATTAATTTTATGTAAGTTTTTTGCCAAGAAACCAGTATCATAATGGAATTTAAATTGATTTTCAATCAATTTATCAAATCTTTTTAATTTTTTATTTCTTTTATTGACTTTATTTCCTGTATGTTCTCTAGGTTTAGAAACTTCAATAACATATTTCTTTGAAAACAATATATTATTAACAGTATCAAATTCAATACCTATATATTCTTCCCAGTTATTTTCTTTAATATCAGGTTGCCATAATTTTAACCACTCAGGAGGAAATAAAAAGCCTCTAGATGGAACCTTTTGTAAGGAAATTGCCCGAACTCTTCCCTTTTTATTAAAGAAACTTTTCTGCGCAGGATCTGCATTTAATTCTTTATCTTCAAACTGATTATTTTTAGATAAAAAATCTTTATTTAATGCTGATTCTACTGCACAATGAATCATTATATCACCAATATTTACACTTCCTCTTCCCACAATAATATCAGCTCCCTGATGAGTTACTATATCCAGGCTATGAACATTAGGATCAGGATGATTTCTAACATTATCAATTTTAATCACTTGGGAAGCATAATTTTCCTGGAAGTGATTCGATTTTGTAAATAATTTATTATTCATTAATAAATTCTCCTTCTTTTGTTATTGTAAATTTTATATCAATATGTGAGATTTTAGGATACTTTGTAAGATAGATATCTAGCTTTCTTTTTTCTTCATCAAAAGAAGCATCCATTTTAAATTTCTCACCATCTAATTCAAATTCAAAATTATGTAATCCAACAATTTCCATTTTCATAGCATATATTCTTTCCACAAATTTAAAAATTCCTTTCCTACATAAGTTGCTATTTCTGAGGAGGGCAAGTATAGGCGAGAGGCGCAACCCGCATACGTAAACGCATTCCGATAATACGTATCAAAGAACCGAAAAGGAGAACCCAGAAAAAACCAAGGATAGCATTTTTTTTGATTGTAATTTTGCCAATTTGGTTCCCAATTTTCAATCTTATTGATAGCTTTAATAATTGTTTCCAATTTATATAAAGCATAATGATGAGATTTAACTACTGCATGATAATCAACATATTCATCCACTTCTCCCAAACATTCCAAAGCATCTTCAAAAGATGTAATATCTTTATATGAATTAAAAGATTTGTGTGTTATATTTACACAAATGTTATTATCTTTCAAAAATTTCACAAGTTTATTAGATAAACTACAATCATCTACATTTATTTTCAGTTCCATATTATTTATTTATTATAAAATTTGCTATTGCCATTAAGTCTATTGTTTTTACCAATACTATAACATCTTTTCTATTTTTTCGAGTATATAGTTGATATAAAGTAGGAACAGTACACTTAATTTTCTCTTTACATTTAATTTTTATGAATTCTTGAAGAGCAGATTTTTCTACAATTATCCAATAATCATCAGTTTCAAATGAAAAATGTGTAGCTTCTCCATATAGCCACCCAGTTTTTCCTTGAACATTTTTTAACTCGATATAATGAAAATTTTCATCAGTTTTGTTATCATTTCTTCTAACTTTTTTCAAACCTTTGACATCAAACTTCAAATTAACTTGAATATCCCAATGTTCATTCATATCTTGTTCAGGAGTTGCATCTACAACTTCTGCTGTATTAAAATATTCTCTTAATTTTGTTTTAAATATATTTTCCACAAATTTTCCTTGAATTAATTGTTCATCACTAATATCTCTTATATAATTCACTTTTCACAAAACCTATCTTTTTATTCATTAAGTTTTACTTTACAAAGGTAAAACTTTTTTATATTATAACCAAATATTCTATGTTAATTATTCTTATTATTAAACATTTTCTTTCCATTTGAAATAATCTACTGTTCTAAATCTCTTGCTAATTGGTTTTTGAAAAACGAAAAATGAAGAATGAAATGCTCTACTATGTTGTTGCTCTTTAATTTTTCCTGACCAAAGGCGATTTCTTGCTAATAAAATAAATTCATCTATTGTATAAAAACCTATTTTTTCTGCACACATCCATGAATATTGGGGTGTCATATAAGTAATACTTCCACTAATATTTCTTTGAGTTTTAAATATACAAATTCCTCCTGGTTTCAATACTCTAAAACTTTCTTCAAGGAAATGATAATAAGACTTAAACATTTCTTGAATAGGGTAATAGCTTACAAATCTTCTTTGAATAATATTATGTTCTTTTCCTTCTCTTTTCATAGAAGGAGCATTTGGCGGAGCGCAAACAAAAGGTAAGTCAATATTAATTGATTGAATTGAATCATCATCCAATGGAAATTTACCTAATGGTTCAATCTTTTCAACTCCATTTATAATAGGAAAAACATCAAATTTATATTTAGGAGAATTAACAGGGAATTCTTTACTTTTATTATAAAATCCACCTTTTGAATAAGTTGGATCACAATCAAAATCATTTCCATTATTATATAATTTCAAAATATTATATAATATTTCGTTTTGGTCATAGCTAATAGAACGAACTATATCATTATAATTTATACTCATCTTTATCAATTAAATCAGAATTATCCCATATATTTCCTATTATTTTCATAATTTCTACATCATGTTTACCCTGATAATTTTCTATTACAGGAAAACTTCTTTTGCCACCAGGAACAATAAAAGAAAAACCTCTTATTTCCACAAATTCTCCATAATATAATGTTCTTTGAGCATTCCCAAACCAACAAATTACTTTTATTACTTTGTCATTTTCTAATGATAATTCTAATATATCTCCATGATATATTTCATTATTATCTTTATCATAGAAGCTACTAAATTGTCCAAGTGTATAAGGTATAACTCCTAATGCCTTTCTATATTTACTTTCTTCAGTAACAATAACGTTAACTTGTCTTCCTTCATTTGTAGCAAATTCAGTATAATATCCATATAACCATTCATTAGTATCTTCATCTTTAGCTCTAAATTTAATTGTTTCCATTTTTCTATATTTCTATTTTATTATTAAGCAAATTTTGAAATACACAATAAGTATTAAAATCCAAAGAAGTAATAAATACTTCATTATTTAAACTATCTATTTTGTATTTCAAATTATCTAATTTATATTCATTAAAAATACTATCTAAAGTATAATAAACATCTGTAAGTTGAGATCTGGTTAGAAACTTCCCCAAGTTTTCACTTAACAATACAGAAATTTTATCTTTCAAAGATTTTAATCTATCACAATATTCATCTTTTATTTCATATTCATTTTCAATCCATTGAGCTGGTGGAATTATATTTACTTCGTACATACATAAGTGGTTAATAAATCATTATCTGGTAAATCTTTTATAAATTTATCATAAAAATTAATTTTCCATGGAATTTCATTTTGAATAGATGGAATTTCAATCCATTCTTTATCAGTTACAAAAGCATAAAATCCCATCGATTCACAATATAAGGCATATTCTTCTTTGTCATCAAATCTATCAAAATAACTTTGAGAGTTCAAATCCCCCATATTTTGAAGAATTAATTTATCTGTTTCATCTTCTGGATCAAGAAGATTTACACATAAATCATAAGCTCTTTCTTGAAGATTTAATCTATTTTGATTTCTATGCAATTTATCAAAATTAATATCTCTTTTATATGCTTGAGATATTTCTTCATCTCCAACTAAAAGTAAAGTATCTTGTCCAATAGTATCATATTTTCCTAATGGATTTTCAGTAGTTAATAAATCTCCTGTTTTTTCATCAAGAATATAATATTGTGACATTTCTTGATAATATGTAAAAGGAGTTAATTGTTTAATTCTCTTTAAACATAATTGTGCTTGTTTTAATAGTTCAATATCAATTCTATCTTTAGAAGCTAAAACAGATTCATATAAATAAACTTTGTTCTCATAAATTTTATTCATATCATCTAGCTTATATAAAATATAAGGTTCTATTTCTCTATTAAGATCATATTTTTCAACTATTTCTTGGGGATTATTTCCAACTACTAAAATATTAAAAATTCTATTCATATATTTAAGCTAATCTTTTATTTTTTAAAAATTCTCTTAATTTTGCATTAGTTTCTCCACCAATACTTTCAACCCATTTTTTATAAAGTTCATCTTTTTCTATAGGATCATATACTAATGACATTCCTAATAATAATTTTGATGGCTCTTGTGGGTGAATACAATTTTTTAGTTCTGTATCACAGTAATCTAAAAAATCAGGATATTTTTCTTTATCCCAAATTCTTTCATCAGCTAAAAAACAAATAGCTGACATTGATTCATTTAAATCAGGTTCCAAGAAAAATGAAACATTAATTTCAAGTTCATTATTTAAATAACTATAATGTTGTAACATATCATTAGATGTGCCACCATTTAAAACTATCCATGTTTTATCATTTTCAAAAAAATCTTTATATTCTTTAGTATCTCCATATTCATCAACATATTCTAAACTTACATGCCCCGCTTGTATCCCTTGTTGAATTGGTGAAAGATTATACATTACCAAAAAATACATTCTATACTTTAATTTTTCCATACTTTTAACATTTAGTACAAAAATATAAATAAAAAATGGTAATAACAAAAATATTCTTTTTAATTATTACCATTAATATATTGAAAACATATTTTTTAATTTCTCATATATTCCAAAATATACTCACACATTTCTCCAATTCTTTCTAATGTTATTGAATCTATATCTTTTATTGAATCTTCATATAATTCTTTAAAATTTTCTGTAATAACATAAGTTCCTAATTCATTACCATGTAAATGAATAGCATCTACATACTGTAAATTAAAGAATATTTCATTTAATTTTTCTGAAAATGGATTGACTGGAGAGCCAGTAAATAATAAGGTTTTAAGTAAGTCTCTGTACTTAGGTAAATATTTTACTTTATAAAAGGCTTTATGAATTTGAGAAGGCTTAGAAATAATTGCTTCTGATTTCTTAAATAAACATAATATAATTGTTTCAATATTCATCTTTTTTACTATTTAAACTTCTAAATAATGGACTTTCCATTATTTGATTACAATCTAACAAGATAAAATTAATACCATTAATATTTTCTCTTTTGTACTCATGAAAATGAGCGTACCACCATTCTAATATACTTACTTGCCCATTATCTACTAAATAATTAAATATATTAGTTATTAATCCCCTTTCAATATTTAAATCATCATTTAATTGATTATCTTTCAACAAAAACCCCATAATTCCTTGTTTTGTAGTCGGATAACAAAAATCTGGTGAAGTATGAGTGGCAATTATTTGTATATTACATGGATATAATTCATTAATTTCCTTTAATTTGTCTTCATCATATATAACTATTTCATTTTCCCAATATATTTTCTTTCCCCATTTTCGTCTTTCAGCAGCTATTCTATCAACTCTATCAACTGATGTTGCGCCACCAATACATAAAACATTAATAATATTATTAAGTTCAATAATTGTATAATCAGGAATTAAATGGATTTGTTTATATTTTCTGAATAGATTTGTTTTTCCTTCATTGTTAAAATAATCAGCATTATCATGGTTTCCTCTTAAAAAAATAACATAATTATTATCCTTAATTAATTTTTTATTTAATTTAAGAAATACTTGAAAATAATATTCATCTTTATTAAATCCCATACCTATATCTCCACAGCAAATAGTTACAGTATTTTCCATCTTATATCTATCAGTAATTTGATATACAAGATTTTCAAATTCTCCATGAATATCACCACAGAAATTTAACCCTATAATATTTTCAAATTTTATTTTATTAATCATTTTTTTTCTTTTAAATCATCCCAATCGCCCAAATCATTAAAAATACTGGTCTGTATCCAACCAATCATTTTAATTTCTTCTTTTGTTAATTTATCATAATCTGAAAAATCTTCAATAAAAATCATTGCCATTTTTCTTACTTTTTCAATCCAAGTTTTAGATTTCATAAATTAATTTTGCTCTTTTCCAATTTTTCTTCCAATGTTCATCAGTTTGAACATGATTTTTTCTTACATATTTAACAACATATTTTGAGAAATCATTATAATGAAATTCATTTATATTTCTAACAACTACTCCTTCAATAGTATCACCATATTCAGATTTACCTTTCATTATTTCATTTATAATATTTTCCAGTTCATTTGAAGAAGAAACTTTTCCTTTATATAAAATAGGAACAGTAGGTAATTCTAATATATTACTCATTTCTAAGACATCATCCCAAGATTTCCATATTTCTCTTTCTCTTAATGCAAACATAAAAATATAAGAAGATAATTTATTATATTCTATTGAATGAATCCCATATAAATTTTCAGCATATATCATAACATCTTCATCTAACCAAGTTTTAACCTGTTCATAAATTCCATTTTGTTCCCATATATTCTTTGTCCATGGATGCAGTGTTGATGCTGCATGACTTCTACTAAAAGCGCCATATTTTGAGATAGCAACATTTTCCCCATCCAGTTTTTCTGTAATTACTATTTCATTTTTCTCTCCTATTATATACTTTTCCCATCCTTCCTTTACCATTTTATCATCATTTTGTAATCCTAACGAAAATGGTAAATGATAAGTTCTTGGATATTTTGTTTTATAATCTTCCATATCTCATTATATATTCATGAGAAATTATTTTTTCTTCTTTAACTACTTTCTCTGATATTTCTTTAACAAGAGTATCAAATTCTTCTTGTGTATCATTAGTAGGGCTAAAACTTTTTGTTACTTCTTGAAATGAGTGCATATAATTCTTAATAGTATCTTTTGCATCTTCTCTTGCTTTATCAGCACACATTTCAAAGAAATTTAAATTGTCAAATCTAAAAAAACATCCATTTCTTATTAATTCCAATGAAATCATGCTTTGAATAGTTTCATATATTGCATTTCTTTCATTTTTTATATCATCAACAATTTTTTTATATCCTTTAAGTTTTTCACCTAATTCTTGATAATATTGACGATAAGCATCTATTTCATCCCTAGAATAATTTTCTTTCAAACTCCATTCAGAAACCATTGTTTCAAATGTATAATCAAATTCAGGATGATCTAATGCTTTAAAACGTATGGGATAAAGGTTCCCTTCCTTAATATTAGTTATTTCAAACTTTATTAATCCTTTTCCCTCATAATACTGATAATATATATCTCCTATTTTTGGTACAATTTTTTCTTCTTCCATGTTTTTTATTATAAGCAAAATCCAATTCCTATTGATAATCCTATTCTATCTATACTGTTTACTCCTAAAGACCTCTGATAATAAATTGATGGTTCAAGATAAAATGTTTTAGTAAAGTAATAATCATAACCTCCTTCAAGTTTAATACTATTTTTATAAGAATCACCATTATAAGTCATTCCTTCATAAGAAATAGCTGCAAGAAAATCATTTTTCCAATGTTTTTTCAATCCAATAGAAGGACTAAATGTTAATTTACTTGTATTATTATAATCAAAATTAACCCCAACATTAAGTGCAATATTATCTATTAATACATAATAGCCACTGAATCCAACAGATATATCTCTTGTTTTATCTTCTCCAAATCCTAATTGCCCATTCAATCCATTTATATTAGCTGTTACACCTTTACAACCAGCTACCATGTTATCACCAGTTTGAGCATTTACAAACATAATTGCTGTTAATAACAATCCAATTATTAAAACTAATTTTTTCATCTTTTATTTTAATTTATTAAACCAATTTTCAAATTCTTTAAATGTGTAAAACATTAAATAATTTATATTATTTTCTTTTGCTATTCTTATTTTCATTTTATCTCTTATTACCCAAATATCTATGAAAGTTTTCCAATATGTTGATTTCAACGATTTTATTTTAGCAATATTTAATATTTCCTGATGTTGTATATTATTTTCATCAAAAGGTTCTTTTCCATGCGTCCAATGAAAATTACATTCTATAAATAAATCTAACGACTTGATATAAAAATCGCATAAAAATAAATATCTTCTATCTTTATTATAATTTCTTTCAATATCTTCTTTACCAAATTTGTTAATTAATAATTCATAACATCTATCTTCTATTTTTGAAATATGAAAAGAATTATTTTTTCTTTTTGCATCAAATTGTTTTTTTAAAATATTTTCTTCATTCTTTTTCCAATATTCCAAAAATTCATCCGTTTGAAAATAATATTTCTTACCATATTTTTCTTCAATAATTAAAGAAAGTTTATTTCTTATTTCTTCATCTTGCATTGGGTTTTCAACACCATATTTTTTTAAACAAGTAGATTTTACTATATTCCTTATTTCTTCATCTTGCATTGGGTTTTTCACCCCTCTTTTTTTAATATTTGTGCTTATTATTTTATCTTTTATTACTTTTGATTGAAATCCATATTCTACTCCATATTTTTCTAAATTACTTTTTTTTCTTTTTTCAATCACTCTATTACATTGATTAGAATATTCTACTCCATACTTTTTAAAATTAGAATATTTTATTTTTTCTTTTATCTTATCTGCTTTCCAACTACATTCATTTCCATATTTTTCTAAATTTTTTTCTTTAATTTTTTTGGACCATTTTTTAAAAAATTCTTCTTTACATTTAATACAACAAAAAGTTCGTGTATTAATTTTAATTACTTCACTATTATTAGCTTCAATATTATTCTTACAATTAGAACATTTTTTCATTAAATAAAACCATTTTTATATAAATATATATAAATGCGGGAAACACATAATCTTTTCATTGAAATATTCTTGCAATAACTTCGGATTGTATTATATTCTAATAACTGTTTTAATAATGGTAACTTTGATTTATCTTTAAGATAAAAATAAACTTCTTGTGCATATTGCCCCACATATTCTGGAACTTTTCCCAATGTGCCACTTCCCCAATTACACATTGCATAATCATAATTCTTATCAATAGAATTAACATTATAACAAAAATGATCATTATCATTTTTCTTGTTTCTTCTATATTCCTTAATTATGACAGAATTTAATTTATGATTAGGTTTTTTATTTAATAATCCATCCTTTCTTCTTTGCCAGATGTTGTAACAGCAATGTAATTTAACTCCACTAAAATTAATTATTCCTAAATCTCTTGAAAATACTAAATCAAATTCATAAAATTGTAAAGAACCGCCCAATGATAATATTGGTTGAATATAAGCAATATAATCCCCATAAAACATATTCTTTTTCAAGAATTTTAATGATAATGAATTCCTATTTCCAAATGGTGGATTGCCAATATATATTCTTCCTTTTTTATAAGTTTCTTCTAATGTTAAATAATCCTGTTTAATAATAGATGAATCTTCTGGTTCAATATCATATGCTTTACAGCCTATAATCTTTTTAGAGAAAGAACCACTTCCAGCAGCAGGTTCAACCCATTCAGTTATATCATTCCCATCAATATAGTCATATACCCATTCAATACATTGTTGAGCAACTTCATCAGGTGTATAATATTTATTATTTTCTATCTTCACTTTTCAAATAATCTAATAAATCTACTGCAATTTTCATTAATTCAATTATCGAATAATTTGGTATTATATCTTCATCCAAAATATAACCTATTTGATATATTTTAATATTGAAACTATTCTTCATATTGCAAGGCAATAATCTATCTTCAAAAGAAAAATCATCCTCTATTTCATAATCAAATCCAGTATCCACAAAAAATTCATATATTGAATTGATAATTTTATTGTAAGAATTATAACAATCAGAAGGAGTATTACCTTGTGGAACTTGCCATATATTCAAATTTGGACGTAGATCCCCTTCTTCCCACAAAGGAATTGTTACAAAATTCTCTGAACAATATGGAATTATTTTTTCAAATAATTGTTCTTCTTTTAATATATTTTTATTCTTCATAATTTGTCTTTTATTAAATCATTTATTTTATTTCTATAATATTTGTATAAAGCATTATAACTTCCACTACATAGATTTTTTCCATTTTCTATAAATGTTTCTTTTATTTCATTTTCAAGTTCAACAGGAACATATTGCATAAATTTTTTAGTATATGCAACATGTTCTTTATATTGAATATTATCAACATCATATCCTATCAAAATATCAAGAATGGTATCAGCTATTTCATCATAAAAAATGTTATTTACCATTTTTTCTTATTTTTATAGATTTTAAAAATCCAATTTTTTTCATATAATGTTTTTGTGTAGTTAGTTCCATATAAATTACTACATCAGTATTAACATTGTCTTCTATAACAAATTTTGTATTAATTATTTTATAACAAATAGCATCAAAGAAGATGAAGTTTCCCTTTTGAGGTAAAAACTTCATATCTTCTACTTCATAACATTCATCTGCATCAACTCTACTAAATAATATTTTCATATTTTTCTATCATTTAAAGAATAAATAATTTTATGACAATCAGTTAAATGAGGCATCTCTAAATCCCTTTGCATCTTAATAATAGCATCTTTTGCAATCTGTCCTTTTCTTCTCATAATGTTATTTTCTTTAGAAGTTTCAACATACACAATATGAATTTTAAGATTATAAGGAAGAACAAGATTAATAAATTTATCTCTCCACATCTTTTTAATTGACATATTATCATATACAAAGGATTGTTTATTTCTACAACATTCCTTTATTTTTTCTTCTTCTATTTCAGTTACTTTACTTTCTTGTTGTTTATCGCCTTTGAATTTACCATTAGCATCTACAAAACCAAGTTCTTGTCTAATTATATCTCTTGAAATAATAGGCAAAGAAGATAAATTGTTTTTTAAGTAATAACTTTTTCCACTACCTGCAATTCCTGACATTATATAAATATCAAATTTTGTATCATCAAATAATTGAAGATATGGGGAAGAATTATTTTCATTACTATTGAAATAATGAAACTTACTTATATCATTATGAAATTCAAATGGTTCATCAAAACAATGTAATGCAATTGCTCTTTCTTTCAATAATTCCTTTTTGATTAATGTATCTTCTCTATCAATAGAAATTGCCCCTAAACTATCGCATTTATTTAATAAATAAAGTAATTTAACATTGGAATTTAATGAAATTTCAACAACAGTTCTATCAATCTCACTTGCTTCCTTTTCAATTAAATAAGTAAATTTCATATGATATTTTATCAAAGAACAAATCATTTCTCTTAATTCAAAAGGTTCATCCCATAACAAATATCTTGCTATTTTTTCTCCTGTTTTTGCATGATGAGGAGCTGACCAATTACCATCTTCTTTCATTGTATTACAAACTCCTTTACCAATATCATGAAATAAACAAGCACATATTAAAATATACTTTTCTCTATTAACTAATTCATTCCATTCAGGTAAAGTATAAGCAGCATTTACTACATTTTGCGTATGAATATAAGAATTTCCTTCACCATGCCAATCAGCATGATAGCCACCTTTTTTAAGTAAAACAAAATCTGGAAGTTGTTCAACCAAATTCCAATTAACTTCAAAAGTTTCTTTATTTATTATATTTTCTAACATACTACAAAGATACAAAAAATATTTCAATTATCAAATATATAAAGTGTTAAATAACATTAAAAAAAAAGAACATCCCCTTTTCAAGAAATGTTCTTCAACAATAAACAAACATGGATTATTCCGCATCTACTTCTATATCTTCCTCAGTATCCTCTCCCATAGCACTTTTAAGAGATTCACCATATTGAGAAGTAAGACTGTCAATATCAGATATTTTATTAAATAATTCTTCTGATGCCTTAACAAATTCGGCTTGTTTTTCTTTTTTTAATTTAGCCAATTCTTTTTCTTTCTCTTTAATTCCACTTTCCATCTGAACATGTTTCTTCAATAGTTCTCTCAATTGTTCTTTTAACAATTTTACATTGTTTTCATTTTCTTCCTTAAATAATTCTTCTACTAATGTTTGCAATTCATTTGCAGGAACTTTTGTTGGTAAACTAACATTATCCGATTTTAAAATTCCTCTTAACTTTTTAATAGTTAATTCATACTTTTTTGCTTCTTTACTTTTATCTTCCATATTCTAAAATTTTATATTTTTTATATCATCAAAATAACTTTTATTTAATATAGGATTATTTTCAATAATCTTTTCTTTTTCAACAGTTCTTTCAATTCTTTCTCTTACATTTTTTCCTATTTTCTTGAAGTGATTTATTTCCAAATATTCATTTTTACAATAAGAATCTTCATATATAACAAAATCAAATACTGAACTATAAGTGCTATAAATGAATTTAACTCTACGAAAATACTTTATATAATATTCTAAATTATAATATTTTACTACATTATCTTTGAAACAATATTTCAATAAAGATTGATAAGTTTTATAATTTCCTATTTTTTTTGATTGAAAAATACAACGAAAAAAATCTTCCCATGTTCCAATCACTACTTTATCCATTTTCTTATCTTCCATAATACAAATATATATTAAAAAATAGTTTTTTCAAAATGAATTTACAAATATTGTGTTGTTTTCAATATCATAAGTTTTGAAATAAAACATTTTAGGAGACATAACTGCTTCCCTAAATTCTTTATCTTTATGAAAATCGTTCCTGAAATGTTTACATTCATCACACATATAATGTCCATCACCCATACAATTTCCATTAGGCTCTCCAATCTCAAAATCATTGGATGGGCAATCATCATTTATATTATCTCTTATTATTTTCATTTATTCAAAATCGCATAAATTATCCCTTTTCTAAAATCAACTGAATTAATTGTTTTTCGAGCTATATCATGTCTACATTCAGTGCCAGATAATCTTTCAGTAGAAATTAATTCAGTAGATGGATATATTCCTTTACATTCAAAATAAGTATTAAGAAAGCTATCTCTACTTCCATATACTGTAACTTTATCAAAAGAAGTAGTAATACTTTGAATTTGATCATCCAAATTATTTACCCATTCCTGATTACTTTCTTTATCTTTTATGAATAATACTTTTACATCAGGAAATTCAGTAACAATCATTTCCTGCCTTGCATCAAATGGTAAAGGATTTGAAACAGTTAATTCATTATTTTTTGGTATTCCAAGAAATATATAAACTTTTTCATGTCTATCTAAAACTGATCGAATTAAATCTTTGTGCATTTTATGTAATTCAGGAACTTGAAATCTTCCCACAATTACTCCTACATTATAATTTTTATATTTCAATTCATCACTTGTTTTCATTGCTCTTCTCCTATATATTGTGGAAATGTTGAACTTTTTAATAAATCAGATTCAATAGTAAATTCAATAGTATTTATTATTTTTGTTTGTGGAGTTACTACGCCCCAGCTTTCTTTATGAGTTAAACTATTTTGTAATAATTCTTCATGTTTATTCATTTTATATGAAAAATTCCATCCAGCTTCTCTAAATAAAGATTGAACGTTTTTAATAACATTTTCTGAATAAAAACAAAAATTATTATTATCCATTTCAAAATATAATTTTCCATAATCACATAAAAGACTAGAATAAGTTTCTATCTTTTCATTAATTTTTTCTGTTAACTTTTCTACTTCTTTTTTAAATTTTAAAGACTCATTTTTTTTCTTTAAAATATCTTCTGGTTTAACTATTTTCATATGATTTAAGTAAAAAAATAAGTTTTTTTATTTCCATTTTCATCATAAGATTTATTCTTTATAGTAGTAGTAAATGGAAATTGTTCTTTTTTAACTTGTTTCAAAGCATCTTTTAAGGGAGAAGCATTGGTAAAGAATTTCTGTTGTACATTACCATTTTTAATCTTTACAATATATCTTCCATTTCCTTGTGAAGTAGTTATATTTGATTGATAATCCAATATTTCAATTTCTTTATTAACTAAATCAGTAATAGATACTTTTGGTACATTAAATATTGTCTTATCATTCACTGAAATATTAAAATCTGCAAATTTATTCATAAGAGTTTTTTTTATTAAATTGTTAGAGTTACAATGGTTCAGCCATCCAAACCAAGAACAAATTTTTTGTTTATATTGTTTCAAAGATATATCTTTTTTATTTAATTTACTTACTTTTCTACAAAAATTTTTCTTTATTCTTTTCCTCAAAAGTAAATGAGTATGATAAAAAACATATCCTACAAAATCTATCCCTCTTTTTTCTACTGGAAATATCTGGTAATTATGCTTAACTTCAAGCAATAAATTATCAGCCAAATATTCTTTAATATCACTTAACAAGTCATGTAAATATTTTTTATCTTTATGTAATATTACAAGATCATCTGCATATCTATAATAATACTTTACTTTTTTTGTTTCTTTCAGCCAGTGATCAAAATAACTCAAATAAAGATTAGCTAAATATTGTGATAAATAATTTCCAATAGGTAAACCTGGTGCAGAATTAATAATTTCATCTAATAAACTCAATACTCTTTTATCTTTTATTTTCTTTTTAATAATGGATTTAAGTATATCATGATTAACACTTGGATAGAACTTTTTAATATCAAATTTAAGGCAATATGTAGTTTCTTCTATATTATTTTTTAAATCATCTTTCAATTTATATACTAAAGCATGAATTCCTCTGCCCTTTATACAAGAAAATGTATTAGAAATAAATACAGAAAGCCATACCTTTTCTAATACATTCATTATTGCATGATGAACTATTCTATCTTTAAAAGGTAATTTATAAATTACTCTTTCTTTTGGATCATATAGAGTAAAAATATGATATTTAGATGTTTTATATTCACCATGTGTTAATTCATCTTTTATTTCTGTTAAATTAAGATGTAAATTCTTTTCAAAGATTTTTATTTCTTTTCTATTACTTTTATGCTTTTTAGCTCTTTCATAAGCCTTGTAAATATTTTCTTCTTCAACAATTTTATTAAATAAATTATTTACTCTTTTCATAGATTTACACTTGCATTTTTAGAGAATCTTCAATATAAAATTTACCAATACTCCATAATCAAAAAAAGCTATTTTTTACCAAGAGGTAAGGTCTTTGTCTTTATTTTAATCTCTTAAACAATTTTAGGTGAGAGGTGCAACCTGCATTCGTATTCGTATTCTGATAATTCGTATCATTGAACTGAAAAGGAGAATCCAGATAAAACCACCTCTATAAAAACAAACAACCTTTTTAATTTAACGCATATATTCTTTCCAATAACCAAAGAACTCTTGATTTATATTATAAACATATTTCACAGCCCATTCTGTGGGCAAGTGTAGGCGAGAGGCGCAACCCGCAAACGCAGACGCATACGTATACCGATAACTCG